TCTGGCGGATATGACTGGAACAGGGTGGCCGCAATCAACATGTAGGCCATTTGTGGCGTTTCAAAAATTTCTTTGGTCACACGATTTTGTACCAAGTACTTGCCGCGCCACTGCTCCATGGCCACATAGGTAAAGTTTAAATCTCGTTCGTGATTGAGATAGGTGTCCAAGGTGTTCCACTCTTCTTCACTGTAGGCGGCGACTAGCCCGGGATCGTAAAATCCCAACTCCTCGTTGAATTTGACCAAGCGATACAGGGGCCATGGCTTGTAGTCGCCGTAGACTTGTTTACGCAAATGGTAGTTGATGAGTCTACCAGCCACGTACTGGTAGTTGGGTGTTTCTTCTGTGATCAAGTCGGCTGCACTCTTGATCAGTGTTTCTTGAATGGTGGAAGTCTTGATGTTACTATAAAACTGGATGTGGCTCTTGATTTCTACTTCACTGGGACTGACCCCAGTTATGCCCTCTGTGGCCCAAAACACCACTTTATGTATTTTTTCTAGATTTAATTCTTCCCTTTGCCCATCTCTTTTAGTAACTGTGATATGCATTATTGATGTTTCCTTATTATTTTTAATAGAGATTTAGCCCCAAGTCGTCTGGTGTGTACCTATACAGCAAGTCTAGGTCTTTTGGCAATTGTGTAATATTTACTACCGTGTCAAACTCGAAATTAAGTATATATTTTCCTTGAAACATCTCAACTAAATTATGTGTCTCCCGGGTTTGGTTATTACGGTATATAGACAGAGCTAGATCTGCGGGTTTATGGTCGCTTAGATATAAAGTATACAGCATTCCTAGGCTTTTAGCAAGATCGCAGTAGTAATTTTCGTGTAATAATAGCCAGGGATCTGGCCAGGCTATCACACTGGAGTCACGATCGGGGTCTAGGTAGTGTGCCATGTAGGGAGCATAGCTCCAAAGATGAGTAGTCGCTTGACAGGCATCTTCGATTGACATGACTCTGATTTGGTTGCGAAATGATTTCCATTCCCGCAACCGTTCCTCAGGTTTAAGAGTCCACATTGTTTGAAAAATAATTAGTGTAAAGTTTTAATATCGAATGTAACACTGGCAGCATGACCAGCGGCAGTCAGGGCAGCCTGCAAGTTAAAAAACGCATGACCCGACTGTTTAGAAAATCCCAATGTGACTCCAATGTCGGCAGTGTCAGCATAGTCGTCCTCGTAGCTGATGTTGCCACTGGTGTCGCATGCAAATTTAATTATGCCAACTCGAGCCAGATTGTTTCGTGTTACAGTATAGTTAATTATGCCGGCCTTGGCTGACACATATGGAAAAACTGTAATTTGTCCATCGGCGGCAGTATAACTATGTCCAGCGTATTGATGAGCAGCACCCAGTCTAAAGCCTTCATCTAGTGCAGTACTGATGATGGCATAGCCTGAAGATTCCACTCGCGGCACTGGCGAAACAGTATCAGAGGCCACTGATATAGTTCTAGAAAATACATCACCGATAGAATAGTTGTTGTCGGCTTGAAACAAGATAACTGGTACCACTGGAGCAGCATCAGTGCCGCTTTGGTTGCCTACATTGATGTAGGTATTAAATGCACTCACAATGCCAGTCACACCAGGGCCACCGTAAATGGCGCTAGAGTAAACATCTTCGACTCTACTGTTGGTGATACGTATGCCGCGTGGATTGCTTGACCCTGGTACCAACTCTAATGCTTGATACAAACTGGTAAACCTGCAGTTGTCAAACAATACCTCACTGGTACCAACATTGGCCTCAAGGTATGCAGCATAGGTGGTGCCGCTGAATCTGCAATTTCTAAAGGTAATTTTGTTGGTGGCTGCATTGGTGGATTTGATATGCACACCGGTGCCGCCAAGGGTTACTCCAGTAATGTTATTGGTCAAGTTGGGTCCTGTAAAGCCCATGTTCTCAAACACACATTCAGTGGCAGCATCAATGATCAAGAGATCAATGTCGGTCTCGGCAGACAATGTGACGCCGTGCACGGTGACCAAGTTGGGATAGCTGCCAGTGACCACACCAGCTGGGTCTTCACCGATGGTGGTGGTCAGTCGAGCCACGCAAGTGGCATCTGTTCCAGTTTGCAAAAAGGTAACATCGCCTTCAGCAATCAGCAAGGCATAAGGTGGAATGTGTAATTCAGCTGACAACTTGTACACACCAGCACTGCATCTAATGGCACGACGAGTTCTAGGTGCTACGCTCACTTGCAGTCGATTGTATGTTTGATCTATACAGCGTTGTATGGCCGCTGTATCATCAGTTAGTCCGTCGCCAACTGCACCATAGTCTCTAAGATTAACAAAATCGTCAAATTTGTTTTGATAGTCGCGTGTGATCTGTCCACCGTCAGGACCAGTAATCACTCGATAACCGCCCTCTTGTCCATAATAGGTGTACGCACCCAACACAGTACCAAGATCTGAACTGTTTTGCCCCACAGTGAGGATTTCGGTGTTGCCAGGAATTGGTGCACCTTCAGCTAGTGTTCCATTACCAATATATAATTTTTGTGTATCAATTGCCCACGCCAATTCACCGCTGGCCAGCTGACCGATGTCTTGTGCTAGGCCCCGACGAATTTGTATTTTTGATATTTGTGTAACTGCCATGGTCTATTACCCCTAATGTAGTATTTAGTTTAGGCTGTAATACAATTCCACACGGCGACGCCACTCTAGTGTCCACGATTCAAATTCGTCTCCTTCGATGACAAATTCCAAGTATTCTGGCGTGGTATAGGTCTGATCTTCCAGCAATTTAGGCTGAACAGCCATCAAAATTACACCGGTATTGATATTGGTACCATGTGTGTGATTGTGTGCTGCGGCGTATGCGGCCAGCTGAACAAAATAGTCGTCTATGTATTCGCGTTTTTTAACTTTGTTGCTCTGCTTGAAGTCCAGTATGGCCGGTTTCCCTTTCCATACACCCACGCAGTCAGTGGTGCCAGCATATAACCCACTATAATACAACGGCACTTCGCTGCCCCAATATTCATCCACATGAATCAAACCCTTGAGAATAACTTCAGCAGCCATGAACCAGCTGGGATGAGCATAGGGATTGCTGGGCAAGGGTTTCATGTCGTCGCTTAGAATATAATTTTCCAAGTAGGCATGCATACGTGTGCCGCGATTGGCAGCTTCTGTGGTAATTTGTTGTGCACGTTCATGCCCGATTGCATTACGCCAATTTTGAAGTGCTTGTCGACTCTCTTCGCTTTTGGTACGGTCCAATATTGTGGTCACACTGGGCACTCGACTGCCATCAGGCAAACAGTAGTGTCTTTTGCCATCAACTGTTTCTCTGTTGAGCGGGGCATAATTGTATTTAGGAATAATCATAGTATGACATTATAGCATACTGGGATCACTTAATGCAAGTTGTTCGAACCCCCAATGCCGTTCGCGACATCCATTACAGGTGTTGCATCTAGTGATTTCGTATTTTTCACAGGCGTGTGTGATATAAAACAGTGCCTGTTGATTGTTCTTTATGACCAAATCAAGCACATGTGGTTTTTGCAAATTTCTAATAGGTGTTCTATAAAAATTATTTTCGGGTGCTGTGGGCTTTTCATAACCCAGCGTGTGTTCATCTAGTTGTTCTATAATACCAACATAGGCCTGCTGGAATCCCAAAGTATACAATTGTTGCACTGCAGACTTGACTTGTTGTCCTTCAGGCAGTTCAGGATTGCCCACAATTAACGGAGCCACATACGGGCGATTGAAGCTTGCTGCCATATGCCCCACTACCAATTTGGCAAAGTGTTTGCTGCCATCTTTACGCGATACCGATGCTGGTACAATTTCGTGCAGGTTGCCCATGTCCTGATTGGCCAACATCAACATATAATACAGTATGGCACTGTCGATACCACCACTGATGCACACAGCAATGCGAGATTTAGTTGGGGGTAATTCGAATTTTAAAGTCCGCACATCGTGTGCAGGACCACAATCAATTTGCATGTTTATTTAGATAATCGTTTACTGCGGCTTTTATAGCATCTTCTGCAAGAATCGAACAATGTATTTTAACCGGTGGGAGGGCAAGTTCTTCAGCAATACTTGAATTAGTAATCGCTCGTGCTTGGTCAAGCGTCCTTCCCTTGACCCATTCGGTGACGAGACTTGAGCTTGCGATCGCGCTTCCACATCCGTACGTTTTGAATTTGGCATCGGTTATTACCCCCTCAGTGTTTACTTTGATCTGAAGTCGCATGACATCTCCACATGCTGGTGCTCCCACTATGCCAGTACCAACATCAGTATCGTCTTTAGAGAAGGAACCCACGTTGCGTGGGTTCTCATAATGATCAATGACTTTGTCACTGTAAGCCATTACGACCTCTTGTTCAGTGCTCGCTTGGCCATAGAGGTAATAGTTTTTTCAGGGTTGTTAATATTGCCACCTGCGGTGTCTAATGTGGTGTCATCGGGGTCATCTGAGAACGTGGTCAAATACACATACTTGACGCCATCCTTGTTGTCCTTGATGTCTTTGATTAGATTTTTGATAGTGTCGTTGGTTTTATATGCCTCTAACAAACTATCCACGGTGAACATTTCTGTCCCTGGCATACCTCTAATAATGTTGATCAATGAATCAACACGAATCATTGGTACATCGTGTACGTCATGACTTTGATTTCTTAATGATTCCAATGCAGTGGCTAAATTGCCGTCACCACGTACATCGGCTTCATCTTCGATTGCGTCACTGATTGGTGACTCAGATAAAAATTCGTGTGCTCTCATTAGCGTGGCTCACGTCCCATTGCATCAGGTCCACCTGCGGCTGCATCAGTGGCACCAAAGTCGTCGCCTTGATCTAGATCGCTCTCGGGACCTAGTTCAGGACCGCTTGGCATGGGTTGTCCTTGAGGCTGTGCTGGCATAGCCATTCCTGTGGGAGCCATTTGCTCACCAGCCAATTGGCGTGCTGCACCGTCAGCTTGTTCACGTGCTTGTGTCATGCTGTCCAACATGCCGGCCAACAATTGACCCACGCTGTTCTTAAATGCATCTGCTTGTTCGTTACCAATCTGATCACGAATGATGTCAATCAAGGCTGGCATTTGTTCCACTTGCATCTTGCTGACTTTTTCCAACATGTCTTGGATACTGTCAACCATGTCTTTAGCGGCTAGGATAGCTTCGCTTTTGCCCATCTCGCCTTCGTTGAGTTGGCGGTGTTCGGCAATCCAACGGCCCAATGCTTCACGGATCATTAACAGTTCCATGTACTTGGGGTTGGTTTCTGTTTTGTGTGTACCGTATGTGTTACGGATAAGGTTAATGTTTTCTGCAATGCTACGATTTAGACGACTGGCTTTTTCAAATGTCAATTTGCTAAAGTCAATGCTGAAGCCAAAACGGCTTTCCATTACACGATTCATTTTTTTGGTAGAAGATTGCGGATTTAATTCTTTAAGATTCATGGCTTAACGTCCCATATTTTAAAGTATTTAGTTAAATTCAAAGTTTTTTGTAATTGATTTTTTGCGTCCTCGATATCCATGGACATGTTCTCTACTAGTATGCTAAACAAATCTATTCTCCAGTAATCTTTCTTTTTACGTGCACCACTCAAGTTATGTTTGAGGGTGACCAGTTTGTTCTGTAATTCATTGTACCTGGTGTCTCTAGCCAGTATTTCGTCAGCTAGTGGTACTCGTCCCGATTGGTTGCATACTGCATACGCCACTGCACTCAGCTGACTACTGAAGAATTTAGAACTGTAACGATTGTATTCGACCAGTTCCCAGTCGCCACCGGTGGCAGGTTTGACCACCAGCTTGCCAATCAACAGCATGTTTTTACCAATTGGTATGCATGCTGTGGGTGGATTCGCTGATTCCACCAAGTTGTTGATTTGTTTGAGCTTCCACTGTTTGACGTAATTGGCTGCAAGATCCACAGCCTGTGTTACTTCGGCCAGTTGCTGTTTTTGCTCAGGGGTGCCAAAATATTTAATCTTTGATTTTTTTTGAGTACGAGATTTGGCCATCTTGATTTTTTCGTAGCAGCACGTCTTTGTTTACTAGTTGATTAGCGACCTGCTGCTGCCTTTCATTGAATTTGTTTTTTGGTACTGGCTCGTCGCCAATTTGATGCAAGACGTCGGCTTCCTCGTTGGTGATGGGAAGAATAACGTTATTGAATAACTCTACTATTTTCATTTAGATGCTAGGTGAACGGTTAATGTTATGATGCCAGTGATCAATACACTAACAATGGCTGTACCTATTGCAATAATTTGTTTGCTGGACTTGTCGTTAGCACCAGCCAAGCCTTCCTTAATGGACACAATGTGACCTTCAAGTTTTATTACAGTTTCAGTCAATTGTTGTAGTTTATTGTCTAAGGCATTGTATCTTTCTGCACACAATTCCACATGGGCCTCCAGGCTCTTTTTTTCAATATCGGTAGACATATCATTCTTTCGTTGGTTAACCTATGCCGTATAGTAGTGAGCCTAAGGGTAGCCATGATATGAGCCATAATGGAAATGTGCCTATCGTGCACGATTTTTTATATTTACTTATTTGGGAAAGAAATGAAATGTATATTTTTAATGGCACCATGTGGATGAAACACTGGTAGCATAAAGCGAGCAGTCTCATCAAGTCCAGTAATAATGGGTATATTTTCAAAGTCCAACAACAATCCACCAATGGCTTCTTTGCCCACAGTGAATACACTGGGATGATCTACTCTAAATTCCCATATCCATACAGCATGTTCTCCAGTGTACATGTCGCCAAACAGGTCTGACACGTCCATAAAAACTTGCTCGGGGCCTTGTATCACATGCGGTTGTGTACGCAGTCCCATTAATTGCTTGACTGTTTCCCAATTTCGTTGTTGGTTGCGCTCGTATTCATTGCCGTGTGTTGCTCTAGTCACCCCAGTGGCAGTGATATCGACTAATGTAAATCCTACTATACGATCAATTTCTTGTTGCGCGGTCATGCAAATATTTATAGGATAAGAGAAAGGGCAGAATGAATCTGCCCTTTTCATTAGAACAAGTTCTAATTAGCTTTTTAGGCCAACTGCAGTAACAGTGGTAGAACTTAGGTCAGCACCGTTAACAGTACCTAGAGCTTGAACTGCTGTTTGTAGGTCAGCAGCAGAGAAGCCAGTAGCTTCAACGACAACACGCAATTCGCCGCTGTTGTCGTTCTCAACTTGATAAGCAACGATTGTGCTTTGTGTAGAGATAGTGCGTAGCAAAGCTTCAACAGCGCCACCAACACCAGTTTGACCGCTGATGTCAACGGAACCTGTGTCTAGTTTGAAAATGCTGATGTGTTTGCCGATACCGGTAGAAACGATAGAACCAATGCCGCCACCGTGGATGCCGGTGTCAACGTGTACAACGCCGTTTGCGTCGCCATTTGTGCGTGTAAAAATTGCCATTTTAGTTTTCCTTTAAAAAATTTACGCTGTATGCGTATGTAAATATTTATGATTCGGGAGCAATATTTGATCGTTTCCAGTCTTGTTTGCCGGCAAAATTTTGTCTGCTAAACTCTAGACGATCTACCAGTTTGATTGCCCCACCATCATGCCCAATGGCTACAAATCCTTCAGGATTCATAACTTGATATCCAGTGTCAGTTTTAACAAACGTTCCCACCAGACTCTCAACTTGTTGCAGTTTACGCAATATAGCTAGCTTTAATGATATGACCTTGGTATAGATAGCCATCACACCCAGTAGGGTATTGCTGTTATCGGCCATAAAGCGTTCCTGTTGTTGTATTTTTTCAATGCGGGCTTGAGCTGCTCGGCTCTCGGGCCCACCTTTCAATTTGGCAATTTCTGCATTTTGTTTTTTAGTGTACTCTTCAAAGAATCTTTTCAAGAAAGCAATAGGCTCGCCCACCTGTTCGCCGGCACGTATGTTATTGTTAATGAAGGGTTTGATATACTGTGCAAACTCAGCATTGTGAATAATGACATCAAAATTGTTTTGTGGTATCTTGGCCAAGGTGGCACGACCAGCTTCGATGTTTTTGCTTAATGCTCGGTTTTCACCGGTGGTAAGAGTAGCACGACCTGTCAAGTCTTTGTAAGTGGCATCATCGACCCAGACATCACGAGTCGAGTTTAGGCCAGCCACACTGGCACCAAAGCTGGCCTTCATTTCAGGCAAGCTGGGACCTTCATAGGCGGTATGGAATATAATGCCCATCTTGGCTGCACCAATAGCAGCACCCAAACGACTTTCAACTGGCACAGCATAACTGATGGTGTTGGGAGTAAACACATAACATTTGTCTCCACCAACTTGGTCAACACCTAGGTCATCATGCGTAAACATCATGTCACCCTGTAGCACATTGCCAATGCCCAACTTGGGCAGATACTTGAATGCAATACGCAACTTGGCAGCTAGGCCAGGTTGTGCACTATAATAGGTGTCAATGTCTCGTGCGCTTTTTATCAGTTTGGCATCCTTGGCAAACACACTCTTGGTACCAATAAAGAATTTGCCATCAGCTGGATCGATGCCGCATATGATTGCTGGAGCACCATCCCACTTGGTTGTGACCTTGGCTGCTGGGCTACCAGTGCCGGGACTCAGCATGGCTCTTAGACTGTCAAGGTAATTAAATGCCTTGGCAGCGCCAGCATAACCTTGATTGAATATTTCATCTTCAAGATGCTCAAGGTGAACGTTCTTGCCTTCTTTGCTTTCAAGCAAGAGCCATGGTGCTGGCTGATTACGAATTTCAAATAATTTCATTGTTAGACTTTCCTCTTACGTGCTAGGTCTAGCAATCGTTTAGATTCACGAATCATGCGATTCAAATGTGCCAATTTGCGTTCAACCTGCAGGTTGCGTTTGGCATCGGCTGCACTGATGAATTTTTTACCGCCAACTGTTTGAATGTTGTTGTATCTATCGGCTGTGGGGTTTGGCTGTTGTAACGGTCCGCCGGCAACAAACCACTCTTTGCCAGGATCGCCAGTATACTGCAATACAGTTTGTCCAGCTTGCACAATGTCACCACGTTTTCTGGCTGGTGCTGCAGGTGCAGCCGCTGGTTTTGGTGCTGAAGGTGCAGCCGCTGGTTCTGGTGCTGCAGGTGCAGCCGCTGGTTCTGGTGCTGGTGCTGCAACAGGAGCATCGTCCTCGGCATCACTGTATTTTTGAGCGTAAGCTGCTGCAAGATAATTTAATGTGTCGTCGTTGTTGTTTAAATCACCGGCAAATTTAGGTAGGTTGGTAACTTTAAAAAAGTTTGTGGCCCAGCGGTAAAATCTGTTTGCATCAGGTTGAATGCCTCGTAACTTGTCGCCAGTTGATTGGCGTTGCCAATACGGTAACGCTCGCTTGGCCATGTCTTTAAATTCTGACTCAGCATTGTTATCTATAGGATTACCAGTGTTATCGGGCTCGTAGGGTCTAGCTTGGTATTGGGATTGGGGATTAAAGAATTCTTTTGCACGATCCCACCAACCACCAGCTTCATGTATTTCTGAAAATCTCATTTTATTTTCCTAATTCCTCTGGTGAATTTTGCGGTGTCTTGTGACTTGATGCTGTTTAACAGTCTACGCTCAAGTTCAAGAGCAGTGGCTGAATCATAGCTTTCTTTAAAGTAGTTGATGAGATTTATAGCACCTTGTATGACATGGCTGGCACGACTTTCGATCAGCTGCTCTTTGTCACGTGTAGTGGGCAATGTATCTAGTTCATCAAGAATACTACGGGTCTTTTTTTGCAAAATTCTCTCCGGGGTTTGATTATTTATTGGAATTTTTAAAAAAGGATTTTCAAATCAAACATCGGTGGTGTTACGCAAACTGGACTTTCTGTCGGCCAGTATTTTCTTGATATCTATGCTTTCAGACTTGGCTGTGATCTTGCCTGCAGTGGGTGCTGGCGAGTTTTTAATTTGATTCATGATATCGCTGGCCTTGGTGGTAGTGGGTTCTGCAGTCTCACCTGAGTCAGTGATACGCATGGTCTCGATGTTGTACTCTAAATCAATCTTTTGGCCAACACCGGTACTGCTACGCGATTTCATACATTGTATCTGATACTTGCCACGTTCACGCATGGCTCTGCTGGTAAAAATACCAAACACATTATCTGCTGTGTTAATCTTACTGATACCGCCTGCAATATGGCTATGGTCAAACTCGGGTTCGTCGACAGCACTACGATTCAGCTGACTGGCAGTGACTAGCAGTATGCCCATCTCCTTGGCCAAGTTACGTAGTTCTTCAGCCACGTACTTGTCCTTGATAAACTGATCGTTGGGGTTGACTTTGACGCTGACCGGCATCACCAAGTCAAGATAGTCAACCATGACAAAGTCAATGCCAATACCGGTCTGTATTTGTACTTCTTTCAAGTAAGCACGTATGTCATTGACTGTGCTCTGTGCCGGCATGCCTTTGACACGATACTTACCAAACTTTTTGCTGTGCATGGAAACCTTGAGTGCAGTGGTGTCAATGTCTTTGCGAATCTCTTTTGTGCCGGTATTGGTCAACATGGCATCGGTTCTCAAACTGGTCAGTTCCTCGCTCAACTCTAGTGATATGTAAACGCCACTCATGCCCACCTGTAGCCAATTCAAAGCCATGTTCATCATGACAAGAGATTTACCTGATCCTGATCCACCAGCAAAGATATTCAGCTCGCCTCGGCTCATGCCACCATACAAGATACGATCCATTTGCGGCCAACCTGTGCTGACTTGACCACCATTGTTGAAGTATCGGTTGATACGTGCGGCTGGATCCGCAAAGTAGTCAGTGCCCATGTCTTTGGTCAAACTGATTTGCACCGCATCCTTGATCAACTTTTCAACTGGATCAAAGTCGCCAGCTTCCAACAAATCTGCTGCCTTAAGGATAGCACGTTCAAGTTCTTGCCTGCGACTAAATGCTTCAAACTCGTCTAAGAACCAATCGCTGTGCCCTTCATTGAGTTCAGGTACTGGTTTTAATTCAATTCCACACACAGCTTGTACTTGCTCTCTAGTGGGCAAGGTCTTGTGTGCTGTGGCATGCTCTTGAAAGAACGCGGCAGCGGATCTTAGACCACGATCAAAATTTTCAGGATTGTAAATGTTCTGCACTCGAATAAAAGTGCTGGCATCATTCAGCATGATCTCCAAAAACAACTTTTGTAGATCTGCGCTGTATTCCTTAGACATATTTCTTCTTTCTTAATTCAATTTTTAATCTACTGGTTTCCACTGAATCTAATATGGTACGTAACACAAACAATTTACCATATTTGACCACAGCTTCATTTATATCTTTGCAGGTCTCGCTCCAGACTGGAAAGCTGACACTCCAGCCGTATTCAACAGCATGGTCGATCAAGGCAGCTCCGGCCCACCGCCGCCGTCCAGTACGCTCATCTACCTTGACATCAAAGTCCGGCACCACAATGACTTCACGTGCCAGATTGTCAATCAAGTTGGCCTGCCGTTCACTGCACTCACTGCCTTGTACCGATACACCATCAATGCTCATGGCATCAAACGGTCCTTCGCATACTATGACAAATTTGGCACCCGGCTGTTGTTGGTCTAGGTTAAACACAAAGTCAGGTTCATGCTCGGTGTAATACTTGGGCTTGACAGTATCCACAATTGCTCGAGCACTATATCCTATGGTGTCGCCGCGCCACACAAAAGGTATTATGACTCTATGTGATAATTTATGCTCATGGTGCGGAGTCCATAAAAATTCATATCGTTGCATGTCAATTTTGCGATCACTGACATACTTGACTGCTTCAACAAACTGTAGGGGATAGTCGACACGATTGGCCAATTCATAAAACTCTACCATGCCGTTAAAACTGGTTGCCTCAGGTGGCAGAGGTCGTGCCTGATATGTGATGTTTTCTTCAACAGCAGCTACGGGTTCGGGATTGGTTAGCTCGTAAAATTCTTTTACTCGAATCGACTCAATCACCAGCTGGCGTATGTCGTTTTCGCTGGCACCCAACCAACTCAACAATTTTCTAAATTTATAGCTGAGTGGTCGTCCGGGTTGGTAACTGGTCTTGTAGTTGCAGTTGAAACAGTGATAGCTGACACCATCCCCGTTTTGTATGATACCGCCACGATTTCTAGTGTCTGCACTTTCACCACGATGATGGCAGCAGGGTGCATTAAAGCTGACCCAACCTTTGCTGGTAGATTTACGGCGTGCCGGCAAAATACCATTTATAAAGGTCACTAGAAAGTCAGAATTCATCTAACAAGTATACTATACACACCGCACAAAGTCAAATTGAACGGTGTTTTAATTATGGGTTTTATTGCCTTATGCGCCCGGGCTGTGCAGTACCACCAGCAATGCAGCTATTCTGTCCAGTGCTTCTTGTACTGTGGTGGGTGGTGTTGAATTCCAAGAACCTGGTGTGCTGGGTGTATACGAAATGGTTCCGTTAGTGGGCACTTCTAATCCGCCATCGGTGTTGAACACCCAACGACTATCGCCTGGGTAAACCGAGCTACCAGGGAAAATGGCTATGTTACCGGTTGTGGTGGCCACAGTCATGTCAGTGGAGTTGACATTGATACCAGCACTGGTTCCACGAGTGGTAGATGGGAATGTGAGTGCACCGTCGGCTCCAAATACCCATGATCCGCCACTGGTGTTGAATACCAAGCCAGCACTGCTAGAGATACCTGTGACATTGGCCACAAAATTATCGCTGGTGATGACAATGGGGAAGCCGGTGGCATTTTCTGGCCAAGTTCCAGTTAGGGTATACACACCCGAACCCAATGCGGTGATACTGGTGATGGTGGCATTGGTAGGACCACCGTTAAAGTCAATATGGAAGTTGGTGGGAGCCGCAGTGATATCGGCTACCTTTTGCGGATCAGTAATCAACACAAACAGCGAGTTGGTCTGCACACTGGTGTCACCAGTGGCGTTCAAGGCCGCGGTCATGGTCCAACCCACATTGGTATTGGTTATGGTACTGGCATTTGGTAGAGTAATATTGCCATCTGAATCAAGATACAACTGAGCTGAACCATTGGTCAGCTGATTGGTGGCTGGTGCCACGTTAGATATCAATGTAGTAACCAGGGCGGGAATATTAGCAGTAATGCCAGCAACCTGTGCTTGGCTGGCCATGAGCCAACCGCCTGGAGTGGCAGCATCTTGTACTCGCAACGACATTAGATCACTGTCAACCACTACTTCGCCAATGGGGCCGGTGTAGGCTGATGCCACCGCGGTGTTGCCGCGTTTGAGCAGCACTTGTTGAATTATTAAATGGTTACTTACGGTCATATGGTGCCTGCATCAATGGTGTATACTGTGGTATCTTTTACGTTTGCAGTAGAATAATAAGCTGGTAGCACTTCTACTTCTAGTGGAACTCCGTAGTTGGCATCGGTGTACATGGGACGCTCGGTGTTGTTGCTGGAGTTAATGATCTTGAATGTGATTTGATAAAATCTCAAATCTAAAATATCCAAGGTGGTTCTTGGTATTGTGAAATAGCCAGCACCGTGAATGATGTCGCTCCAGACCACTGGAAAAGTTTCTATAGTACTTTCAATGGTGGAATCTTGTATGGCAGCTTCCACTCTAAAATTGGTGACGTTCAAGGGTTTTTGATCTTGGTTTCTCACGCTTACTACTATAGGATTGTCAATTCCTTGGTATATTTTTATGGGGCGTACATACACAGCTCTGTTCCTTACGGTGTAGATTCCAGTGTCCAAAATTTGAATGTCCACTGTTTGGTTATATAAATAAGTTTGGATGGAAATCATTATAACCTATTTATCCTATTGACTGTGCAAGAACAAGACATAAAAAAACTGCTGGATCAATACCCCTTTATTAGCTACCTAACATATGGCGGTAATGACTATATTGGCATCATACAAAACGTAGACGATATCATTACCACCATCTACGACTATGGCGTACTCAAGACCGAAGAGCAAAAATTAAGATTTTTGGCCCTGGGCGATCAATGGTGGTGGGAAAGCAATCGTCTTATTCCCATCAATGTGTTTTTAAAAGCCGACTGGGCCGAGTTTAGAATCTCGTTAAAAACCATGAACAGTCGAGATGTAAAAATACAGTTTGGCCCGCACGTGAGTCTTAAAGAAATTGCTGCCAAACGAACCAAACGCAGATCAATAACTCTAGTTAGAAAGATCGCTTAACAGATTCATGTGCACCACCACTAGGTGTGCATAGGCCACGCCGTGAGCCTTTTTAAAATAATACACATCATCACTGGGTCTGTCCCACACAGTCTTGGCCACTGTGCTCCAAGTTTCCCCGATTAAATAACGCTTGGCTGGTCGCATCACAGCCAAGAACATGGCCATTCTAGGTATGCTGTTTACAGCTTCGGGCATGCGAATCAAGGTGTCGTAGTGGTTACCAATGTGTATGACCTGTTGGCAAAACTCTGGTTCATATAGCCTATCCCAAGCTGGTTCACGCCGCATCAGCTCTTCAAGATGCTGCTCGTTTTTGACTTGACTGTACACACCCACATTGAGAAAATCCAACTTGATGTAGCCGCGATCTTCAGCTTCACGATAGTCAATGGTGGATGTACGACTCACGGGATTGTGTGGAATGTCAGTGAAATAAACCCCAGTATTATGACGAGTCATTTCGCCATTGCGTACAATGACCGCATCTGTGTGTGGCACAAGGTTTAATATCTGTTGTCGATCACCAAAGTCGATATCAATGTCACTGCGAAATTTCATAGGTATTGTGCCCAACGTAAAGCAAATAGTGTGGCATACGAGTCATTGACACCGTAGAATCTAAAACGCACCTCCTGCGATTTGGGTATAAACGACCAATCGTAGTCCTGATCAGGTACCATGCCCTGTTCCTTGCACCATCTACTGATCTCAGCACCCAAGGTGGCACGCCAACCCAAGATGCCCATACCATCGGGACGCACCTGATCCAGTTTCAATGTCATGCTGATCATAAACCGGCTGCCTGCAGTATTTCTTTGACCCAGTCAACATCTGCGGCATAGTGATGGAAACGATCAAACCAATAAGCAGGATCAATTTGTGGTAGTATCAACTCGGATTGATCTGCACTAAGCTGTTCGAGGAATTCAATTCCACTAGTGCAGTTATAACACACCCACGGACTAATTCGTCCTGTGGAGATATGGTGTATAACACGATTGGTATTGCCGTAGCGAAAATAATCGTTAAAGCCATTCTTAAGTTCTGGATGATGGTCTGCATAGTTTTGCATCTCCTTTAGGGCACGTTCAAGTGCATCTTGCACTGGTTCTCGTCGTATGTAGTCGGCAAGCCATTCTGAATAATAGCTGTCACGGCACCACTGATCCAATTTCTTGTTGTTCTTGAGCAACCAATTACAATAGTCTCGAGCATTGACAGCACGTACATCCACCATGTACCTGCCAAATCGCACAAACGCTGTGTAATAGGAACTGGCTGCAAAATCAGCATAGGTCTTGCTCTTGGTTGATCCCTGTGTCAGCTCGTAAAAACGTAGATAACTTTGGAATCCAATTTGAACACCAACTTCTTTTTCCTGTTGCCAACGACGTTTGCTTTCGCACTGATGCGCTGCCAAAGTGGATTCTTTGGCAAATGTGCGCTCGCAGTAGCGACACTTATAGTTCGGCTTTGATTCGCTTGTCGTCCCAGCCGAATTCTCTAGCCAGATTTTTAAGATCGTCTCGGGTGTTGATTTGTTCAAGTAATTCAATCTCGTTGGGTCTCAAATTGGGGTACAGTTCAGTCAAGAACTTTTTTGCCTTGTTGTCGCCTTCTTTCTTTTTGCCAGCCAACCAGTAATGCCGTTGCAGTCCCAGGCCCGGGCTGGCAGTTGTACACACCAACCACTGCAGTTTTTTGTGTTGCGAAGTACTTATATCAAAAAAGTTCTTGTTTACACGTTCGTTAGTGGCACGTAGATACCACTCTTGCATGGCTGGATCACCATCTACTGATGCACTATAACGCAACATCAAGTAAGGACTAAACTTCTTACGTTCCTCGTCAGTGAGACTGTCGTAAAAGCCCACATCCTTGCGATCCAGAGCCGCTGTTTCACTTTTGACTGTTAATTTATCACTCATCGCTGGGTGTCAATCCGTTGCTGTGTCGATCGTTAGGAGTATCAACATCTTGGAACAGGCGTTTTTCTTGCTGTGTTAATTCTTTAAATGTCTTACGAGGATTGCTACATAACACGCATTTTGGATCACCGCAATTCATGGCATGATGTTTGGCAAACTTGTGTGGCTCTTTCACAGTCATACCATGCTCTTTTGCAATCTTGGTCTGCTTCTTGACAGCGTTTTCGTCTTTTTGCAGACGTTTAGAGTGCTTGAATTTGTCTTGTTCAGTGCTCATGATTACTCCTATACTGGATGATGTTCGACATTGTTTTCTTGTTCTAACAAACGATAAAACATTATAACACGTTCCAGCTCTTCACGCAAGCCTTCATGTTCAAGTGCCATACGACGAATGTCGCCCCAGAGTTTATCTTCTTTCAAGTGGTCGTACAATGGGCGACCATCACGGGTTCTAGCGTCCCAACCGATTGCGACTCGGGTACTGGGATCACTGCCTTGCTCACGTGCATAGGTTACATCGCCCACACGTTCGTACACGTATATTGCACCATGTTTAAGATTGCCCATATCACCACGCCTTGCTGAAATCTACCACTTCACTGACCCTGCTGATTTCTTTCACACAATACACACACAGGCTGCCTGGTGTGTTGGCCTCAAGTGGTATGGCCAACATCTGCCCGGGCTTGAGTTTGGGGAAATACCATTTGACATCTTGATAGATGTCCAATATTTCGATGGGGAAGAACTCGGGTTTGAAACTGCTGATAGGGTTAAATGCAAATGCACTAAATCCACGATCGTTTATGCTGGTAAACGGCACAACCTCCAAGTCACCTAGATCTTTCTCGCCAATCAGGATCTGCCAGTCCACTGGCATTTTGATGGTGTGTTCGCCAATCTTTAACACCAAGGCCGGACTGTTAAAACTTTCCAAAAAGATCAAGGGAATGTAAAAGTAATCGGGTTCCTTGGGGTTACTGTTGTCCAGTACACAAAAGCGCATGTCCTCGACTTCATCGGGGATCTCGCTCATTTCATATGCTGTATTGTTGTCTAAAATTAATATACGCATTTATTGCCACTCCACTTTCTCAATTGTGAAAGGGTAGCTGGCCTCCTTGTAAAAACTTTTTCTTTTGGTCAAGTGACGTTTGGCAAACTTGCAGGTGCTGGTTATGTCCCAGATTTGTACAAAGTCCTTGTCTTCCGCTTTTCTAATACCTCGCCCAATACTTTGTATAACTCGTGTAAAGCTCTTTCCGGGTTCCACAAGAACCAAATTAAAAATACGTGGGATATTAATACCCACAGCGGCAACGCCATAAGTCGCCACAATAATTTTGTCACTACTGATTGCCACTTCGTCATATTCGGCCTTTCGGTCGGCGGCCTTGGTGCCACCAGAAACAAAAACTGCTCGGTCACCCAAATACGATGTCAGCAGTTTGCCACTGGCAATTCGGTCTACCAAGACCAAGGTGTTACCATTTTCGTTTACACGCAGAATCATACCGGCCAAATGCGCCACACGGGCATCGGTCTCGACTAGATATTTTAGTTCAGTTTGGTAGTTGTTGTATTCCACATGATCCACCAATTGCAAGATGTTGACATGGCAGTTGGCCAAGTGACCAGCATCCTGTAGATCCTTGGCTGCAAGGCGTCCCACAATGGTACCCAGACTACAAAAGATAGCATGGTATGCATAATCTTCTTTGGGTATGGTTCCAGTCAGACCCCAACGTATGGGTATACGTGCCATGACACCGGTCAGCAGAGTTTTCAGTGCATCGGCCTTGGCCATGTGTACTTCGTCCACAATCACACACACCACATCTTGCAAGAATTCGCCAATTGTGATATCGGCATCATGACTCTGTGATTGTTTGAGCAAGATGTTGAGACTTTGCCAAGTGCATATGGTGTGTGTGCGACCAAACTCTTTACGATCGCCAAAATATACACCAGTATCCAGTCCCATGTTTTTGTAGTCGGCTTCGGTTTGTGTCACTAGACTCTTGTTGGGCACAATGACCAAGCTACGACCATGCGGTTCCACACTTGCGCTAAGAGCCGCGGTCATGAGAGTTTTGCCAGCACCAGTGGCAATTTCCTGCAGGCTTTGTGGATTGCTTAGAAAGTTATTGATCAACTCAACTTGGTAATCACGTATCATGATGGGCTGGCCCGCACGAGGATGCCCGGGAGGCCAAACACGATCAGCAAATGTGTTTTCATCTACAGGATCAAATGTGTAATTGGTCTTGTAGTTGCGTTGATCATCAATGTCAATGTCGTAGCCGGCATTGTCTAGATAGGTCAAGATCTCGGGCAAGAGATTTATGTAGGTGCTACCACTCAGCTGAAAGTATGATACTTTGCCGTCCCAGCGTCCTAGTCGCACACTGGGTTGATATCTAGCTCCAGGAATTTCAAATTTGAATTTGTTAACTAGATTTTTACGATCGACTAGTTCAAGTCCTTCAATTTTTACATTCACTTCATCACGTATTACAAGATTAGCCTGCAATTGTTTTAGCCCCACCGAATGTGGATCCGGTATAATAAATTACTTTTTCAGCTTGCTGAAGCATGTGTTGTTTCTCCGATCCGTGTAGCATGGCATGAGTACTTATCAGTAATGGAATACGATGTTCCCATGTGCGCTTTAATTTATTTAAGTATACACACCTTGCACCTGCAAAGTCAATGGTTTTTGTAAATTTTTTATCCGTGGTGTCGTAGAAATCCTTGGGAGCAAACATGGCCCGAGCAGTATCTCTTAGCCGATTGCTGGCATCGGGTTCGTAGATGTATATTGGCCAACGTCGAGTCAGTGTAGCATATTCTACCATGGTTTCTAACATGACTGCACCATCATCGTAGGGATCGTGTCGTGTCCAGTGGCCATGGAAATTTTGAATCAAGTCCACAGTGATGGGTCGATGTTGCTGTTCTAGACTCTGCAGAATTGATGGGTGTACTGTATAGCCCAACAAGGCCGAATTGTCCACAAGACTCAGCAGGTTATCGGCATGCACGCCACCCAAATTATCTTCTATGTATTGATACAACGATGATTCTGCATTGGTGATGGTGATGCCTTGGTCGGTAGGCTCTAACTGTATGCGGTATTCGGTCTGTTCGCACTCGGTAATCAATTTCATGAGTTGACTGACCTCAGGGGCAATTTCAAATTGATTCGCTTGCCCAAATGCAACAGCCCAACTCACATTGTATTCAGATAAATCCAGTATCCAAAGTTTGTCATCACGATCGAATTTGAACCGGCCCTGGCTCATTTTGGCGTCGGCTGTGATTGCAGTAATTAGATTTTTCTCATAGGCAAATTTCAGCACAAGATTGCCGTTATCAATATAAATGCGGCGGCTGCGATCTACCGTGCGTAGTGGTAGTCTAAATTTTGGATTTGTGATATGATCAGACACATCTAGGCCGTATGCCAGTAGTTGTCTCCGGTATTTGATCACTATTTTGTGCGCCAGTTCACCCTGTCGATCAGTCAAGGGTTTACCATTCAAGGCCTGTACTGCTAGGCTTTCGGTCACATTGACATCGTAACGAGCCAATCGTATTTCAGTGCCTGCAGGAACTGCTACATTGAGCTTTACTGTAAAACCAGCAATTAACTCAAGGTAATCCTCAATGAATGGCAAAGATTTTAAAGACATGAAGTTGGCACACTTACTTACCGTTTTCTCGAAGTTGTTTAGATAACAAGGTCAATTGCTCGATCATGTTATCACACCCACATTGGTTCATGCTTAATCTTGTGTGACCAATTTGTAGCACAATGCGCTGTGCACCGATGCCAAGGAAGTAACAGACTTTGTCATCGTCTTCTTCCTTGGATTTGGTCTGGGCTTGATCGATAAAGGGTGTGGTTTCAGGCATGTGGATCTCGGATCGATCAAAAAAGTTAAACATGGTTGTACTCTACTAGATGGTATTGACTATAGGGATACTGCGTCTGCAACCACTCCAGCATGCCGGGTTCGTTGGGTATGACCACCGAGTGGTATTTGTTTGTTATGTATCTCATTTGTGCACATTTACGGAACTTTTAAAAAGTCCGCCCAAGATGACCATGGCGGCCCAAGTCTCTAATGTGTAAGGAATGGCCAATGCCGGAAACAGAGTGTTCAAGGCCCACACAGTCAAGAAAGGTCCAATAACGATCAGTGCCAAGATCACAACTGCAAAAATAACAACTTTCATGATACGTCCTTTACGCCAATGCCAACAAAATAACTATAAATGCCAGGACAGGATGTCCCGCGAACAATGCAAACAATGCAAATACGGTACCGTAAAACATCCTATCGTCCATGTCAAGCAGCCTTCATACATGTAGTAGCAGCCATCACTTTCCATTTCAACGGAAAGCTCTTACGCAAGTCTGCAATCTTGAGAGCCATACGCAGACTCATTTCACGCAAACGATTTTGGTTGTCGCTCATGAAATCAATGATCTCGTCTTGCACACACTTCTCAAAATCGTAGCCGTTAAACAACTCACCGTCTTCGGCAATTTGTTTGATACGCAACACCTTGTCACGCATGGTGTCAAGTGTCAGGTCAAGATAGTGACAGCGTGACTGCAGTGCATCCAAGTGATCACGCAATTTCTGCGATTTCATTTGATCAAACTTCAAGTTGGTAATAAAGATTACCGAGCCCTTGAACTCAAATTGATCTGGGATGCCTTCGCGACGCAGAGCCGAGCTCTCGCTCAACCAAGAAATTTTGCGTTTCTTGCCTGAGTCCAGTGCACCTTTTAACAAGTTCAAGCACACATCATCCAGCAAGATGCTGTCGCAGTCGTCAAACACCAACACACAATTGGCATCGCTGTACTTGTACAGGGCTTGGTACAAGCCGATGGGAGTAGCCGAACCTTTGACCACTTCAGCACGAAGTTTGCGTCCAGCAATGGTGTCAAACAAGGTGGCTTTTTCAATTTCCAACTCAACACCAAAGCTCTTGCCGACACCGGGTGGGCCCGACACAATCATGGCGCGGATGTCGCCTGTGGTGGCAGCTTGAGTCATCTCGGTCAAGATCTCAAAACGTTCACGGATACGAGCCATAACTTGCTCGTCAGTTTCAATATTTGTCATTTCAGTCACTTTTGGTTTAGTGTCAGTCGCTGTACCTTCAGCAACAAATTCATATGCGGCCACACCGTCTACATTGATGCGAATCTCTTCGGGCATGCCAGGGAATTGTCCGGTGTTGCGAACTGTAACAAATTGTTTCTTAGCAGTACGCTGAAACTGTTGCACCAATTCAAACACCATGTTGTCGGCGGGTTGATTACGGTATGTACCTTTTTTAATACGTACTGTTGCCTGGGACATTCTAGACTCCTTGTTGCTAAACATGTATGTATTATAGCGGGTTTTTACGGTGTTGTCAAGCCCAAAAAGCCAGATTTTTTGTTGTTTTTTTACAACATTTTGGGTCAGCTGGCGTACCAAATTTGTGTAAACCCTTCTTGTTCAGTGGGCATTTCGAAACTGGCCAACATACCTTCGATAATAGAATCGGGAATTTCTTTTCCTGGACGACTTGTTAATCGACGCTGTAATTCGATTCTGTCGGGAGTTTCAAATACTATGGCAACGTGTTCATAATCGGGTAACATTCCAAACTTACGAGCTCGGCTTGCCACAGTGGTACTGGTTTGATCCCATATAATGTCTCGTTGCATTTCACGGGCTACACCAACTTCTTGTGCCATTAACTCTACAGCCCGGGGCATGAATTCTGCGAATACTTGGCTGTAGGTTTTACCCACTTCTTGAGCATAAGCATCCACAAACTTGTCAGTATTAATATATGCACAGGTCATAGTCCAATCTTGATTGTTGACCCAAGTGGTTTTACCACTAGCAGGAACTCCAACAAGTTGATAACATTTGGGCATATCACTTCCAGTCGTCGGTGTTGCTTAATCTTTCAATTTCATCGGCAGCTTCTTCTAACAAGTCTGCTATACGATCGCGGGCACCTTCCTCGACACTACGACGTCCAGGAATTTGCCTGCGAATTTCAGCCCGCTTTCTCAAACGGAACACTAGACTTTGTTCGCTTACTGGTAGATGACTTTCGTCTTTGTTGTTCATGTTGGTATTGTAACACAGGTCACGACCTGTGTCAAGCCTAGATCTCCCGATTTGGGTGTGTGGGATATCGTCTAGTGAGCCAGTCTAGATTGTCTCGTTTGGGGTTGGGTTCATACCATCCGCGGCGTCCGTAAATGTTTAGGATGCTAGCAAAGTATTCTTCAAACATGGGAGCCACTTTGTCAAACAAAAAGTTACTGCCCCATTCGCGACAGTTCAAGGGATTGATACGTCCGGCATTACGAGCAGCCCAAGTTATTTGTTCGAATGTTCTGCAACGATATCCGGTAACACCATGTAGATTCAATTCACCAAAGCAGGCCCAGTCAGTGCTGATCACAGGAGTCCCACTCAGCATGGCTTCAATTTGAACTCCACCAAACGGCTCACCGTACTGTGTCATGACAAACTGTGCTCGTGCACGACTCATGAGCCGGCGTCGTGTTTCTACATCAGCATAGCCCACCAATTCCACATGGTCTGGCACCTTTTGATAACCCATGTCAGCAATGCTGCCTTGTCCGGCAATTTTTAAACGAGCACCAATTTCGGCTGTGGCCTGTATGGCAATGTGTGTGCCCTTGTGTTCACCAACACGACCTAGATACAAGAAATAGTCGTCTTTTTCTTCACTGTAGTCAAAATCGCGGGCATCAAAATAATTGGGAATAACTGCATCATACCAGCTGAACTTGCCAGGACCTTTGACAGCATCCATACCAAACCATGCGGCCATGATGCTTTGACTTTCAAACACTCGATAGGGTGCAAACACGCCGCCAGGATAACCAATACCGGGTTCAACCACCAGCATATCGGGATGTGCATCAGCAATGGCTTTGTGACCCCAACCCCAAAAGCACAATAAAAAATCATTGGGCTGTTTACGCAGTCCCACCTCACGTATGGCATTGTCGTAGAAGTATCGGTAAGCACTGTCGTTGAGATCGTACTTGAAGGTATTGGCACGCCAGTCATGGTCACCGTAGGCAGCATCTAGTACTGCATCATTAGTGACTGCAACATTTTCATCACAGGCCACTGTACTACGATCATGTCCGTAGTGAATAATGGTATGGCCACGGCCTTGCATCATGTCACAGAATTTGACCACCTTCTGTGTAAAAGCACAGGCCACATAGTCTTTGTTTGAAATGGTGTGTGGTACACCTAATACGTGAAATCTCATACGGGTGGTTGAAAAATTGGTGTAATGTATCTATTGTGTGTTAGGCTGTACGAACCCACTGGATAGCGATGATGATAGTGCCATCCCGGGTAGCCAGATCTACCACCTAAGGTATTACTGACTTCAGCCCAAACTGGATTGCCGGATGCTATCCAAGCTTCGTGATCAAATCGATAAAGATTTTTATCTATGGTATAACCTGTGTACTCGCTGACCGAGCCCATGACATAGCTGTCGGGATGTGGCAAAGGTTTTAATCGTTTGATGTAACTGGTACGTGCCCACCAAAAACCACCGCTGTAGTGTGGCCAGTCTCGAGTTTTCAAATCGGCGCCCATAAACGGAACATCAATATAATTGGTACCACAAGTTTCATAACCTTGATCCAACAGCTGAACATTTTCTTGCCACTGATCAATGGTCCAATACTCCATGTATTCACGCCAGTCATGAATGCCTTGGTGCCCTTTATGTGTGATGCCTTTAAGGTGAAAATACATGATGTATTCTTCTTGTTCGGTACGATCAGCAATGTCTTTGACCAGCATCAGAGCCGGGTATTCCATTAGGTCGCTACGGTCTGATGTATGACACAATCTGACATTAGAGTAACCCGACAGCGACTGTGCCAGTGTAAGAAATTTGGTGATGTCACCATTCAGGCTGACATAGATATCAGCTCTAGTGCCCAGCTCAGTGGCCATTAATCGTTGCAGTTGTGCAACACTTTGTTCTTCGCTGCCGGGCAAATCGCAGCATTGGTAAACAACATTGAGTTTGGTCATATGGAGTATCTTTATAATAATGATTTAAGTTGTGTCATGGCATGATCAACATCAAATCGCCGCACACATTCGTTGTCCTGGCGAGCACATTTGTACCCCAATAGTGGCGCAGGCAATGTTTCAACACAGCCGTAACATTCAATGTTGCTGGCAATGTTGATATGCCGGGCTTGACGATATCGAGGTTCGCGATATTCGGCACGTACTGCAGTGAAAAATCCCAATATTGGAGTTTCAGTACAAGCAGCCACATGCAGTAGGCCGGCATCTACACCAACAAAAGCACTGGCGCGATCTATCAAGGCCAAATTTTGATGTACTGTTAATTTATTGACCAAGTTGACCAATTTACCAGGAATGTCTCTAACAAAATAGTCAGTGCCGTGTCCCACCAACACAATGGCATGATCCAATTCTTTAAGTATACGAAGAATCAATTCCTTGTAAAATTCCATTGGCAGATTACGATTGGGACCGTGATACTTACGCAGATGCAATACAACGAACCGGTCCGACAACTTTAAGTTGTCAATGAACTCGCGGTCAGTGTGATCAGCAAACATTTCAGGTTTCAGATCTTCAACAGCAACATTGGCTCGTTCGGCATAGGCCTCAATTGGATGCAGCTTGGGTTTTAATTCGTAGGCTTGATCCAGGTTAATCACTAGATCAAACAGGGCAGGATCAACCTTAGTGGCAGCAGTGGCATAGGGGCTACGATCAAACACCAGTGGGTTTTCAGTCGAGACCACTATTTCACAGTCAGGCTGATACTTGTTGTACAAGGCTCTAACGATCCCGGTGGACAATATGACATCGCCCAAGGCCTGTTGGCGTACTACCAAAATCTTCATGTGGACTCTACGCTGACTCGAGGGAAGTAACGCAAGAATCGATCATGTTCGATACGACCACGTTCGGCCAGTATGCGATCGCGTATCTCGTTATAGAAGTTCCAAGCTAAGGGTATGAACAAGATTGGCTGTGACTCAGGAATGGTCTTTAACACATCGATACCAACTACGGGCACATGAAGTCCCGGGCTTACAAGACCCTGCTTCATGGGATTGTCATCAATGATCATGTCAGGGCTAATTTTGACAAAATTCAGCAAGGTATTGCCTTTGGCCGCAGCACCATATCCGATTATTTTATAATTGCGTTCATGGAACAACTCAAAATGCATTCGGGTGCGGAACGCTGTTTCGTTTACAGTACGACTCCAACTGCGATAAGTTTCTATGTTGTACAAGCCGCTTAGTTTTTCCAATTGCACCTTGTTGTCAATTCGGCTGGGGTAGCTTTGGTTTACGCCCAACACAAACACATAGCTGGTGCCGTGTATGGGTGTTTTTTGTACATCCACTAGATTGAATCCAGTACGAGCACACAGTCTACGCATACTTTCGATATTGTAGAAGTTGACGTGTTCATGATAGATGGTGTCAAATTCGTTGTTCAATACCATGTCCGATTGGCTGGTTTGAATAAAGAACAAGCCGTCAGGATTGATAATTTTACGTAGCGCAGTCAAGTAGCCCACTGGATCGGGCACATGAGCAAAACTGTTTTGTGCCACCACAAGATCCATCTGACCATGCTGAGCCATAAACCGATCAGCTGAATCAGCATTAAAGAAGTCACACATGATGGTGTGCTCTTGACTACTGGTGGGGTAGAGATTTTCAGCAGGGTCAATACCGTAGGTGTCTAGTCCCAACTGTTTGAAGTAGTGCAACTGTGTGCCGTCGTTGCAACCAATGTCCAGCACTCGACTGGGAGCGTCGTGAAAGTATTCACGTGCAAAGGTGGCAAACCACTCCATGTATTGGTGTTGAGTACGACTGGTACCGCTCACATACAAATAGTGTGTGTAAATCAAGCCAGGATCCACAGCATGTGTCAATTGCAAATGGCAGCAGTCATGACACACATTTACCGCCAAGGGATAGAACGATTCGGGGTCGGTGGCGGTGGCCAAAAAATTATTGGCCAAGGGTTGATCGTTAAGGTCTAAGACCAATTCCAAATGATTGCCACCACAGGCCAAACATTCAGTCAAGTGTTTTGCTCCAGCAATATCTGTCATGTCAATTCCTAATAGGGGCACCGTTGGGGGCAATGTTACCAGTCACACCCATTACGTCTCGGTTAATGACCTTGTTGGCATCTAAAAATTTATACAGGCAGTGCTCGATGTCGGCATAACCGCCAGCGGCCAAACGCTCGTACATGTATTGCAAACTGTTTTCGTAGGCTTGGATGACTTCTTCGTTGAGTGTAGTGGGCCAAGACCAAAGACGACACATGTACTGTGCTTCAACCAGGGTCACCGAGTACGGAAACTGACTGGACTGTTTGTGACCAATCACCATGCTGTGTTGATTCTTGTAGTCATCATAGAAGCCGATATCAAAACGCTCGTCCAAGATGTATCTGCCGCTGACCTTGAACACACGCTGAAACTCGCCCAGCATGTCAACATCACGTGTCAATTTCTTAAGTGCGTTACCAAAACACATGACTTCGGTCACATTCTTGACCACGTCCCAGTTATCGGTACTGTTGTACAAGCCAACCACGTCGGGGTCGGTGGTGAAGTCAATCACGTGATCAACTTGAGCAGTCAAGGTTTCGGCTTGACTGGCTGTCAGTGACACTCCGGAAATTTCTAATAAGAAAATCTTACAACCTGGGATGCGCTCACGCACACTGGCAATGGTGTCCAGTGTTTGTGCTAGTCGTTGTTCTGAACTGTAAACACCAAACTTGGTGTTAATTGCGCTGGTAATGATTACCGCATATTGATTTACTTGCTGAGCCAACGTGTGTTCTCCAAGGTCCATTTTGTCATTTCTGTGATGCGATCACTCAACTTAATTTTTGGTTCCCAACCCAGGCTCTTTAACAAGCCACCATCAAGTGCATAACGCAAGTCATGTCCCGGGCGGCTGCCATGGAAGTCAACCATTTCATAGTTCAACACTTTGTCTTGTGCCTTGGCAATCATTTGAGCCAGGGTCAAGTTGTCAATTTCTTCAGTGCCCACCAAGTTGAATTTGGGGCAACGAGCATGACCATAGTCGCCATGATGTTTGTAATCTTTAAGTCCCAAGATAAACATCAAGCCTTCGGCTACATCTCGTGCATGAATGTACATGCGTGTGCCAGCATGGCGACGTGTGGGATCTGCGTGAATGTAGACTTTTTCTCCGTCTCGGGCACGTTGAATCACCATGGGAATAAACTTCTCAGGGTGCTGGCGTTCGCCAAACACATTCATGGTATGAGTGACCACAATGGGCATTTTGTAAGTATTCTCATATGCCACACAGAATTCTTCAGCTGCCGCCTTTGAAGCTGAATACGGATTAGTTGAGTTGTATCTATCATATTCTTTATAGCTCACTCCGGGTGGTGCAACACCAAAAATTTCATCAGTTGAAAAATAAACAAAACGCTCTAGATTAGGCAAGTGTTTACGTGCATAGTCCAGCATGTTGACAGTGCCCACGGTGTTGTCTAACACAAATTCCATGGGGTATGTGATGCTACGATCCACGTGACTGCTGGCACCCAAATGCAACACGATGTCAATGGGACCAATGTCCTTGACAATCATTTCATTTAGTTCGGCCTTGAAGTCATGGAACACAATACGCAGACGTCCAGCAACGTCAACGGGATCATGCTCTTGTAGCATGTCGTGCAAGCGATTAAGGTTACCGGAAATGTCTAGTCGATCTAGACACACAATATTCCAGTCGGTGTCGGACAAGATTTTGTCGACCACATGGTGTGCAATAAAACCGGCACCACCGGTGATTAGTACGTTTTTGCTCATTGAAAATCTCAGTTGTATGTGTGTGTATTTAAGTATCTTGTGCAGGTGCCCAAGAATTTAACTATCATGCAGCCGATTTGTTTGATTCCAAGTACTCTTTGATCACACGTAACGCTTTGCGACTGGTGTCGTATACATATTCTTTGGTTTCGTCTTCGGTAGTGACCACCAGAATAAAACCATTTGCGGCCTTGCGGATTTCGATTGATTCAAACATGCAGATTCCTTATAGTATAGTGCAGTACTATAGTATACTGTATCTAGTGTTAGCGGTCAACCTATTATTTTAACTGTTTTACCATACGCACAAATTCAGGCACATACCCGTTGGCTTTGGCTATGTCCCGAATTCGTGTGTTATCAACGTGCAACATGCTGCCAGCACGAGTGCACTTGTTGCGGCGTGCAGAAACTTCAAAAAATTGATGCAACTGGGCATACAACCCACGTCCTTGATATTGATTGTGTACATTAGTAAAAACAATCCAGGCCAAATCACTGTCAAATCTAAAGGTTATACTGGCTGCAATGGTGTCGCCATACTTGATATAGATTGTGGGATTGTTAGTAAACGGTACGGTACTGCCAATAGGCGCATGCCCGGCATCCAGCAGGTCGGCATACTGTCTCAATACTGTAGTATATAATGTGGGCACATCTTTGATACTACTGGTGTACCAAGCAGTATAGGTATCGCCCAATTTATCAGTCCCAGTTTTAATTTGAAAGTGAGTAATTTCAGTCACGGCGTGAGCGTCCTAATACAGGTAAAAATATAACACAGGGATCAAACTCCCACCACCGACCACTGGTGCCGCGGCCAAAATCAAAATTGGCTGGTCTAGCATGATGATTGTTGTGCCAGCCTTGACCCCAGCCCAAATAGCCCAATACAAAATTATTTTGGCTATGATCTCGAGTGTCGAAGTTTCTATAACCAATCAAGGCCTTGACATGTCCAAACACATTGACAGCATTGTCCTGCAATAGTCCAACCATGCCGGGAATGAAACACATGCTCATGGCCAAACGCCAATCGTACAGGGCAATCACGGCCGGTGTCAACCACAATATCTCGTAGCAGTACTTGTGAAAGAACACAAAATTGGGTTTCTTGAGTAAGTCAACTGCATATTTCAAATTGACCACATTGAATGTGTCACTGTTGATCCAGCCCATGAAGGCTTGCCATCGGCTGTAGGCCACTGGGCTATGATAATCTTTTGCAGTATCAGCGTGGGGGTGATGATATCCTCGATGTAGTGCTACCCAAAAAATACAAGAACCCTGACCCGACAAGGTGGCAAAGAATAGTATGATGTTTTCTTTCCAAGTGGGTATCACATGTGTTTTGTGACTAAAAATTCTATGATAACCCACAGCAATACCCAGTCCCGAAATCAAGCACCACATGATCAATGATGACCATAGGTATACCAAGGGTATGATGCCTATAGCAAACAACACCGTGGTCACCAGGCCCATGGTCAGCAAAGGTACCACGCCAAACCACATGCCGCGATTGACATTAAATCTATTAAAAAACATTATATGTTGCCCCCAATTGGTAATACTGTGCGGAATTCTTGTTTTAAAAAACTGCATCGCACAATACTGTCTGTGGGCAGCAGGCTACGCTTAAACAATAACTCCCAATCTCGATTGTAATAAGTTTTGTATTTAGCTGGTACCATGTACTCGTCAACATAGTGATAACGATTGCTGTTGTATTCACTCCAGTACAGTCTACGTAGAATACGTGCATGGTCAGCATTGACCAAAGAATACACCTTTAATCTACCCTGTGCTTCTTGCATGGCAATAATGACATCCAAGATGTCTTTGAGTAGTGCATTGTTGCCATTGGATCTTGCCAGGGTATAGTACCAGCTGGGCTCATCGACACTGGTATAGTAACACACAAATGCATGCACGATACCCGCTTCGTCTATAGCACCATAGGCACCAAAGTTATTGAGATCACCAATATAGGCATTGCAAAATCTGTCGAATGTGGCATGAGCAAAAGTTTCGGGGTCAGTGTCCCACGTCTGTTGGTTTACCTCGGCACCCATGTATTTTTCATTGAAAAACAAATCGCGCACACCTGCACGATGTTCTTCGGTGAGCTTAACTATGTTCATGATCAATTCCCAATTGTTTGTATAATTCAGTTAAAGGTATGCCGTCAAGACTGGATTCTAATCTACGCACATGAGTTTGGTTCAGCGTATTGTAGGTTTCTTCATTGAATCCCAGCAATTTTTCGTAGCCGGTGGTCTTGGCCTTGCGTATCAAGTTGGGCATGTACTGATACAGCACTGAATTTTTAGTGCTCACGCTGCCCAGCTTGTAATTGAATCTTTCACGGACCATGCTGGCTATTGTGGGATGACGTAGATAATACACCATCATTTCAGGAGTATAGCTGAACCACTCGTTTACCAGTGGCAAATTGTATTTGAGGCTAAAGCGCATGGCGCTGGCATCTTCGTTTTCGCGAATCACATAGTACCAATAACTGTCGCCGTTGGCAGGTACTTGTCGACGCAACAGCATCTCACCACCCATCACAGCCGGTAGGCCCATTTTTTTAATTTGGTTGTAGACTGTGAGATAAGCCATCTGACGACAAGCAATCTCACCAGCAAATTCGGCTGCGGCGCCACTGCGGTAAAATTCTCGAATGTTGACGTCGGCTACTTCGAGCTCGAGATCTAGTTGTTCGCACACCAACCGTGCATTGATATAGTCAATGTTGTTGTAGCGATTTTCAAATCGTATGAATACTGCACGAGGTCGAACACCAATTTTGAGAAATGCACGTAGCACTATCTCACTGTCAGTCCCGCCCGAAAACATGACCACAAAATCTTTGCCAAATTGATCACGCACAGCTTCGGCAGTACGATATTGTTCATTCAGCCAGTTGCTGGTACGTAGTTGGTCTGGGTCAACTGTACCCACTGCCACACGATAACGATCAGTGGGCCATTCTCTAGTGCCGTAAAGTCTATCTTCGATCCAGTATTTTAAATGATTGCCTAGGGTAAATTCCATGTCAAATCATTTTCTTAGATCAAAACCATCAGATCCCCAAAAGTCACTGGTGCAGAATCAGGATCGGGAATTTCACGTCCCAGAGTCTCTTCGATCCACATTTGCAGTTCAATCGAATCTAGGCTATCTAGTCCCACATCAGTCAATTTGACTTCGGGTGTGATTTCCACAGTCAGCGGTTTCTTTTTAACTGCTTCTAGGCCTTTTATGATTAACTCGAGTTTTTCAGTATCAGTCATGATGTTCCTTGTTGATCAAATATTTATTTGACCCCGGCTCCATGCTTGTAATTCAGCCAAGTTGATTTGACTGTCGGTTTGACACACTGGCTTTATCACACACCATTGCGGTGTCGATCGTATACGTACTTGTTTTTCAACAGCCACACAGTCGTCCCACCACGAACTCCAACCGCGGGTGACTCGATACAGCCCACGTGCCACTGCCACATGCAGGCCTCGATTGTAGTCATTGAATGTCAACAACATAAAATTACAACCACGCTCACGTGCCCAAATCAACTGTTGATCAAGAAATTGACTGGGCAATTGCTGTGTTCTATGTTGGTCGGTGATCCATATACGTATGCCACCAATGGCCCAGGCCTGGGTATTTTCAGGATACTCTACACAACTCACTGCCACAATTTGGTTGCTGTGCTCGGCCACATAAATGGCGCCTTGATCGCTGTTCCACCGCAGTTGATTTTTTATGTTGTACAGCAGGCCGGCTGTGGAATCCATGCCCATGTTTGCCGCTGCCGGCTCAGTGCTGTTGGCAATTTCCTGATTGACAAAGTCTGACAGCTTGGAAAATTCTGTGTCAGTGATGGTGTTGCTGGTAGTGGACCAGAATGTGTAATTCATGTTGTATGGTGCTCCGAGCCAGACTCGAACCGGCACGCCTTTCGGCGAGAGATTTTCTTACCACTATAGCTTTCGCTACCTTTACAGTTTTGTGGTCTGGACTATACCTTCATCATAGCATCAATGCCTTAGATGCCCGCCGTCTAGTCTCTACACGTTCAAAAGTATTTCTACTTAGGCTTCGCTCGGTATTAGCATTTTACAGCCTTCACCGAATTTGACGGGTTCTACTCCTATCGTTTCCAATAGGGCACTCAAATTTTACTCTCAAGTCTCTTGTGTCTACCTATTTCACCATCAGAGCAATTAAATGGTGCGCCCACTAGGACTTGAACCTAGGACCAATGGATTATGAGTCCACTGCTCTGACCAACTGAGCTATAGGCGCTACTAAGTGTTAATTATAGCACTAGGTGTGCGTGGTGTCAAGTTCTTTCTGCTCGAGTGCCACCAGATTTGGGCACACTGGGTGCAGCAGTTTTACCAGGTCGACTTATTCTGTCAGCACCTAAACTGGCTCTAGCTGCCTTGGGCTGTGCAACAGGTGCACTGGGTACTGCAGCTGATTTGGCAACACTGCCTTTGCTACCGCCCCCGCCATCTGGCAACAAACGCACTTGTGGCATGATTTCGCCTTCGGGTGCATATATGTACATGGTTGCAATGTGTATCTTGCCCTTCATTGCATCATAATCTTTAAAGTATTGCGATGATTCAGACTTAACATCCATCAACAAGATACCTTCAAAATTTGAATAGGCTTTGTAATTTTCGTAACCGGTTCTCAATTGCTCATCAATAATAGCAGCAGGATCGCCACTGGCCAGTGCACGAGCATAGTTTTTAGAGTCAACATAATTAAATGTTTTGGCAGCTATGCTAGTGGTCAAGACCTTGACCTTCTTGGGATCAACTTTGGGAAGAATATCATAACACCAAGTTTGTGCATTGATACGGTCTGGCAATTCAGTCAAGCCAGTAGCAACCATGATGTCGCTGGCCACACCAGCAAGATCCATTTTGGCCTTGCGTGGATTAATCCAGCGCCCGCCCTTGATCGCCGAAGTTTTAACTTCAATGGCACGTTTACCCACCATGATGTCGCCACCACCAGCAAGACGCCCGCTCCACTGAATTTTGGGACTCATCACAGCCAAGGCAACTTCGCCAGGACCCACACCCTGGCTTACCAGCACAGTGGTCAATATTTTAAATAATGCCTTGGCAAATTCGCTATCGTCCACTAGAGACAAAAATGTTTGCGGGCTACCACTGAGTAATTTGTTGACATTGACAATGCCAGTGGGGAATTTTTTTAGGAACGCATCTTTGTCTTCAACAGGAAAATCCATGCTGACTATGACTCGAGCAATTTCGTGAACAAATCTGCTGCCGTCGGGATCGCGTGACACCACAGAAGAAATACGCTCTTCAATATTGCCGGCCTTGAGCGTTTTGAGCACTTTTTGTAGCAGGCCCTCATCGTCGGTGTTTTTAACCAAATCAATAACTTGTTTTTTGGTTACGGGATCTTCAAATAGATCAATTAGTTTGCGTATGTCAGTCATGGTAGTTTTGGGTATATTGTATATTTATACTAAATGAATTTTATGTTAAATTGTTGCAGAGCAGCATAAATATCTAAGTAGAAACACTGATATGGTTTCTACTAATTATCAAAAAGGAAACACACAATGTTGACATATATTACAATAGCCTTAGCAAAACTGGGCGAATTTTTTGGTTCAAGAACTTACAAAAACAGTTTGGAACGTTTTATTGAATCGCAACAGCCCACCAACGCCGCCGAAGTAGACTACTACATTCGCGAATATGATCGTATGCATCGCCGAGGTGCCCTATGATTCAAGCAATTAAGCAAGCATGGAAAGATTATTGGACTGCCTATAAAGAATATGCTGGGATGCGTTTGCGTGGCCGCGGTATGTACTACTTCTAAAGGAGTCTAACATGAAAAAATTTCTTAACTTTGTTTGGGCAGTAATCAAGGCCCGTAAAGAAGCTCACGCCAGAGCCATCATCAACGGAACAGCATGGGTATAAAACAATGCCATTACAAACTGTTAGACGGGTACTACCGCATGAGTACTCTAAATATCGTACGCACCTTAAAGCCCTTGACTCAGACTCTAGGACCCTTAGGTTTGCTAATCCAGTCTCTGATTTTATAATTGATCAGTTTTGCGATGGTGTTGAGGCAGAACCCAGCCGACACATACTGTTTGCAGTGGAAGATAGCGAGTTAAACTTTATTGCTGTGGGACATATTGCCCGTTTTGAGCCCATGGAGTTGGCTTTTAGCGTGTTAAAAGAATACCAAGGACAAGGCCTTGGTAATCGTTTGATGGAACGTTGTATACAGTGGTGTCGTGTGCACGACATACTGGAAGGTACCATGATTTGTTTGACGCATAACAGCGCCATACGTCACTTGTGCCGCAAACACGGTATTGCTGTCACCACCGAAGCAGGTGAAGCCTTGGCTGATATTCGTTTGCCACCTGCTGACATGACCACATTCATAAGCGAAACTGTGGACAACAATGTGTCAACTTTGGATTGGTTTGCCAAACGAGTGGCTAGGCTGGCCCCCCGGTTAACAACTCAATAACCAATTTCTTTTTTAGTGCTTCCAGTCTAGGTTCCAGCTGATGGCAAGCTTCAGCTATCTCAAGCTCGCTGCCCCATCCCAGTTGATTGTTGAGATGCACAGCCCACTTGGATACAGCATCTTTTTCCAGTTGTAGGTCCACTGCATTGTGCATGGGTTTGGCACGACAGCACATGTTGAATTCATCTATTAACTCTTTGGCTCGAGCTTTCCAATCCATCATGATACTGTGATGTCCTCCATGCCAGCGGTACGCAAACGCACAATGTGACCCATTTGCCATTGTTTGGCTTCAAGACCCTTCATGACACCCAACCAACGATTGCGTAGTAGCGCAACTTCGTTGATCAAGGTTTCGTAATCAACAACTTCGTCTTCACCATCCACGTACTTTTCAGCATCTCTAGCGGTCAATGCACGAGCATAGTTTTCTAGATATTTTTGAAAATGGCGGCGACGTATTTTACGAAGTTGCAAATTGAGATAGTTTAACACAGCTTCAATTTCTTGAAGCTGGTTAAATCTATGCTCGGTCACGCCGGGTAATTGTGCTATGTTGCGCTCGACATTGCCACGTATTCTACACTCGTCTTTGGCCAACTCAAGTTCGCCATCGTAGTAGGTGATAAAATTTGGCAATTCACTGAGATCTGCTACTACACGGTTATACCACATAGTCAGTCTTCGTAGTTTTCGTAATCTTCTGCGTCTTCTTCAGTGTCGCTGTATTCTTCATAACTGCGCTTGAGATAGCTGTCAACACCAACCAGTTCGGTGATGTCAAGATCGTTTAATTCATCAACCATGACACTCATTAAACTATCTGCGGCGCCTTGACGCTCCTTAGGAGGAATATATTCTTTTAAGGTGGTATATACTTCAATTAAGGTTTCAATTTCGATACTCATTCTACGGTTTCCTCTTCGGGTTCAACAGCAGTGGTAGTGGCATGCGGATTGGCTGTGTAATCTACCATGACCTTATCTAGCGAACCATCTTCGTTGCGTTCCCATGCTTTACGGAACTGCTTGATAATGGTACCATCTGCTAGAGTGTATTTAAGACTGTTGCCTTCCTTGGTCAATAAACCTTTGCCTTCAAACAGGTCAACCAGGCCCGAGTACGGGTTCATGCCCGACTCATAAGGAATCTTGACCTGCACACTTTCAAAAGGCTTGGCATAGCGTGTTTTCATGATTTTACATGCGGCACGAATACCTTTGACTTCTGAAATCTTGTTGCCGTCCTCGTCCTCTTTGAGCTTGAGTTTTTTCATAGCAACCACAATCGAGCTGGCATAGATAAAGCCTTGTCCGCCCGAGATCTTGTCATCGGGATCAAACATGTCTTGGCTGGCGTAAGTGTGATTGGTAGCAACTAGACCAATGTTCAAGTCGCCAAACATGTTAACACAGTTACGAACCAAGGCAGTCAATGCTTTAGGTTTACGGCCCATGTCACCTTTAAGGTCGCCGGCTTCAAATTGGTTAACGTCAGTGGGAGTCAACAACATGCCCAAGCTGTCTAAGATAAACAAAACTTTTGGACGTTCTGTTTCAGGCAAGGTCTTGTACTCTTTAACAAATTCATGAATCATCTTCGCAACGTCGTCGATCATGGCCATGTTTAATTTGAGCAGTTTGTCTTCGCTGGTGTCAACACCTAGAGCGTGTAGCCATGCTTCATCGAGAGCGTTTTCTGTATCAATCAGGATAACGTAGATGCCTTGAGATTGTGCATTTTTAACTAGATTGCCCGAGCAGATAAAACTTTTTCCTGCGCCAGACTCACCAGCAAACACCGTAACTTTGCCCATGGGCACTCCCTTGTGGAAGTCACCCGAAATCAAGTAGTTGAGTGCGTAGTTGTTGGTAGACACCCAGTCAGTGGGGTCTTTAAAGCCGAAGCTGATGCCATCGATGCTTTTTGTAATACTTTTTCTGAATTTACTTACGTCAAATGGACGATTTGCCATTGGTGTGTTCCTTATGTTTTAAATATGCAGCACTTCTTGCCTCAGAAGAGGACCTGGGCGTACAGATTACTCTGCAGAGGCCCAAGCCATGTTTTTACTTTTGACGGTTACGGATCATAGCCAAAATGTCTTCGGCACGTTTACCGCTGGCATTGGCTGGTGTCACTACTGGAGCGGCTGCTGATGCTGGTTCATCATCGTCCATGGGTGCTGGTGCTGATCTGGTCACAACAGGTTCGTCGTCATCGTCAGCGATGGCTGGAGCAGCCACTGTGGCCGCGGCCGGGGCGGCTGCACGATCACTTTGGAAGCCAGCTGGCTTGAAGTAAGCACCCCAACGATCGGGATCATAGGGTTCGCCGTCAACTGACGCTTCGAACATTTCCTTGATCACTTTGAGTTCGACTTCATTGGGTTTCTTGGGCAAGAAATCGCTCAAGTTAAACAAGCCGTGCTTCTCAATGGCTTCGTGTTCGGCTGCAGTCAAACCGCTTTCTTTACGAGCCCATTTGCTGGTGTTGTAGTCAGCATAGCCACCTTTGCTGGTTTTACTGACCACAAAGTCAAGACCACGTGCGTAGTCGGTTGGCAATTCTTCCATTTCGGGATCCATCAATGCGCTCTTGATGATATTAAAGATTTGTGGGCTAATGATGAAACGACGGATTGGATTTTCCGGAGTTTTGTCATCGCTCAAGGGATTTTCGTGTACAAAGCCCTGGAACAAATAGGATTTTTTCTTCCAGTACTTACGACCCATGTCTTCCAGTGAAGGGTCTTTGAACCAGCCGCGAACTTCGGCCAGGATTGGGCAAGCTTCATTCCACATCTCAACGCAGGGCACTTGCACAGTGACTGGTTTGCTGTCGCTTTGACCTTTGATGCCGGCAAACGGCAATTTGATCATGGCTCTTTCGATCCAGAAAAATGTGTTTTTGGGGTCAGCGTCGGGGAGAAAACGCAGTTTGGCACTAGTGCCTTCTGGGATGTTCCAGTGTGCAAAGATGGCATTGTCGCCACCTGATTGTGAGTTTCCGTTACCACGGGATTCTTGAGATTGTAGTCTTGCGCGGATTTCTGCTAATGTTGCCATAATATGTTTCCTTTATAAATTAAGATGGTCTTAGATGTGCCTAGATGTATACCAGCACATGACTAGTATACAACATTAATATTTATCTGTCTAGGAGTTTTTAAACTTTTTTTGCCAAACCTGCAAGACGCAAAATTTGGTCTATGCTTTCGAATGGTTTAGTGGGACGATCACCATTTCCGGGCTGAGCCTGACCAACCGAATTCTGCGGAGCCGGTGGGCTTTGTGGACCAGGATGATTGGCTTGTGGAGTCAATTCGCCTGGCTGTGGCACAGTGGGATCGGTGCTGGTTTCGTTTTGCAGTATTGTGGAAAATTCCTGTGCTAGGTCGTTTTCTCCAGTTTTGCGTAGCCAGCTGATGACCACGGGTCTTGCGTCAGACCCCGGATTGCCTTGACTCAATTGATAAAATTCATCGTCAAGTGCGTCGGAGCTGATCTGCGGATCGATAGCTGCACTGGCGTCTGTGCCGTTAACACCCACTGTAAGTGGTTTACTCATGATGTTTCTTAAATGATATAAATCATCATCGGTAAATCCATCATCCTCGTCTTCAGTTAGTGATGTGGCCCAATCGTCAAATTCGGCCACGTAGGCATTCTCGCGGGCCAGTTGTCGTTTTTGGTATGCGCGGTACACATGGGGTAGTGCTTCGCTGAGTCTATCGTCAAACACCTTTTTAACAAAGCGCTCTTTGAGAGCATCAATGTCCATGTCATCTTCTGTGATAATGGTGTCTTGTGGTTTAAAACTTTCACGGAATTGTTGATAACCGCGATGACCGGTCATGGACAATAGGCCGGTTCGTAATTCGTTGTAGCGTTCGGTTGCAGCTTCAACCATGCCCACTGTTTCGGCATCTTCAAATGTGCGATTACGCATGTTGCGTACAAACACACTCATGTCCGACATTTCTTTGACCACGTTCACAATGTGCTGACCAATTTCGTCTTGTATGATGCCACCTTCGCTGATGTGGCGTGCCATGGCTCGTGCTGGATTTAGTTTGGTAAATGGCAATAGGAATCGCTCGCCCAAGTGTGTTTCTACAAATATGGATTCAATGTTGCGTGTACGCGAACCTGGCACTGCTTCATCAATATTGGATTTATGACGCACCACAAGTCTCACTGGTCCTACTGACTGGTAGCTGCTTTTAGAGCTGCCAAACATTTTGCTTTCAGATACACGAACTTCGGATGCATCCTGTGTGCCGTCTGCAGCACTGACATGTTTCAAATCACGCAGTTTTAAATTGCTGCGTGTGATATCGCGAGTGTCAAACGACAGTAGATTACGTCTAGCAAACTGGCGCATGTTACGCAAAAAGTCAAACCATTCAGCACGTTGCTCGGGATTTAACTCGCTGGTGATATTTTTGCTGAAATAGACTTTTAGACTCTGCTCGTCAATGATACTGATGGTTATGTTACCAAAGTTTTGCCCGTCGCGGGCCACATAGTCAAAATTAAAGAATCTGGCCTTGGCAGGATCTGTGGTGTTTTTGGCCAATTCGTCGCCCACACTGACATTCTCAAATCTCGAGCGTATTTTGTCAAACAACTCTTCGGCAATTTTGGTAAGTTCTCTCATAGTGTATTTATTCTTTTAAATCATTATAAATGGCATTGGCATTATGACATCATCTAGTGTATCACGCAATCTAGCGTCTAGATTGCTGTCATAGTTTTGCAGAGCTTGAATCATGCGTATGGCCAACAACATGGCCATGACCAAATCGTCAGTTTCGCCAATTTTGGCTGCATAGCTGGTGCCCGATGCCACAAAAGTCTTTAGTTCGCTGATGGTATTTGAACTAGAAATGGTCATCTTTTTGGTTTCTAGCATGTTTTTAAACTTGGCACAGGCAGCAATCTTGCTCTTGTTTGTGGTAGTAAATCCTTTACGGTATCTAGTACCACTGCCCATGCTGCGTCTAGGTTCGCTTAAGAATGTACCAGGTATGTTTTCTTCGCCCATTTGTGAAATACAGATCAGTGCTGCTTCGCCTAGGGTGTTGTTTTCCACGCTGTAGTATATGTCGTTGCCGTTGCCGGTTTCATCGACAATGTGCTGGCAAATATCACGTAGGATCACCACCTGCTGTTGTACTCGAGTTTTGTTGTGCTGCCACTCGCCCACTTGTAGACAACCCGGTAATTCCAACACCTGTATGGCAGCAGGGTCGCCGCCTGTGCCTAGGCTGGGATCCAGCGCCACAATGTAAGTATGACCGCGTGTGGGTCGTTTGTACCAGCGCACTTGGCCAGTACGATACAAGGGCTCGATCCCACCCAACTCGGCCAGCATGATGGAATTGATCAAGGTCTCATCATAGATCAAAAATTCGCAGCCGTGTTCACGACGGAAACGTTCTTCACCAATGCGACCAATTTCTTCAGCTTTCCACTGCTCATCACGATCCGGATGCTCGTCCCATCTGGCTTGATAGGGTCGAAATCCGTTAATGCCCAATTCAGTTTCGTTGCCGTGCTCGTCAATGCGTTTGTTGGCCTGTTTCCAAATATGTGCAAATTGATCTTCGTCGCTGTTGGGAGTTGATGTAATAATGGCTTTACCACCAGTGCTGAGTGTGGGCGAAATTGATGTCCAGAACTCTTTAGCAATTGTGGGGCGCACGAATGCAAACTCGTCACAGTATAACAGAGTAATAGACATACCACGACCGGTTGTTTCTGTAGTAGTGGCACTGACTATGCGCGATCCGTTTTCGAATTCAATACTGCCCTTGTTGTAGTTGGTGGCACCAGCACGTATAAAATCCGGACACAATTCGTAGGCATAGCGCACACGTTGCATAATTTCCTGTGCACCAGTGTATTTGTGTGCAGCAATTAGAATGGTTGCATCAGGAATAAACATGGCATACCACAAGAGATATCCAGCAGCACTGGTTGTTTTACCAGTCTGTCGTGGCATAAGGCTGATACTGAAACGATTTTGATGATAGGTATCAATCAACTTCTTTTGATACTCAAATGGGTGATACAGCATCTTGCCTTTTGTGGGATGCTGTATGTAAAAATAATTGTCCATGAAGTATTTGGGCCCCGACACTGGGTCAGCACATTTGGCAAACTCACGTATCTGGTGCTCGGTGTACGATTCTCTTTGATGAGCACGTTTTACCAGAGCATTTTCTGCATTACCACTCATTGACCTTGTCCTTTAGCTGTGTTATAATCCATGGGTTAACTTTGGTTAAATATACTTATGATTGATACCCTTCTTCTAAATTCAGATTTCAATCCAATTTCAGTTCTTCCGTTAAGTGTAATTTCGTGGCAACATGCCGTAAAACTTATGTTTTTGGATCGTGTGGTTGTGATTGAAACCTATCCCGGCCGCCTAATACGCAGCGAACACCTCACACTAGAAGTACCCAGCGTGTGTATGACCAAAGATTATTTTAACTACAAGAAAACAGTCAAGTTCAGCAGAGCCAATATGTTTTTGCGTGACTTGTATCAATGTCAATACTGCGCTGACACTTTTGCTGTTAAAGATCTAACACTGGATCATGTTATCCCACGTGCCAGTGGTGGAAAAACTACATGGGAAAATTCAGTTACAGCCTGCAAGTCTTGCAATCACAAAAAAGGCAGCAAGTTGCAAAGACCAATTCGTACTCCATTCAAACCCGACTACTACGGCTTGATCAATCAGTGGAAGAATCGTCCGTTCCGTGTGGGTCACCCCAGCTGGTACAAGTATTTGGGAATTGAAGAAGTTGCCGCAATTGCTAGTTGAGATCTAGCTTTTCGGGATTTTTGTATTTGGGCGCCTTGTCGTCACCAATAGGCTTTTCCCCGGTCAAATAGGGTCTAGAGAACCAAAGTTTAAACCACTCATCGCTGCCAGGTTTGATGTGGTGCTTTTTCTCTAGGTCTCGTTTTTCCATACCAGTCATGCTGATGTTGCTGCCCACCGGGCTCATGATGCCGGCTGCTGTATTACTTTGTGTGGGATCGGCTGAATTTTCCAATATGCTCTTGACTGGCATTAAGCCAGCTAGACGCAGCATATCGCGCAAGGGATCATCAGGTGATAGTTTGGCCCACATGTGTTAAACGCCGTAACGATTTTTCTTTTTGGGTGCCACTGGGCTGGCCTTGTTGACACTGTCAATTTCTCGGCTGCGACTGTCGCTCCAGACTCGTTTGCTACCATCACCAATTTGCTGTGCAGCATAATTAATGATTTCCATTTCGGCCTCAGTATAAGGAGCCAATAAAGGATCACCGGCAATATAGTTGTCGGCCTTGGTGGGATATTCGGGTGCACCAGCTAGAGCAATACCAAAACGATAGTTAAGATACAGCGACCCGCTGTTCATGTTTTGGTCAGGAAAAGTTGTAAGATTGCGAATCGCAGTCTTGTGATGATGATGCACTGGCTCGCGACCACCTTCAACAATGACGTCTTTAATCTTCATTATACGCCGTAACGATTTTTCTTTTTTGCGTTCACTGGGCTGGTTTTGTGAACTTCATGATGCTCTTCGCTGCGTTTGCTACCCAAGGGAATAGCTTGCCCAGCGCCCACCATGTCGGCAGCATTTTTCATCATGGCGCCTTCTTCGTCAGTGAAAGTCAAGAACAACGGATCTCCAGCCATGGGGCCTGCGGGATCAGTGTGTACGCTTTTGTCTTTGTCACTGTGTGCACCAGCCAAAGCAATACCATAGCGATACTGCAAGTAAGCAGATCCATTGCTCTTGTTATTACTGATGTCGGGCATACTAACTGCGCCCTTAAGGCTGGCAACTGCACCCTGGTCAAGATTTTTAGGGTTTGCAGGAGTATCAACTTCTACTAGTATGTCTCTAATTTTCATAGCTTATTAGGGTTTTGGTGGCAAACCAGCTAGACTACGCAACGAAGCTAAATCGCTCATGTTGTTGCTGGTATCGCCAACTTGAGCTGTGGTCAACGGGAAATTTTTTCCAGCTGCTTTGCGTGCCGCTGCAGGAATGTTTTCTGGACGCGGTTTTGTTGCAAATGGCAAGTTGGTGGTTGTAGATTGTATTGGGCTGATGGCTTCATCAATACCCAGGTCCTGTTGGAAACGATTGCTGACCCACTCGTGCGGATCACTATCACGGGCTTTTTTGGTACCATATGGCATATCATCAAAGTAATAGTCATACAAGGCATCGTACAAGTGATTTGACATGTTGCCGGTGGTTTTGAAATCAGATACATCACGTTTGAATGTGTTGCAAATATGATCAAAAGTGCTGCCGGTATGATCGTTCATGACACTTTCTTTCACATGATCTGGCAAACCTTTGTGTTTGGTGCTGGCAAAATCTTTGGCAGCTTTTTTGCTCATGGTACCTGCAACTTTGGCAACAGCTGGGCTAGCAGCTTTTTTGCCAGTTTGTGCAGCATGAACCATGCCCATGAATTTCTGCTGAGCTTGGCTTACCGCACGTTCAGCAATAGTGGCTTCAGCTTCAGCAATATAGTCAACAAAACTTTTTTTCATGATTATTTTGCCTTTGTAATTTTGATTGTGGCCAATTCTTCAAACAGGCTGCGTTCCAATTTGGCTAGTTCGTCGGCTTCGCGCATTTCATTGTGCTTACGCATGGCCATGGGATTGTCGCCGTTACGATAGCCATGTTTGTGTTGTGCTTTTTCACTGTTCAAATCATTACCTTGATGCATTTGTGTATCAACAGGTTGTGTTTCTGGTTCAGGCTCATTGGCATAAGCTTCTTCAACTTCGTGCTCTTGCTCGCCTGCGCCACCAAAATCAAAACCGCCATCTTGTTGTGCAAGTGGAACAGAAATTACTTTGATATGATCAGCCATGGTGGGCTCAGCCGCCGCTTCGGGTTCGGCTTGATGTGCACCATCATGACCAATTCCGGCCATTTTCAACATCTGCATCAACTCGTCAGCTGACTCACCGTCAGCATTGATGTTGATGGTCTTTTTACCGGTGCGTGTGTCAATGGTGGTGTTGATGCTCATGCCAGACTCTGCATCTTCAACAAATTCGTTAAGTTGACTTTCTTTAAAAGTAGACTTCTTTTCCTTGTTGGCTTCTTTGTCGCCTTTTTGGCTTTGCCATCCTTGTACTGTGGTAGCTTTGACTTTGGCACCGCTGGGTAGTTCTACTTCGCGTTCAGATTTTTTGGCAGGAGCTTGTTTTTCTTCAGCTTCAGCAACTTCTTCTTTGTTGCTGTGATCGCAAGAGCATTTGCTTTCCCACATGCCGCATTCGTTGCATTTCTCACCGCACTCACCAGTGTGTACTTCACCGCAGGTGCTGCATTTTTCTTCAGCTTCAAAGATGCCAGTCCAGCGTTTCATTAGGTCAGCACTGGTGGCTTCTTTGACATGATATTCTTTGCCGCCAACTTTGAAAGTATCTTTGTGTTGTGCTTTGGCTTTGGCCAATTCACCAGAGAATTCATTGCCTTCTTCCATATCATCTTCTTTGACTTTTTCTTTGGCAGCACTCTTCATGGGTTCTTTTTTATCGCCGTCTTTGTCAAGATCTAGGAAGTCGGGTTTGGCGCCTTCTTCAATTTCATCGGGCACAGCATATTTGGCATATCTGCTTTGATTGCCATATGATTTGCGACCTGGGTCGCTGGAGTCGGCTTCTTTACCGGTGTACTTGTCGCCTTTGACAGCGGTACCGGTGTGTTCTTTACCAGCCTGGTCGGTCCATGGCTTGTCGGTTTTAGTAGCAGCTTCAGACAATGTGGTTGGTGCACCGATGGCGTCTAGCTTGCTTAATAATTGGGAGAAGTTCATTTTATTTTCCTTTAACTGGGCTTGGTATTTTATTTTGGCGACTGCCAACTGGACTGACATGTTCTGTTGGGATGTCATTTAGCGTCTTGCCATCAGACTTTTCCTTGCCAGCTATTTCATATTTACGTGATTCTAACTCTTTGATCAGGCTACCAATTCTTTGTTGTCCCACAACTTCTTGGCCACCAGGAGCAGCTTTGAGTTCGGGCTGTTCTAGTAGAGCACCTTCATGGTCTTTGCCGTACGCTTCAGCAGCTTCGGTTTGATCGTATTCGTTTTTGGTACGCACCATGAAACTACCAGGAGGAACAAAAGCTCGTTCACTGAGTACTTGTGCCAATTGAGCTGTAGTAACTGGATAGTTTACAGCAAAATCAATCAAATGGCATTCGCAAGCACCCAAATTAGGGAACTCACGATGTTCTTGGATTGGCAATCTCTTTGGTTTGCTAATGGTGGCCAATGAATAGGTTTCCAGCGCATGTTTGATTCTATCTAGATTTTCGCTAGTAGGTTCATGATTCGCCAGCTTAATACAAAACTCAAAAGTTTTATGAGTTTCATACAAGTATTGTGTGAATGCTTTCATAGTTAAATCCTGTTATCTATATTTATATTATTTTAAGACTTTGGTGCCGTATTGCTCAACACTTGTTTTAGTAATTCGTTGCGATCTAACACTACAGCATGCCCTTCTAGTGGTGGAGCACCTGCATCGGCTTTGCCAGCCTGTTGATCTAGTCGAGCTTTTTTTAATTGCAAATCAATCATGCGTAGTTTTTTATCTATCTTGGCCTGTTTGGCTGTGATGGCATGTCCCAATAACACACCGGCTGTTTGCAATATAGTGCCCGAAAAACGTGCTTCTACATTCATGCCCAAGTCCATAAGGTCTTCAAATTTGTCTTTGGCCAGCTTGGCCAACTCGTCCATTTCGGCATCGGCTTGATCAAGCTCACGCACTTGCGGTAGCGCCAAGTCAATTCGATCAATAATTGAATCAGCTTCACTCAACATGTGTTGCTGTTCTTCAATGTCATTGACATACGATTCTGCAGCAGGCTCAGTAGAGTCCAGTAGCGGAAGATCAAATAAGGCTTCGAGTTTTTTAGTCATATAGATATTTAGCGAGTGGATTTTATTCCCGAGAAGATGTCTTGCTCGGTTACCACACGAAATTTAAGTCCCTGCTGTGCACACCAGGCTCGTGCCGCAGCCCATTTGGCCATGTTCAATATGGCAGCAGCCTGTGCCCTAGGACTTCGACCAGCTTCGTGCAAACTGGTTTCTTTAAGCGGTTTGACCTCAACTACTTCGGCATGTTGTTGTGAATTTTTGTCCACATACAGGATCATGAAGTCGGGTACGTATATGGTATTCTTGCCAGTGAGTGGATTGCGGTAGGGAATCATGAACGGCTCACTGGCCCACTGTACCACAGCAGGATTGTTGTCGCAAAAACTCATGAATGTAAATTCCCAACCTGATCTATAAGTTGGAGTTTTTTTGCCTATGTATTTTTCAGGGTTTTTGACTTGAAACTTGCCCTGTGCATATTTTGCCATGTCACGCCTTGATTAGCCTAGCCACATACTTGCTGGTCTTGGGGGCATTGTTTATGCCTAGGTAGCTGGTACCAATTCTGTTTAGATTTAAAAACATGGTAAGGTAAGCATTCAATTGATTGGCCGGCATGGATTTAAATTGTTTGATGGTGTCTATGGGGTTAATTTTTTGCGTGGCACTGGTCAATATAACTGCGCTGGCCAGTGCTCGGGCAGATTCTGGCGTATCAGTTATTTCTTCAAAGTAGGCCAGAATAGCATCATCGATGTTTTGACTTACAGTTGTTTGCGGTTGATAGAAATTATTGAAATACGTGTTGGTATTTGCAAGACTGTCAAGATTGATTTGTGAATTAGTGTTATTTGAGTTCATCTTAGTGCTAGGCTAGCTGATATATAATTTTGATGCTGTTGATTTAGATATTCCAATCTAGTTCGGTTGGCTGCTGCTTGTTCTTGGGATCTAATCAATATTTGTGCTTGTTGGCTGGCACTGGCTTGCAGTCGTTTGATATACGGACTGTCCGGTGATTCACCGCGGCCCAATGCAGCCGAAATTTGACTATTGTAATAGTTCAAGGCATTGGTAGACATCTGCTGTTGGTTTTGTGCCTGATACAAATCAATTTGAGTAGTACGAATATTAGACACCACAACCGAAGCATTGTAGTTGTTGAACTGTATTTGTGCCACCGGATTGATTGACCCTTGATTTGAATTCAAGCCTATGTTGAGACTGACATTGTCTAATCTAATAGATGCGGCGGCAGTCAAGGGATACTGATATTGTTGTTGCGGAACCACACCTGACACAGTGGGGAATCGATTGTAAGGCGAATATGGTGCATATGGTCTACCACCCAGTGCATATATTGTGGCTGCAGTGATTTCTCTACTAATTGGTACTCGTTTGTCTCTTAGCAGCACCGCGGCACCAATGGCCACAATTGATGATAACATGCTCCGGTTACCGCCGTTGCCAAGACCGTTATAGGGAGTCGATACCACTGTGTTTGGTATACCAGCTGCTGGTCCGTAACCAATACCAGGGGCGTATCCATAAGCTGCAGTAGTGGCTTGTGCTATACTGGTGGCATTCAAGTTAGGCACATAGATGGGTGCAGTGGAATTATTTGCCTGCAGTATGGCTGCACTGATAGCTGTCATGGGTGGCACCGGGTAAGCAACCGGGCTGTTAGACGCATTAATTGATGTTAGGTTTTGACTTACACCTGTAGTAACCGGCGCATCGATATCGGCCAAGTTATGTTCCACATTGTCGGGTGTGGCAGGCAAATCAGTGCCTCCTGCAGACAACAACGGACTGGGCGTATTGTCGTAGTGTAGTGTTGCAAACCCGTTGACCACCTCAGAACTTATAGTACCGTAATAATACAGCACAGTTTCAAATTCAACAGTCATTTGATGTTGCATCACATTGTTGGTATCATTGGATTGATGTTCGCCGTGTGCAAAAGTCTTGATCACAGGATTGATCAACACATACTCACTGAATTGTTTTTGATGTAGACTATAGATACGAATACTGTTTAAGTATCTGGCACCGCTGGTGTCACGCGGCGTGTAACCCCACTCAGTGGCTTGTCGTGTTGTACTGTATTTGTGCGGGGCAGCGTATACACTTTCCTGATAGTCGCTGTCTCTATAGTGATAGTTGAAATAATCGTACCAAAAATTTCGTACTACATCAGCACTGTCGTCGTGAAATGCTATTTGTACAGGATCGTATTTGATCTTTGATTGTACATAATTCACTCGATTGTATGCGTTGTAATTCTTAACATCAATGTTGAACTTGGGCAGACTGACTGATTTGGCCAACATACCAATTTCGGTCTTGGTAATAGAACTGTCTTGCCCAAAGCTGGCCACCTGATCGTTTATGTCAATGTACACATGGAACAGGAATCCATATTTGGGGGATAGTCTAAAATTATCGCCCACAAATAATTTGCTGGCGTGCTGATAATCTCTTAAAACCGGCTCGCTAGCTGACTGTGGTGGCGGAAAATTGGTGGCCATAAAGTGGATAGATCCTTATGTAATATTTATGTCAATAAAAAACCCGGCCTAAGCCGGGTGTTATAAGAATTGATACCAGAATTACATTGTTATATTCTGTCCATAGGTACGTCCAACAAACGTACCGACTCCAGTACCAAGTGGTGTTTGAACTGCATTATCAAACAGCATGGTCATGGTGATTTGAACTGGCTCGTTGGTGCTGTAGTTCATTTCGCCATAGGCTGCGCTCTTGATGTAGCAACCATACATTTCCCATGTTTCTAATACCAATGGTGTGTTAACTCCGTTGCCACCGTCTAGCATTTCTAGACGTGTAACAAACTTATAGTCAATACCGCTACTGGCAGTGCTTTGTTGCATGAAGTCAAATTGCTTCTGGATTTGTTCGCCAATTAGTTTGGTAACGTTTCCAGGTGCATCGTCACGCAATACAACTTGACATTCGCTCCAGCTAGGTTTACCAGCCAAATTGACTTTGGAGTTGTAAACGTGGATAGCAATATCTTCAAAAGTAACTGTGGGTCTTGCGAACGAAACAATTTGTTTGGTTAATTCTACACGTTGACCTAAACTTACTCCGAACCCTTCGAAACTTGCTCTGAATCTGAAGGGCAATTTTGGCATTAACAGACCCTGGCTGGTTGCACTTTGGCCACCTGCTAGGGGTACTGTGTAGTTAATTAATGATGCAACTGACATATAATATTCTCCGGTTATACTTATTTATCTGTATTCCTATGCATAACTGCCACCACCAGGATGGCAGTTATATATGCACTTTATGCTTTACCAGCTGCGATTGAGCCAGTGTTTCTCAATCTAACAGGAATGTAAATAAACTCAACTGATTTCACAGGTTCAATTGCAACGTCAACATACAATTCATTTCGATCAATACGATCTGGTGTATTGTTGGTGTCATCACAAACTACCAAATAGTCGTAAATACCACGTTTGGCTATCAAGTCGTTACATACACTTTCAATTGCTTGTTTGATTTGATCACGTGTGATCTTGTCATTGGGTTCAAACAAGAAACCGTTAGCTGTTGCTTGGAATATCACACGCAAGTAGTTGGTCAAACGTGCCACATTCACACGGTCCATGCTGGATGTCACTGGATTACGTGTTTTCTGTCCATATACCACTAGACCTGTAGTGGTCAACAATGTGATCGGATTGATGTTTAGTGGATACAATGCATCACGCAATTGTTGGCTAATGCCAGTAGTGATAAACAAACCACTGTTGGCATCCACATAACCAATCGAAGTTGCATTGTCAACTAGGCCACGACGTGTACCAGCTGGTGCAAACCATGGATAGCTCACGCTGTCGCTACGTAGATATGTGCGTAGTGCAATGTGGCTTGGTGGAACCACAACTTCGTGTCCGCTCAAATCATTGGTCATTGCGCTGGGATAGTACAATGCCACATAAGGGTCATGGTTAATAGCTTCGGTTGCATTGTAGTTGGTGATAGCAGTAACATTGGCTGGCAATGTCATTGGGGTGTCACCAATAATAAATCCAGTGTCGTTACGATCGTTGTTCAATTGAATCATGTTTGCTACTAGTTCAGGATAACCGGGGCAAACAATCAAACTGAAGTTGTAACGATCTTCACGGATATCCAAGCTGCTGTCAATAGCTGCTTTAAGAGCTTGTACAACCAATGCACGTTGAGCATGATGTCCAGCATATGGTGTACCATCTTCTCTCAAGCCGCTTTCGGTAACCCATGTTGCAGAAACTGCTGGCAAGCTCATGTTAGGATATGCTCTAGCATTGAAGTAGTTGCCAACAAAACGTTTGATGTTATAACCACTGCGACGTGTGTTAAACAACAATGTGCCACGTGGATACAATTCATAGTTGGGAGCGTCTAAGTCAATATAGTCACTGTTTTGTAATGCAGCAATGCTTGGGTAAGCGCCACTGATGGGGTCAGTAGTACCAGTATTGTCCCAACGAGCATCAGCAAACACAATACCATTTTGGCTGATGGTGTCAGTGTTGTCAATTTTAACCCAGCTGCCCAATGAGCTGTAACGATATAGACTTGGCCAATTTTCCAAATCACCAGTGTCTAACCACAAATCACCAGCCACTAGTGAAGCACCAGTGCTTTGTGTGATTGGTTGACTAGCTGTAACAATAGGACCATTGGGGTCAGTGTTTTGCAAATTGTATCCGCGGCTGTCGCGTGGTACATTTTTGTAGCCTTTCCAGCCGTCAGTGTCGCAAACCATGATGTCAATTTCAGTTGGATCACTATAATACCATAGTGTACCATCAGCAGGTGCAACATAAGGTGCAGTAGCACTGAATGTATAGCTGGCCACTGACCAGTGAGCCAAGTTGATCGCACCAGGAACAATGTTGGGAACAACACCGACTGTGCCGCTTACAAAACCTGCTGTGGTAACTGGGTTTCTACCAGAACCGCCCATAAGGTTTTCAAGAGTAATAATACCACCAGCTAGGTGTGTAATTGTGATAATACCGGCTGCTGTTGTTGATGCGGTCACGTTAGGAATGTTGGCTGCAAGAACACCAGAAACAAAAGCTGCAGCAGTTGTACCATTAATGGTGACAGTGTATGTGTTTGGCGAGCTGCTACCTGGCACAGAAACAATCATGTTGAATTGATCTTGTGGGGTAAATGTACCAGCTGCTTGGCTGCCTTTTACTGCAGTAACGCCACCAGTTGTAGATGAATAAAATTTGAAACTCAAATTACCATCATTGTTGGTGTTGTATTTAACAAAAATAGTGCCGGCTTGAATGTTCAAACCACCACCAGCTGAATCGAGGCCGTTTAATGCAGCGAAACCATCAGCATACAAAGGTGCTGCTAGTGTGTTCCATGTGCCCAATGCTGCGTTGTATTGGTTAAACACAAAGTTAGCACCGTTGCCAGAAGCAGTGGTTTTAACCCAAATACTGCCACTTGGTCTTGGAATAGCATCCAATTTGTGCCACGCAGGCACTTGTGCATATGTGCCATAATGTATAACAGGCGAATAGTACATGCCAGGAGACAAGTTCAATGCTGTTGTCAATGGAGTGTTGGCTCCGTCTACTAATTGTATAGCACCATCAGCATCGGTACCGTTGCTTTCAGCAGCGGCAGTTGCGTACAAGATCAATGCACCAGTGATGTCTAGGTCAGCATATACACCAGGAATACTTAGTGCATTAATGATATCACGGATAGCTGAGATTTCGTTAGTGCCGCTGGGAATTGATACAGTTGTTCCGTTAATGGCAAAATCTGCAGCAGAAACAATGTTGACACTGGTATTGCCGCTGGTCGCAGCAGGTACGCTGCTTTGCCAATCAGCACTGCCAACTTGAACCCAAACGTTCATGCTGTTTTTGTAGAACACATAGTTGTTGGTGTCGTTGACAACCACCGCATAGCTGCCGATAGTACCAAAACTTTCTTTAGGGAAGTGAATTCCATTTTCTACCACGGTATCAGCTGTGCTAGTGATAACAGTGGGTTCCATGTCAACAAAAGTGTCGGCATTTTGATCATATTCAAACAAGCCCCAGTGTGTCTTGGCTGTGTCGAGCCAGTTGGTACCATCAAATGGTGCACCAATTGGACGTACTGTGGTACCAACCAATTGATCCAAATCAATGTCGGCACGCATGACCCATGCTAGGTTACCTAGACCCAAGGCGCTGTAAGCTGCCAATAGGCCATATTCATTTAGTTCATTGCCATTAAGTGGTGTACCAGCTGAACTCAAACGGAAGTTTGGAGTACCAAAAGTGGTCACTAGATCACGTTGACTAGCAATGCCGTATACTTTACCAGCATTAGCTTTTGTAGTGCCGGGTGCAATTGCATTGTTATACATTTTGTTTTCTGAACTAGCAAACAAAATAAAGGGGATGGTGCCTACTGCTGTAGGTAGATAGGTGCTTTGGTCGATAATCGTTACGCTTGCGCCTGGAGATACTAATGCTGCCATAGTTGTTTCCTTTTATAAGAACATTGTAGTTATTTATTATGCAACATGCAAAAGTAGGTCGTTGTTGGTCCTTTGCAACGAAATAGGATTAAATACGTTATGGAAGCAAGAAAGATGTGCCCATGTGGTGCAAACCCAGTGGCAGTTAATTATATCAAACAAGGTCGCACACACTATCGTACCCTGTGTACCCCGTGTATACATAAAGGACGAAAGAGTAAACCGCCAGCACCCAGCTGGTTTCGGTCAGGGTATAGAAAAAAACCACATTGTGAAAAATGTGGTTTTAAGGCCAAGTATCCCGAGGATCAACTTAGAGTGTTTTATCTAGATGGCAACTTGAAAAACAACACCAATGTCAATCTCAAAACAATTTGTTTGAATTGCCAACCTGAGGTATATCGATCTAGGCTACCTTGGGCTGCTGCTGTAATTGTACCAGATTTTTAATTTGATCGTGCAGTTCGTCAATGGTGCCATCATTGGTCAGTGTTGCATCAAACTCGGTACCAGCCCATGATGATTCACTGGAGTGAATGTTTAAACGTTCAATTTTGACCTTGCTCAAGGCCCATGTGGTATTGCCAACTGGCCCACGATTTACACTGGCTGCAGCATCAAACCATTCAGGTTCGCTGCCACGACGTATACGAACCACAATGCCTCCGGCGGCACGTATGGCTTTAATCTCGTTTGGAAACCTGCAATCACTGATGACAACGTCGGTACGGATCTTACGCAATTTGTTTTCTAGGCTAGCAATCCAGATGTCGTCGTGGAAGCCTTGACGGCAAACTTCTGTACCCCAATGTTGCAATACCCAGCGTGGAGTAAGCTGAGGCATGTCAAGGCGTTGGCTCCACCAAGGGTCCACTTGTTCGCGCCAGGCACGTGCACCTGGGGTTAGACCTTCTAGGTGCTGGCGATCCCACCCAAATATCAATGCCACTGCATCTTTAAGACTTGATGCAAAACTCTCTCGTTGAAATCCATACGAACTTACCAAGTAATCGGCTGCAGTATCCTTGCCTGAGCCAATAAAACCTGTGATGCCAATAATCATGTGCTTGCCCCTTTGTAATATTTTACAACAATATTACAACTGTATCTAACAAAATGGTCAATTAGCCTGTGATCCAAGTCAATGGTTGCGCCCCATCAACATAGTTCTTCAAGTCTTCCTCTAATTTTTCCATCTCGGCTTGTGCTTCTTGTTTTAAGGTTTCGCCGTTCAATGTGGTGCCACCTTGTGGACCAGCAATAGATCCGAACTTGCTACGAGCTTCACCCACAATGCGTTTGGCAAAACTGTAAGCATAGTCTTGCAACCAGGGGAAAGCCATGTAGTCGTTTAACAGCATAGAGTCCGGTTTCTGATTGTAGATCCACAGCAACACAGTTTCGCTGGGAACATCGGTCATGGGGTTCCAAACTTGTGTGCTACGCAGATCATGTGTTAACACTTGAGTGGCCTGTAGCGGTGTTACTGCTTTCACTGTTATGGTGGTGCCCAAGTAATCCACTGTATCAATTACATAATTGTTGTTATAGCCGCCCACATGACAGTTGGCAATGGTGATAACATCACCAGGACTCACGGTCCACACTTGAGAAGTCACAATTGTAATGGTACTACCAGCAGTCAATCCCGATGAGTACAAGGCATTTAACGGTATGTAATTGTGATAGGCAGCCGGCATCTTTCTCACCAGAGTGATCTTTTTAGTCACTGGATTCCAAGTGTAGTTCATGAAGCCACCAAACATCTTCATGGCCAACTTTTGATAGTCAGCAAACAGTTCGTAGTTGGTCAAGCCACCTACACGTCCAGCAACCAGCATGTAGGTATTCAGATAGCCACTGGCAAATGGCTCAAATTGACTGGCAGTGGTACCAGTTATACTACCAATACCGCGTCTGAACACTTGACGCACTTGCATGATTTCTTGCGGCAGTATGTATTCTTGTACTTCGGGTAGTAGATCCAAAAAGGCATAGCTTTCTTCCACGCTGTTGGCGCTACGCTGACGATATTTGATCAAGGCCTGCTTTAGGGCCAGCTCGTAGTGTTCTTTGTCTAGTTCAACATCAACAATTTGATCACCTAGACGCAGCCTAATGTAGTCGTAAATTTCACTACGTTTGATGTTCAGTGCAACCAGCTGACTGTCATCAAAAGCGATTCGGCCTGGACCACCAAGATTGTCAGTTTGTATACTTAATGTATTGGGCTTTAACCCAGGTTGTAGTGTTGCCATATAAAATCCCGTTTAAAGTATTTATCTTTAAACGGGGTGGCACACTTGTTACGCAGCCTTCAACAGCACACAGTCGGCATTGATACGACCGTTTAGCAAGATCTCGGTGGCTCGTATGTCTCTAAGGAAGGTGCGTAGTGCCACCTTACCGGCTCGAGCAAACTCTGCCAACTGTTCAGCCGGCTTACGCAGAGTCTTGGCCACTGATTTCTGTTCATCAAAGTCGGCAATGCTGGCGCCTTTGACTGTCAGGGTCTTGTATGCACCTGCAATGTATCGTCCCAGTTTACGAGTCTTGGTGTTGTAGACCCATAGCTCGCTGGCACCCACAATGTCAGCAGGATTGATACTGACCAATTTGAGTTCTTTGTGCTCTTTGGCATACTTGAGTTTGGCGATCACTTTCTCTTTGCTGGGTGCCTTTTTAACACGAGCTTTTTTGGTGGCTTTCTTGACACCACGATACTGCTCGATGGCGGCCAGCAATTGATCAATAAACGCATAGATACGTCTAAAGTCTGTGGCCTTAAGGAATCGGTAACCTTCAACCAATTGTGCATCAGCCTTGGCCTGTGCTTGCTCAAGTTCGGATCGTACTCGAGTGTAAACAGCTTCATATTTGCCCAACTGACTTTGCGGCACATTGTTTGAACTCAAGTAGTCGTAGGGTTTGAAGTCAACTCGATTGCCAGCTACAACTTCGTCGAAATGGCCTTCGATCTCACCAATTAACTCACTGGTGCGTTCGTTCAAACGATCTTGAATACTGGGACGATACACTTCGGGCACAGCAGTGGTAGTGGTCACTGTTTCCACTTCAGGGGCTGTGGCCATGATTGCGGCTCGAATGTTCTCGTTCAAAAACTTCACATGTCGTTCTTTGAGCGGCATACCTGCACGATGAGCCATGATCAGACTACATGCTGTCATCGAAATGCTCTTGTCTGCACTACGGTCAAAGGTCTTGACATCGTCTTTGGTGTATTCTTTTACAGTACGCATCCATTCAACCACGTACTTTTTGGTATCTTTTTGGCTGTAATAATAATTGTAGTAGTAGAAACTGCGGCGCAGGTGATGATCAAATTCGGTATCGGTCATGCTCAAGGCACGTTCAGTGTCCCATGCCGGTTCACCACCGGTGTATTTTTCATCAAAAAAGATAGGATTGCGGGTTTTTGCTTGTTTTGTTTTGATTTTAACGCCAGCTACTGTTGCCATGAGTACTCCTAAATCTAGTCACTAAGCTCGTATTATACACTAGTTTTCCCTGATTGTCAAGTGTTATTTAACAGGATGCACAGCCCGCATATGGCTAAATACTAAAAAGGATCCGTTTTTATGCCACGTCTCAGTCTCTGGCGGGAAAATTTCTCGAATGATTACAAATACATTGATCGCAACATCAGCGAACAATTCACTGTGGGCGGAACTGGCGTATTGGTACACAAATACCTTGGCACCAAAACTGATCCAACTTCTAACAATGCCGAAATTCCCAATTACCCAAGTCAAAGTGCACAGAACATACAAGACTTGCTGTTTTTGGAAAACCGAGATCGCAAATACGATACCAGTGTGTACAGCATGCGCGGTATCTATCAAGTCAGTGACAGCGACTTTGACCTGACTCAGTTTGGTTTGTTCTTACAAACTGGAACTGTGTTTATGACCTTCCATATCAACGACATGGTGGCCACCTTGGGACGCAGAATAATGAGCGGCGACGTGTTGGAACTCATGCACCTTAAAGACTACGAAGCATTGAATGATTTGCCAGTGGCCTTGAAACGTTTCTTTATTGTGGGCGACTGCAGTAAAAGTAGTGAAGGTTTTAGCCCCACTTGGTGGCCGCATTTGTGGCGTTGCAAAATCAGTCCGTTGGTGGACAGCCAAGAGTACAAAGACATCTTGAACTTGGTAGAAACCACAACCGATGCTGCCGGCAACACAGTGCCTGTTGGTTCTTTGAGCACCTTGTTAAGCACCTACAACAAATACAGCAACATCAATGATGCTGTGATTGCACAGGCCGAAGCCGACTTGCCAATGAGCGGTTACGACACCACAGTGATTTATGTCAAACCACTGACACTGAACACCCAAGGCAACATAGGAGATCCATTGGGACTAAGCGCAGACAATATTTCTACCATAGATGCATCGCTCACAACCATCAGCAGCGACAAGAGCATAGTAAGCCCAGATCAAAAGGTAAAAGGTTATCTAGCCGGCGACGGACTAGCACCAAACGGATTGCCAGTGGCATCGGGTATCGCGTTCCCACCAAATCCCATTGCCGGCGACTACTGCCTGCGTGTGGACTATTTGCCAAATCGACTGTTCAGATATGACGGCAACAGATGGACCAAGGTTGAAGATGCGGTGCGTACCAACCTTACACCCGGTGCCAGCGATAATCAAACTCAACGCAGCAAGTTTGTCAACAACACACGAACTCACACCAACAGTGGTGGCAACCAAGTACCTAATTTGCAGGGTCTTAGTAACGCACTCAAACCGCAAGCGGATAATCTATGACCACAGCCTATACCACTTTTTTCTACGATAGACAAATACGTAGATTCTTACAACAATTCATTCGAATGATCAGCAACTTTCAAGTCGAAATGGGCAGTGATGCCGCTGGCAATCGAGTGCTACAGCGTGTGCCTGTGTTCTACGCCGATGCCAGTCGCCAGGCCAGCCAAATCTTGCGCGGCAACAGCGAGAATACCATCAAGAGTGTGCCGGCCATGGCTGTGCACATTGCTCAGATAGTGTATGATCGCGAACGAGTTCAAGACCCTACATTTGTCAGTACACTGAATGTTAGAACCAGAGAGTATGATCCTGCCACTGGTCAGTACACCAATCGACAGGGCGGTGCTTACACAGTCGAACGTTTAATGCCAGTGCCGTATAAATTGACTTTGAAAGTGGATGTGTGGACCAGCAACACCGAGCAAAAACTCATGTTGTTGGAACAGCTGATGATTTTGTTTAATCCAGCACTGGAAATACAGAGCACCGACAACTATGTGGACTGGACCAGTTTGAGCTATGTGTTGTTGACCGACATCAGCTGGACCAATCGCAGTATTCCAGCCAGTACCGAAGAAACCATTGACATTGCATCCTTGACCTTTGAGTTGCCAATTTGGGTCAGTGCTCCAGCCAATGTCAAACAGCTGGGTGTGGTACAAAAAATTGTCAGTACAGTATTTGATGCCAACGGTGCCCTGTTACCCGAATCATTCAACGACGATGGTAGCCCAGCATCAACATCTACACAGATGACCAATGCAGCTTACACTTTCTTGAATTATAATGTATACTATCAAGGTAACACCTTGCAACTGATGAAAACCACAGCCGCTATAGAATTATCGCAATCACACCACCAGTGGGCACCCTTGGTTGATCAGTACGGTAAACTAAAAAATGGCATAAGTCAAATTAGACTCATGCAGGCCAATGGATCTGAAGTGTTGGGCACAGTGGCCTATCACCCCACTGATGGCTCGTTGTTGCTGTTTACACCCTACAACGACACGCTGCCAGTAAATACTCTGGATCCAGTCAATGCCATCATTAACCCACAAAATGTCGACATTACCAGCACTGGTCTATTGAATCCTGCAGTTAGAACAAGATACTTAATCTTGCACGGCATTGGGTCAGTGTACAATACCGATGCTGCAGCCATATGGAACAATCACGGATATCCTCAGCTGATAGCCAACGCCAACGACATCATTGAGTACACTGGCACACACTGGATCGTGATATTCAACAGCCAAGACATCAAAGATGTGCACTATGTTACAAATCTAAAAACTGGTACTCAGTATCGTTGGCAAGATGGCGGCTGGGCCAAGAGTGTTGAAGGCGAATACAGCGCCGGCAATTGGAGTTTTATTCTGTGATCGAGAGTACTGGTGCACTGATTTACTGTACTCAGACCAATAGATATTTGTTTTTACTACGCAACGGTAGCAAGTATCAAGGTACTTGGGGATTGCCGGGCGGCAAACTAGAAGCCAATGAGTTGGTCAGTGTGGGGCTAGCTAGAGAAATTGAAGAAGAACTTGGCGGGGTCATTCCCGGCTGCAAGTTGATACCGATTGAAACATTTACCAGTGACAATGGCAAGTTTGCTTATCACACATTCTTAATTCCAGTTGAACAAGAATTTGTACCCTTTTTGAATCACGAGCATAGAGGCTATGCGTGGGTACGATTAGAAGATTATCCCAAACCGTTACATCCGGGAGTTTGGCGCACCATTAACTTTGACATAGTGTCAGCCAAGATACGCACCGTGGTGGCCGCAATCAAGGCGTAAAGAAATCAGGAAATTGGGCAATGGCCCAGGCCAGTGCGTCAGTTTCATCATCAAATTTGCCACCATGATCGCTGTGGTGTGGTTGTCGTACCACTTCCACACCACGTTCCAGTATGGTCAAACCAGTTTTGTCATCGTATGTATAGGTGTATTGTTCTTTAAGGCGCATACAATATTTATCACTCAACAGTAAAAGTGCTGGATCCTATGTGTTTGCATAACACAGTGGTATCTGCATATAATCGGAATCCGCGTGTGCGTGCCTTGGTACAGAAATCAATATCCTCAGATATGGTGTTGGCATGATCAATTGCTGAGTGATACACAAAATGTGGGTACGGAATAGCTCTAAATACCTCGCCCTTGATCAAGGCGCAGCCAAAGCCGCAACTGGCAATTTCCACTAATCCACGCCCACGAATCTTTTCGTAAGGTATGTGTGTGACTCCACCGCGATCATTGGGTTCATACACTTCCAAGGTATGACGTCCAGGAATACGCTGTATATACAGACCAGACACAATGTCACAATCATGTGCCAACAGTTTGGACAGCGTATCGGGCGGGAAGGCCATGTCGCTGTCAACTGCAAACAAGTAATCATAACCTTTGACCACCCAGTCAGCAATCAAGTTACGCACTTGGTCAACATTGTAGCCGTAAAAATACTGGAACACAGCTTGGTATCCTGCAGGTATGACTAAATCATAAATGCTCTTGAATGTTTCAGCTTCAATATTTCTAGCTGTGGGAATGGCAATCAAGATGGTTTTCTTTGCTTGTGCTGTAGGTGTTGGTGTTGCCACTATAGTTGGACTTGGTCGACGACTGATCACTGCAGCATTGATGTTTTGTGTAGTGGCATTGACCTTGTAGTCGTTCAAGGGATTGACATCGTTGTAGTTGTACACAATGTCTTGTAGGCAACGTACTTGATCGGGATCGGCTGCTTCGATCAAACTGTAGAATGTGCTGCCATCGCCGCCAGCACCATACCAGTTGCCAGCATCGTCTTGGAAGTTGCTGTCGGGAATGCCTGTGATCAACCGCTGTTTAAATGTACGCAGATGTGTATAGGGCAATATCCAATTGAACTTGTGTTCGCGATAGGCTCGGCGTTGGCGTATGGCTTGTGGATAGGGCTGGCTGATCAGGGGAATGTTGTCGGCCATGCTCCAGCATGAACCGTAAGTGAATTCGGTATTGCCATCGTATACTGCATTGTAGTAAGTAAAGATGGTGTTGTCGTTGACTAGGCTGTCGTCGCCATCTAGTATCATGACAATGGATTCGGGATCGGGTAAAGATCTAAACACCGATAATTGGTTGGCCACTGCACCACGATTTTCAGTGTTTTCAATCACAGTGAATTTGGCTCTGATGTCATCGGGTAGTGCTGCCAGTGCGGCATGCAGGTTGGTTGATGTGGCATCAGTGCTGGCATCGTTTACCAGGTACACTTGATAGTTGTCATAGTCTTGTGCTGCGATACTGTCAATACATCTGGCGATGTAATTTTCGCAGTTGTAGAAAGTGCTCACTACCACAATGGGCTGTTCGCGACCGGGGCGATACGATTCCAGTTCAATAGTGTTGTGAAATCTGCGGCCGTAAATCTTGTGTATACGGCGATTGATTTGACTGACCTCACGATATTGGTCACGTGGCAAATATGCACCAATCTTTTTGTAAATGTGCTGTTGCCATTGTTGTGCCACGGTGCCCCATGAAGCTATGTCCTTGACAATGTTGCAGTAGTATTGTTTTTGCTGATGCAGGTAACGATCATTGTAGGCCCGTACAGTCATTTCAACAAACTTGTCAATTTGTGCATCTGTGTTGATATCAGGGAACAAGTTGTTGGGCTCTACTGGATAGTCTATTAGGTAGCAGGCACGCTCTAGTGCCACTTCTTCTAGCGCACCAAATCTACAGGTCAAGATTGGGGTATTGTACAACAGGCTTTCCAGTGCACTGATACCGTATGTTTCAGGAAACATGGCCGGGTAAATGGTGTAACTGGCCTGTGCCAAAGTTTCAGCTACCACACGCTGTGGTACAACTCCAGTGAACTCCATGTCCAAGGCCAAATTGGCTGGATCTGAACTCATGGCACGCCATTCAACTTCTTGTGCATCAGGTGCTGCAGTTGAACCGAATTTGTAAAAGCCACCTAAGATTTTTAATCGTGCTCGAGGCAGCAGTTTTTTGACTCGAGGCCACACACGTTTGACCAAGACTGACATGCCTTTGCTGACTGCAGCATTGTACACAAACAGGTCAGGATCCTTGGCCGTGATGTCTACTTCGGGTATGTAGTTCACTGCACCATTGCGTGTCATGAATATTTTGTTTTTGAGCACTTCATAGTTGCGACGACGACCATGCTGGCAGTTGGTCACATATGTGGTATGGAAGTCACTGAGCGTAAAGATGTCGGTGATGCGATTGCTGACTGCCAATTCTTCAATTAGGTTGTCGCCCAAGCAAAAGGTGTCATGCATCCACAGTATACGCATCTTGGCGCGACTGACAATTCGATCATATAGATTCATACCAGCATAGGGCATGGCACGACCATCTCCCAAGCGGCCATAGTCTCTGGGATCGGTAAACGGAATCACAGTTCTAGAACTGATGACTACATCAAACGTCCAGTCTTGTGCTAGTTCACCGAGCAGTCGATAAGTGACTCCGTCGTAGACACCAGGCCGTGCAGTATCCGAGCAGTTGTTGAAAACTGTAACGTCAAAACCCAGCTGTTGTAATTCACGTGCCATTAGTGTTGCGGCACTTTCGCTTCCACCCAAACCTTGTTTGGCCAAAGTAGACCCATCGTAGGGTATACCAATTATGTCGATGATGGCAATATTCATGCATTTATTTACTGTGTGCCGAAAGGGTATCATAAATTTTGATTCGAAAAAATATCTGAGTTGACATTTTTACCCTATAAATATTACTATCAATTAACAGGAATTTCAATATGTCAGTTTGGATAGCAGGTATCACACGCGGCCACAACGGGGCCGTTTGCCTTTTACGAGATGGTGAAATTGTGTTTGCCATTGAAGAAGAGCGGTTGACTCGACTAAAGTATGACGGCTCGCCCATGGCAGCAATGACCAAGATTTTAGAGTATACTGATCGTCTAGACTACATGGTCATGGCACATACTGATCAGCTGGGATCGCAAGGAAAAGTTGATTATACTGCAGAAGATGTGTACACCAGTCTAGCCAGAAAATTAAAATTAATTGGGCCTATTAATAGAGACTTACCGCTAAATTCAAACAACACCATTGCCCATCCGCAAGTGATTGATTTGGGCACCATGCATCATCGTTTACATGCTGCGTGTGCGTTCTATCGTTCAGGATTTGATCAGGCCACAGCAGTTATAGTTGATGGCGCCGGAAGTGTATATTGGCGTGGAAATGATCGTCAGTGGGAAGTTGAAAGTATTTTTACCTGTAGTTACCCAAACATACTTGATACTGTGTTTGCACATAGAGCAGGCAAAGGCCCATGGGCCAGTAGCTATTTCAGCAAATTTAAAGATTCAGACGCACCACCAGATGCAAATACATTTGAGTTATTAGATGATGCATCTGTGGGCATTGTTAAAGCCTACGAAGCGGTGACATCATATTGCGGTTGGGGCGAAATTGAGGCTGGTAAGACCATGGGTTTATCACCATATGGGCGACCAAATGCAAATATTCCGCCCATCTATAACGATGCTGCCGGCTCTTGGATACACGGTAACCGAGATTTATTTGTCACCAACTACCCGCAAGCGGCTTATGTAAACATTGGAGAATGTCCAGAATTAGACGACCCAGCCGAAGTACGAGAATCTATAGTCGATGTGACCATGCTACAAAATCGCAGAGATCTTGCGTATGCAGTTCAAACACAAAGCCAAGAGGCGGTATTAAAAATTATACTCAAGGCTGTGGAAAAAACTGGATGTAAAAATGTTGTACTGTCTGGCGGTTATGGATTAAACTGTGTTGCCAACTATTACTACCTAACTAAACTAAATGAGCTGGGCATTAATCTTTATGTTGAGCCCATCAGCAGTGATGCAGGAACCAGCATTGGTGCCGCGCTGTTTGTTCACCATAGTATAATGAATACCGAGCGTCCAAAACCTAGGGCATCAAGTTTGTACTTGGGTTTTGAATACACATATTCAGCTGATGATATTCGTGCTGTGGCCGAAAAGTATCAAGCTGAAACAAGCACGGTGACCAATCATGATGTGGTGCAGTTGTTACGCAACCGTAACATTGTGGCGGTGTTCCGAGGTCGTAGTGAAAGTGGCCCTAGAGCACTGGGCAATCGCAGTATCTTGTTTGATCCCACTGTGCCCAACGGCAAAGATTTTGTCAACAGCGTTAAACATCGAGAATATTTTAGACCTTTTGCCGGCAGTATCTTGCACGAACATGTCAACGAGTGGTTTGACATGCGCGGCATGGAAGAGAGCCCGCACATGATGTATGCTGTCAACTGCCAACCCGGCAAAGGTGAGCTTGTTCCCAGCATTATTCATGTGGACGGTACTTGCCGTATTCAAACAGTCAAGCGTGAACAAAATCCGCTATATTACGATTTGATATCAGATTTTTATGCCGAGTCGGGTGTTCCTGTTATTTTTAACACCAGCTTTAACCTGGGCGGCGAACCTTTAGTGGAAACACTGGATGATGCTGTACGCACTTTGGCCAATAGCGATATTGAATATCTGTATCTCATGGAATTCCAAACCCTAATTACTGTAAAAAATCATACTGGAGATTAACTTGACACGACCACGAGCATATTTCATTAACGGCGGCGCTGGCCGTGTGATTGCATCTATTCCAGCGTTTGAACAATTGGCCAAAGTGGACAAAGACTTTATCATTGTTTGCGAAGGCGGCAGCGACCTCTATCGTGGGCACCCAGTGTTAGACCGCAGAGTATTTGAACACTGGCACAAGGGACTGTTCAATGATCACCTCAAACATCGTGACTTGATCACCCCCGAACCCTACCGCGTATGGGAATACTACAATCAAAAATGTAGTCTAGCGCAGGCTTTTGATATTGCCATCAATAACCAAGGTGTTCGCAATTTGCCGCCACCAAGTTTGCATTTAAACAAAATGGAAATTGCAGATGCTTACAAAATAACACAGGATATTCGTAGCAAGCTGGGGTTTGAAAAATTAGTTGTTGTGCAGCCGTTTGGTCGTAGTGTCAGCAACAGTGGCGGTTTGATTGTGGATCCCACATCAAGAAGTATTGCTCAGCAAGATCTAATAGAGCTAGTGAATATCTTGAAGAAAGACTATGGTGTTGTTGTCATGAGCGAATTGGGCGATGTGCTAGGCGACAGCAATCAGGGAGTGGCCCAGCCCAGAATTCCGCATATACGTATTTGGGCAGCGGTAATTGAGTTATCAGATCACTTCATTGGCTGTGACAGCGTGGGTCAACACATAGCTCGTGCACTGGGCAAAACTGCCACTGTGGTCACAGGATCAACATTTCCCATCAATGTAAGCTATCCCGATTGCAGCGATTTTGACATTATTGATGCTGGTGCTAAAACAAGACAGTATAGTCCCATTAGAATCTCCATGGAAGATCATATCGAGCGCAACAACGACCAGTGCATGGAACTGACTTCAGACATGAAATCACAGATCTTGAAAAGTGCTAGAAAACGATTGGGTAAATCAGTTAAGTCAAGTGCAAAAAATACAACATTGTCACCAAATTATACCAATACACACTCGCACCATGAGCATGTTTTAACTTGCGACACTGCAGTAAGACCTGAACCTGGTTTTGCTATGAATCCGATTTCTCAAACTATAACTGCAGAAAACACCTACATGAAGCCAGCAGAGTCTATCACACTAACTGCTACCGGTGTTTAACCAGTCCACTGCTGTCGAGATTGGCTTAGTAGTTGATTTGGAGCTAAAGAAGCTGATGGATTTACATAAGCCGATGTCAAGAATATAAATGTGGTGCCACCACTATTAATATTGCCATCGGTTGACAGCGATACACCGCCGCTGGTGTTGATAGTTAGGAATGCGGTAACTGAACTGGTTACTGGGGTAGACATCCAGGTTATTGGCACTGAAGTAAATGCCGATCCCGTAGTAGGATAATTCCAAGTTGATACTATAGCCAAGCCACCATCGTAGTCAGGCATGGTTGTAGTGGTTGCAATGGTTAACTCATTTATAGGATGTCGACGAGCATCAGCAAAGACCACTTGTCCTTCCATGTACGGAGTCCAAGATCCGGTTAAAGGTGTATTAAATGTCCAAGGACTATTGCCATTGTAACTGGCAGCATTGTAAATAGCAAAATCTAATTCAATGATACGTCCCTGATACCAGTAGTCCATGCTAAAATTAAGACTACCACGAACCAGCCGCGAATTGGCCAATTGTAAATTTGCTGACCACGGATTGGTGGGATTTCCGTGTCCGTATAGTACTACATTGTCTGCAGGGTAACCCGATGGAACAAACTCAAGCGAGTCTTGAGTTTGACTTATAATATTACCCCACCCAGCAACAAAGACTGGGTTACCCGTAACAGTTATTTGTAGTTCCTGATTCGGATTAGGGTAACTCGGATTTAATTCACCAATTGGCATATACCGTCCAGGTTACGCGGCTGCTACAGTACCAACAATCTTGGCATTGGCGCTAGAAATAACCACAATACCCACAATGGTATCAGCTGATGTAGATGTTGTAACTGTGGCTGCATAAGTGCCATTGTTAAATGTAATACCCGGAGTTGCAGTTTGTCCCACAATTGACAACGTGACTGTGGTAGCTATACGCTGTCCTGCATAGTTATACACATTGACTGTAATGTTACCGTTTATGTTACTACCAGTATACACAAAACTAGTGGTAGGTGCAGTAATTATCAAGGTCTCGCCGACACTGGCTGAAATAACATCAATGTAATTTGATGTCACGTTAGATGTCAAATTAGCAGTAGTATAAACTGTGTTAGCAGTCCAACCACCATTGTTGTTAATAGTTGTTGTATCTACCACTTGTGTAGCCCAACGACCGTTGTGATCTTTAAACAATCTGCTGGCAATGTAAGGCATGGTGCTTTGATATTGATACAGCCCGGTTGTGGCATTCAGGGTCAACACAATGTCGTTACCAAATGTAGCACCAGCATATACTGTGTTCCAGTAGGTGTCCAAGGGGCAGAAATATCTAGGTGCATAGGTTGCTAGTGATACATAGCCTAGGTAATAGGCATTGAATCCAACATCATCTAGGCTCCAGCTCCATACTCTAAACATGGCACCAGCACCAGAATCCAAGTTAAATGTATTAGCAATACTCACTAAACCGGTACCGTTGGTGTTATACACGCCCATGTGCAGGCGTTTGACACTGTTGGTGTCTACGCTGTACCACACACGATTGACAGTTTGTCTACGGAAGCTGGCATTGTTCAATTGACTGTTAGCAGTGCCGTTGTGGCCCAGTGCAGTATAGATTGATGTAATCTGCGCTGCGGTCATTGACTGTAAAGTGTAGGCTTGAGCTGCTGCTGCACCAGTTGACGAGGTAAGAGTGTATCTACTGATGGTCATGGTATTAGCAGTATCTGCACCACCAAATGCAATGTGGTAGAATCTATAGGCCACTGTGTCATCTTGGTCCGGCTGTGATGGAATTATTAGTCCACTAATACCTTTCTTGATGTTGTAAACCACTGTGGTCACAGTGGTATTGGCATTATATTGACGCAAGGTCAAACGCACGTTTCCAGATGTAGTGGTGTCTACCCCTTGTACACCGCCGTTAAGAGCATTGTAGTGGAAGTACCATTTGAACGGAGGTGCATTTTGTATCAATGTTCTAACACCGTATTCAGCAGTACCGCTGGCAACGCCATAGTTAACGTAATTCCCGTAAACATTATTTGAGCAGACCCCGCTAAAACTACATGTAGAAGCAACACATAGATTGACCCGACAAGTAGTACCATAGTATAATTGATCAGCTATTGAATTTGATTGTAATCCGGCAATGGTGCATTGAGCAGGAAAATTAACAAGAGCATAGTTACAACTACCTCCTCCCCCTTGATTACATGGGCAAACGGCATTCGGTACTGTATAATTTGTGGGTGTGTCACCGTAGGTGTATTCAGGCATGGGGAAACAATTGGCATAGCAATTGGCACAGCATCCTTGTACGAATGCCAATTGATACATGTTTGATTGTGGCACAAAGCAAGAAAAATTCCCACCAGTGTCCTGTACTATCAAATAATTATACATGGCACAACAGTTAGTGGCGTTATTGCAACCTGAAATTGAATAACAACTAATGCTGCCGTACGGCAATGCTTGTGTGTTAGTGTTACTGGGTGTAGGACATACCAATGTAATAATCCCATTCCATGCAGCACAGGTTTGGCAACTACCAGGCAAAACGCAGCCGGTTAGGCAAGCAGTGCTGGTGCTGGTGTTTATTTGATAACATGCTGGGCCTTGGCAAGTTTGATTTTTAAAAGTTGTAATATTATTAACGCTTTGGTTAGTGCCATAATACAAAAAGCAGCCGGCTGCGTACTCACCACTGAATCTACTGCCCAATAAGTCAAATGTGCTACCTTGGTATGTGGGTTCAAACAAGCTGTCTACTGCCAGCGGGGCCACCGTACAGCCCAAATCAATACAGGCTGGATTATATTGGTAGTTGCCTACCTGTTCCAAACTGTTAGAGACTGTGTAAAATGCTCCATTGATGGTGTAATTGGTGCCACGATAACCATACTGTATGGTTTTTTCTGTTGGTGGTGGTAGATATCTTTGATAAAACTTTGCCATTATTATACTCCGGGTGTGCTGTCAACGTTGTTGTTGTCGGTTTCAGGTGGATCAAGAAACAAATGAGACATATGAGTCAAGGCCCAATCTCTAGCTTCTTGTTCGTTTTGCCATGGCACAGGATCACCCCAGGTGGGACGCAAGGGTTGATGTAACACATCCTGCCCAATTGAAGGGTCGCGAACAATCAAAATGTTATTTTGAAATATGATCTCATGTTTAACTGCCATTTAAATTCTCCAAATTAGTAAGTGGTATAGGTCAAAGTCACATACAAATCACTGGCATACAATCCATTATTGGTAACAACGATATAAATGTAATCATTGCTGGTTGTGGTGCTCCAAGGTGATGTATTGCTGGCTGGACCTGTTCCAGTAAATGATATATTTGATACAGTTACATCATTCAATAAAATATTTAGCTGAACGGGCTGTGTACCCGATGCTAGCACATAGGCTGTGGCCGAACTCACAGCAATTCTGCGGCCGGGATACCATCTTGTGGTATACGAAGTGCTGTAGCCCACTGGCAGCGTGCCCGGAGTATAAACTGTGTTGCTCAAGGATGGATTGGATCCAATTGATGCTCCGTTGGCCAGTAGACTCAGCACGTTGCCCACGTTGCTGTTGAACACTATGTTGCCCGACAACACCGGACTGGTCATGGTTATTGTGCCTGCAGGATCAGTGGTGATCTTGGCATTGCCTATGCCAAAATTTACATTGGCTGAATTAAGACTACCGCCTACGTAGACGTTGCCCACAATGCCAGCACCACCTGCAATTTGTAAGGCACCAGTAGTGGTACTGGTACTGGAAGTGGTATTGGTTGTAAACAACACATTGTTGGAGTTTAAGTTTCCACCTCCGGAACTGCCAGTATAACCTTGTATGCCTTGACTGCCGGTATAGCCATTGAAACCGGCTGATCCAGTGTAACCTTTACTGCCAGTGTAACCCACACTACCGGCGTAACCAGGAGCGGTACTGGCTGAACCAGTGTAGCCCGTGGATCCAGTATAACCTATTGAACCGGTATAGCCAGGAGCAGTACTGGCTGATCCGGTGTAACCTGTTGAGCCAGTGTAGCCCACACCCTGTGATCCGGTGTAACCCACTGATCCAGTGTAACCGGTACTGCCAGCATAACCCACAACCGGAGTCACTGCTGCAATCCAGCCCACACCGTTCCAGGTCCAGGTCATGGTACCGTAAACATACGTTTGGCCTATCGAGGTTGGGACTGGAAAGTTTATCATGTTTAGTTAATGCTTTAGTTTGTATTTACCAGAATTTTGTTATAGTGTATGTACGGTTGAATTTATTTAGATGATGTAAACGCAGGCCAATATAGTGAAGTTGAATTGATTCCAACGCCTGCAATCGTGCCAGCAGGGCTTATGGCCGTGCTTTCTATAAAATAAGTCGTGGTGGTGACTCCGCCCATGGCAGTAATGGTTGACCAAGTGACGCCATCCGGAGAAGTGGTATACACCGCATAGTATGGAGTAGCAACAGCGTACCAGCCCACAGCTACCCATAAACTAAGAACCGAATCCCAAATCACTGAGGTAAAAATGTATTTTGTTGCAGACAAGTTGGCCGCAGCAGTCCATGACACACCATTATTTGAACTGTATGAGAACCATGGTATGTTGGTGCCCGAAAATCCTATCCATACCATTTGGCCAGCTGGGTTAGCGGCTAGACAGCGTGTGGTCAAATTGGTTGCAGTTGAATTTAGGGTAGTTGGAGTTGTCCATGTAGTGCCATTATCTGAACTGTACGAGTATACTGGATAACTACTGGCATTGGTACCAACTAGACATAAGTTTGTGCCTGACCCCAGTGCAGCAGATTTTGGTGTAAAAGTGGTGGCTGTTCCCACTGTTTGAGCCGCACTCCACGTGCTTCCATTTGTAGAAGTATAATACTGTCCGGTGCTGTTACCATTCAATTGACCAAATGCATAAAAAGTGCCACTGCTATTACAAATTACAGGAACCACATAGGTTTTAACACTACTAGATATACTGGCATAAGTCCACGATGTACCATTGGTGCTGTAGTAGGCAAAAGGATAGTAGGTGCTAAGAAATCCCACAGACACCATCAACCCAGACGAATTCACTGCTAAACCGCCTATGTTGATATTAAAAGCTCCCACAGTTGTTGGAGTGGGCCAGCTGGCACCAGTAGTGCTATTTGCATACACTAGATAATTGTTGCCGTCATACCCGGTGGCCACAAATCGGTTCAAGGTCGGACTCCAGACAACGTTGTACATGGCATACAAGCTAGTACTGCCATTCATGAGTGCTGGCGCATTAAATCCATTGAATCCGGTGGGTCTGGCACCAAACCCAAGCGCCCGCATAGACCCAGATCCCACTGAAATTATATTTGGCATTGCTTGATCCTTAAGCAAACTTGGTTTGGCTGGCAAACACCACATACGCAGCTGATCCAGTTTTGGTCACTGTGTACGAATAAATGTCAATTGAATTCGCGTTACCCGAGCTGGGTGCTGTGCCGTTTTGCCACTTGGGCGTAACAGCAGATCCGTCAACTTGGAATGCCGAAGCATAGTAGGCAGTAGCACCCTGTGTGACCATGAACGCAAAGCTCACTGATTGGCCGGTTGCTAGAGCACTGTTCAACAAGGTACTGGAACTAAACGACAAGTTCACAGTCCAGTTGGCCGAAGCATTGGCAGTATAATACAGCACCGACTGACTGTTGATGTAGTAGTTGATGGTACCAGTTGCGGCTGTGGCTGATACTGTGGTGGTTTCAGCCATGTTGGTCATCACCGTGGCAAACGAACTGGCACTGCCGTTGAATGTCTGTGTAGATGTCCAAGTGCTGCTGATGACCGGAACGCCATTGGCATAGTAGTAACCCGAACTGTACACACTACCAGCAAATATGTTGCCAGCAATGCCAGCACCACCCGAGACCTGTAGTGCACCTGTAGTGGTGCTGGTACTTGTAGTATTATTACTGGTAATGATCTGTAGTGCGGTTGTACCTGAGAATGAGCCAGTCGCACCTATTGATCCGGTATAACCTATTGGGCCAGTGGCACCTATTGATCCGGTATAACCAATTGATCCAGTATAACCTGTCGTGCCAGTAGTACCAACGGATCCAGTATATCCTACTGATCCATTATAGCCCACACTACCGGTATATCCCACTGATCCAGTATAACCAGTATTCAAATAGGGAGTACCGTTGGCATAAAAATGACGATCTGAGTAAATGTTGCCGGCAAAAATGTTACCAGTAACACCCACACCGCCAGCAACTACTAGAGCACCTGTTGTTGTGCTTGTACTAGCAGTTACAGTCACGATCGACACGTTGCCAGTGGGTCCACTGATGACCATGGGCTCAGAATAAGTTTCGCCGCCAACTGGGCCAGTGAAGGTCCAGAATTGCAAGCCGCCGCCGACTGTGCCTTGCAAGGCGCCACCACCATTGCTGTTGGCAGTCATTTGTAAACCGCCACCTGATGTGGTAAAGCTACCGGTGCCCACGCTGTTCAGTGTTAGTGAAATAGCAGAGTCGCTGGCCTGTGATATAGTACCTATACTGGCTTTTGAACCAGTTATAGTTAACCCGCTTGCAAACACGTTACCAGCAAAAATGTTACCAGTAACACCCAAACCACCCGCCACAGTCACAGCACCTGTAGTGGTACTGGTGCTAGGGGTTGCAGTTCCTCCGCCATTAAATGGAGTCGCAGCATTGTAAGTAACTGATCCCGAGTTAGTCAATGAATAATTATTAGTGCTAGAATCAGTTATATAATTGCCGGAACTAGCAACACTTAATAACAATGTAGTATTAGGAATTGCTGTTAACGGTTGGGTAGGTGGAGTAAATGACGAAGTATATACCGCAGTTCCGTTAACAAACCGGAAATTAGTCATATATCCACGAAGAGATTGATTTCCGCTGCTTCCGTCTGATCTAGCAATATATTCTGGTGCACCACTGTCGTATATACTTCCAGCGTAAGTATATGTTGTGCCCTTTTGCCCATTCAAATACATGTTGAATGAACTACCGTTCCGTACTACTGCCACGTGGTACCATGTATTTGCAGTTAGTGCAGGTAATGTTGAATCATCATTGGGATTAATTGCCCAAGAAGAAGAACTATCTGCAACTTGTAGGGTCATTCTATTAGAAGAACTGTATACACGCCACGCTATTCCTGCATAGGTTCCTACTTCTCGTTTACCGTAAAGACCGTTTTCTACTCCCAGTGTTGTTAAGTATACCCAAGCTTCTATTGTAAAATTATTGCTACCTAATACAAATGCTGAATTATTTGCATAGGTCAAATAATTACTACCGCTAAAACTTAAACTGCCACCAGTAGCGAAACCAGTGGGTGCGACCACGCTGACACCAGTAGTTACCACATTACCAGCAATGCCAGCACCACCTGAGACCTGTAGTGCGCCTGTTGTGGTACTTGTACTAGGTGTGGTGTTGCTTATGATAACTTGTTGTGCAGTTGTACCTGAGAATGTGCCTGCACTTCCTGTGTAACCCACGCTTCCAGTATAGCCCACGCTACCTGAATATCCCACTGATCCAGTGTACCCAGTGCTGCCAGTGTAACCCACATTGCCTGTGGTGCCCGTTGAGCCGGTATAACCTATCGATCCGGTATAACCAGCTGATCCAGCGTAACCCACGTTGCCTGTGGTGCCCACACTACCGGTATACCCAACGCTTCCAGTGTAACCTGTGGTGCCTGTTGAGCCGGTGTATCCAACACTTCCAGTATAACCCACCGATCCATTATAGCCCTGTGATCCAGTGTAGCCAGTTGATCCGTTATATCCCGTGCTGCCGGTATAGCCGGTTGCACCTGCGCTGGCATATGATACGCCGTTGGCCCAGAACACACCTGATGTGGTAATGACACCAGCCGTGGTGGAAATATTACCCGATGCCACTATGGCGTTAGCATATTCAGTACTGGTTATGGTTTCATAGTTCTGTGTGGTGATGTTGCCAGTGACCACCAAGTTACCACCCACATACAAGTTGCCGGTAATACCTACTCCGCCTGCTACAGTCACAGCACCTGTTGTGGTACTGGTACTGACTATTGGTGCACTGGCTCCATTAAATGGTGTTGCAGCATTGTATGCAACCGATCCCACATTGGTCAATGTTAAATTATTAACACTGGAATCGGTTATATACGCACCTGAACTGGCCACATTTAACAATAGGGCTGTGTTTGCGATGGCAGTTAAGGGTTGTGTGCTTGGTGTGAAATTGGTGGTGTATACTGCGGTACCATTTACAATTCTTAAATTACTAATATATCCTGTAAAGAGTGTACCTGCCGATGAATTATTTCTGCTACCAATATAGTTAGTAACACCGGATACTGTATAATTTGTTGTATCAGTAGCACTACTGACAGCAATACCATTCTTATATATAGTACCAACTGAACCATTTCTTACGTAGGCAACATGGTTCCATACGTTGGTTCCAAAATCGGTAGTAGAGGCATCCACCACAAGGCTAGAAGATCCGTTATACCATTCCAATTGCCCGTTTGATGCTGTGCCTCCACCCCATACAAATGCCCATGCTGTGGTATTTGTTGCATCTCTAGCATCAAATAAATATTGTAAATTTTGTGCAGATGTAAAATATACCCAGGCCTCAACTGTAAAATTATTTGTACCAAATTTATTGGTATTCCCGGGAGAGTAAGTTAAATACTGAGTTGTACCATTAAAGCTCAAGCTGCCACCGGTTGAAAAACCAGCTGGTTGTACAACTGCGATACCAGTGCTGTAAACATTACCAGCAATACCCGCACCACCCGATACAATTAGAGCACCTGTTGTAGTGCTGCTACTAGCAGTGGTGTTGCTTATGATAACTTGTTGTGCGGTATTACCTGAGAATGTGCCGGTGCTACCAGTATATCCTGTTGAACCAGTATAACCAATTGATCCAGTATAGCCGGCGCTGCCCGAATAACCCACATTACCTGTGATGCCCGTCGATCCAGTGAAACCAATTGATCCAGTATAGCCGGCGCTGCCAGTATAACCCACATTACCTGTGCTACCAATTGAACCAGTGTAACCAATTGATCCAGTATAGCCCTGTGATCCCGAATAACCTACATTACCTGTGGTACCTATGGATCCAGTATAGCCAATTGATCCAGTGTATCCAGTAGTGCCTGTGCTGCCGGTATAGCCCACATTACCTGTTGTACCTATGGATCCAGTGTATCCAACAGATCCGTTATAACCTGTTGATCCCGCATAGCCCACGCTACCAGTGTATCCAATTGAACCCTGTGAGCCAGTATAGCCCACGTTGCCTGTAGTGCCTGTGCTGCCAGTATAGCCAATTGAGCCAGTGTAGCCCACACTACCCGAATAACCTACATTACCTGTGGTGCCCGTCGAACCAGTATAACCTGCACTTCCGGTATAACCCACACTACCAGTGTAACCTGTACCTGTTGAGCCAGTATATCCAGTTGACCCCGTGCTTCCAGTATAACCAATTGATCCAGTATAGCCGGTGGCGCCCGTGCTGCCGTTGTAGCCTGTAGTGCCTGCGCTTCCAGTATAACCTGTTGCGCCCACTGATCCAGTAAAGCCAGTTAAGCCTGTGCTGCCTGTGTAACCAGTAGCACCACCTGAGAATCCAGCTCCATTGGCGTAGAAGTAGTTGGTGCTATACACATTACCAGCAAAAACATTACCAGTAACGCCTACACCGCCAGCCACAGTGAGTGCACCTGTAGTGGTTGTGGTACTAACTGAATTACCAGTAACAGCAAGAGTGTTAGTAGAAGTTATTGGTATAGCCACCCGAGTCCAAGCGCCGTTGGTGCTAGAATAGGTGTATGTGATGCCGTTAACTGTTGCAATTGCGCCGTTAGTTGGTGATGCGGGAAAACTCATGTTGTATCTTTATTGTGTTATTTGTACCCAAGAGGTAGTAATTTCGTTCCACATATATTTATTGCCGTCATCGGGGCAGGCCACAGGAGCAGCCCAAGTCCATGTGGGTGCCGAAATGGTCCAGCTGGCGCACACTACTCCGTTCATGTCTAGCGGTCTTGGCGGGTAAAACACATCATTGCGAGCATCGTAAATATAACCAGCACTGGCATAGTTACCACGTAGAGCCACGCCGCCATCGGGTGTATCAGAATTAGGGGCATAATGTACACCACCGCGGGTGTTATATGATGTTTGAATCCAGGTACCCGGACTGGAATCGACAAATGTTGTAAAAAAATCAGCTTCGGCCACAATGACTTGTGTGACAATGCCGTTAAGAACTTTTGCGTAGTGACTCATGCTGTGTAACTTCCTGATTGTTTAAATATCATTATGGTGTTTGATCCGTTTGTAACCACTGTGGGTGAACCAGTGGTTATGTTTGAATAAAACGCTGTTGGCAATGACACAATAACTATACCGCTACCGCCTGCTGCACCAGCACCAGTATTAACACCACCCCCGGCGCCACCGCCAGTGTTTGCTAACCCAGCAGTTCCGGGGTTGCCTCCGCCACCTGATCCACCGGTACCTGCAGTTAGCGTGCCACCATAATATCCGCCAGCGCCACCACCAGCAAAGTAAACCGAAGTGAGCACAACTTGCCCAACGTTGGCATTGGTGGCTTGCAGAGCAGTGATCAGTGTGGTAGTAAGCCCGATACCGCCATTGCCAGAACTTGATGATGTTGCAGAAGCTCCCGCACCACCAGCACCACCACCACCACCTTCTCTATCCTGTGCTCCACTGACACCAGTACCGCCCATGTTACCTTGCCCGGTGGTTCCAGAACCACCAACATTGCTCAATGCGCCGCCACCACCTGAACCACCATTGGCGCCATTGGTGGCACTGCCACCACCACCGCCACCGAGAGCAGTGTAGCCAAATGCTGTAGAATTTTGACCGTTGTTGGCCACTGAACTTGCTGCACCAGCACCGCCGCCGGCGCCAACAACAAATGAATATACAGTTCCAGCACTGAGCGTTATGTTCCCAGCTATCAGTCCGCCAGCACCACCACCACCACTGCCACCAGGCGATCCACCACCTGCAGAACTGCCACCACCACCAGCCACAATCAAATACGATGCATTAATTTGTGTCCCTGAAGGTGTAGCATACAGTTGCGAATATGAAATCCAACCCTGGGTAGAATCAATATATACAAAATTATATGATTGTCTACTCACAATAATACCAATATTACCTGTAGTACCTTGAATATTTTTGCCATTGCCATAAATTGTAATGGCATTTGTAGCTGCAGTGCCTGCATAATCGGTTATGATTATGACCTGACCAGCACTGGGGCTGGCTGGCAATGTGACTGTGATTTGACTTGAAGTGGTGTTAACTGGATAACCATTGCCGGCCACAGCAGTGAAGTTTGTGGTTTGTACCGACTGCCAAGTAATTGAGCCACCACCGCCGCTGCCGGTTGTTATCACTGCTGCATTTGATGATATTGCTGGACCCGAAATATCCAACCAGAATGAGTTGACACCATCAGTGGTGTATCTGTAGATATCATCAGTTGAGGTGTTGTACCAGATGTCATTGACAGTGGGGCTTGACGGTGGAGTTGCACTGGATGTGCTTTTAGGTCCACTGGATCCTGAACTGTAAGCAGCACCATTGGCCCAGAACACGCCCGAAGTGGTAATGATACTGGCATTGGATGTGATGTTGCCCGAAGTAACTATGTTATTGGCGTATTCGGTATTGGTTATAGTCTCATAATTTAAAGTGGTAATGTTGCCAGTGACCACCAAGTTACCGCCCACGTACAAGTTACCAGCAATACCCGCGCCACCTGCGACTTGTAATGCACCTGTAGTGGTGCTGGTGCTCGATGTGGTGTTGCTGGTTATGATCTGTTGTGCAGTCGTGCCTGAGAACGTGCCAGCACTACCAGTGTAGCCCACCGAGCCGGTGTAACCTACTGATCCTGCATAACCTGTACTTCCGTTATATCCAGTGCTGCCAGTATAGCCAATGCTGCCAGTGTAACCCACACTACCGTTGTAACCAGTACCACCGCCACCGCCTGCAAAAGGTGTTCCATTGGCATAGAAATGATTATTGCTGTAAATAGCACCAGCAAATATGTTACCACCAACACCCAAGCCACCAGTGATTACCAAGGCACCTGTTGTGGTGCTGGTACTTGAAGTGGTGTTGCTGACAGTCAATTGCTGTGTGATATTGCTGGTCACAGTGCCGGCACTGCCAGTATAACCAATTGGACCAGCTTGCAACGGACCGCTGATCTGTAAATAAGTGTCAAATGAGCCACTGGTGTATGGGGTGCCGCCAGCGTTTATGTATGCTCTAAGATCAACATAGTCTGTGGTACCATTTAGATAAATTACCTCGGTGCCACCGGCAGCATTTTGACTAGCACTGGTATCACAACCAATTGCATTATAACCGCTGCCGTTTTTACCTATACCAGCAACAGCTATAACTGTGGGGCAACGAGCTCGACCGGTGACCATGTACCAACCGGCCAAATTGGGTTGGAAATATTTACCAGTGCTGTTCCACCAACCAGCGGTGTCAGATCCCACTGTGTCAATGGGAACCTTTTGCCAACCAACACCAGAGCTTGAACCTGTGCTCAAATATGCCCAAGACACATTAAGACTTGTGCCCACACCAGCACTGCCAGTGTAACCTGTGGTGCCAATAGATCCGGTGTAGCCGATTGATCCAGTATAACCTATACTTCCAGTATAGCCCGGTGCTGTACTAGCCGAACCGGTATAACCCGTTGAACCAGTATAACCTATCGATCCAGTATAGCCCGGTGCTGTACTAGCCGAACCGGTATAACCCGTTGAACCAGTATAACCTATCGATCCAGTATAACCCACACTACCAGTATAACCTGGGGCGGTACTAGCCGAACCAGTATAGCCTATCGATCCAGTATAACCCACACTACCAGTATACCCGGTACTACCTGATCCAGAACCATATGGGGTACCATTGGCATAAAAATGATGGTCTGAATATATGTTGCCAGCAAATATATTACCAGTTACGCCTATGCCACCATTTACTAGCAATGCACCAGTAGTGGTACTGGTACTGGGCACCAAACTGCCAGGCAGTGCAACATACGGAGTCAACGCATTATATGTGACAGTGCCGGTGATAGTGACCGAAATGTTATTTGTGCTGGTGTCAGTTATGTACCCAGCTGAAGTAAGAACATCTAACAAGAATACTGTGTTTGTTACAGCACTCAACAGTTGATTTGGTGGGGTAAAATTGCTGGTATATACTGCGGATCCGTTTACTACACGCAAGTTAGTAATGTAACCAGTCATGTTGTAACCGGATCCGCTGTTAGAACCAACTCGAACACCGTATTGCGAATACGATCCGGAATTGGTTGCAGTGCCAGCAGACACCCCGTCAATGTACATGGTTAATGCTGTACCGTTGCGAACAATTGCAAAATGATGCCATGCATTGGCTGTTAATGCAATACTCGATGTTATCAGCACAGTACCGCCCATGCTGTATACAATATATCCTGACGAGTTTATGTATATAAATGATGCTGAATTAGTTGTTACCCCGCCTCTAGCATCATAAAAAGTTTGGTTGGCTGCTACAGAAGTAAACTGTAACCATGTTTCTATAGTAAAACTATTTGTACCAAATGCAAGATTGGTATTTGATGCTATTGTAAAATACGAAGATCCGTTAATGTACAAGCTGCCACTGGGCACGTATGGTGGGTTTAATGACACTACACTAATACTAGTAGTATACACAGCATCGGCCCAAACATTACCAGCAACACCAACACCACCGGTTACAATCACAGCACCAGTTACATTACTTGTACTGGCTGTACCGTTGGTGGTAATAATTTGTTGTGCGGTAGTTCCGGTAAATGAACCAGCTGAGCCAGTATAACCTGTGGTTCCAGTTGAGCCAGTATAACCCGCTGCACCCGAAGCACCCACGCTACCGGTGTAGCCGGTACCAGCTGATCCAGTATAACCCATGCTGCCAGTATAGCCAGCGACACCACTAGCTCCTGTCGCTCCAGTACCAGCTGATCCAGTATAACCCAAGGCTCCTGAAGCACCAGTGGCACCCGCACTGCCTGTGTAACCAGCGGCACCCGATGCACCAGTGGCACCTGTACTGCCAGTGTAACCCACTGTGCCAGCTGAGCCAGCATAACCTGTGGGTCCAGTAGCACCAGTGGCACCCTGTGATCCAGTGTAGCCTGCAGCACCGGTACTGCCAGTGTAACCCACAATGGTACCTGCATCCACAAATCCATCCACAGGACCTGTACCACTGTAGACCCACAAGTGACCAGTATCAATGGCAATGATACCATCGCCCACGGCTGGAGAGGGGTCAAACGATTGGAATGTGGCCACGTTGGCTGTTGCTGCGCTGCCAATAATTCTTACACTGGTACCGTCATTACCGCGGCTACCGGTATAACCCATGCTACCTGCATAGCCGGTGGCACCTGATGCGCCACTAGCACCTGCACTACCAGTAAACCCAATTGACCCAGTATAACCTGCTGCACCTGATGCCCCTGCAGCACCAGCTGATCCAGTGTAACCTGTGGCTCCGGTAGCTCCTGTAGCACCATTAACTCCAGCACTGCCAGTATATCCAGTGACACCAGTGGCTCCTGTAGCCCCGGCGGTGCCTGCGCTGCCAGTATAACCCATACTGCCCGAATAGCCCACGCTGCCGGTATAGCCGTTCCCACCACCGCCCGATCCTGAGCCTGCAAATGGTTGTCCGTTACTATAAAAATAATTATCAGTATAAATGTTACCAGCAGTGATGCTGCCTGTAATGTGCAGATTACCAGTGTCAACAATGGGCGCGGTTGATAGAGTGTTCAACACACTGATGGCATTTGGATTCAATACCACATTGCCCACTGGGGTAATAAACTGCACACCAGCTGTGGGGTCAGCACTGATAGTGGTACCACCCAAATCAATGGTATTACCGGCCAAGTACAAGGTACGGAATCGCCGTGTGGGTGAACCGATGTCGATGGTGTTGGCTGTCACTGGCAACAGGGCTGTGTTGACCACAAGATTGCCGCCTACATTTAGATTGCCACCAATGCCCACGCCACCTGTGACCACCAAGGCACCCGACACAGTGTCAGTGCTGATGGTGCCATTGTTGATGGTGAATGTGTTGTTGGTGCTGGTACTAGATCCAGCACCGCCGGCACCAGCACTGCCAGTATAACCCACAGGACCCTGTGCACCCGGGCTGGCTGTGTCGACCCACTGACCAGTGACTCCGTTTGTGATCCATACGTATTCTAATCCACTGGTACTGTCAAACCAACGATCGCCCAAGGTGGGGCTGGTGGGTGCTGTGTTACCAAATGTGAATGCTGTGCCTGATCCCGAACCGCCACCACCGCTGCCAGAACTGCTGACATAGGGTACACCATTGGGATACAGTATGTTTGATACTAATAAAGTTGTCAGTGTTAAATTGGCTGTCCATACACGATCACCCCTGACATTGGTGGTCAAGACTGTGCCATTGGCTGCCACGCCCAAATTGGGTTCAGCATCAGCCATGTCCAGGAACTGGTACCGGCCAGGATCGGTCGTGATGGGTGGATTTACTGGTTCACGTCCGCTGACTAAACGTTTATTAATACCTGCCATATTTTATTCTTATTATTATATTAATTATCAAATTTAACTGTTAGCAGTTTCTAGCAAGCTCAACAGCACCTGAGCACTGGAATTACGTGTGGCCACCACTGTGATTGAATCGCCGGTCTGTAGGATCAACTTGCCGGTCAACATGTTGACAGCATCACTCACTGGAACTTGAACATTGCTGATGATACTGGTAGACACATTGCCGCGCAAGTGGCTGGCAGAAACGCCCACTGTGGTGGTGTCAATGTTGCTGACCTGTGCCAACAGCACCACAGTGGTATAGCCTTGCGGTGCTGTGTAGATAGTAGACGACACCGTAGACGCATTGTACGGTATCGTTTTGAAGGTATTAATTGGTGCTGACATAGTTTATTCCTGTTATTGAAGTGCCAATATAAATGGTGTCATAAGAGCAAACATGCTCTTGGTAAATGCATCGCCTGATATGGTTCCAGTGGCTTGATTGATCACTAGATTGGAGCCAATTTTGAAATTACCTTTGTGGTCGGTACTGGTTACTGTGACTCGACCGCCACCTGACATGACCACTTCGTTGGCTGCAATGGGGATTCCGCCGTATTGTGGTAGTGCAGTAATTGGGTTAGTCCCAGCACCCACATACTCAAAGGTGTGTGCACTGGCCACCACTGCGCTGCGTTGGTAAAAGCTCACTGTGGTTCCGGTTGGCAAGTTGTTGGTATAGATTTCTTGTATGTTCACTTGCCAAGTGATGCTGTCCAACTGTGCAATGGTGTCGATACTGTAGTAATTGGGGTCACCATCAATGACCATGGTTTGGTTCACATGTGGTGGGTTGGTTAGATTGTGCAGGATAAACACACCCAGTGTGCTGACACCGTAAGTGACACCTGTGCTCAACAAGGGCCCAACACCGGTGGCTTTAAGACCATAGTTGCCAATGCTGGTGTCAGACCCGTTCAAGGTACAAAATGCACCCGAATCACACCAAATGCCCACATCGCAGGCAATGGTGTAGATGTTGACCAGCTGACTGTAGCCGCTGTTGGTGATGTGTACACCAATCCCGCCTTGATTAATGATTGTAAAGAAACCCACAATCATGGCCTTGGTACTGATGGCACTGGTCAAAGATCCGTCAATGTAGACTGCTGTGCCCACTGTGGTACTGCTGGTTATGTTCTGTATGTAGGGACTGACGAATACATTCTGTCCTGACTTGCTGGGATCAAATGCAAACCCACTGGCCAAGTAATCCTTGATGGTTATGCCCCAAACATAGCAGCCAGATCCGGTATAAAACAGGTCTGAGCTGGGGTTATTGGGGTAAACAAAAACTGTACGCAGATCATTGCCCACCAAACTGACATTGGCAGGAATGGAAATGGGATTGTTTTCGTAGTAGCTGCCAGGTGCAATCTGTACTGTGGTGCCCGAAGTGGCTGCTGTTAGTGCAGCACCAATGGTCAAAAACGGATCCAGCAAGCCCCCGGTGTTGGAGTCTGAGCCATTTTTGGCCACATGCAGGACATTTTGTAAATTGGTAAAGTTCGATGGAGTACCTGCGCTGCCAGTGTAACCCACCGTGGTGCTGATAGCCTGCCAAAAACGACCATTCCACTGCCAGGTACGGTCATTTAGGGTGTAGGTATCATTGAGATTGGGTGATGCGGGGAAATTTAAGGCCATACAATATTCTTTATCTAATATTTAGCATCACTACATCCTTAATTAAAAGATGGATGCGGCCAAGAGAATGGGCTCCGGGAGCCCATTCGAGTTTTAAGCCTGTGCTTCAGTCCATGAAATCCGAGCGTTAATGGTGTTTGTATTACCACCAATCGCAGTGGCACAAATTGTAATAACGTCAGGCCCATCCGGGAAGATACCGTTGGCAGTAGCTGATGGGGTCAAACTTAACCCGCCACCCAAGATACTGTTACCAATGTCTCGAACCAAGTTCAAGTCCTGGCTGGTGGTAGCATTGGCATTGGTAAAGAAGCCGTAAATACTTTCACCACCGGTAATGGTCTGTGATGTCACGTGATAAGCAATTTGTGCTAGACTAGAACCGCCCACTGGAGAAAAGTTACCGCCACCGCTGCTGATTTTACCATTTAGCACCAAGTCAATTCTGAACGGAGTTGTACCACAATACGAGTCCATACTACGTAGAGTCAACTGCATACGATTGATAATTTCACGTGTGCCCAACAAGCCAGTTTGTCCACTGTCCACGCTGGGGCCCACACGAATAGTCATAAGTGGTACACGAGTATTTTGTGTCAAGTTGGTCAAAGCGGTGTTAAAGCCAGCGTTAAACACGAACGATTTATCGTCATCAAAGCGTCCGTCCATGATCACGCTGCTACCCCAGTGACTGATTGTGCTGGCCTGTTGTGGTGCATACAATTGTGCCTGGATGGGCGCTGTGGCCGAGTAGGTGAATGTTGTTGCCGAGCCGTAGCCTTGAGCTTGTGCACGCGAACCAATCACCAAACCAGTTGTACCAACTTTTGCTGTGTAAGTGATATACTCAATGACGGCACCGGTTGCTGCAGCCTGTGTCAAGATCACTGTGCCAGTGCTGGGCCATAGCGAGCAATCTGCCACCGAAATAGTGCTGCCCGAGCCGGCGCTGCTGGGCACAGAAGCTGTGATATAGGTGTAGTAGGGAATGGTGCTGGTTTCATAACGTGCCACCAAGTTACCGCTGCGGATATAGGCTTCGGTGTTGATGTTGTTGTTGGGGATTCTGTGGCAGAATATGACTTCACCACGGTTGTTCTTGAATCCAAAACGAACTGCGCCAGCGCCATACCAGGTAAAGTCCATGTAGAACATCTGCATTTTACCCAGGTCCAAGGTCATCAAACTGGCACCAGTGCCGTCCATCTTGTCGATATTCCAAGCCGACTGCGGATAACGTGTGGTAATGATTTTACTCATTTGAGCATTGACCACGTTAGTGGCGCCGCGGTATTCGGGATACACATACATCTGAGTATCGCTAGCAATGGTCTGTACAAAATATGTTTGTCCACGAATGACCACAGCGTCGCCGGGTTTCAGTTCACTGGAGAATTTGGTTGCCGAGCCAGTCACGCTGGGGCTACCGGCAGTCACGCTCACGTTACCTGAAGTTTGTGTGGTACTGTTACGCAAGCAAGCATAAATGGTTTGACCATCAAATTCGTAGAAGAAACCGTTTTGGCTATCAAACATGCCAATACGATTGCTGCTGCCGTACCAGGATTGTGGGTTAATGACCAAGGGAAAACCGGTTGCTGGGCTACCGCTTGGAGTAGAAGCTGCAGTATAGGTAAATGTCAGTGGGGTTGGTGCTGTTACCACAACATAAGTGCTACCACCAGCAACACCAACGCCGTTGTAGGCAGTTTCGTTGGCACCGGAAATTCTCAGTGCTGCACCAGGTTGCAGACCATGTGGGAATTTGGTGGTCACTGTCACAGTGGTACCCACTGAAGTGATACCGTCAACCTGCACCGATGGTTTCAAAATACTACCAGTTGAGAACTGAATACCTTTACCTGATTGGTAACGGAACTGACGTCGTGTTTGACGAATAACTTGGTATCCATGATAGGGCTGCACGTTACTGAATTGCACACCGCCGTCAAAGGCACGATGCTGCACATAGCCAATGATTCTGGGATAGATACTGGCATTTAGCACTGCAGTGATTGTGGTGCTGGGTGCTGTGCCCACTGTGATGGTGAACGAGTTGTTGGTGGGTGTGGTTTGAACAATATAGCTGCTGTTGATGGAAGTAGCAGGGCCAGTTGTGCCCACAACATAAATGCTGTCACCAGGCTGTAGACCGTGAGCATAAGTGGTTGTTGCAGTCACAGTGGTACTGGAATACGTAAACGCTGTGGTAGCAGCTGGAATAGCTGATCCAGTGTAGAATGTGCCAGGATAAAAATAAGTCTTGTTGGCATCATACAAGGTTGAGGCCGGAGCATTGATACAGGTAAACACAATAGTGGAACCTGTGGTACCAGTTTCTGTGATCCACCAGCCGTCAGCGTTACCAGCATCCAGTGTGCCCTGTAGGAAGAACGGAGTGCCCACACTCAAACCGTGTGCGGCTGCAGTGGTGATGGTGACTGTTTTGGTCGACACTGAAATTGCACTCAGTGCGATTGTGATAGTGGGGTCATAAAACGCACTGGGTCTATTGTTCAACAGCGTGGTACTTTCCCATTTTGTGGGCTGTACACCGTATTCAAAGTCGGTATCGATCAAGCTCTGTGGTGTACTGGTACGCAGTTTGTCTACAGGATCGCGGTAAGTTTCTGCCGGGATCATTTCGGTATAGGTTTCTTCGTACAAGATCGACAGTTTGTCCGTGGTGCTCATGGCACTGGTACTGTAACCGGTCAGCTGAATTGTTGTGGTTTCTTGGCCAGTTGTGGTGCTGATCTGATTATAAATGGCAGCGCCCAGGGTACTGTCCGAAAAGTTGTACATGACCACGTTGCGTGTGACATTGGTGACCAACAACAATTGTTCTTGTCTAATGCTTTTACCAGTTACTACAATGTTGCCGGTACTGGGTGTGAATGCATATGATTCTAATATTACGTGCTTTGCCATTTAATTAATCTCCTAGTGCGACTGTGGTGGCTGAAAAAGGGTATCGTCGTGTTTGTTTTGTGGTACTGGTATTACGCCAGGTCAGTGAGCAAATCGAACCCACTGCAGGTGCTTTGTATATGATCAGGTTACCACCTAGATTACTTATGTTATCAGTCACACGGTACTGATTTATTGGCGCTATGATAGAAATCCAGGGCCAGGTGTAAGTGGTAACGTAAGGAATCAGTCGTAAGCCATTGACAACAACTTCTAGATCTCGACTGTCAACTATGCTGGTCACAGTGGTTTGTTCTAGACGTAACGGGAATACTGTGCGAACTCCAGTAAATGAATTGGTGATAGAGTTCAACAGCACAGGCGCTTGGGCTGTGCTTGCAAATCCGGGTATTGTGGTTAAGGCCATACTTGTATTTATGTTATAGTGTCTGCAGCGGACCGGTTGGCGGTGTAAAGTTGGCGGTGTAACGTGCTACACCGTTGGTGATGCGTAGATCGTCGATGTAGCCTTGGTACCAAACAGCTCCGCTGGCGCCTAGTGTACCACCGCTATTATAATAGTTGCCTACACTGATGGGCACTGTGGTTAATGCAGATAGGGTAGAAGCATTGGTTGCAGATCCCACACTAACACCGTTTTGATATAGTGTAAAAGTTGTACCATTTTTAACCACAGCCACATGTACCCATGTGTTTGTAGAAAAAGTTGTACTGGCACTAACCAATACTACGCCAGTACTGTAGGGAGCCCAATTCCAAGTTAAAGTTAAATTAGTAAATCCAAGTATCCAACCAGCGTAGTTTGTAGTCTGATTCCACTGTGCTGCAATAGTGGTAAGCGAACCCGAAGTTGCAGCAGTACTGTAGAACCAGCACTCTACGGTAAAATTGCCACCACTTATCAGATTTAAAGATGGATTGTACGGTATCGCCAAGGCGCTGGTAGACCCATCAAACGACACAGCACCAGTACCATATTTGACATAGGTGTTACCAGCGCTGGTTCGAGATGTGCCCACAGTGACTATATTTGTACGGCTGGTGGCATCTAGCACGCCAGCATTGGTGCCCAACAACAAGAGACTGGTATTGGCTGTGGGTGCGGGTGGTGCAGTTGGCGGAGTGAAGTTTGTGGTATAGAGTGCGGTTCCTTTAATAAATCGTAAATTACTAATATAACCATTAAGATAAATTGTACTATAAAATCCAATAGTAGTCGCCGCACCGCTTGCTACACCAGTTGTAGCGGCTGACCCTTGAGCTGTACCATTAACAAACAAGCGAGTTGTTGCACCGTCGCACGAAACAACAACATGATACCAGCTACTAGCTGCATAAGTACCAGTTGATGTAATTTGAGTACCAACATATGATTTATCAACAATGAATTTTCCGCCCGAAAATGCAAAACATAGATATCCGCTCAAGTACTGTGCCCAAAAATATCCAGTAGTACTAATAGGAAAAACCCAGCATTCAAATGTGAATGACCCGTTTTGATCAAAAGCAGTACTATTTGCCAGCTGAAGATAATCAGTTGAACCATTAAAATACATGCTGCCGCCCACTATCGAGGTCGAGTATGTGGTTGACGGATTAAATGGCGATACTGGTTGTACCACAGGGGTACCAACTGAAGATACTGTAAAAGCATTATTACTGGTGTCTTGAAAACCACTGGTTAAACATGTCAAAACTTGTGTGCCTGTTATTGCGGTTAGCGGTACTGAACTAGGTGTAAATGGTGTGGTATATACTGTAGAGCCAGTGACTACACGGAAATTACTGATATATCCTATAAAAGGGTCAATATAGGTATAACTGCTGTAACTGTAATTTGTTGCCCCAATATATAGACTTTGACTACCAATGCACGGCCAAGTGCCACTTAGTGTTGGATTACTACTGAATTGGCTAGTTATGTCTACTCCATTAACATACCAAAGACTAGAGGTGCCGGTATAGGTCCACGCAACATGTGTCCAGGTGTTTAAAGGAATTAGTGTGGTACTAGTAACGCTGATATAACCACCACCATCTCGTACTATCAGTAAGTAGCCGGTGCTGCTTACCTTTAACGCATTGTACTGCGGATTACCGCTGTTCAAACTCCAAATTGTGGCTGCACCAGTGGGGCTGGTTCCAGACGAATACCCAGTTAAATAAATCCAACATTCTATAGTTCCTTTAGAATTTCCTGGTGCAACCAGTGTACTTGCAGGAAAAGTTAAGAAAGGATACGATGTTGTAGTACCAGAACCACTCACGTACACACTCCAACCACTTTGACTGAATGGTGTAAATGTGCCTTGTGTGGGGGTGCCGTTGCGAGTCACTGCCAAGTTGAACACGCTGTCGTCCTGGAACACATTATTATTGTTGCTTTGTCGTGTTTGCAAAGTCAACAGGGAGGTGTTTGCCACAGCAGTCAGCGGTTGTGTGGGCAGAGCAAAAGGAGCGGTGTATATGGCAGTGCCTTTTACAAATCTTGCATTAGATATATAGCCTGGAAAATAACTTCCACTAGCATTAGTTTGAATTCCTATGTTCAACGGATTCGATGTGTTTGAATCAAGTGTATTATCTGTAACCTGTGCTACAGATATTCCGTTAAGATATATTGTTGTGTTATTGGTTCCTGTACCATTTCTAACTATTGCAATATGATACCATTGCCCGGCGAGAAGATATGGAGTATATGATGCAATAAACGTATTGTTAATAACCCAGCCTAAGCCCTTGGCTCCAGATGTATAATTTACAAGTATACCCCAACCTGGAATATTACTGCCGCCCTGGTAAGTGCCCATCACCTCTTGCCCATAGGTGGCGCCGGTGCCACTGGTTAAATATATCCAGGCTTCGGCTGTATAGCTACCCGAACCCAACACCAAGTTAGCATTAAACGGAGTTGACAAATACCCAGTTGATCCATCAAACAGGCCCGAACCCACAGTGTTAACATTGGCTGTGGTAGTGGGCACAGCAAATGGACTAGCAGCAACCACAGCCACGTTGCCGGTAGTGGTCAAGGCAAATGCGCTGTTACCAGAATCAGTGATTGTGGAATTCAAGCAGGTCAACAATGCGGTACTAGACACTGTGGTGTAAGGTGTAGTACTGGGAGTAAAGTTGGCTGAAAATAACTGTGTGTTACTGATTCTAAAATTGCTTAGTCGGTAGGCCGACAAGTTGGTGCTGGTATAGCCAATGCCCAATCTAATGGGATTGGTGGTGTATAAATTAAAGGTATACGCATTGGTCAAGCCCAACGACACCCCTTGACCGTTGTAGTAGATGTCCCAAGTTGTGCCATCAGATCGGCGCTGTACCACTATGTGTGTCCAAACAAACGGTGTTATCGGTACCGAGTTTGATATACTACCCGACGAAAAACCAAATCCGTTGGGACCCATGGGGAAACTTATGCCGGCATTGGTGACGTCAAGCTCCCACCATACAACACCAACTGAACTGGTCCAAGCCGATGTCACAATACAAGTCCATGTGGCTGCTATTGGTGTGGGATAGATCCAAAAATCAAAAGTGAATCCACCAGTGTTAACGCTGGGAAATATGGTGTTTGATGCTGCCTGTGTCAGTGCTACACCATTGGCGCTGGGCGCAAAGTAATTGCTGTAGTAGCCGTTGGTGTAGTTGTTGTATGTGGCTGGACTGGCCACTGGTCCAAACGGTTGGTTGGTCTGTATTTTGGGTGTACCGCCCAGTACTATAGGTATGCCACTGGCATAGTCAACAAAACCAGGACCTTGAGCAGTCAAGAACACAGTGCCTGCAATGGCAGTCAAGGGTGCAGTACTTGGTGTAAACACCGTGGTACCTGTTGTGGTACTGGCGGTGCTATAAGCACTGGGAATGGTGCCGTTCATGATACGCAGGTTAGACAAGTATCCTGCAGCATAATAGGTACCAGCATACAAACCCACCAGCTGAGCAACACCGGTCTGCAACAGATTTTGGGTGCCAGTTGCGTTGTATCCCTGCATGACACCGTTTAAGAAAAATCTCCAAGCACCACTGGTGGTTTGTCTAGTAAATGCCACATGATTCCATGTATTTAATGGGATGGTCACAGAACCACTGAAAAATGAATTAGCGTAGTAGTCTATACTAAAACCTGTAGAACTTACAACAAAATTGGGACGTGTTTGCCCACTAGCACCGCTGGATGTTGTAAATAGCCCAAATGACGCTGTTGATGTTAGGTATACCCAAGCTTCAACACAGCAGGCATTGGTGCCTAGATCAAGCCCGTTACTGACTGTCAACTGCAAGTAATCGGTGCTGCCGTTAAACAACATGCTGTAATACCCGGTGGGCAAATACGGTGTAAATCTGTTGCTGCTAACAGTGCCGGTTGGTGTAATATTGGCATTGCTGACACTGGCATCAGTGATATAAGTGGTGATTGGAGTTTCGCCGTTCACTAACAAAGGCGTATAATTAAAGTTCAAATCACCAATCACGATGCTTAGAGTAATGGTTTGCTGTGTGGTCTGTGAGTAGGCATCAGTGACCAAAATGGTCACTGTTGAAACAAATACCAAGTTGGCGCCGGTATAGGTACCAAAAATCAAACCAGTACCCGACAGGGAAAGACCCTGTGGCAGTGTGCTGCCCGACTGTAAGGTATAGTTCAGTGTACCCGATCCAGTGGCCTGTAGTTGTACATTGACCACGGCTGTGCTTGAACTGTAGCTGGTGGCGGTGACACTGGGGTAACCCGAGAATGTGAGTCCAGCTGCATACAAACATCCACTGGATGAATTGTTAAACAGCATCAAGGAATATGTACCAGCCGACCCCGAACCCACAACAGCATGCACTTCACTTGAGCTGACAAATGTGGTTGTCACTGCCAACCCGTTGATGTAAACGGTGCAGCCAGATGCAAAGTTGCTGCCAATCAGCTTTAAATATCCGCCACTGGTGTTCATGGCTGTGTCAGGCAAATTGGTGTAACTGGCGTTGGTTATAAAAACACCAGTAATGACCGGGGCAGTTGACGAAGCAAGACTGGGACTAGAACCCACAGTGGTGCTGCTCACAGCACTGGTATTGGCCACGCTTAAACGGCTTGATGTACGGTATGCCATTACGAAATCTCACTTCCAAATGCTAAAAAACTGACTTGAGCTGTGCTGGCTGCAACCGAAACAACATCAGTTGCAGCCAAGGTGATACCTATCGTGATCATGACTGTGTCATTTGCCGGCAGCGTGGTGGCATAATTGATGTAGTTTTTACTGCTCACAGCAGCACCAGCTGGCCTCACAGCCAGGCTGTATGTGGCTGAAGTATTGGCCTGATTGCACACCGCAATGGTACTGATCACCGTACTAGTGCTGGCTGGTACCGTGTACAATGTGCTCAGTGTGTTTGGCGCGGGGTTAATTTGGCCTAAAACTCGATAGGTTGTTGTCATTATAGTCTATTTATTTAGAATGTTATCGTGCCCGAAGAAGTAAACACATAGGTTCTAACACCAGCAAAGTCGGTCACAATGGGATTTCCGGTTATGCTGCTAGGTGGTGAATAAGAATCACTGTAACTGATGGCCACCAAGCCCGATCCGCCACTGCCGCCAACCCCATTTGCGCCCAGAGTATACCCAGCACCGCCACCACCGCCTCCGGTATTGGCCGTACCACTCACAGCACTGGCAGCACTATTTGTGTTGGCTCCAGCCCCACCACCGCCTATGCCCCCGGCTCCACTTCTACCCAAGATACTGGCACCACCGCCACCACCGCCGGCGTAGGTCACACCATTGACCCAAGTTACCCCGGCACCACCTGCTCCGCTGGTGTTGTCTGTGGCCGAAATACCCACTGTGGCTGCACCACCACCGCCACCTGCAGACTGCTGATTTGCCAGGCCACTTCCGCCCGAACCACCCGAGAAGCCCTGTGCTGGAGTCTTGGCTGGATTGTTACCCGAGCCGGCTGCTGATCCGCCAGCACCATTGGCACCACCGCCTGAACCACCTGCGGCTGCATCGGCTGCAGTATCACCGCCATGGCCACCACCAGTGGCTATTTCGTTCCAGGCGCTGCTGTCGGTTCCGTTTGTGGCTGCAGTCACATTGGCACTGTAACCACCCGATCCGCCAGCGCCCACGTTGATCACATAAGTTGATCCGGTTACTACACCAATACCGCTTAGAGAACGGTATCCGCCAGCACCACCGCCACCACCGCCTGAATTGGTGACAGCATAGCCACCTCCGCCACCACCAGCCACTATCAGCAGGTTCACATTACTGGGCGCTGAAGTAACGGTCAGTGTTATTGCTTGATTGGTAATTTGTGACAGCGCATTTGTGGCAGTCACAGTGAATGTGTACACACCAGCAGTTCTAGTGCCCGACAACAATCCAGTGCTGCTTAAGGCAACACCTGCGGGCAGTGTGCTACCTGAGGCCAACGAGTAGGTGACAGGACCAGTTCCGCCAGCTGTGGTAGCCGACAGTTGTACACTGACGTTGGATCCAAATGCACCTGTACTCAAATAAGTGCCTGTGGTCCAAACAGGAGCTGCCGAGTAGGTCAAACCACCTAGGAACAAGTAACCAGCACCGCTGCCGTTAAACACCGACAGTGCCTGAGTTCCTGCTGAAGCCGCAGGCAATTGAGCATAGATAGTGGTACCATTTACACAATTTGTGGTTATTGCTGGTACTGAGTTTACATATACTGTGCAGTTGGCTGTGAACCCGCTGCCGTTTAATTGTATGAAGCCGCCCAAGGTGGACATTGTGGTTGCTGACAATGCGGTATAGCTGCTATTGGTGATTGCAAAACCAGTGATAATGGGTCCGTATGTGGTACTGGCCACTGTGGTCTCTGCGCCAAAAGCATTAAAACTCACATTGCCAGTTGATGCTCGAGCCGACAACACATCGGTTGTGGCCATAGTCAAACCTAGAACCAGTGATATGGTATCGTTGGCATTGATAGTGGTGTTGTAGTTGAGATAGCTGTTGGCCACAATGGCACCACCACCAGGCTGTACACTCAGGGTAAACAGGGCCGGTGTGGCTGCTTGATTACAAACCACAATTGAACTAACCACCGAACTGACTGCTGCGGGTACGGTGTACAACACAGTTGGTGCGTTTGCTGCAGGATTGATTTGTCCCAAAACTTTGTAATTTGTTGTCATAGTTTGCTCTTTTTATTAGAAAGTTATCGACCCCGATGTGGTCCAAATATAAACTTTATACCCATTTATGTTGGATACAGCAGGGTTACCAGTGGTTGATGCAGGATCAGGATTAGCATTGGGGAAACGCATGATGACCGCACCCGAACCGCCGGCACCGGCACCAGATCCATACACAGCACTAGCACCAATTGATCCACCACCACCACCACCTCCGCTGTTGGCACCACCGTTACCACCTAGGCCAGTACTACCGACAGTGCCGTTAGCACCCGAATTGAGTGATCCGCCACCGCCACCACCACCGGTATTGGAGATACTGCTATTGTTATAAATACCACCACCGCCACCACCGCCCAGGCCGCCGGCACCACCAATTGATACGCCATATACTGTGTCAGCACCACCCGATCCACCACCACCACCGCCAAAATACAATGTTGATCCTGTGATCGAAGTTGGGGCTCCAATACCACCATAACCACCAACACCAGTACCGGGAGCAGTTTGACCATTGGCACCAGCGCCACCCCCACCGCCCCCACCGTATACGTGTGAACTAGTGTACCCGGCACCACCAGCATAGCCTTGACCTGATGTGCCGTTGGCTCCGTTTGGGTTGGTCGAATAGTTACCACCGCCACCTGATCCTCCGGTATTGGCAGCTTGAGTGGCTGATGCACCGCTACCGCCACCTATTGCAGTTATGGTTGCTATTGACGATCCTGAAATAGTGGAATTTGCACCCACTGTGGCTGTTGCAATAGATGTATTTGATCCAACTCCGCCAGCACCCACGGTCACAGTAAAAGTTGTGCCGGTGCTAAAGGTAAACGAGCCAGTTGCAAATCCACCACCGCCGCCGCCGCCGCCAATGCTGTTACTGTAGCCACCACCACCACCGCCGCCGGCTACTACCACATAATCAATACTGTTACCAGTCAAGTATGGTGAGAACGGAGCAGGTGGTGTAAAGGTCACTGTGCCTGAACTTTTCCAATAGTAGTAGGTATATCCGCCCACGTTTGCATAAGTTGTAGTTCCAGTAACCACCAAATTGGCATAGGTATTGGGATATCGAATGGCCACTAGACCCGATCCACCGTTACCACCGATGTTGGTATTGGTCGAATAGTTTTGTGCTGCGCCACCGCCACCACCGCCGGTGTTGACGTTGCCACTAGTGGCTGTAAGAGTACCCACTGATGCGCCTGGTGCGCCTCCACCGGTGCCACCTGCACCAGCAGTTCCGCTTGGATTACCAGCTGCACCACCACCGCCACCTCCAGCATAGGTTACTCCATCCAGCCATGCCAGCCCAGCACCGCCGGCACCGGATACTTGACCAGATCTAGCAACACCACCGCCACCAGCCCCGCCACCGCCACCAGCAGCTTGATTGCCAGCCGCACCAGTACCACCAGCCCCGCCATCGTTGCCTTGGTTTGGATTAAGCATTGGGGTATTGCCGGTACCACCTGTAGCACTACCGCCATCGCCACCGCCACCAGATCCACCTGCACCGCCTGCTGATGTTCCAGTAGCACCACCGCCACGACCACCGCCAGCAGCAGTATATCCAAAAATTGATGAAGATTGTCCCTGTTGAGAATCAGTAGCGCCAGAATTTCTAGCACCCAAGCCGCCGGCTCCCACTGTCACAGTATATGTACCATTGGCCACCACTTGCGAAGCGAAACTCAAATAACCGCCAGCACCGCCACCGCCACCGCCACTATAACTAGATGTGGCACCACCGCCACCGCCACCGCCAATTATCAATACATCTACCACGCTGGGTGTTGTAGTGCCTTGATCTGCGGTCAGGGTACTGGGGAAAGCGCGACCCGGTCCCCATATAATTCTAACTGCGCCACCAGCGCCAGGGCCAGTCACATATGTGGCACCATATTCAAAAACCCAACATCCACCACCACCACCAAAGCCACCGCCTACACCAGCATACCACGGCCCGCCCGGGCCTGGCCTAGCACTTGATCCACCTGCAACACCACCTGATCCACCGCCGCCGCCGGCGCCGCCCACTGCTGTAACTGTACCATTTGCCCCTAACCCAAAAATACCAACACCACCACCAGCACCAGACGAGTAATTGATATTGGTTTGCCCACCACCGCCACCGCCGCCGGTACTAGCAGTGGCATTTAATAGAGAAGTACCATCTGAGCCGGCTCCACCTGATCCAGTATATCCACCGCCACCGCCACCGCCACCACCGCCATGGTTAGGAGAATTTGTGCCCGATGAGCCCCCAAAGCCGCCGCCGTCACCAGACCAGCCGCCGCCAAGTTGAGATTTCAACAAGGTACCAGTACTACCAGTGCCACCACCAGTGCCACCTAGGCCGCTGACTGTGCTGTAATTTATAAAATAGCTATCTCCACCGGGATTGCCGGCATTTTTATTAACACCATCACCAGTCACATAAGCACCACCAGCGCCAACTACCACTGTATAGCTGACACCGGGGACTACTGCAATATTGTTTCTCCATCCTAGCCCGCCACCTGACCCGCCTTGAGCTTCTTGTCCGGCAGAACCACTGCCGCCACCGCCTACAGCAACAGCACTCACTGAAGTGACACCAGCTGGTGCAGTCCAGGTATACGTGCCTGGAGTAGTAAATACTGCTTGGCCGACCGGTGCAGTATATGTATAAATTACAAATGCTCGACTGTCTGAATAAGTCTGTGAGGTGGCTGTCACTGTAAACGAGTTGGTTCCACTGGTGGTCGAAGTACCGGATATTATGCCAGTATTGGCATTTATTGACATACCTGTGGGCAGCGATCCTGCGGTGATGGCAAAACTGATTGTTCCAAAATTGACACTGGCAACTGGACCCACTGCAAAATTGGTGTTGGGAAACAGAGTGCCAATCACACCAGGTGCATTTAACCAAGTGATAGTTGGAGTTGGAGTCACGGTATAAGTCAAGCCTGTGCGATAGATTATGCCCGGACTGGCACCGTTAAACAACATCAAGGGATAGGTACCAGCTGATCGAGCCGGCACTTGAGCATTCAGTTGTGATGAACTCACATATGTGGTTGTGGTGGCCAGGGCGCCGCTCACATACACATTGGCATTGCTGGCAAAATTTGCACCAGTTACCTGAATATACCCACCCCCGGTGCTTACAGTATTGTTACCACTCACAGTGGTATATGCACTATTGGTAACTGCCACGTTGCTGATAACCGGCAACACAGCGCCAGTTACAGTGCCTATTTCAGCACCAAAGGCGGTAAAACTCACTGAATTACTACCTGCAGACACTGTAATGACATCGGTAGTGGCTAGAGTAACCCCAATGGTCAATGACACTGTGTCGTTAGCAGCAATAGCAGTCGAGCTGTTCAAATAGTGTTGTGCCTGCACCGCAGCACCAGCAGGTCTAATGGCAATGGTGAATGTGGTGGGTTGTACCCCTTGATTACAGACCACAATGGTGCTGACCACAGCACTGACGTTGGGTTGCACAGTATACAGATCAATACTGGTTCCTGTGACCGGATTGGCTTGCCCTAGAACTTTATAAAAAACTGTCATGATTAGCTGTATGTTATTCCCGACGAGTAAATGGATCCTGGCCCACCTGATCCATTAAAAACCATTAGCGAATATGTGCCGGGTGCCTGTGGTGGCACTTGAGACCAAAGCTCGCTGCTGCTGATGTATCTAGTGGAGGGTACTGGTTGTCCAGCAACAAACACTTGACTCAACAGGGTAAAATTCGAACCTAAAACCTTTAGGTATCCGCCATTTGCAGATGCACCCGAACCGGTATTGGCTGTGAATGTGTTATTGGTTTGTACCAGTTGACTAATCACAGGTGGTACCACCACTGGCATGGTGGGAGTTTGTCCGCCAAAGGCCACAAAGCTGACGCTGCCCGATGCTGACGACACTGTGACAACATCGGTCTGAGCCAGGGTCATGCCCATGGTGAGCGATACTGTGTCATTGGGCGATAGGTAAGTGTTATAGCAAATATAGTGTTGTGGCTGCAGGGCTGCGCCTATAGGACGAACTGCAATGGTAAATGTGGTTGCTGTGGCAGCTTGATTGCACACCGTGAGCGAGCTTACCACTGTGCCGGTGTATATGGGCCCTGTATACAAGTCGGCATTGACGCCCACTGCTGGTATAGATTGGCCAAGTACTTGATATACATCTGGCATCATGCACCCATCAACAAGAATGGGCTTAGGGTATCTGTAGTGACTGTGGCGGCCAATACCACCAACTCTCTAATTTGTATGTTTGCACTTAGTGCAGGTGCCACCGCAAATGTTAATACTGCGCCCGAAACAGTATAATCAGTGGTGGGTATCATGACTGCACCTGCGTTTACCACCAGCACGCTGTTGACTGTGGTGCCCGAAGTAACTGTGAAATTACGTGTTGTACCATCACCAGTGTAGGTTCTGGTCACATACGAACCCGAAGTGCTGGCTGCACCTTGAATTGTGGACACTTCGATCTGCGAGCCTGCATAGGGTGCTTGTGAAAATATGATCACGTTGCCCACAATGGCATAGGCGCTGTGCAGTTGCACAACACCGTTATAGTTTACAATGGTCTGATTCAAACTGCCGGGAGTGACACTTAGCGCAAAGTTTGTGGTCACTCCGTCACCAGTGAACTGATCAACCGATGTCACTGTGTTTGTGGTACCTGCGGTGCCGGTGGTGGCCGCTGCCCAATAAACTGTGCCCTGCCCGTTTGTGGTCAAGACATATCCCGAAGTACCACCTGTGATTGTGAGCCCGGATACTGGTCCCAAATTGGCATTTCCACTCAAGGAAACGTTAGCCAGCTGTAGACCAGTGGTGTCCAAGCCTGATGATTTAATTCGTGATAATGTCATGATGTTCTACTTTTAAACTTCGGCAGTTTTCCAAGTTTGGCTGGCTTCATCCCACACATAGGGTTCGTTACCATCAGTGGGCATGGCCACTGGTGCTGACCACAAACCGGTATTGGTGTCCAAGATCCACGAATCGTAAGGTTTGGGTGGAATAAAAGCGTCTAGATCAGCATCGTATGTGTAACCGATACCGGCATAATTTTTACGTAAGGGAGTACCGCCCAAGCGATGCTCGCCACCAAAGGTGTTGTAACTGGTTTGGACCCATATTGCAGGGTCGCCAAAAAGCCCAGTGTCAATGACATCCTGTTCAATAACCAAGACCTGTGTCACTACACCGTTTTCAACTTTTGCAAAATGACTCATAAGTGTTCTCCTATCCTGTATTTATTCTAAATTTTTAGGGCATTAGAATGTAATCGAGCCCGATTGTGTGTATGTGTAATACACATAACCATTTGTGTTATCTGTGTATTTTGTGGGATTACCTGTGGTGTTGGCCGGGGTGTAGTAGCCTACTCGCCAGCGCAGAATAACTATGCCCGAACCGCCAGTAAAGCCCAACTGCAAGGGTCCGTTGTTGCCGCCACCGCCACCGCCGGTGCTGCCTAGACCTGCAGAGCCTGCAGATACCCGGGTGACTCCAACCACAGCGTTGCCACGATCTGTAGATCCTGCGCCACCGCCACCCGACCCACCGGCTCCGCCACCAATTGATGCTGTGTAGGTATTGGCTCCGCCCCCGCCGCCAGCTAGATAGTACACACCCAAAACATTTTGTCCACTTGAGATATTGGTACCAATGTTGGGCCAAGAATTAATCAAGCCCACGCCACCAGCACCGCCATTGGCATCAGTTGGAGATGCGCCTGCTGCTCCAGCTCCACCCCCGCCACCAGCACTGTAGTATGTGGTGTTGGCGTTACCGCCTGCGGTGTCGTATATGCTGCCGGCAGCTCCACCAGTCACCTGTGAGTAAGAGCCACCGCCACCGGAACCTCCGGCACTGGCAGTGGTTTGATAGCCTGCGCCTGATCCACCACCCTGTGCTACAACTGGACCAAATGCTGAAAATGTGCCGGTGTTGGTGCCGGCACCGCCTGCGCCCACAAATATGGTATACTGTGTTGCTGCTGTGGTATTCAAATAACCGGTTACATAGCCACCGGCACCTCCGCCACCACCGCCATACACGCTACTGGTGGCATCGGGTCCACCTCCGCCACCACCGCCCACAATGATATACTGTACATTGGCCACGTTGGCAGGTGCAAACGATGTGTCACGCACAATAACTGGTGCTGATTTTGCCAATTCAGAGACACCGCCGCCAGACCCGTATACATACAGAGCCATCACTAGATTTTGATCACCTTCGGTGATGCCGTCATTGGTTAGAGTTCTAGTGAACGTGGCTTGTCCATTAATGATAGTGACATTACCCGATACCTGCCCATCGGTCCAACGAGCAGCACCACCCGACAGCGTACTACCATCAGCGGCACTGCCCACTTGCCACGTCACTACAGAATTATTGGCCACGCCAGTGGTTGACACTGTGAACAATAAGGTACCACCTTCGTTTACTTGGGCAACATTAGCTGAAATTTTGTATTTGCTATAACTATTAGATATTGCCTCGAAGCCAGAAAATCCACCCGTCATTGAAGAAATTCTAGTCATTGCGATCAACCGTAACTGGAATATTGTCCCAAAACTGTCCACACACCGTTGACGTTGATCAAACTGAATGCGTACACTTCGGTCTTGTTGGCAGCGCCAGCTGGTGTCAACGCACTGGCCCATAGTATGGTTTGTGCAACACCGTTGATCTGTATTGTGCTGATACTGTAAGGAGTGGCTGTTTGTAATACCACCAAGGTGACAACAAATGCACGACCGTATGTGGTGGGCACATTGACAAAATTGGGTGTAAAATTACCAGCCAAACTTGACAGCACAAACACTGTGGCCTGTGTGGTATCATGAGCTGTTACACCAGTTGCACCTGTTATAGATGATAATGCATCTGTGGTTCTAAAGAATGTGGCTAATCCACCAACATACACATTACCGCCAATATTGGCATCACCAGCAATGCCAGCGCCACCTGCAACTACAAGCGCACCAGTTGTGGTACTGGTACTGGGTGTGGTGTTTGATGTCAACATCACAATGTTTGTAGGGAAATTGCCTTGCGAACCATTATAACCTACGCTGCCAGCATAACCCTGACTGCCGGTATAACCTGTGTTGCCCTGATAGCCTTGACTACCGGTATAACCCTGGCTACCAGTATAACCAGTTGAACCTTGTATACCAGTTGGGCCCACTGCAGCTATGGGTATTTCACGTATGACCACGGCAGCGCTGGCAGCTGGAGCATTAGAGAATGTGAGAGTTGTAGCAGCCACAGCATAGTCCACAGTGGGCACTTGAATATTGCCCGACACATAGACCATGACACTGTCGGTTGTGGTGCCTTGAGTCACTGTAAAGTTTCTGTTGGTGCCATCACCGGTACTGCGTCGTGTCACAAAGCCAGTAGTACCGTATAACACAGTGGTCACTTCAATGGCTGCATTGTTGGCTGGAGCTTCGCTAAAGGTAATGGTGCTGCCGCTTACTGAATAAGCTGCTCGTAGCTGTGTGACGCCGTCAATGACCACAATAGTTTGATTTTTACTAGTGGGAGTCACTGTCAAACTGTACGATACAGCAACACCGTTGCCGGTAAAGGTATCGACGTTTAGGCTTGATGCTGTGGTACCAGCTGGACCAGCAACACCTGCACTTCCAGTATAACCAATTGATCCAGTATAACCAATTGGGCCTTGGCTACCAGTATAGCCCACACCACCCGAACCAGTATATCCAATGCTGCCGGTACTACCAGTATAACCTGTAGCACCCTGGCTACCAGTATAACCAGCACCTTGACTACCAGTATAACCAATGGATCCAGTGTAACCCGGGGCAGTACTGACTGATCCGGTGTAACCTGTTGAGCCGGTATAACCTACGGATCCAGTATAACCAATTGATCCAGTGTAGCCCAATCCACCAATTGAGCCGTTGTAACCAGCACTGCCTGTAAAGCCTGCACCCTGGCTACCAGTGTAACCTATTGAACCAGTATAACCAGTGCCGCCTATACTTCCAGTGAACCCAATTGATCCCGAATAGCCTATTGTACCTTGGCTACCGGTGTAACCAGCACCGGTAGATCCAGTGAAACCAGTGCTACCGCCGTAACCGGTACTGCCATTATAGCCCACGCTGCCGGCATAGCCTCGGCTACCGGTGTAGCCTGTTGCACCCATAAAGCCGCTGGCAGCAATTTCAACCCATTGTGAGCCGTTGGCATCTTGTACCCAGACCACTTCGCAGCCGGTCAATGAATCTAGCCAACGATCGCCGTATTGCGGATTTGTGGGCGCTGTTGGGCCAAAAGTAAACGAGCTTTCGCCCATGCTACCTGTATAGCCAAGACTACCTGTGTAGCCGGCTGCGCCAGTACTACCGTTATAGCCTGCTGCGCCTGCTGAACCAGTGAAACCAATTGACCCTGTATAACCAGTGGCACCAATCGATCCAGTGTAGCCGGTACTGCCCGCATATCCAGTGCTGCCGGTATAACCAGTGCTGCCGGTATAGCCCGATGATCCCGAATAACCAATTAGGGGAGTACCGTTGGCATAGAAATAACTGGTACTGTAGACATTGCCAGCAAATATGTTACCAGTAACACCTACACCGCCCGAAACTGTCAGCGCACCGGTAGTGACACTGGTACTGGGAATTGGAGTTCCATTGGCCACTAGTGGGGTTGATGAGTTATATGTAACTGATCCAGTGGCTGTTGCAGTCAGTGCATTGGTACTGGAATCTGTCAGATATGTGCCCGATGTTGACACATCCAGCAGCAATTGGGTATTTGTGACCGCAGTTAACGGAGTTGTAGGTACCGAGAAGTTGGTGGTGTATACCAAGGTGCCACGAACAATTCTTACATTAGTGACATAACCGGCTATGTATGTTGACAAAAATGCACCAATGATCAAGCCATAGCTGGGAGTACTGGTTGGAGTACCGGACACAAGACCCGAAGCACCCAAAGTACCATTGATGTACAAGTACATGGTGTTGCTGCTCAACGAGTAACCAAATGCCACGTGTGTCCAAGTGTTTAATGGCACTGTGGCTGTGGTTGTAAGCGCATTTGCACTACCAATCCAATAGAACCATTTCAATTGACCAGTGCTGGTCAAACCCAATGACCACTGGTTGCCACCAGCAGCGGGTTGCATGTTACCGATCAAGGTACCTTGATCATATGTGCCACCAGCATGCCAACCTGAATAGCTTGTGGGATATATCCATGCTTCTAGTGTATAGTCTGCAGTCCACCAATTGAATTGAGTAGTGGTATACGGTATTGACAAATAGCCGGTGGCAAAAAGCAAACTACCACCAGCGGGTTGTGTGGCTGGTGGTACAATAGTATGACTAGCACTAAACAAATTACCGCTAATACCAGCTCCGCCGGTGACAATTAAAGCACCGGTGGTGGTACTGGTACTTGAAGTAGTGTTACTGGTAATGATCTGTTGTGTGGTTGTACCTGAGAATGTGCCCACACTACCGGTATAGCCCGTACTACCAGTGTAGCCGGTAGCGCCCGTTGAACCAGTGTAGCCCGTACTGCCTGTTGAACCAGTGTATCCAATTGAACCAGCGCTGCCGGCTGAACCAGTATAACCTATACTGCCCACGCTACCGGTATAACCCGTACTACCAATAGATCCGTTATAGCCAGCACTGCCGGTATATCCGGTTGATCCATTAGTACCTGCTGAACCAGTGTAGCCTGTGGCGCCAGCACTTCCAGTATAACCCTGTGAACCTATACTACCAGCATAGCCAGCACCAGCTGACCCAGTATAACCAATCGAACCAGTGTAGCCCACACTACCATTGTAGCCAGTGCTACCTGCATAACCAGTGGTACCTTGACTGCCAGTGTAGCCAATTGAGCCGTTGTAACCCTGAGATCCTGTATAACCAATTTGAGAATAGGGTGCACCATTGGCATAAAAATAGCTGTCGGTATATACACCGCCCACATACAAGTTACCACTGATACCAGCACCACCAGCCACTTGTAGTGCACCCGATGTGGTGCTAGTTGCTGCAACTGCTGGTATGACTGTCGCAGTGCCTGATGTTAGTGGAGTTGATGGATCGTACCCAACACCGTTGTGATTCACCAACGTGATATTATTGCTGCTGGAGTCGGTTATGTAGGCTGCATCCGACGACACATCCAACAACAAAGCTGTGTTAGTGATGTTCAGCAAGGGTGTTGTACTGGGTGTAAAATTACTAGAATAAACACCGGTGCCATTCACATATCTAAAGTTGGTTATCAAGCCCGAGAAATAGTGAGTATTTCTAGTTTGAGCACCAAGTTCAAAATTTGAAATGTTTATGCTGGTACCTAGGTTACCATTGGTATATACACTGGACCCATTTACATAAATGTTAAAAGTTGTACCAATTCTAACAAAAGCATGGTGTACCCAAGTGCTTGCAGCCGATGCAGTCGATTGCACCACTTGTTGATTAATTGTCCATCCACCACCGTTACCAACACTGAGCGTAAAATTACTGCCGCCCATTTCTAGTAAAATACCAAAGGTACCACCGCTTGTGGATGCGCCATTGAATACTGCACTACCACCAGTGTAGTACATCCAATATTCAATTGTGAAGTCGTTGGTACCAATTGCTGGCAAGGTTGCAGCCAAATATCTAGTGCCACTGAAACTCAAACTTCCACCAATGGGGCCATAAACTGTTACTGATGAAGTACCTATATTCAAATTACCCTGAATGCCGGCACCGCCTGCAACCACAAGCGCACCAGTTGTAGTACTGGTACTGGGTGTGGTGTTGGCAATGTTAGCTGAACCAAATTTCAATGTATCTAGTACAACATTAGGCGAAGTTAGTGCAGCAACACCAGCAGTGGGTTCAGCAATATTACTGGCCAAATACCATGCATTGTCTGCATAATTACGAATTAGACCAGTGTGTGCGTACACATTGGCTGGGCCACCAATGAAATGTGAATAAAAACCTATGTCGTAATTATAAGGATAAACTGTGTTGCTTTGTAGATACAGTAAAGGTTCTTCAACTACCAAAATTTGTTGTGTAGTTGAAATCAAGTTTGCCGCATAAACTGATCCACCAACATAAAGATCAGCACTGATCGAAGCACCGCCTGCTACTTGTAATGCACCAGTACCAGAACCAACACTGTTGGTGGTATTGGTAGTGATAATCTGTTGTGTGGTAGTGCCTGAGAATGTGCCCACAGATCCAGTATAACCTTGAGCACCGCTAGCGCCCGAGGCCCCAATACTGCCAGTGTAACCTGTAGCCCCAGTAGCTCCTGTGGCACCAATGGATCCAGTATATCCTGCTCCGCCTGCACTACCACTTGCACCAGCAGCTCCGCTGGCACCTATGGATCCAGTATAACCCAATAAACCAATGCCACCTGTGGCACCAGTTGCACCCACGCTGCCGGTATAACCTTGCGGTCCTGTAGCGCCTGTGGCACCAGTTAGGCCAGTGGCACCCACACTGCCTGTGTACCCAATACTACCAGTATAACCGGTGTTTACAAATGGTGCTCCGTTGGCAAAGAAATAATTATCGCTGTAGATGTTGCCAGCCCAAAAACTTTCGGACACACCCAAACCACCCGCCACAGTCATTGCACCTGTAGTGGTGCTGGTACTGTCAATGGTATGATAAATGTATTGACTATATGGTGTTCCGACATCGTACGAAACACCATTGTTATTGGTGATTGTGCTTACACCACTTAAATCCACCAAATAATCGGCAGAATCAGCCACATTTAACAATAGCGCAGTATTAGATATAACTGCCAGTGGCTCGGTGGGTGGTGTAAATGCACCGGTATAAACTGCTGTACCGTTGACTACTCGTACATTGGTCAAGTAACCATCAAGATAATAGAGTCCGTTAGAACCGCTATCGCCGCTGCCATCTTCACCAAGATAAAAATTGTTGCTGGGTGCATAGACTTGGCTAGTCATTGCTCGAGAGCCGCTGACTGCACCGTTTATGTAAACAGTCAATGTAGATCCTGATCGTACCACAGCAATGTGGAACCAATCGCCAACGTTGACTCCAGTGATAGTGCCGCTTAAAGTGCCGCCTGAATTTACGTCACCATCGTGTGACCAGCCTAGACCCCAGGTAGTGGTGGTAACCCGTATGTTAAATCCACGTCCTGGGCTGGGCGATAGATCAGTGGTCCATAAATTATAAGTACCTGTTCCTGACAGGTTGACCCACATTTCTACTGTAAAATCATTTGACGCCAAATGTGATACTGCTGTGCTAGTGGCCACAAGCGATTGGCCGCTGCCGTTGAAATGTAAACTACCACCTGGTGAAATTGGTACAGGGAGAATATTAACACCAACGGTGTATACGTTGCCAGCAATGGCAGCACCACCAGCCACTTGTAGCGCACCTGTTGTCAAACTGGTACTAGAAGTGGTATTACTGGTTATGATCTGCTGTGTGGTAGTTCCTGAGAATGTACCTACAGATCCAGTGTAACCGATATCACCCTTGCTGCCTGTGTAGCCAATATCGCCATGGCTACCGGTGTAACCAGTGGCACCTTGACTGCCTGTGTAACCAATTACACCACTAGCACCCGTTGCTCCGGTTAAACCAGTGGCACCCACACTACCTGTATAACCAGCACCGCCTGCAACACCACTGGCACCAGTCGCACCAACGGGACCAGTTGGTCCTGTATCACCAATTGATCCTGTAAAACCAATCGAACCAGTGAAACCAATCGATCCTGTAAAACCTATACTACCAGTATAACCTGTGGCACCAAAACTACCGGTGTATCCAAGGTCGCCTTGACTTCCAGTATATCCAGTAGCTCCAGTTGCACCAGTTGCTCCAGTGGCGCCTGTGCTGCCAGTGTACCCAATTGATCCAGTATAACCTATATCACCTTGGCTGCCCACATAACCAGTGGCACCCACGCTACCAGTAAACCCAATTGATCCAGTATAGCCCGATGCGCCAGTGAAACCAATTGAACCTGTAAAACCAATACTACCTGTAAAACCAATTGATCCAGTATATCCAGTTACACCCGTGGGACCCAACGGACCTTGACTGCCAGTATAGCCAGTTGCACCAATTGAGCCATTATAACCAACGTCACCTTGACTACCAGTGTAGCCAATTACACCAGTGGCACCCACAGGACCTGTGGGTCCAGTTGAACCTACACTACCCACATAACCCTGTGGACCAGTGTTAAACAGTTCTTTAATGCTTCCGTCTGCGTGTTTGGTGTATAGTACTGCGTCGGCGGTGTTGACTGCCAATTCCCCGACCTGCAAATCGGAGGGGGTCGGCATTTTGCCGGGTACGACTGATTTTTTAATTATAATACTATTGGCCATTGGGCACCCTTGTTAACATGCTATATAGCAGGGCCACAAATAAAAAACCGGATCGCTGTGAAGTTCTCCGGTTTTATTTGTGTTCTTAAACTTCTAAATTATTTATCTTTAGAATGAACCGCCGTCTATTGTGTCATTAGTATTAATTACTTCGTAACCAGCTTTGTAAATGGTTCCAGCTGCACGAATGTCTTGTTGTACTTGAACGTATCCAGCAACACTTACATCGCCAGTTACTTGGAAAGTACCAGTGTTGTAAGTACCTTGTGTATAAGAAGTACCAGCAGTCAAAGTCACAACATTACCAAAAGTGGCTGTGCCAGTTGAGGTAAAATGTGCGGCTGTTAATCTATGTGCGGTAGCATCATATGTTAAACCGGTGTCATCCGAAAATGCACCCATCGAGTTTGTGTATGGTACACGACCAGTAGTCAATCCAGTGTTGGTGGTTCCACCAGTAACCGACAAAGTGGTAACTGTAATTGCACTGACACTCAATGTGTTAGAAGCAGTATCAAAAGTGAATGTAGAATTGTCAATGATTCTGCCAGATGGACCAACCACTGTAACACGACCAGCGGTCAAGGAATCATCAATGAATCCACCAGCTTCAACCAAACCAGATACCACTGCACTGTCTGCATTGACTTGGCCAGTTGCAGCATCAATGGTGAATGTGTGCAAGTCAGCTAATTTACCATCGCTGCCGGTAAACACAATTCTAGTGCTGGTCAAGCTGTTGTCAGCCAAGTGATCAGCAGTTAGTGTATTGGCTACTGTAACACCACCAGTGGCATTCAACCAGATACGGTCAGGTGCATCGTTTGTGACACCAATTTCCAGTGTACGGTCGTCGCCGCTGCGAGCATAATATCTAATGTAAGCTGAATCGCCACCAGATACCACAGGGAACAAAATACCATCACCACTGGAATTACCAGCTGTGGGCAAGATTTGGCCGTATACACCAACAGCAGAAAGTATACTTGATCCACTGTCAAATGTAAGATCTGGGCTGTCAACAAGTTTTCCGTTGCTGCCAGCAAAAGTAACACGACCAGCGGTCAAGCTGCTGACTTTAGCAACATTCAAGCTGGCTGTGCCGCCCGAAGAAATGTTAGAAGCAGTTAAAGTATTGGTGCTGGTGTTGTAGGTAAATCCTGTTGTACCAACCAAGACATTGCCGTTACCAAATACAATTTGTTTGTCGGTAACACCGGTTGTGGTCAATGTTGTAAAGTTACCAGTTGATGATGTAATGGCACCAATTGGGGTATTGTCAATCGAAGCTGCTGTAACAGCACCCAGTGTCAAGCTACCGCTTAGGTTAACGCTGCTTGAGCTAGAAATAGATCCGCTGATGTTGACGTTGTTGGCAAAAATGTCGCCAGTGGAAACAACTGATTGATCAGTGTAGATATTGCTGGTAAAGTAACCGGTACCAGTTACTCGCAAATTCTTGTTTAAATTCCAAGACTGATAAATGCTGTCATATTCAATTGTGGCATTGGCACCGTTAACAGTGATACCAGCACCATTTGCATCCATTGCAGTAGATGCATCTTTGGCCAAAACCACATTCAAATCAGTAATAGCAACTGTGGTACTGTTAACAGTGGTTGTTACACCTCTAACATACAAGTTACCATGAACAATGGCGTCACCATCAACGTCCAAGTTACCAGTTGATTCCAGTGTGGTAAATCTACCAGTAGATGCTGTAGTAGCACCAATTGTGGTGGCATCAATGGTACCACCTGAGATACTGACATTGTTGGCGTTTTGTGTGGCAATGGTACCAAAGTCGCTAGCAACCGAGAAAGTCACATAGCTGGCAGCACTGATACGACCTTTGCTGTCAACAGTGAAAGTTGGAATCTGAACAACTTCGCCAACTTTGCTACCGTACGACCCAGCTGTAACACCAGTTGTGTTCAAGTCTACTGTGATAGCAGTTTTGCCGCTAGCAGTTACAATGTCATCGCCGCTTAGGGTAATGGTATCATTTTCTTTAAGGTCCAAGACCGACGGGCCCGAGCCACTGTTGATCTTGGTAAAAAGTCTACCATCATAGGTGTTAAGAGCAAGTTCGCCATAACTTAAACTATTGGTACCCGGTACGTTACCACCGGTGCTGCTTCTTTTAATTAAAATTGTATTAGCCATTGTAATGATATCCCATTTGTTTTATTTATTCGAATCCTACTCAAAATGTGCCGCCATCTAACGCACCGTACTCAGAAACTACCCGAGCCCAGCCGGTCCAGTCAGCCGAGCCCACTTTGGTTCTAACATATTCAGCACCGTACTCGGTAGTGGTATCGTTGGGTTGATATTTTTGTACAACCACATCTTCACTTACCAACACCGTTAGCAAGCCTGTGGGCCATGCATCGTTGGGTGTGCCTGCAGTTGCGCTCCAACTACTTCTTTTTACCGCATACAAACCAAAATTAACATTCAAATTCCAGTTACTGGGATCGTTTCCGTGATCCACAAACGGCAATTCTAACAAGCTGATGGCTTGATTAATCTTGGCAATACTGTCAGTAACTGAATCTGTAGGCAACAGAGTTATGGCATTACTGGTGAATGTGCCTGCAGTATTTGTGCCCAATGCTACTGCATTACCAAACAAGTTAGGCAGAGATACGCTGCCAGTAATTGCAATATTGCCGGCTGTGACCACATTAGCAGTCAACGTTGATGTTGTTATTGCGTTGTTGACTGTTAAGTTGTTGGTGGTGGTGTTGCCTGTAACTGTTGCAGTAGCAGCAGTCAAACTGGTATTTGCTGTTATTACACCACCGCTGATATTAGTAGAATTGGTATTTGTGGCATTAACATTGACCGCGGTCATGTTAGTGACTGCTATGTTTCCGCCAGTTATAGCAACTGAATTGGCATTTTGCAATACCATGGTACCAACACCAGTAATACTGGCAATTGGTATGGTATTTGAGCTAGTGGTTGTCGAACCTAGACCGCGCAGGTATCCGTAGAAATTTGTACGTCCAGTACCGCCACTGGCAACAGGCACTGTGCCGGTATTGATGGTGATATCACCTGCTGCGCCATCACCGTTTGAAACTGTAATAAACGAACTCGACGATGTGACTTGGCGCAGAACCATGCTGCCATATGTGCTTCTAGCAACCACACCCGATGAAAAATCGGTAGGCAATTGTGCCAGTGATATGGTGTCAAGATCAATCACAGTCGAGAATGTTATTGGTGTAGTGCCAACTGTGATTTTTCCACCGGTGGCCAAACGCCAAACGCTACCACCATACAAAGTACCTTCTGTGACCACTACCAGTGTACCTGTGTACATACCAGTGGTGGTATTGGCATCGGCGCTGCGTGTCAGTGGGGTTCCGGCACCGTTCCAGACATAGATACCGTTTTCTGCATTATTGGACTGGTTCTGTAACAGAACTCGATCATACACATTTAGGACAACACCGTCCCAGAGATTATTTGATCCAATGCTTTGGCGCGGATTTGATACCGTAATTGAAACTGTAGCAGTTGCTCTAACTGGCAACAAATAGCTGGGTGCTAGATCAACATGTCTAATTTGAATAACTTGTCGACCAGCATGTGTGGTTACATAAAGATAGTCACCATCAAATTCAATGCTGCCCAAGTCAGGAGCAGGGGTCAGTGTGCCATCAGTTACCCGAATGGGAACTTCGTTATTGGCTTGCCCGTCTAAGAATAAAGTGGCAGTAACAGTACCACCGTGTGTTGCAGTGAATGCAGATTCGAAGATTGCATCATTCAACACATACAAGCTGTTGGTGGTCAAGTTGAGTCCAACACCCAGGCCGCCGCTTATGACCACAGCACCGGTGTTTATGTCGTTGCTGTCAGTGCTGTTTAAGAATGTCACCTGCTGATCAGTTGTAGATCCAGCAGCAGTTACATTTTGTAAGGAAAGTGCTGTGGTAGTACCCGATAACACTTGCCCGTATTCGTTGACAGTGACTTGAGTATACGTGCCCGGAGTAGCACCAACCGAAGTCAATGCAATCTGATTGCCAGTTCTAGTGATACCGTAACCGGTACTCAGTGCACTGGGGCCATCAGTCCAAGTCAATACACCACTGCCGTTAGTGGTTAAAATTTGGTTGTAGCCGCCGCCACCAATGTTGATTTTGCTGACGTCACCAAGGTTAACTGTGCCATCTGTATTGGGCACAATGTTATCAACTGCCAGTGTACCAACATTAATTCTAGTAGCGTTGACTGTGGCAACGTTGGCAGTTGTGCCAGTTAGTGTAGTAACGGTGGCTGCAGTGATTGCTGCAGATGGGGAAGTAATAGAACCAGTGTTGATCAGAGTACCAATGTTGGCATTGGCGCCAAACAAATTTGATGCAGTGACCGAGTTGATGTTGGCTGTGGTTGATGTTAATGCACCTGAATTAACAATGGTTGTGGTGCTAAGTGAACTGGCTGCAACTCCGTATGTAAAACTGGCAGAATTGGCCGTTATGCCACCAGATAATATCAATTGAGCAGCATAAATGTTGCCACCAATACCAACCCCACCCGAAACCACTAAGGCACCAGTTACGGTACTAGTACTGGGCAGCACATTACTGATCGTGACTGCATTTGGTATATTAGAAATACTATTCTGCACATAAGATGATAGTGCAGCAGTAGTACTGGGATTTTTTAAATAATTAATTGCCATTTGTGTTTATGCCGTTGACCAATTAATGACTTACTTCAAAACCCAAATTTAAATGTATTAAATTGTTTTGGTCTGAATATGCACGTATGCTGTCGCCTTCTTGCAAGTAGATGGCAGAATCTCTAGTCATTACAATCAAGCTGTTGCCCGGAGCCACTTCCATACGATCAATCAATCTGATGCTTATGCTGTTTCTATAGAAATCCACGCTCACGTGAGCAGTTTGAGAATTGTCAACGTTGGCAACATATAGAGTTGTTATCTTGTACGAGCTGTTGCTAGTTGATGGATTTGATACCAAAACCGTGATAGCAGTGCCTATAGTTGTTGCGGTATTGTACCCATATACACTAGATACGGTGATTAGATTTGGTGCGGCCATAGTTATTCTTCCAGCTTAGTTCTTAGTATTTATACGTTCGAACAATAGAGCGGGCCACGGCAGTTAAGTTACACTAAACACAGCTATTGCAGTATAGGTATTTGATGCTTGATCTGTAGCAGTCCATATTGTATTGGTAGTAAAGCCAGAAGTTAGCGTACCAATTAGTACACCAGTGTTGACATCAAAAGACAGCCCGGGATCAAGTGGCCCAGCTATAGTCCAAATCAGCCCCGGAGTTAAGGTATAGCTTATACTAGTACCACCAACAGAATTGCCAGTTAACATATATAAGTTGGTAATTGATAATCCGGTACCGGGTGTGTTTGGGATCCACTCGCCGTACATGGGTGCAGGTGCAGGTGCTGGAGTTTGGAAATTTGCGGTGGCTGTATATATAGCATCAACCCCGGTAGTAGAAAATGTCACATTCATTGATGTGCCAGCGGTCAGTGTACCAGATAGTGTATAATCCGCAAATCTTAATCCAGGATCTCCAAAATCTCCAGTATAGGTCCAGGTTCCTGCGGGTTCCAAATTGAAACTTATTGTGCTTCCTGCCACACCTGTGCCCGATAGAGACGATGTGTGTTGAGCATAAGTTATACCATTTTGCGGAGTTGTACCAGCCCATGTACCATTGCTGTATGGCAGTGTAGCTACAAAATTAGCACTAGCCGAAGCTTTGAGACCGGTGGCGCTATAGGCTATCAAAGTCACTTTTGCTGCTGTGTCAGCTACACGCGGTGAGAACGACCAGGATCCTGCGGGCGGCAAACCAGAAACAACAGCACTGGTATTACCGCCCGCAGTATAAGTTGCTGACACGCTGGTGGTATGTGTGGTGGTGTAGTTGGCTGTGAATATCGTGCCAACTGGGCCCGAGCTTGGTGTAATGCTGGATATGTGTACGGTGGGTCCGGGTAAAACCTTGATGTATACACATTGAGGTTCGCTCACTTGCCCGTGCTGGGTTATAGTGGCCCAACTGAATGTGTCTTGACCAACAAATTGAAAATTTGGCACGTATACAATACTGCGACGATCAGCTGAAAGTCTAGCATATCCGTTATAGGGCTGTGTAAGCACCACTGGCTCACAGTATAAACTGACACCGGTGTGTATATTTGTAGTAAAAATTGGTGCAAATCCGGATATATTGCCTTTGACCGTCATAAAGTCAACCCCGGCTGAGTTTGCATTAAAGGTTATACTACCAAATGTACTGTCAACAATCTGTATGTTTGCACCATTGTAGGCGTCTGGCGAACATCCGCTAATTGTTATATTTGAATTTGTGAAAAATTGTGGGCCGACATCGTATTCAATTACAGTTTTAAACCCACGTCGGTGTCCACCAATGATGTTCCAACTATTAACTATGATGTTGGACATCGTGGTTGTTTCCACATTGCCCTGAAAATTGCGTATGTCGATTTTGAGGCCACCCCACCACGGCGTGGCTTTGGTGTCGCATATTATCTTGATATCTCCCGAGACCGGGGTTGCAAAATGAATTTTGCGACCAACTACATTAAACGCTTGGTAAAGTGTTCTAGCAGTGATGCTGTTAACATCGGTGTCCTTGCCGGTCACTCTGGGATTAACCAACCTAGATCCGTCCACATAGACTTCAACCCACTCGGGCGCGACTGGAGTCCAAGGCAAAGTCAGCACTGATACGGCTGCAGTCGAATCAACTGAAATAGAATAGTTGTGCTCGCCGCGATCGCCAGAATTGTCAACTCGCCAGGGTGTTGATAATCTTAATTCGGGTGTAACTGGTACTACTACTGTATAATTTGGTACTACTATCATTTTATCCACCGTGTAATAACCAAGCCACTGCATATCTACCACGTGGTATTTTACATATTAGCCCGGTATCAAATATAACTCGATACGTATAGAAATTGGTGCCATAAATCAATTCAGGTTTAAAGTGCGAATAGCCTGCAGCAGCCGCTATAGCATCATGCTCGGTAGCAAATGCTCCGTACTCGGTGGTTATGTCTTCCTGCCACACAACGCCGCGATCCATCTCTGCGTAAGTAAACTTCATTATCATGGTGTAGCCTGAATCCACTTTGAATGACGGTCTTACCGGTATAAACGGTATCGTATTCTGTTGTATCTGCAGACGTCGTGTAACCACCGACGATGTTGACTCTTGTTTGATTTGTACCGAGATCAAAATATCGCTCAAATTTGTATTTGGTTTGTAGTGTGCACTTGTTAATATCAAACTTTGATAATTTTGAATATATTTTGGTCTAATTAAGATATCATCAGATTGAGCTTGTACGTACAATGGCCTGATCAAGGGCACATTGGGATTGTCGTGCACATAGATTGGCTTGATCATGATCGTATCGGGGTTGTCATGCACATAGATTGGCTTGATCATGATCGTATCGGGGTTGTCATGTGACGAAATCATCTTGAGTAGGCGAGTCTCAGGATTGTCATGTGACGAAATCATCTTGAGCAAGCGAGTCTCAGGATTGTCATGTGACGAAATCATCTTGAGCAAGCGAGTTTCAGGATTGTCATGTGACGAAATCATTTTAATTAAACGAGTCTCGGGATTGTCATGTGACGAAATCATCTTGAGCAGTCGAGTCTCGGGATTGTCATGTGACGAAATCATCTTGAGCAGTCGAGTCTCGGGATTGTCATGACCAACAATCATTTTAAGCAAGCGAGTCTCAGGATTCTCGTGCACAAACATGGTCTTGATCAATTTAATATTGACATGATCACGATCGTAATTTGTGCGTATCACAAACGAATCAAAATCGTTTTTGTCATACTGGCTTCGTATCACAAACGAATCAAAATCGTTTTTGTCATACTGGCTTCGTATCACAAACGAATCTGGATTGTTGTGACCATATGAGGTACGTAACAAAATTAAATTGGGGTTATTATCACCGTATGCATTTCGTATTACCGGTTCAGGCAATTGAAGATTTTCGTATGCCTGTATTCGTACCTTGGCATCAGCTGTGGCTTCCAACTTGATTGGCAAGATTTGATTATTATCAAAATAATTAAAATCTATTTTGTACGAATAGTTACGATTGGTACCATAATCATTGATCAATTTTTCATAGTGTGTATGATCTGATATCATAGTATTGATTTCTAAGTTGCTTGGAAATATCAATAATGTTTGTTTGTCTCTGTTAGGATCCTGCAACGGTTTTGGCCCGTACGACAACGCAACAGTATTACTCAAAAGACGAGTATTATTTCCAAGTCCCAGTATATCATCAGACTTTATCCTAATAGGCAAATTTGGTCCACTGCGTGTACCATTAGTGCTCAGTAGCCTGGTGCCGCTCATGACCGATTGTTTGTCGTTAGATATAATTAATCTAGCACTCGACATGACCGACTGTTTATCAGCTGATCGTAACTGGATAGCGCCGTAGGCATTTTGAAATGCAAACCCAATCTCCAATGATTTTGAGTGTGCAGACCTAGCAATACTCAAGCTGGTGCTTGAAAATTTTGAATGTGCAGACCTAGCAATATTTGGTCCGATTCTGTAGAATTCGCTGTGATCAGATCTAGCAATCATCGGTCCAATTCTATAAAATTCGCTGTGATTGGACCTAGTGACCATTGGCCCAATTCTGTAGAATTCACTGTGATCGGCTCTAGCAATCATTGGACCGATTCGATAGAATTCACTATTATTGGCTCTAGCAACCATTGGGCCAATTCTATAAAAGTCAGAATGTGCTGCACGAGCTATTTCAGTGTTTAATTCTAAAAATTCAGTTTTTGCTGATCTAACAACAATAAACACGCCCGGACTAGTAAATGCCGAATGTGCTGATCGAGCTATTTCAGTGTTTAATTCTAAAAATGCCGAGTGGGCTGATCTAGCAATACTGATGCTGGTTCGCATGAATGCTGAATGTGCTGATCGAGCTATTTCGGTATTGGTTTCTAAAAATGCCGAGTGGGCTGATCTAGCAATACTGATGCTGGTTCGCATGAATGCTGAATGTGCTGACCGAGCTATCTCCAAATTGACATTGGTAAATTCAGATTTATTCCCTAGACTTATTAAATTGTTAACTGCAACAAATTTGCTGTGTGCAGATCGTGATATCATGTTTGATGTTCGATCAAATTTTGTAACTGCTGCTCGATTCAATCCAGCATTATTCATAGTCAGCATCACATGTGCCGATTTCATGTATTGAGCTACACTAATATCTCGACGAGATTTATTTTTGTTTTTAAAATCCAATAGGTCATGCGATCTACCAATAGCGGTGTTGTGTCTACGTGATGTCAATTGTGTGCTGCGATTTTTGACCATTGATTTACCACCAATTAATCGGTCACGGTTTATCATGGCCGAACTGTTTAAAGTCAATGCCAAAGCGCCAGCATGTGTAAAATTTGGAAGGCCCATGGTTTGATTTACTATCTCCCAAGTGCCTACAACCAGTTCAACCACATCGTCATCAACATCGGTGTAGACTTGAGTAATAGTCACGTTGCTATCAAAATAGCTTTCCACAGTACGACCCAGAGCAATTTCTGTACCCAACTTTACATTGACATAAAAGTCGGATGTTATAACCCCGTTTATAATAAAAAAACTGTTGCCCCCACTGATGCCCAAATTGGCCGAAAAATTACCAGTTATCCCAGACACAGCTATGTTGGCTGTTACACATTGTATTATGGGTGGCTCAGTTACTTCAGGTACAAATGCCCCAGTGATAAAACTTTGTGTGGGCATGTCAATTATTTCCTCAGCACCAGTCAAGATTGGTGGATTAAATCGCACATAAGGTTGTTCCAATGCCGGAAACGATAAAAAATCAATTGGTGTTGGTACTATGTTTTGTGCTATAAATTTAAAAATTTGTGCGCCTAACACATACACCACATTAGTATCATACTGTTTGTAACTGGAAACAAAAGACACTGCCAGTAAATCGCCACCGGCGAATTGCGAATAGTAGTCACCAACTACCAATACACCATTTTTTGTAATAGTGACTGTGTAGTAGTTGGGTATAACAAACTGATATATAGCAGTATCACCGCTGACCACAGTATCTTGTTCAACCTGAGACAGCGGATACAGTCCGTTATAGGAAATAACCACAGGACTAGACAGTGCTGGATTCAGGCTGATAGGAATCGCAAATTGTCTCTGGCCTAGGGTAAAAATAGGTGCTAGGCCCGAACTCACTTGCTTGTCTAGGCCGGCATACACAGTTACCGTAACAATGTCGTTGGGGTTTACCATGAGTGTGCCGTCGTAATCGAGGCCATTTAATTTCAATGACCCGTACTCGATGCCCATCAAGACCGGCTGTAAATGCTTGGGCATGGTAAAACTTTCGCTATACAAGCCGTTGGCATCAGGCAGCTTGATAGAAAAATCAAAGTATCTGGGAAAGTAAGTTTGTGCTACCGCTTTGACTTGAAAGTCAAATGCACTGTCGCCAATGATACAAGGTACTTGTTGTACACCAGCAACATGTACTGCATAGCTGATGGCAAACACATCACCGTTATTCAATTGAGCACCTACAGTACCGGCACTGTTGGATCTAACACCGTTTATCCAAAGTACCACACCCGGCGGGGTATATGTGGTCACCGACTGTACACCCAACAGTTGTGCGGTTATCAAATTACTACCTACATGGCTCACAGGAGCGGTAACCGGTTTGAATTGGAACGGAATTATTCTATATAAATCTTTGGTTTCTAACAGCGTGAAATCTTTAAGCCAGTGCGAGGCTATAATGCTGCCCCCTAGGACCGATACCCACGTGACTTTGTAACCAAATGTTAAAGTTTTAACCAGGTGGAAACTAAAATCGTAAACCAAAACTTCAGGTGAATCGTTGCCACAGATGTACAGCAAGTTGTCTCTGACTTGTGTGTAACTGGGACTAAATCCGCCGGTAAAGAACGAATCTACAAATTGATTGGTCACGGTGTCATACACAAATATTTCACCAGTTTCACCTTCGGGTATACAAATACGTGTATCAACTCTGATGGGCTGACCCAATGCAATTCCCTGCCGTAATTCAGTAAAAACACCGGCATTGGTAACTGAAAATATCTTGTTAGACTGTGTGGTTATGATGGCAGCCGACGAGTCGGGAAATGCAGCTATGCCAAACGCATACTCGTCAAAATTGTAAGTGGCTATCAAGTTATACGACATTGTTGGATCTAAGATCCAGATTGTACCGTTGCCGGCTACCCAGACATAGCTACCATCGTAGTCCAAACATGTAGCAGCCGGCACTGACTTGGTTGATCGTATTTTTCTAAGATATGTGATCTCGTCTTCGCCTGGTATTCTTGACACATAGGTCAGGTCAACAAATTCGCTATAATTTAAAATAGCGTTCAGTCGCGGAATAGGATTTTTCGAAAGTGTCGCTTGTACATTATATAATGAACCACCAAAGCATAGAATCAGCACTTCGTTAGTACCGTATATTCTCACATAATCAATGGGTGCCGACGGCAATGATATTTTGCTTATTAATATGCCACTGGCATTGTAAAAGTATGCAGCATTGCTATTGTCATCCATCACAACATGGCAATCCGATGTCAACAAGTTTGTGGTTGCGCCCAGTGTGACTGGATAGTTTTTGCCAGACGGAGTCTGATAGGTCAGTGTATGGTCTGTAGGAAAATAGTTATACCACTGTTTCTTTGGATCAATTACGTGAAATGTAAAAGGTTTTTGACATATTACTGCAAATACCTGTGGTACACCATTGATGGTATAATTGTAAAATGCAGTATATAAGAAATCAACAGGTGCGGTAACTGCCGCAACCACAACGTCACTGGCATTTGCTGTTGCATATTGCCCATGTGATGCACCATTGATTTGAAAATCAATGTTGTCGGTGGTGGCTAACGATATGGTTTCGGTTGCAACAAATTGTGTAGTTACTTGCGAATTTGGAAAAGCTCTTGAGATCGACGAAAACATTTACTGCTCCAAATTCACAAATGCTGGGTTTGTTACTCCCAACGCCGCATATGATTGCATGTAAGCAACATTAGCTATATTTATTGTTAGCTGGCAGCTCTTTAATGACCATGATACGCATGTCAGTGCCGTTAACACCGCTTGGCCATAATGCATGATATGTACGTTTAACTGGGGAGTTAGAGCCATTAATATTCAAGTATTCGTTATATACTGCCACATCGATCTCTTGACCACCACCTACTACGTCAGCGCCGACTGTGCCCAGCATGTCTAGTTCATCAGCATATTTGAAACGACTGGTGTTCAAATTATTGATAAACGAAATAACATACTCGCCGTTCTCGGTCAAACTCAACTGTTGAGTAGAATTAATAACTGCGCCACTATCTAACGAGTTAACATCGGCTTGTTTTCTTGTACTAGGAATTGGCAAGTCGTGTTCGCGAACAATAAACTTGTAGAATTGATTATCGGTCGAGTTTACACAGAACAAGGGTCTATTGCCGGTATTGGCTGGATCACCGTGTGGGAAGCCAGGTAGTACGCCGCGCACAATGCCGGTAGATTTATCAACGCTGCGTTGTACCAACAACCAACTAAAACCAAGTGCCAACTCTTCAGGATTTTCACCCCAGACTGACAGGAATAGACCATGGTCGGTCAACACAATACGATAGCTCATTGGACTGGCTTCTTGTGCAGTTGCATCGTCAACTGGGTTTGTACCAAACAAGCCTGATACTTTTGATTTGTAATTCCAGCGATTTACAAAAAGTTCACCGCGATTATAAACATCGGGTCCATCACCGTATAGTGTTGCGCCGCTAGTAACTGCAGTTACTCCGTTGGGGCCTGCTGGGGTATGGACGCTAACTCCCGGAGCTGAAGTAGCCGGTGCGCCCTGAATCTTTGTACTGTCAAGCGGGTCCCAAGGGTTTGACCACGGAGCGCCTGTGTTGCCTACTGGTTCAGTGTATAGTCTCGGTGCGCCACTTATATAGTCTGTGCCAAACGCCAATTGGCCATCGGTTTGGCCATTTATTAGTGCATGAGCGAACCAAGGTGGTGTCAACGACGCTGCGTTGCCTGTAGTTAATGTAACTTGATCGTAAGCAATGTGTACGTTTGCAGAAGCAGAGCCAGGATTTCCCGGATCGCCCACTCGAATAGTAGCCGGGGTACCAAGATATACGCCCATGCTTTTGACTTTTATATTAGCGTCCCAAGCTGTCCAAGTCCCTGTTCTACCGTTTTGTCCGGCAGAATATAGTTCATAGGGCAACCACTCAAAAGTTTGGAATACAATCCGCCATGGATCTGTTGCAGGATCGTCAACAGTGACATCACTTCTTGCAAACGGATCCATGTTTGTAGTTGACTCTAGCACAATGGTGTAGTTTTTTGTGGCGTCTACACTATTATAATTAGTAAAATCAATTGAGTTATCATTTACATAAACTATTTTCATGTGGTTTGCTTTTGGTACACCAAATAGTGGTGTACCGTTGCCAGATAGATCTCGCACCATTTGCCACAGTAATGTGTTGGTTTCGGGGGCACCTTGCCCGGTATAAGTGGTTACTGGGATTGTTGGTGCAGATGATGTAATTGTTGCCATTATTAGTTTTCCTTATTATGATGGTATGTAAGTAAAGAAGAAATCTTTAGATGTATAGCCACCGCCAGTTTTACTCAAGTATCTATCAAGGTCTTCAGCATTCACTGCATCCACCGTAAACACAATATCAGTTGGCTGTGTGTATGCTGCAGCTTGGATGCCGGCACCGCCCAAAACAAAATTACCAGTGTCTTTGTCTAGATCAATGCCAAGCACATGCAATATGCTCTTGCCGCTAGATATATAATACTTGGGTGGATTACGAGCTATGCCTGTAGAGTCAGTAATTGGTGCTGCAGTTACATTTGTAGTTGGTAGCACAGTTAGCCCATGGCTTATATCGCCTAACGGATAAGGATCGTTAAATGTTGCATTTGTGCCAATTTTTGCTATTACACTAGCACCAGCTGGATCGTATGCGCCACCAGCTTGATCTGGCCACCATGGGCCTTGTGGTGAGCACAAGGCAGCAATTCTTAATCCAGTGTTGTTGGCGCCTGCAGGTGGTAACGCAGCATAGGTTCTAGCACCAAGTTCGCCATAAGCTCTAAATTGAATTTGCTGTCCTGCCATAACAACATCAGCTGATGTTGTACCCATCAAATCTAATTCTTCAGTGTATCTAAATCTTGGCGTAGTCAAGTTGTGTGGGAAAGTCAACAAATATGTTTTATCTTCAGTCAACACAATTTGATTTTGACTGTTAAACAACATGCAGTTGTCAATGGTATTTTGATCAGCAGGTACACGAGCTGTTGGGTGTAGTACGTCTGATTCACGAACAATCATTTTGTAATATTTGTAGTTGACACCGTTGACCATGAATACTGGGCACTTGCCTTGAACTAGGGTAGCACCAGTATTGCGATCAACTGGACGTTGCACCACAACCCAATTGAAATAATTACTACTTGCTGTAGCTGCTGCACGTTGAGTACTCCAGTTACCTTCCCATACACCCAAGAAGAATCCTCTATTGGCCATGGTCAATCGATAGTTCATTGGATATGTAACTGATTGATTTGCTACACGAATTTTTCTATTATAGAACCCTTCGTTAACATCCGTAGACACAAACTGCCCATTTGTTTGCAGGCCGCCTATAGAGCCAACACTGTCAATGATGGCGCCGGTATCGTCTGTGATCTTACTAATAGTAACATGCCCAGCTGCCGGGTCGTTGTTCATCTGTAATGCTGTGGCTATGGCACCCGATACCATCTGCTCGTCAGTGACTGTGAATTGTAATCTCCATGGTTGAGTTGGCATGGGAACATCAGGTGGTGTTGCATTATCTGTGATGGGATCAAGTTGTGCAGTCACATCCAATGTGAAACTAAACGAGTCGGGATTTTTATTAATCACAAGCCCAGTAGTCGGATCAATTATGTTAGAATTGGCTATGGCATTGTATTGTGTTAGCGGAGTTGAGTATTTGTCAACTCGGATAGTAGCAACTTTGGTAGTGGTGGCATGACCATTAACGTCTGCGGTATAAAGATCAACATTGGCCGATGTACCAACATCTATTTGATTGTATATTAACGAAATATCATAGCCATTTGTGAGTGAAGGCTCAAAGTCAGATCTCACATCACTGGTCAGTGTAACATTGCCTGATGCACCAGCTGCATCAGTTTGATTTACATAAACATAGAGTGGGGCACGAGATTCACCTGCAAAAGTTGGCGGTGTTAACGGTCCATGGGGATCTAGAATCAATCGGTCGCCGGGTGACACTTTATGGATAGGAGTTGCCAAACTAACCACAGTAGTTTTTAATGCAACCACATTGAGATTTCCAGCAGCAACATCGCTTGATGTTATGTTTGAACAATTAACTACTGAAAAGAATCCGGTGTTGACCATGTCGGCAAAAACGTCAAGCATCACATCAGACACTCTGGTGTAGCCCATACGTTCAACCGAGTAAAAATTTTCTATTGCCATTCTATATTCTCCTTGCTTATTTTAAAATAAGGCATAATGTTATTTATCCGTTGCAACAAGTTACTCAACTTGTTGGATTCCATACTGCGTTATACCAAACATACATTTTATGATCTGTTGTCAGCACCACTGTTTGACCGGTGTAGCCCGATATTGGTAATACATCAACTACATTTGCATCGTAAATTTTTGCTGAATTGTCGGTTACTGCAGCAAAATAAGTCAAACTCAAGCTCACATTGCCGGATACACCATCAATATTGGTAACACGAGCATACACTTGCGGCTTGGGCGGTACATCTTGATTGGCAAAAATGCTGTATTGACGTTGCTGAATAATGCTACCGTCATCGAGCAGTACACTACCATCGTCGGTCAAATGATCAGCTGTGGCCAAAAATGTATAAGGATTTGGTTCGTTTATATACTGATTTGAAAATACTTCGACTAAAACTGGTCTATTTACAGTTAAACCGTAAACAATGTTGGCAAGTCCGATATCCATTACAAAAAGTTCATTTGCGCCTGATGGTAGATTTTCAATGAAGTGATGAAATTGTCTACGATTGATAGTGACTGTGTTGGGGGCCCAATTGGCACTGCCAGCGCCATCAGATATGATGGTATACCCCTGTTCGCCAGGCTCAACCGGCAACGAGTACGAATTGCCAGTAAATTCACTAGTAATCGACACTGTGCCAGTGATGGCAGCATTACCAATGATCGCAGTATTACCGCCAATTGTGGTATTGCCGCTGATGGCCATGGTGCCACCAATTGTGGTATTGCCGCTGATATTGGTGTTGCCAACAACATCAAGCTCAACTTGGGGACTGCTGTTGTTTATACCAACACGCAATCGGTTGACATCAAAGTATATTAAGTTACCCTGTATTGATAAATCCAAACCCTCTCGTTCCAGGTTTGAAAATAGCATTGGGCCCGATATGCGTCCTATTGCCATGGTGTGTTAATTATAATGTAATGGCTGTGCTGGCGTATCCATGCAAAACAATAATTGGTTGTCCTGAATTTGGTGGTGCAGTAAAAGTCAGTGTGTTGCCAGCAACCGTGTACACTACACCGGGATTTTGAAAAACATTACCAACAAAAATTATCATGTTGGCTTCTTGTCCTGCAGAGTATGCAATCGAAATAGTGTACGAAGTGGTTGAACCATCACCCATAAAAGAGTCTTTGGTTATAGCTGTGGTTCCTTCTATGCTGACCACACGCCAACTGCCATGAGTATAATACTCAAACTTGCCAGTGGTGGAATTCAATCTGAATAGCCCGTCAACTGGCGAGCTTGGCCCAACAGCACTGGATCCATATGGAGCTCGTATGCTGTAGCTAGCAGATCGCAATTCACGATTCTTTATAAATCTTCCCATGGTTACACGCTAATTGTGTTAATTGTTGCAACTACTACACCGGGAGTGGTTGCTGATGCCCACAAACTGTCACCGTCATCTAAAATAATTTTTTCAGTATCGATCAAGTAAGTGTCTTGGCCAGTCAAATTAATTTGATTGTAAATTAAATTTGTTGCCGATGCTGTGTTGCCACTGCTGACTGCATGTACATTGACCATGGTGGCATTGCTGTCAGTGTTACAAAAATAGCCAACTACTAGTGCGTTGACACCAGTACTGGTAAAAATTGCTGTTGGGGCTGTGCCCAGCATGGTTGTTGTTATTGCCATGGTATTCCTATTATAATATCAATGAATATATCAGTGCCTTGCGACGAGTAATCAACTCATCAGCTGGGCTTTGTGTGTTTCTAATAAACAATCCCGAACCACCGCCACTGGGCACTTTGGCATACACCGTGGTGTACCCTGTGACTGGATCAGAATCTGTAGTTTCGTGTCTAACTCGTAAAATGGTCTGCAAATTCAATGCACTTGACTCAGGTGTGTGTATTGTGATGTCACGGTCTTGATCACAATAAATCATGTAGCCATTTGTGTTTAAATCGCCACCAAGATGTGGGTCAGTGTCAGTGACCAATTTTGTACCTGATAGTTCGCGCCAATTGGTTCCAGAATTGATTTCCCAAACCAGCGAGTGCTCGTTCCAGCGTATACCAGCCTGCGGGCTATCACCGCGATTGACTTCGATGCCAGCATTGAGAGTTGGTGCCCCAGTTACCCCAGCATTTAAAGTTATGAAATTATCATAAACCAAAGTGTTAGCTGATTCAAGAGCTGTTGACGACCCAAGCACAAACAAATTGCCGTTGATGGTAAGATTATTTGTATCTATTGCTATGTTGCCGTTGGCAGCAACTAGGTTATAATCTCCGGATATTCTTTTGGTAACAGACATCGTATTTCCCGCTTTAACATATTTATATCAAAAGTCTAGATAAAAAAATAGCTGCCGAAGCAGCTATTTTTAATTGCCAAGTTGATTCTTAACCGTAATAGGCCAAAATGTCAAAGTTTTGGATCCATACTAGGCTATCAGCAGTTTGTTCGGTCACTTTAGAATAGTCCAAAGTCCAAGCAGCTGATTTGTATTCACCTGCAGGCCAGTCGCTACCATCAGTAGCACCCGAATTTGGTGCAAAGATCCAAGCATCGTTAAACGCTGACATTGGCACTAACAGAGCACGGTGAGCAGTTAGCTTGGTCACAAAGTACAAAGATGAAGTGTAGTCCATGGCCAAAATAGCAATTTCGCCAGGATTTTGTGGCCAGTGGCCAACCAACTGTGCTGACTGTTCAATTAGTGGACGATTTGCTACTTCTTCAGACAAAATAACAGCACCGTCGATTTGACCAGCCACAGTAGTAAGATCGCCATGGACATTTTTCAATGTAAATGTGCTGGTACCATTTGTGGCAGTAACTTCGTAATAACAACCGCTATAATATCCGCCAATGGATCCTGCACCAGTCAAGTTACCGTGAATAACCACATAGCTACCAACTGCAAATGTACCAGCTGGCTGCGGAATACTGATACTAAAAGCACCGTGTGTGTTTGTAGCAGTTAATACACCATATTGTGCAGATGTCAAACTGGCAAATTGGCGTTCACGAGTTTTATATCTACGGCTCGAAACTTGCTTGATGATGTTAACTGGCAAGTAGGGAACTGCGCTTAACAATTCTACAGGGCTATAACCATAAACAGTGATAGCGCGAGATACATCAGTAAAACTATAACTTTCTGGAGCAACAGCATACACATCGTAACTGGCGTTGGCATCAGGAGTAAAGCTCACCAATGGGCCACCTGTAACAATGTAAGCACCTTCGCTTACAGCAATTTCATAGCCATCGCCTGGATTGGTAACATCAAAGCCCAATAGACCCAAGGTGATAGTGGCTTTAGCGCCAGTACCACTGCCAGTTATAGTATCCAACACACCGGCTGCACCAGTGCTAGGGAACACAGTATAGTTGCCAGGCACTGAAGGAGCACCAAAACTGTAAGCACCCCATACTAGATTGTCTAGTACCAAACCAGCACCGTTGTTGTCGATTGGGCCATCATGACATGTTGCTGTAAAACCGTTGGATCCACCTGCAATGGTAGTCGGGGGAGCACCAGTACCAGTCCATACACCTGGGTTGACAACCACAATACTTGTTGCGTGACCGCTGGTGCCAGCAGTGACTTTGACTGTTAAGGGTGTAGAGAAATTGCTGTGTGAATATGTGACTTGGTCACCGTTGGTGCCATTGCCAGGATCCAAATTGTTACCGCCGTTATTGATATGAGGAGTGCCAATGATAGTAATGGCGCTAACTGGGGCACGAGCTTTTGTGCTGGCTGTACCAGTATGCACTTCAACTACATCACCCACTCGATATCCTGTACCATTTGCTGTTGTTGCAAACGACAAGGCTTGATAGTGTGCTACCACCTGAGCGGTGATACCATCAGCCATCTGTGGGGCTTCAACAACATACGTAGGTTGCACTGTCCAACCGTCGCCAGTACCGTTTACTGTAATGCTTTCAATACCAGCGCCGCCTAGACCAGCATCACCTGCTGTGTTGGCTGCACCGTAGTTGCCATCCCGACCTGGATTGCGACTACCAAAATATTTTTTACTTAAAGGACGTCCCATTTTATTTTCTCCTTGTGAAACACGGCGTTCTAGGCCGTACGCGGTTGGATTTCCGCATAAAACTTGCACCATGCAAGTCGTATAAGATATTTATGAAAATTTGTTTTAGCATACCCAGTCATCCATAAATATTGGCATGAAATATTTTATTTTTGACTCCAGCAACGACGGTGTTGTCTGGATGGGCAATCAACTGTCTATAGCCAACCGACTGTGTCACGGTTTACTTGACTGTGAAATCAGCATGGTTTGGCCAAATAGCAAATCATATCAGGTGCTAACAACAGCGAATGGTGCCAACTTGCATTGGAACTATGCAACAAAACAAATGCTACCGCTACCAGAATCGGCTATTAATTCATTATTTGTTGAAAAGAAACGCCTAGCCGGCATACGACATCCTGCTATGTCAAAATTATTTGTTCTTGGTAGCCATATGATTAGAAAAATTTACACAACAACGGTGCCCACAATTGAAAATGATCTATCATTTGCGCTCGACAATTCAGACCCCAGTAAAGATCAATACGACTATTCGGTCACTGAGTACGCACAAATTACTGGGATCACCGACCGTGATGCCTACAAAGAACTTACGCTGTATGTTGAGAACATGCGGACACAAAAAATCAGAACATTTAGTTACACTGAATATTTTTCTAAAAAAATTAATTCAGCTACTACCCAAGAAGAAATTGCCATAATCATTGAAGATATTGAGAAAAAATTTATTACAGATAGTCAAATATGATGCGTTGTAATGCATACAATCCCTTGGTTTTTAGAACTATGCAAGGTCCAGACTGGGATCGCTGGCGTTCGTTGTACAAATTAATAAATGCAGCCGTGTCAATGAATGACCGTACTGGCTATATTAAAACTCCGGTCAACTCAAATGTGCCAGATGCATTGGCCATGCCCGAGTACGATCCTAATTTTGGTTTGAGCTATCAAGACTGCTGTCATAAAAAAGTCAACGAATTGGTTGCGCTGCAAGATCAACTTGGTGTACCCATCAGAGTCATGTATTCAGGCGGTATCGACAGTAGTCTAATCTTGAGCAGTTTCATTGATGTTCTAGGAGTCAGCGAAACTGCGCGACGCATTGAAGTACTAATGGATCAGGAGAGTATACACGAAAACCCCTGGATGTGGGATCGATTTATTCGTAGCAATTTCACTGTATGCGACAGTGACAAACATGGTGCATATTACACCAAAGACAATATCTTAATCGGTGGCGAAGGAAATGATCAATTACTAGGAACCGACATGTATCGTGACATAGTACGTCGTAACGGCGATGGCATACTCAATGTGAGATGGACTGAGGCCAATATTAAATCTCATATGATTGATAGGGGCATGACCAATGCTGAAGCTGACATGTGGTTTGAATTATATATCCAGCAGATGTCCCGAACACAAGCACCCATTGACACCATTGGTGATTTTTGGTGGTGGGTTAATTTTAGCTGCAAGTGGACCACAGTGTTTCACAGAATGATGTTTTATGTGCAGAACCCACAAGACATCAACCAGGAGTACATGAACACATATTACCAACAATTTTTCAACACAGTTGAATTTCAAAAGTGGAGTTTACGGGATCGAGATCACAAGCACCAGGGCAACTATATTACCTATAAGTTTCATGCTAGGGAGTTAGTGGCCAAGACCATGGGTGCGCCCGAATATCTCAACAAGATCAAACGTCCCAGCTTGTCACATGTGACACGCTTTAAACATGCATGCGATATAATTGACGATTCGTACCAGTTTCACTACAATGTGAATCCCATGGACTGGTACAACCCCGATAACTCATTTGTCTGACAGATAAGTTCGATTCAGCATGGTGTGGTTGTGATCAGTTGGGCCCCAATCGCCATCGGGGTGAAATGCGATCACTGTCATTGAAGAATCTGCAGTCCTAAATCTATGTCGCTCGTGCTCCTGCAAGCAAAAGCTAACACCCACTGTTAACGCATCTTCTTGTTCAGCACCAGGATTGCCGTGTTGACTATATCCTGATCCAGCAATAACACAGCCTAGTCTGATGCTGGGGTGTGTATGAAATGATTGGCTGATACCAGGCGGGAAATACAACAAGTTTAAACTGCTATCGCCTAGTCGTGCAGGATACACTAATAAACTGTCGCTACAGCCATCAATATAACTCAATCGCCCTTTTGCCTCGACCCAGCCAATTTGGTTAGGTACTCGATATCCAAGTCGTACAATCAAGAATAATTGATCTGATACTATAGCTGACATGTTGTTATTAACTGTAAGCCCAAAATATTGCCCGGCTTCAAGAGCAATTGTTTTACCGTCGACAGTTAATTGGCTGGCACCATAGCTATAACCATATATGGAACAGTGCTGGCAAAAGTCAGGCAATACAAAATTACCAGCAGTCAGCATGTAGCCTGATGATGGGTACATGGTGTCCCAAAGATTTAGTTGATTTGAAATTATCATCTTGATGCCCTTTATACAATATTTAGTCAACAAAAAAGGGCCTTGCGGCCCTTTAATGTAACTTCCCATCCCAAGGGTTGTAAGTTTGCTTGTGTTATTATTGGAAAGACAAGTTCTGAATAGCGATTTCAGAAACGTAGTCACCAGCATTGCCAAGAGACGATGCGGTGTTTGTCAACTCTACATAACCATAACGTGTCATAAAGCCCACGACTGGTTCGAAAGTTTGTGGATCCAATACAACTCCAGAGCTCATTAGAGGAATATATGGGCAATAGAACGCTGCAGCATCTGCCTCGCTAGAACCTTTATATCCAACCAATACTGGTGTAGAATCGTTAGCATAGCTGTTTACATAGATACGCATTGCACCGTTCAAAGTACCAACAAACTTGGTGTTTGTAGGAGCTTCAAATGTACCTTCTGTAGTGCGAGCAAAAGCAGAAGTAGTAGCAGATTGCAACACTGTCAATGCAGCTGGAGAAACGATAGCCCAGTTACCAGCACCACGACGTGTACGTTGTGCGATCAAGTTAGCAGCACGGTTGATAAGAACAGCTAGAGCAGCGTGTTCGTCACCAACGAATGTAGCTGTACCAGATACATTGGCTTGGTTGTATGTGAACTCTTGAGCAGCCAAAGCGCTCAAGCTGTTGATAATTTCTTGGTCAATTTCAACAGTGATTTCTTGTGCCAAAGCAGCCATGATTTCTGCTTCAACGTCCAAACCGTGCATGGCTTGTGCGTCTTGAGCAGCTTCAAATGTCCAACGTGCAGACATTTTACGTGTTTTAGCTTCAACAACTTGTTTCATGATTTGTACGTTGATACGGTTACCAGGTACGCCTTCAAGAGCGCTTGTAGAAGAAGCACGGCCAGTTGCTGGGTCACCAGAATAAGCCTGAGCAATTTTGAATGGGCTCAATGCTTCATCACCAGCTGTAACTGAAGTTGCATATGGTGTGCCGCTTGTGTCAGCCACGCTGTCAGCATAACGTACACGTAGTGTGTGGATCTGAGAAACAGGTCCAGTCATTGGTTGAACACCAATGATTTCGTTAGCGATAACGGTAGGCATTACACGACGGATAACTGGTAGAATCACACGGTTTAGTGTGGCAACGTTAGCAGCTTGTGTGCCACCGGTGGTTGCATTTTCTGACAAGTATTTACGGGTGTTTTCTAAGATAACAGCCATTGAAGTGCGGCGTGAACCTTGTAGTCCTTCTAACAGGGCATCTTTAGTTTCGCCCCAACGGCTTTCTAGTAGTTCTGTAGTCATTTTCTTTTTCCTTTAAGGTTTAACTATTTTTTATTTTAGCCCTGCCAAACGCTTCAAATCAATAACATTTGCATTATTGGCTTGTGTAGTTAATTTAGCAGTCTTATCTCCTGTGACTTCAACATGCGATTCGCTAAGAATAGCCTTTTCAGACTTCTTAACAACCGAATTGTTCAAGACAGCTGGAAGATACTTTTCATATGCACTCTGCAATTTAGCAGTTTGCACATTTTCTAGAAGCTCTGTCATAACAGTAGCTTTTTCACGATTTAAGGGTTTCAACAGGTCAGTCATGATGTCACGACGTTGTGCTGATTCCTTGATGATACGGATTTCACGTTCTTTGCTTTCAACTAGTTTTTCTGTTGATTCAACAGACTCTTTGATGGCAGCAATAGTACGTTGTTGTTCTTCGATAGTTTTGTGCAACTGACGAATTTCTTTGTTCTCATTTAAGTGAGTCAAACTAAATTCGCTAGCAAAAGCTTCGAATAAACGACGTCCAAACATGTTCTCACGAGCACTTTGGATATCTTCTTTCAATTGCGATAGTTCTGACTTTAGATTTTTAGTAACTGTCTCTTGAACAAGTGCCGAACTGCGAGCAATAAATCGGCTCTTCAATTCTTCTAATTTGTGTTTAGCAGTAGCAACTAAGCGAACTTTTGTTTCTACCACTTGACGCTTGTCATGAGCAAACTCTTGGATTTCTTCAGCGAGTGCACCAACTACGAATTTTTCTAAACGTTCAAAATTTTCTTTCTGAACTTTACGATCTGTACGTAGCTCTTGAATTTCTTCAGCTAATTTCTTAACTAGGAATTCATTGAAGCGATTTGCGCTTTCCATCATGTGACCTTTAAACTTCACACGATCTTCCACCATAGCTTGTTTCTCACTGGCGAATTCTTGAATTTCGGCAGTAAGACCTTCGGTTACCATCTTGTCTAAAGCTTCTACCATTACTTTTTTGTCATGTTCATAACGACTAGCCATCTCCTCGCGCAATTCTGCACGAATGGTTTCACGGGCTTCGGAAAGTTTGCTTTCCCAAGCTTCGTTGATTGCACCACGAGTTTCCTCGTTGATAATGCCGCTGTCCAATAACGGTTTGATAACGTCAAACATTTGCGGTTCTCCTTATATTTTCAAGTCTCTAATCAAGCGAGTTACCTGCTCTCTTAGATACTTTTGTACTTTTTGATTGTCTTTGGCTTCACCAGCCATTTCTAGAACCCTATGTCCTCCCCGCATATTCATCAAGCCTTCATAGATGGCAGTTGGATATGCATGGGGTGCACTAGGCTGTGCTACAATATCTACAGTGACGATTTCAAAGTCACTAACATGTCCGTTAGACTCGTTAACGTTACCGCTACCGCGACTAGACACGCCCAATTTAACACCACTTTCCAACATAGTTTTAACTAAGTGGCCCATTGGTGTTGGTAGAATCTTTAGTTTACCGTGTCCGGCAGGGCCGTCCATCCACATTTGTTCAATCATGTGACTCACACGGTCTAAATTAATTTTCAAATCATCGGGGTGGTCAACTTCGCCTAGGACTGAGTAGCCACCTTTAACTTGTTCATTAATAGATTTAACAGCTTGTTCAATTTCGTTCACAGGGTAAACACGCTGGTTAGCGTTCTTTACCCCGCCTTCGATGAATACACCCTTCATGTAAAGATCTTTGCTCTTGCCGTCTTTGGAATCCTCGGAGAGGATTTCCATGCGAGCATGATCAAATGTTAGGTGTTCTTTTAAGTAAGCCATTTTTAGTTAATATTAACGAATTTTTCCGCCGATTTCGCTCTTGGTGTTTACAGGAACTTTACCACTGGTAGTTTGTCCTTCAGCACCACGTGCTTTTTCATAGCTGGTAGATTTGTTTGTGTAACCTTTAGTTTTAGCGCCAGGAACGTTTTGGAAGTTGTTAGCACCTTTCAATTCGCCACGGCCTTTGGTGTATTGGTTGTTGGGTGTTGGAACTGGTTTGCCATCAGCAGACTGTTCTGTGCCACCGTGAACGATGTTGGCTGCAGAGCCGCCCATGTCGTTCTTTTTAGCTACAATGCTTTGTTTGTTAACTACAGGAGCATCGCCGCCTTTGCCAACTGTTTTGCCTTCGCCAGCAGCTGGTTCTTGTTTGTAAACTTGGCCGTGATCTTCAACATATTCACGAACCATGCTTTCTTCAGTGTGCTCTTCGCCGCCGAATTCCATTTCGCCTTCGTCGCCCATTTCTTCGCCGCCGAATTCTTCTTCGCCGTGTTCATGACCGCCCATTAGTTTTTCAAATTCAGCTTTAAGATCGTCAAGAGCCAATTCGATGTCTTGAATTTTGCTTTCAACGCCTTCTTCGCCTGGTTCCATGCCCATACCGTCAACGTCGTCAAAAGAGTCATCAGATGGTAGTTCGTTGCCGTCTACATCGCTGTGCTCTTCTTCGCCGCCCATGGGACTCATGTCCATTTCGCCGTCTTCTTCGGCTTCGTGCATGCCGGACTCGTCGGATTCGACTTCGTGCATTAGGCTTGTAACTTCGTTACCGCCCATGTCTTCTTCAAAATCTTCTTCGTCAATGAGTGATTCATAGATATCGCGGCTTTTCTCGATCACCAATTGGTGAAACAATTCGCGAGCTTTATCTTCATTCTCATTGATAATAAATTCAATCAGCTGTTCGTACTTGTTCATAAGAACTCCTTTTTTAGTATAGCTTGTAACTTATTTACAATATATGCAAATATTTCTAGTTATATAGGTGTTTTTGAGGGGGATTTTAGATTATACGCCGGACGCTTCAGGTTCAGCGGTGTTGTATTGTTTAGAAACTGAGTCTAGTTTCTTTTCGTGCTCAAACTTACGCACATCGTTCATGATCCGTAAACGATTAAGCTGCTCAAGACTCAGACGTGATTTGCGGAGGTCAGACAGCTTTAAAGGAGTATGGTCTTCCTTTTCGGTGTAGTACCCTTCGGGTGCAGAATCAAACATTTCAGCAATTAACATATACGTTATTTAACCCAAATGTAAATTATGCTGGGTTCGGTACCGGATTGGCGCCTACACCACCACCGCCGGGAACACCACCTGCGCCAACTCCCACGGGGCCGCCTGAGCTACCAGGAGCTGCTTCACTGCCATCGCCAAGGTCAGGTGGTGTGGCTGCAGCCAAGTCAGTGTCCAAGCCGCCAGGAGTAATGCCCACGCTGCGTAGACCCAGGGGATCGGCTGCAGCATTTTCCTTGTCGCCTTTTTCTTCTAGCCACATGGTTTCGTTTTCGCTCATCTCTTGTTCGTTCAAGCCCAAGTAGCGTTGCATCAAGAAACGTTTACTGAAATATGGGAAACCTTCTAGCTGTGTAAATGTACCAATTCTAGCACCGTCAACTTCGGCCTGGCGATATTGTGCAAAGTTTTGCGGTTCATTGAACACCAAGTCAAACAGTTGGCCATCGATATTGATACCGCGCCAGCGCATGAACATCTTGAACTCTTGGTCCAGTTTGTCAATGATCATCTTTTGCAAACGCTTGCAGTACTGGTTAAAACGCCATTCTTGGATCAAGGCAGTGCCTACACGCCCGTCAGTCACAGCCTGTGTGCCATCTTCCATGCCAGTGGGCAGGTAACTACTGGGGATACGTAGACCACGGAACAACTTGTTGGTAAAGAATTTCAAGTCAGTGATCTCGCCCAAGTTGCTGCCGCCGGGCAGCACTTCAACCTTGCTGCCACGACCTTCAGCAGTTTGCGGGAAGAAAAAGTCTTCGTTTGTGCTCAAGGGATTATAGGTAGCGTCCATCATGTTGGCACCACCACCTGACTGTGTGGGTATTCTGCGCTGTGCAATTTCGTTTTTGACACGGTCCACAAAGGCCATGGCCATGTGACTTGGCATGCTACCAACGTCAATATAGAATGCTCTACGTTCAGGTGCACGCTGTACACGATAGATAATGATGGCATCTTCCAGCAGTTCTTTTTGTTTGAACACCTTGAAAATGTTCTCTAACACGCTGCTGCCAAACGGATAAAACACGTCTAGGCCTTCGGTCAAGCTGCAATGCACAATGTGCTCAGCATTGATCACGCTTTCGTTTGTGGCATGTGTAAATCTGCTGCCGCCGCTGTAGGGGCTTCTTGGCTGCACATAGCTGCCTTGTGGGCCACCCACTTGGGGACTGTTGGTGTAAGTGTCTGTGGTGCTGACTGCTGTGGCAGTTAGATTTTGAAAATTAGGTTGCAGGTCCTTGATCACATACTGCTCGGGCTTTTTGCCTTCGGCTTCATTGACAATGACCTTGACTATTTTGCTGGATTCAGTCCAGTACAGTTTGAATGTTTCAGGGTCGCGAATAAAAACTTGATCGCCATATTTGATGGTATTACGCACAATTTTAAACATGCGTTTGTTAAAGTCGTTCAAGTTGACCCACTGTAACAGTTGTTCTTTGATGATTTTAACTTCGTTGTCAGTGGGCTTTTCTTTAAAGTGCAAGTCCAAAGGCATTTGTGTTTCCAACTTGGGCTGTGTGCAGAACTCGGCCAAAATATCCAGCGCAGCATTAACTTCACTGTCTTGATCCATTTGCTCGTACTGATTGTAGCGCTCTAAACGATTGGGGTGACCCACGTAGATATCCGGCAATTGGCTTTGATAATTGCGATAAGACATGCTGCCCTCGCCACCACTGCCAACAGGGCTCATGGATCCAGACGTATTTGCAGCTCTAAAGTATTTTTTCCACGACATATATGGTGTTCTCAGTTAGTAGTATTTAACCAATTAATAGGAGTTATCAAGTAATCTTTGCTGTAAATCGCGGGTAGAAGATTGCATATCCACTTGATCTCCAGCTTTGCTGACCAGCTGTCTTAGCAAATCCAGCTGTTGCTTCATTAAATCATTTAATTCTGCACCGGCAGCAGCAGATTTTACGTTGCGATCGCTGCCAGGTGCAACTATGCTTTGATTTGAGTCAGTGTCTCGGTTGTCTTTTGAACCACCAAATAATCCACCAGTTTTTATTTTAAAGTTATTATCAGACTGTATTGAAGAAATAAGACCGTTGATGTCGGGTGTGTTAAGGCCTGGTTGACCGGTATTGTTAATACCATATGGCATTAAATCTTTAAAACTATCTTCTATAGTGGCACCAATACTCTTACTGGTATCATCTTTTTTATCGTTGGCTCCAACAAAATTATCAAGCATGCCACTGCCCAACACACCGCCAACTATGGTACCGACTCCAGGCAATATCATTGACCCAAGTGCTGCGCCAATGGCTGCATTACCCATTGTATCAAGCACGCTGGGTCGTTCTTTGTTTTTGTCGGCTGCTTGGTTAGCTGTCATTTGATCAACTATTTTTTGATTTTGATCAAATAATCCACTAGTACCCAGCATCTTGCCAAGATCCAATTTGGAGGTGCCGAATCCCATATCTTTAAAAGCACGCCCTAGATCGTTATTGGATTTTACGAGTTCGCTAGTGGAGCTTTCCCATACGCCCATGTCCGGGCCGTTATCTTTAGTATCCTGTGTTAACCCGCCCAGCAAGCCGCCAAGCGCAGTACCAATGCCAGGAAGTATCGCAGTACCAATTGCAGCGCCCATTGCAGCACCGCCCCAATTGGTTGATTTAGAGTCGTTGGATTGACCCATGCTGTTGCGAGTAAAATCGCCCATGTCCAATTTAACTGGAATAGTCTTGCCGTCAGGTAAAGGCACTATGGCTTCAGTACCGTGCAACAATTGCTGATAACCCGAGGTGGGACCAGTACTGACACCGCCCATGGCATAGCCTTCTTCTTTTTTCCCAGATGTCCAGTTACTGAATTTGTCAACACCTTTACCAATGGCGCCGCCAATTGCGTCACCCACTGCGCCAGCGGTTAATCCACCGAGTATTGTACCTGCTATACCACCAAGTTCGGTGCCAATTACAGTCCCAACACCGGGAGCAATAGCTGTACCAATTGCGCCACCAATTACTTCACCAAAACCTAAACCCACTGCACTACCAGCAATATCACCAGTGATACCACCAGCGGTTGATCCAAATTCTTCTTCTTTACCTTTTTTCTTGGTACCTAACCCCATATCGTTGAGCATGTCCTGCACTGCGCCCAGCATCTCTTTAGATACTTCGGCAAATTTTGCAATAGCCGGCGTTAATTCTTTTTCTAATGCCAGTTTTAAATCTTGTGCTGCCTGCTCAGCTGATAGTACACCATCGGTTAATTTATCGTTAGTTTCTTTTTGTTTTTTTGCAGCTTCCTGTGCACTCTTTACTGACTCTTCAGTGACTTTATCAGTATTGTCAACTACTCCGCTAATTCCTCGATTTAGATCTTCTAATCCACCGGCACCGGCCATGCCTGCAATACCTATGTCATTGAGATTCCCAAAGTTTGCACGCATCTTGTCATTGGTTTTACCCTGCAGACGTTGTGCTTCGTCAACTGAGAATTGCCCGCTTTTTGCTAAATCCACCATGCCGTCGATTTGTTCAGACATACCCGGCAATTGTTGCATTAAAATATTGGCATTTTTATCAACCACATTACCCATGGTTAGTTTTTCCATGAACGCTTTTTTACTAGTTTCGTCCATGGTGTTCATGCTCTGTATTATTTTATTCATTACACCGGGCTGTTTCTTTTCCAATTCCTGCAATTTGTTTCGGAACGCCACCTGTGTTGCAGCCTTGCGGTTTTCTTCCATTTTACGTTTTGCATCTTCGCCGGTTATTGCTGCAATAGTACGTAGATTAGTGGCATATGATGCAGTTTCTTGAGCAATTTGTTTATCGCTCATGTTTTTCAACTGGTTGCCTTTACGCAAATCTGCCATGACTTCAGCTGTTAATGCTGCTTGATCTTCAAAACTGTACCCCAGCTGTAGCATTTCTCGCTGCAATGATTTGCCGCTGGATCCTATTAATTTTGACGATTCAGCACTGACCGCACCCATCTTGCGTGAAGCCTCACCAACACCCAAACCGCTTTCTGCTAGAGTACTTGAGTTAGCCGACACCACTTTTGAGAATTGTTCGACAGTTAAACCGGCACTGTTTGCTGCTTGCCGCATACCAGTCATGCCATTGGCAAACAAGGCTCCAGACGAACTCATGCTATTGAAAGCATTGACTGTTTTTTCTACTTCCTTGGATAAAACCTCGATGCCAAATTTGGCCAGTTTGCTTGCCCCGCCAGCAAACGATTGTAGAGCGCCACCAAATAGATCAAGTGCAATACCTGCGTAGCCAGCTTTGCCTTTAAGGTGCGACATGGCACTGCCAACACCTTGCATGGCTCCACCAAGCATGCCAGCTGATCCGGCTGCAAGATCAACTGCACCATTCATTAGCGTGCTACTTAAATCAGTGGAGCTGGCACCCGATTGTAGGGATTTTACAAAACTACCGGTAGTGGCAGAAATCTGACTAACAGCAGTTTTACTAAAGGTTTTAATAAACTCAGACGTAGCTTGCTGAGTTTGCACCAATCTTAAATTTGATGCTACGGTTTCTCGTTGTTTTTGTAATGCTTCCTTGTGGCTGTCGTCGGTTGTGTTTTTAATTGCAGCATCAAGATCTTTAAGACTTTTATTAAAGTCTTTCATGGTGTCGGCAAAATTCTCGCGACCTATAGAAGTAAAGCCCTTGATGAATTTGCCCATTACACCATCGCTAGCGGCCTGCTTGATTTTGGCGTTTAATTCGAGCGTGGATCGGTATTGTTCTCGTTTGGCTAGATCTTCTTTCTTTTGCTGGGCTTGTCGTGCGGCAGCCGATTGATTTTCTTTTTTATACTGTTTTAAAATTTCAGCCAGTTCAGGTTTCAATTTAGCAAACAGCTCAATCACAGCATTGAGATCTTGGTCATTCATTTCAGCCATGTTTTTTTACCATAAATAAGTACATATCAATTATTTATGGAGATCAAATATGGCTTCAAACCCCAACAATCCCTTGGCCAAACACTTCAGACAGCCAGCAATTTACCTTAAACTGCCCAGCGGCGGCACCTATTGGCCCGACGATGCCATAAAGTTGCCCTTGAACGGCGAAGTTGCCATCTACCCAATGACCACCAAAGATGAAATCACACTAAAGACGCCAGACGCACTCATGAACGGTGCTGGTGTAATCAGTGTGATTCAAAGCTGCTGCCCTGATATCTTAGACGCTTGGCGCATGCCCAGTATTGATGTTGATGCTGTCATAATTGCCATTAGAATTGCCAGCTTTGGGCATGAGATGCCGTTCAACGCTAGATGCCCAGCATGCGACAACTTTGATGACTATGCTATCGATTTGCGTATGGTGTTAGACAACATTAGAATGCCCAGTTACGATGATCCAGTTGCAGTTGACTCCCTAAAGATCAAACTGTATCCACAGCCGTATTTTAGTCTAAACAAAACCAATCAAGCTCAGTTTGAAGAACAAAAGCTATTACAAGCCATTGAAAACACCAGCATGGACGAGACTGAACGCAGCGTAATGATCAATGATCAAATGGCCAAAATTGTCAACATTGGGTTGCAAACACTGGTAGACAGCACCGAATACATCGAAACCGATGATGGCACACAGGTACGAGATAAAACTTTTATAAATGAATTCTATACAAATTCAAGTACTACTGTCACAAAAGCAGTACAAGCCAAGCTAGCTAATTTGAACACAGAGGGTGCTGTCAAACCAGTACATGTCAATTGTGCCGAGTGCAGCAAACCGTTTGATATCCAAATCACGTTTGACTACGCAGCTTTTTTCGGTTAAGGCTTTTGACTCTTGATAATGAGGGTATCGTCAAGCTAATTGAGGGATACGACAAAGAGTCAAAAGCCTTACGAGACGAAGCACTAAGACTCAGCTGGTACATGCGGGGTGGACTCACCTATGATGATGCCATGATGTTGAGTCATGGCGAACGTGAAATCATTGGCAAAATAATCAAAGACAACATCGAAGTTACCAAGAAAACTGGTGTTCCTTTCTTCTAAGTCGTTATTGTCCTTTATAGTTCACCATCATATTAAGACTTGCAAGCAAGTCTGTTGTTTCGCTAGCGCTCACAACATTTTTTTAATATCTATTGACTTCAGTATCATCCAGATTAATTGGTCATAATTCACCGTAAGCACGGTGAATTGATCTGGCATCATCCGAGTAGCACAGTCATCTATTCTAATGAGATTGCCTTGCGGCGCGGAGGCGGTTGACCGGTACCCCCTACTCAAGCTTCACAAATCAACGGAACCCTAGTGATCCGGAATAGACCCAAATCCTATGAGCTGAGGTTGTATCTTTTTCACAGCGCCTCAATCATTTATTACCTTAAGTTAGTAATTGTCTTTGGCATCCAAGATCCAGACCGGGTATTTCACCGTTCTTCAATGGAGCATGACCTAGCCATGCACAGCGCCTATGATGTAAATTTATGTGTGAGTTTGACTTGGTGTCAGTGATTTTTTAATTTTGTCTATGATGTGTGAGCCATGCACCCTTACTGAAATCTGTCCGTTATAGTAGTCGGCTGACTCTAAAACTTTACGATCGAATTGCTCACGTGCTTCGATGTAGGAACAAAGGGCTTTTGAAGAGCAGTAGTGCAGTATTTCCCTGCGGAATTGTTCTGCACCCAGCAGAGCTACATCTCGTTTCAACTCATCGTTGCTGCCGAAATACAGTTGCCAGTCACTGTCGATTTTGCTGCGTATACGCTTTTTCTTTTTAACTCCGTTCTTTTGTTGAACCACCCGGTAGGTGGTCTTTGCAAATTTAGCCAGTTTTTTGCCGATGTACTTGCGCCCATTGGTTAGATTTTCTATACAATAGACAAATCCAACACAATCTTCGGGCAAAGCATCAACGGGCATATTCTGATAGAACCAAGTCATAAGTTGTAATATAGTTATGACTCATGTTGTTTTAACCTATAAATTTAGGCCATTTCCACGTCGTTATTGTACGTGGTATAGCCGTTCTCCTTGACCACAGTCAGCACATTGCTGACACGCCCGGCCAACTCGTCTTTGTGACTGACCAGCCATATGCTCTTGTTGCTTTCGCGACTCATGCGTTTCAAGATGGCCAGTGCATTTTCAACACCGCTAGAGTCCATGCCCGAGTCCACAACTTCATCAATGAACAAGAGATTGACCTGTTGGTACAGGCTCTCCCATACATCGCGGAAGGCCCAAGACAAACTCAAGATAAGTCTATTGCGCTCACCGCGGCTGAGATTATCAAAGTCTAGATCACGCCCCAATTCAGTGATACTCACCGACAGGTCGTTGTTGAACTTGACCGTGTGCGGCAAACCAATACGATCTAGGTATTGACCCAGTCTAGCATTTAGATAGCTGAGATTTTGATCAATTATGCGTTTACGTATAAAACTGTCTTTGTTGGTCAGCAATTTAAGCAAAAACTCTTGGTGTTCGCGAATGCTGCTCAACGAGTTAATGGTGTCGTAGCTGACAGTTTCAATGGCATGATTGCTCATGTCTTCGATTTGTTCGGCGTAGGGGTCGGCTTCGTTTTGCTTGTTGATGATCTGACTCAATATACTGGCCATGCTGCTGCGATGCTCAAACGCATCGCTTTCGCGATCGTAGTAGACTTCGGGCGGTTTACCAGCTGTGCCTATTTCGTCTAGGGCCGACTGCAGTTCAATCAACTGTGTGTTGGTGGCCAAGGCCTGTAGTGCTGCTTCCTGTAACTCTTTTTGTTTTTGAGCCAAGACAGTGTCATGATCGCTGTCGTGCAGGTCTTGCCCACAAGCATGACACTTGTGGTCTTCCAGGGCTGTAATTTCGCGACGAATACGATCCAGCTGTTTGCTTTCTCGGTCCTCGTCCAACTGTGCATGTTTGATGGCTTTGTTCAAGTCAGCGATGTCTTTGACTGTTTGATTGAACTTGCCCAAGGCTTGATGTGCAGCCAACTCAGCTTCGATGTCTAACTTGCTGAGTTCATCATAGCCCTGTTGTAGGGATTCTAAATCGCTGTCACGTTTCTTTTGCCACAGGGCCTGTCTACGTTTTAGGCTTTCAATTTGCTCTTTAATACGGCGATTGGCATCGATCACGGCTGCAATACGATATTCCTCTTGCTGTATGGCATCCTTGGTTTCTTTGTTTTGTTCTTTGAGACGATCAGCCTTTTCGCTCAACAAAGTAATACCCAATAACTGTTCAATTATGGTGCGCTGATCATTGGCCTTCAAACTTAAAAACGGTTCAGTGTAGGTGTTTAGGGCCACAATGTGCTTGAACATGTCATGACTCATGCCCAACATGCGTTCAATTTCTTGCTGTGTTTCTCTCGAATCGCCTTGACTTTCGTCAGTGATCTCACGTTCAACATCACCTACATAGAATGCCATGGTGTTGGGTTTACGACCACGCTCGATTCTATAGTTGACGCCATCTTTTTCAAACTCGACTGTGACTGTCATGTTCTTGCCATTGGTCTTGTTGATCAAGTTGTCCTTGCGGATGTTGGTCAGGGCATTGCCGTACAAGGCATAACTCAGTGCATTTATGATTGTGGTCTTGCCGGTTCCGTTACGAGCACCAGTATCATCACCGCCTAGGTCAATGTTTTCGCCCAAGACCAGAGTCAAATCATTACGGTCAAAATTGACTGCCTGCGTGGCATTGCCCACGCTCATAAAGTTTTTTACAGATAAGTTTTTGATTCGAATCATTAGAGATTTCTATAAATGTCTAGCAACAGATTTTTGTTAAACTTGTCGCTTTCGATATTGGTCAGTTGGCTGGTCACAATTTGATCAATGCTTTCAAATTGAATGTTACCCAGCATGATATTTTCACCAGTGTCTAGTTCTTTTTGTGGAATCAAGGTGATTTCACGCAAGTTGTAGGTACCGATAAAAGTTTCTTTGATAAACGATGCTTCTTCATAGCTGATGTCAATGTCGATGTTGACACGGCAATGCATGCCCGGTTTCAAAATGGCTTCGGTGTGATTCAACACATCACTTAGTTTAAACACACGGTATCGGGGTTGATCAGGCCATGCATGGAATGTGGGCTCTTGTCCCCACTCCAAGATCATGAGCCCACGCTCGTCATCGCCAGCATCAGCATAGTTGTGCGGGAAGCAGTTGCCAATGTAGGTGATGTTCTTTTGTGTTTGGCGTTTGTGAAAGTGTCCGGTAAACACATGATCGAAATTGCCAAAATGTTCCCTACGCACTTCACCATGTTCAGGCATGGCCACCATGGCATTCATCAAGTAGCCCGGCAGCTCAAAGTGCCCAAACATGTAACGACCCTTTAGTTTAGGAATTCGTTTATGGTCGTCGCCCACCAACCAAGGAGCAATAACCACATCACCGCTTGAAAACCAATCATTAACGATTTTAACGTTGGGGAGATGCCGCGCCCACTCGACACTCTGTATGTCTCGTTTGTCACGATAATAGAGATCATGGTTGCCGGGAATAAAATAAACAGTTTCAAAATTGTCATTGAGATGCTCCAGAGCCCTAAGGCTGTAATTCAAAGTCACGATGTTGATACTGGCACGGTTGTTGTGCCAATCGCCCAAGAACAGGGCTGTTTCACATCCTTCTTCGCGGGCACGGCTTGTGGCCCACTTGACAAAATTCAAACAATCTTCATTGTGTGATAGACTATTGGACTTCAAGCCAAAGTGAATGTCCGTGAAAACCGCGGCTTTTTTAAACAAATTACTCATCAGTTATTGTAACATTAATTAGTTGTAGAATCAATTGGCAATTTACTCGTCACCGTCGTAGCTGGGTGCACCACCGCCCCCGCTCATGCCTTGTCGAGTATAACTAGGCGTCATACCATTCATTTCTAGAATGTCATCACGTAAGTTTTGGTTGCGCTTTTCAATGTTTAACACACGAGTAAAGCTGTTAGTGATAGCGGCAGTATAATACGCAAAAGGGTTCTGCGATTTGGACTCGTCAAATTGCAATCCAATTTGGCTGAGTTGTAGCAGGGCTTGGCTTCGCATTTCGTCATTGTAGGTGTATCCTCTCCAGTTGCTTCTTGTGGCATAACGCTCGCATAGTTTCATGAACATCAAGGCTAGTTTTTTGGTCATTGTGCCATGATCTTTGCTGTACTCGCCTGTGATCAAGTCACCACGCCAGTGACTCTTGCCAATGCAATACGGGGTGCCGTTATCGGTTACTTTAAAATGCTGGAATGGAGGGAAATTGCATTTGGTATACTTGGTAGTGGCCAACAAGTCAGCTTCGTCATCGTATTCGGTATAGGGTGGATCATCTTCTTGCAATTCTTCCAGTTTGGCCTTGGCCTTGGCAGTTTTGGCCATGTCCACCGGCACATGATCCCAGGTCATGACTCTAAATACCACATCAGTATCAGGCACATTTTTGGCATCAACTTCGTGATCGGTAATTTTTTTCTTTTCCACACCGGCTGCAATCTGTGCATCAAATGCAGCCTTGGTCAAGCGTTCAGCACGAGCAGTACGTCCCAATTTGATATTCTTTTTATTAATTTCTGATACATTATTCAGTATCATGTCGTAGTCAGCATCGGCTGGATCAAGAAACACACAATACGTGGTTTTGCTTTTGTGAATCTCTTTAAGGATGTCTTTATTGTTTAGATAGTTTGATTTCATGGTATCCTTTATAAACTTAGCACATATTACACTGAATAAATATTAAAAGCAAGAGGTTTTTTATGCCATCATTTGATCAAAACATCGTACCCGACGTCGGCATGCCCGACATCTCGTTACCCAACTCAGTGTCGGACGCTGTGGGTAATCGTCTGGCCATAGCCAACTTGGCTCCTGGCGGCGATGTGGCCAATGCCCCACAGGCTGGGCAGACCAAGGTAATTTTTGGCAGCTCGGGCAAAGAAGTCGGTATTGAACAAGATTGGCGCATTAGGGTCAGTATTAATTCTGATGCAACTCTTTTGTATGCCAGCGGCACCAATGGTATACTTCAGCCACTAGCTGGCACACAAGGTGTAGTTTTTCCCTATGTGCCAACAATTACAACTTCTTATGTTGCATCATATGGGCAACAAAAAACCACACACAGCAATTATCCTGCATACTTCTATGAAAGCAGCGAAGTTTCAGCCATCAACATCTCTGGCGAATTCACTGTTCAAAATTTAGAAGAAGGCAAATATTTGCTAGCATGTATTTATTTTTTCAGGGCCGCATCAAAAATGTACTTTGGCGCCGGCTCTAATGCTGGTAATCCGCCACCGATTTTGTATCTAGATGGATACGGAAGCCACTATTTTCCGCATGTGCCATGCGTGTTGACCAATTTCCAACATGTCATGGGCGGCGAAGTTGACTATATCGAAGTGCCCAGCGGCGAAGGCACCACACGCATGCCCACTGCCAGCCAAATACAAATTTCACTGCAGCCGGTTTATAGCCGACTGGCACAAACCAAATTTGATCTTGATGCGTTTGCCCGCGGCGATCTTATCAAAGACAAGGGAGGATTCCTATAATGGCAAATTATTCAGCAGCTAGTCCGTACTATACCACAGGACAGCTTGGACCGTTTTTGGATGTCATGCAAAACCGCAGCGTGCCCAAAAACACAAATGATGTAGATTACAAAATTGACTCGATCTATAATTTTAGACCCGACTTGTTGGCCTATGACTTGTATGGTAATGCTGCCTTGTGGTGGGTGTTTGCCAGCAGAAATCCCAATGTGTTGGTAGACCCCCTGGGCGATTTTTACACAGGCCAAATCATAAAGATACCTAAAAAAGAAGCACTAGTTACTGCTTTGGGAATTTAATACATGGCCACCAGCGATCCCAACACACTGACCGGCGTATCTGGTGATCAAATAACCAGCAATCCTGCATATAAAAAAGCCTATGACTGGGCCCTGGCTCGCCAACCCAATCCTAAATCAGCCTCGGCCATACAGTCGGCGCAGGCCTATGCCGCCTCTGTGGCAAAAGATGCCATAGCTCGCGATGCTGCTGCTGGTCAAACTGCAGCCGGAGCAGTCAAAAAAACAGCACCAGCTCAACCAGCAGCAACTCCAGCGTCATACGATGCCTTAGATGAGGCCAGTGGATTTAATCCCTATTACAAAGATCCAGTTACAGACAAAGTGGTCAAAGCCAAACCCACATCGGTATCGTACGATGCACTAGATGAAGCAGCTGGTTTTAATCCCTATTACAAAGACACCACAGCCGAGGATGCACTGGCCGCAGCACAAAAAGCCCAAGAGCTGGCCAATTCTACAGCAAACACTTCGGGCGAGCAAACTCAGCAAGATCAGGATCAAGCTAAGACTGCAGCTGCCGCTCCCGCAGCGCAAGGATCCATACCCGGTAGACCCAATCCCCTAGATCAATATCCTGACTATACCTACAATCTAAGTATGCACATTGTACCACCAGCCAAGTACAATGACTTGATGAACAATCCAACACCGTATGTGCCCAGTTATAACGGTGTTGGCACTGTGTTGATTGCCAGCGGTGGTCGTCGCACAGAAGGTACTTTTGCTCGTCATCCCAAATTCAATGAAGATTTCTACTTTGGCGAATTTAAAATGCAGACCGTGGTTGGTCAAAATGCCCGCGGCAAAAATTCTAATGTGATATCAATGTCGTTCACCCTAATTGAACCATACGGGTTCACCTTTTTTGATCGATTGCTGGCAGTGGCCAACGAAATTGATGCAAAAAACTGGGGAGAAATGCCATTCCTAATGCAAATAGATTTTCTTGGCAACAGTGATACTGGTATGCCTTTGCACCCAATCCCGGATCAAACCAAATATATACCATTCAAGATGATTGGTGTCAAGGCAAAAGTGTCGGTTAGAGGTGCCGAATATCAGTGTCAGGCCATACCGTATCACCATGCAGCTTACAGTGAAAGCAATGTTAGTACTCCAATTAACTTGGAAGTAACAGCCAAAAGTGTCAAAGAATTTTTTAGTTCTACTGGAAGTTCGGGCGACATTAACACAATTAAACAAGTAAATGATGCAGTTGCACAGCGACAAGAAACCGAGTTATCCAAGTCCAAATATGCCAAAAATCCCAAGGATGCCGAAGCTGCAGCCCGCAAGAAATACTCTGCAGTAAATCAAGCCATATCTAATGCACCGCATCTGGTGGGCAGTTATACCGCCGCAGTCAATGCCTACCAAAAAGAACTGGTTAAAAATCAAAATCAGAATCATCCAACCATATACGAATTCCAGTTTGATCCACTTTTTGCAAGTTCCCCGCTGACATATCCGCCAAAAACTTCTAGCCGCCGCACACCTATGCCGGATCCGGTCAAAAACGAAGTCAACGCTGCTAGATCAGCTGCTGGTTTGCCAGTGATGGGTGTCAAGACCGAAGTTGAGGTTTTTCCAGTCAATGCTGGTACCAGCATAATTGATGTGATCAATACTGTCATGCGTAGCAGCGAATTCATACGAAAACAATTCCCAGATCCAAAAACGCTAACAGCAAACACTAGCGGGCAGGAGTTGGCCGACAAAGAAGGCAAGCCCATCACATGGTATAGAATAACCACCAAAATTAATCTAATGGATTTTGATGACAAACTAGACACCTACAGTAAAAAAATTACCTATTTTGTACAGCCCTACATTTACTACAATAGAAAATTTAAAGATGCACAGTTGTCAAAGCCTGGCACTTATACCAAGGCATACGACTACATCTACACTGGTAAAAACACCAGCATTTTAAATTTTGACATTGACTTTGATGTGTTGTTTTACACCATGATCACAGCACAGCGTGATAAGGTAACTGCCACTGTGGTGCAACAAAAAGACAAACCGCCACCAAAGCCCGAGCAAGGGGGAGTAGCCTCAACCGGCACACCGTTGCAGAGCAAACAGACCAAGTACATTTCCAGTAATGCCAATGTGCCTGATGCTAACAGCCCTGATGCTACTGCAGTTTTAGTAAACGATTTCAGCAAAAGCATGTTGAGCAAAAGCCGCGGCGACATGATCAGTGTGAATTTAAAAATCATTGGCGACCCCGAGCTCATCAAACAAGATGATGTTTACTTTAATCCGTCAAATAACCCTAGCCCGCCCGGGGTACTAATAGATGCAAACAACAGCGTGGTGTTTGATGCTACAGAAATATTCGCACAATTGACATTCCGGACTCCGGTAGACATTGATGATGCCACTGGATTTATGAAATTTGATTCAGCATCTACCACCAGTTCGTTCAGCGGGCTGTATAAGATGCTGACTGTGGATCACGAATTCCAAACTGGCCAATTTACACAGACTTTGCAGCTGGTACGAACCTGGGATCAAGCCAATCAAGTCACACCTGAGATACCCAGCAAAGATAGTCAAACTCAGCGCAAAGAAACTGAAGCCCCCACCAAAGCAGTTACACCAGCTACCGCTGCAGCTGATTCGTCGGCCAATGCCCTGGATGAAGCTAGAGGATTCAATCCCTATTACGATGATCCAGCCGCAAATACCAAAACTGACACAGCCAAGGCAGTACCAGAGCCAGCCGCAAATACCAACAACCCCAATACAACAAAAAACAAAAACGAACAAGCGGCAGCACGTAATAGTCAACAAAAAGCATTGACAAACGCTAAGTTAGACCCAAAATTGGTAGATATGCTTAGATGGCAACAGCATAAAACTGTTATTCGCCCCGAAGAAGGAAATGGCCCAGGATTATGACAACAGATAGACGAGTAGGTAAACAAGCGCCCGATCAATTCCGCCGTGAGGAAACAGCCACCAGGCTTGATACCGGGCCCTATATTGGTAAAGTGATGAACAACATAGACCCCACTAGATCGGGTCGGTTGCAGGTCTATATACCTGATTTGAGCAGCGGTGACGAAACATCGCAAGGCAATTGGCGAACTGTGGCCTACGCCAGCCCATTCTTTGGCAGTACCACACAGCCTGACTCTAACAAGCAGAACGCATTCAGCAAGGTACGTCACACCTATGGTTTTTGGGCAGTGCCGCCCGACATTGGCAACTTTGTGTTATGCACATTTGTTGCTGGTGATCCTGCACGTGGATTTTGGTTTGCCTGTATTCCCAATCAGCTGGGACACATGATGGTACCGGGTATTGCTGGCACTTACAAAGTTGATGATGCCACCATCGAAGATGCCAACGTGGCAGCTGCCTACGATTTTGGCCCTACAGTAACATCAGAATTCAATGAAAACACCGGCGATCTTGATTGGTATAAATTTGCATTGCTCAAAAAGCCCATACACGAAGAAATCTTCAAAGTCTTGCTCGAGCAAGGTCTAGAAACCGATTATATTCGAGGCATCATATCCAGTAGCAGCCAACGCGAAACTCCCAGCACAGTATTTGGTATGAGTACTCCCGGCAGACCACTCAATGATCCAGCTGGTTCCAGTACACAGGAAAGCAAAATAGCATCAGGCGACATTGCGCCCGGCGAGTATAAAATTGGTGCTAGAAAAGGTGGCCACACGTTTGTTATGGACGACGGTAACTGGCAAGGCAAGGATCAGCTGATACGTCTTCGTACCGCCGGCGGTCACCAGCTGTTGATGAACGACAGCGAGCACATACTTTATATTGGCAACAGCGATGGCAGTGTCTGGGTTGAAATGACCGGCCCGGGTCACCTGAACATTTTTGCTGCCGCCAGCGTTAATGTGCGAGCACAGGGCGATTTGAATTTCCACGCCGACAACGATATAAATTTTCACGCTGGTGGATCATTTAATGTACATGCAGCCAACAGTTTAAATCTACAGAGCACTAAGATAGCAGTAAACTCTGCTCAAGAATTGACTTTGTTTGGTGGCAAAGTTGGTGTTGGCAGTAGTGGCGCCATGGATCTCAATGCTTCAGGTCCTGCCAGCTATACCAGTAGCGGAGATAATTTAAGATTTACTGGCAAGTTGGTAACACTCAATGAAGGTTCCGGGCCTGCTGTTCGTCGCCCTATGGCAATAAAGATGAATGCCTTAAGCGACACCGGCAAAGACGGCCTAGTTTGGAAAAGTGTAGACGGAGCTCTAGATACTATTGTACCAATCGCACCCACACACGAACCCTGGAGTTATCATTTGTCAACCAAACTGGCTGGGTCAGTGAGTGTGACTGCAAAACCACCAGTGGCTCTCCCTGAAGGCGGTACATCCGGCAACACCGCTACGGCCAGTGATGGAGTTACCACTCGCTCGCTACGCAGCAACAACGTGACATCGGGTGCAGCACCCGCTAAAGACTTGCCGGTTGTGGAGTGTAAGGGTGGCAAACCAGTGGGCGCAGGCCCCGAAGCTGCACAGAATCAGGGAGTAAAAAATCCTGTAAACCAGAGTTATCTAAATAGAAATGATAATCCAGCTCCGCCAGGTCCGGTGGGACCACTGACACAAACACAGACCAAGGCCTTAATGACACAGCTGGGTTGGAACGAAAGCAGCTTCAACTACGGCGTGGCCAACCAGTACAATTATCTAGGCAAATATCAAGTGGGTGCACCGGTGCTGGCTGATCAAGGCTATATCAAACGTGATGCAGTACAATTGTACGGCAACAAAGCAGTTAACTATCCCAACTCATGGACTGGCAAAGACGGAATAACCAGCAGGGAAAGTTTCTTGAGCAGTACTGATACACAAGAAAAAGTAATGTATGCCCTGCTAAACTCTAACTACAAGACACTGACTAGAATTGGTGCCTTGCAGTCAGGAGATGATCTCTGTGCAGTGGCCGGTATGTTGGCAGCCAGCCACTTGATTGGTGCTGGCGGCGCCAAGAACTGGCGCGACACTGGTGGCGGCAGCGACGCAAACGGCACAACAGGTACTCAGTACTACAACATGGGTCGCTATGCAGTTGATGTGCTGGCAGCTAACAATACCAATAATCAGCAGGCTTAAATACAGTATGACTACTACGTACAAGGGATTTAGCACCTACAACCGAATTAATAAATTTCGTTTGACCGATTTTGCCTTGGTCAAACAAGATTTGTTCAACAGTTTTCAAATCCGTCAGGGTGAAAAACTAATGAATCCCAGCTTCGGCACCATTATCTGGAACATGATATTTGAGCCATTTACACCAGATGTACGGCAAGCCATCATCAAAGACATCAAGCGTTTGGCGTCATATGATCCACGCTTGGCAGTGAATTCTGTTGTTGTCACCGAATACGAACAAGGTATACAAATCTCTTTGGACTTGACCTATATACCAACAAATCAGACCGAACGCATGAACCTGCAGTTTGATCAAAAAACTGGATTACATGCCGGCTGATAAACAGCGCATATTTTAATACAAATAAATACTAGATACTGGGCGTAACCGAATGGCAATCAACACACGACAAAATAGTTTACTGGTAACAGAAAATTGGAAGAAGATCTATCAAACCTTCCAAGAAGCTGATTTTACCAGCTATGACTTTGAGACCTTGCGTAAGAGCATGATTGACTACTTGCGCCTGTACTATCCTGAAGATTTCAACGACTTCATTGAAAGCAGCGAATTTGTTGCCTTGATTGACCTAATAGCTTTCATGGGTCAAAGTCTTGCCTTCCGGACCGACTTGAATGCTCGTGAAAACTTTATTGACACCGCTGAACGTCGCGACAGTATTCTTAAACTGGCACGCTTAATCAGTTACAACCCCAAACGCAACATAGCCGCCAGCGGATTGTTAAAAATACAAAGCATAAACACCACAGAAACCTTGTACGACAGCAATGGTTTGAATCTCAGTGGCCTAGTGGTCAACTGGAACGATCAAAGCAACGACAATTGGCTAGAGCAATTTACCACAATTCTTAATGCTGCCTTGGTCACTAGCCAAGTGGTGGGCAAGCCCGGTAATTCACAAACCATCAATGGCATACTCACTGAAGAATATGCACTGAATCTTATACCTAATGTGTTGGGTGTGTATGCGTTTAGAAGTCAAGTTGAAGACAGCACATTTGACTTTGAAGCAGTCAGTGCAACCAGTGCTGGTCAACCCTACATTTACGAAGTTCCTCCCAGCTCATCGTCGATATTTAATTTGTTGTATCGCAACGACAACTACGGCAATGGATCAACCAATACTGGATTTTTTGTATACTTCAAGCAAGGTACATTGACCAGCAAAGATTTTAATTTAGCAGACTCGCTACCGAATCGTGTGGTGCCGTTTACCGACGGCGATGTAAATAACTCTGATGTTTGGTTGTATAGCCTAGATACCAACAACAACATACAAAATTTGTGGACTCAAGTGCCAGCCGTGAGTGGCACCGGCATCAATGTGATTTACAACAAACAAAGCCAGCGCAACCTGTATCAAGTCAACACCAAGGTTGGAGATCAAATTGATCTAGTGTTTGGTGATGGCAGTTTTGCCAACATCCCAATTGGACCATTTAGAACTTACTACAGAACCAGCAATGGTCTGTCGTACAAGATCACTCCAGCTGAGATGTCAAACATCATTATAACATTCACCTATGTCAGTAGAACCGGGCGTAGTGAAACACTGTCTATCACTGCCAGTTTGCAGTACACAGTGAACAATGCTGCATCTAGAGAAACTGCAGCCGACATAAAACAAAACGCACCGCAGCAGTACTATACTCAAAACCGCATGATCACCGGGGAAGATTACAATATTCTTCCTTTTACCAGTTTTACCACTGTGGTCAAGGCCAAAGGCATCAATAGAACCAGCTCGGGTATCAGTCGTTATCTTGATACCTTAGATCCCAGCGGCAAGTACTCTAGTACAAATATTTTTGCTGCTGACGGCCTTCTGTATCAGGATGATGGTATCAAGACTTTTAGTTTTACAGTATCGTCGTTTACCAATGTCATGAACATTGTGAACCAGCAAGTGGCCAAGGACATTGTGGCCTCCACCGAACTGCAGCAATTCTATTATTCATATATTGTAAAACCCAATCAGTCTGAATATTTGCCCACTGGCTACACCTGGCATTTGAGCACAGTGGGCAGTAATGCTGCCACTGGTTATTTTGTGTTCAATAATAGACCTGCACAAATTGGTTCAATTGTGCAAAACAATGCCAAGTACTTGGCCAAAGGCGCCATAGTTAGATTTGCAGCACAGGATGGTTATCATTTTGATGCCACCAATAACATGCTGCCTGGATCAGTTTTGTCGGTTACTGACAAAAAATATATCTATGCTGCTGTGGTTGAGGTGCTGGGCGATGGTACCAACTCGGGTGCTGGTAACTTTGCCAACGGTCAAGGGCCTGTGACTTTGAACATCAAAGTGCCTGCAGGTGCTGTAATTGATGCAGTATATCCAGTTTGGAAAAACAATTTCAGCAATACATTTGTGAGTCAAGTAGTTGGCTTGATCAACGGATTTAAAAACTTTGGCATTGGTTATGACAGCATGACCCAGACCTGGAGAATCATCACCAGCGACAATTTAAACATCACTGGCACATTTGGCAACTACGAAGGTGACACCAGTGGCACTGGACTAGATGACAATTGGCTGATACGCTTCTCGTTTGATGGAGCCACTTATACAGCGTTTTATCGCGGCTTGTCGTACATTTTCCAAAGTGCTGGTGAAACCACATTCTACTATGATCCCAAACTAAAAGTTTACGATCCCAAGTCGGGTACTGTGCTACAAGATCAAATCACTGTGCTAAAAACCAATTCGTCGGCTGCAGCACCAACACCCATTGGCAGTGATTACACTTGGTATGTGTACAAAAACTTAATTGCCGATGACGGTTTTGTAAACCAAGACAAAGTTTTTGTAACCTATGCTGACACCAACAATGATGGCATTCCTGACAATCCTGATCTGTTTGGTGACATTGTTGACGCTCCTGCACAATATGTTTATTTTAAATCAGTCACTGGCTACAACAGATTTAACGATCTAGTGGCAGTGGACAATACCACAGTATGCAGTCTTTATCCGACTCTGATCGCCATTGGCAATCATGTAAATTTATTCACCAATGGTCAGTTGTTTTATGCCACTGCAGAAGATGCATTCTACCAATTGTCAAGCGGCACGCTGGTGGCATTGAGCAATTACCAAATGCGAGTGGGACGACAAAACTTGATGTTCCAGTATCGCCATAACAGTCCTGATTATCGCAGAATTGATCCTAGCTCGACCAATATTGTCAATTTGTATCTTTTGACTTCGACCTATTCAACCGATTACTTCAACTGGATACGCGACACCAGCAATACCATTGCCATGCCCAGTCAGCCAACTCCGCAAGAACTAAGCGACAGTTATGGTGCAACACTGACCAATCTACGCAGCATAAGCGACACCATAGTGTTTAATAGTGCAGTCTTTAAACCCATCTTTGGATACAAAGCCGACTATGCTTTGCAGGCAAAATTCCAAGTGATTAAAAACCCTAGCATTTCTACCAGCGATAACGATATTAAAACATCAGTGATCAATGCTATCAATGCTTACTTTGATATCAGCAACTGGGACTTTGGCGAAACATTCTACTTTAGTGAATTGAGCGCTTACTTGCACCAGGCCCTAGTACCCAGCATAGCATCTATCATCATGGTGCCCATGGACAGCTCGGCCACATTTGGCAGTCTGTATCAAATAAATGCCGAACCCAACGAAATTATTGTTAGTGCAGCCACAGTAGAAAATGTGGAAATAATCACTGCAATCACTGCAAGTCAATTGAACGTAAATCTTTCAAACATAAACAACAGCGTGTTTTAAATGCCAATAACAAGAACCCTAGATTTTTTACCTGGTATATTTCGTACCGAAACAAACAAAAAGTTTCTTTCGGCCACACTAGATCAGCTGGTCAGCGAACCCGAATTCACCAGACTTAACGGTTACATTGGCAGAAAGTTTGCGCCCACCTACCAAGCCGGCGACAGTTACATTGCTGAAGTCAACAGCGACCGCCAGAACTATCAACTTGAGCCCAGTGTGGTTGTGAAAGATAGTTCGAATCAAATCACATACTACAGCAGTTATACTGATTTAATCAATATTGTTTCCTACTACGGCGGCAAAACCACCAATCACGACCGACTGTTTGAGTCTGAGTATTACAGCTATGACGGCAAATTTGACTATGACAAGTTTGTAAACTTTGGTCAATACTACTGGTTGCCCAATGGCCCTGACCCTATTGCTATCAAATCAACCTTGGTTGCCAGCCAAGAAACGTTTGGGGTAACTCGCAACACCGGCACAAACGAATTTGTATTGTCGGGTCAGCCAGTGCCCAATCCTGACATTACTCTGCTGCGTGGTGGTCTTTATAAATTTCAAGTCAGCTCGCCCGGTACTGGATTTTGGATTCAGACCGAACCCGGGGTCGCCGGCTTTAAAAAGTCTGCACCCACAGTTTCAAGCCGCGTGATTGCTGGAGTCACCAACAACGGTCGCGACAACGGCACAATCGAATTTTCAGTACCAGCCAGCGACTCACAAGATTTGTATCTTAAAATGCCAGTGGTTGGTTCAATTGATTATGCCATCGATGTTCCATTTGCTGCGCTTGACAATCTTGATTGGGGAGACGTAGTTCAAAATTACAACGGACTAGATGGCATGACCATCAGCCCAGTTAACAAGTTGGTTATATTTTTAAACATCAACGGCGATGATGCTGAATGGACTAGACAGGATGGTTCCATAGTCCCAGCAAATCAACGCCGCGGTGTTTGGCGTGTGCATCTTGTTGACAATAGATTTACTCTACAGTATGTTAGAGACATACCAGTTAATTCTAAAGTATATGTTCGTAGTGGTCGCACACATGCCGACATTGAATACTATCACGACATCATCAATGAATTTATTCCGGTGCCGGCCCTAACTGCACAGCTTGATACCTTGTACTATCAAGATGCTGCCGATCCTGGCATGTATGGTCGTATTCGTATTGTTGATGAAATACTGGATGCTATCAATGTCACTGAATTTATCCTAGGCAAGCCACGCTACACCAGCCCAAGTGGTGTAGTATTCTCTAATGGCATGTTGGTGACTTTTGACAGCAACACTATGCCAGCCCAGTACGCCAATAACACCTTTGTTGTTGAAGGTGTAGGGACTGGTATTACTCTGACTGAATTTAGCCGCCTGGTGACTCCTGAGGTCAAACAAGAAGGCGAAACTGTATTGCAACCTGACTATTTTGTTTGCAATCGTGGTAGCTTGGATTTAAATGCATGGGCTCGAGGAAATCGTTGGTTCCACAGTGACATCATTATTGCCAGTGCTGCAGCCAATGGTACTGTACCATTGTTTGATCAAACCGCTCGAGCCAAACGACCCATCATTGAATTTGAAACAAACTTGCAATTGTTTAACAATGGTAGAATTGGCAAACGTCCAGTTGATCAAATCGTCACCAGTATCACAGATGCATTTAACCAAGTTGAACACTACAATAAATTGACTGTGGGTGATGTTGTTTTCAACGTTGGTGATAGAGTTTTATTTGTCAATGACATTGATCCGGTGGTACGTGGCCAAGTGTATGTTGTGGCCTACGGCATTAAGCCCGACCCAACATATCAGTCAATATATGACGGCACTGGCACTGGTACCATTTCAGTTGTGGGTACTGCAGTGACCGGAACTGACACCGCATTTGTTGCCGAATTACAAGTAGGTAGTTGTTTGTACTCACCTGATTCGGGTATAGTTATCGGTGTTGTGGCCGAAATTGCTAGCGATACCGAACTAACTTTGGTTTCAGCTGGCACAGCAACTGACTCGGCATTTTTGTATCGCAATCCCAAATTGCAACTATTGGTATCGCCTGATGCTGATGATTCCTTGTTGGAATTTGACACCATAGTGGCCACCAGCGGCAGCAATGCCGGTGTCACATATTGGTATAATGGCACCGTATGGCATGTGGCGCAACAAAAAACAGCAATAAATCAAGCACCGCAATTTGATGCTTATGACTACAACAATAACAGTTACAGTACTTACCTGTCATCAAATTTCACAGGAACATCAATTTTTTCTTATGGTGTTGGTAGCGGTGTTACTGATACTGTATTGGGTTTTCCACTGGCCTATAGCAATGGCACTGGTACCATTGCTGACATCAGCTTTGTCAATAACTTTGATGTTGACACGTTCCAATACACAGTTGGCAAGTCTTTGGTGAAAAAATCTATCAATCTAGGTTACATAAGAAAAAATCTAGATCGTTATAACTTTGTTAAAGAGAATGTTTGGAATACTGTAAAAGAAAATACCAAACAGTATCAAATTATCAGCAATACTTTTTCTACAACCAACTACTTTGAAATAGATGTGTTGCCCAATACCGCAGCAACCATTCCCTATATCAAAGTATTTGTAAACAATGTATTACAAGACACCGCTAACTATCGTGTGACCACAGTTGAATCTATTAATGCTGTGGAAATCTTGACCACTCTTGCAGTTGGCGACAAAATTGATATTTTGATTTATAGCGATAGTACCAGCACACTGGGCTATTATCAAATTCCAAGTAACTTGGATTACAACAGTGAAAATCAAAGTTTACCCACTATAACACTGGGTCAAATACGTAACCATATGACCACATTGGCCCAAAACAGTTTTGGGTTAAACGGTGCAGCGCCTGGAATCCACAATTTTAGAGATCTAAACATTAAATTGCAAGGCGGCGATTTACTGCAGCACTCGGCACCCACAATATATGCCAGCTTGTTCTTGATTGACAATCAAGCAAATTTTGTCAACGGCGTTGACTATGCACGCCGTGAGTATACCAAATTTAAAAACAAATTTGTAGAGCTAGCAACCACAATGTCAGGCCTAGATCACAACAATGTTTCGGCCAGCGTGGACCAAATTTTAACAACCATTAATCAGGTTAAAAACAATTCGTTTCCATGGTACTACAGCGACATGGTACCATACGGACAATACACAAGTACCGCGTATACTGTTGTGACCTTGTTAAGCAAACAATACAAGATCAGTGCAATTTACGATCAGACACTACTACAAAGTCGTGCAGTCTTGGTTTATTTGAACAATCGGCTGTTGACAAAAGATCGCGACTACACATTCGATCCAGCTAAACCAGCTATATACATATCCGATTCAGTTGAATTGACCATTGGCGCAAAATTAGAAATTCGTGAATACAACACCGACGGAAACTACATTCCTGAAACTCCCACCAAGTTGGGTCTATATCCCAAATTCTTACCACAAATTGTTGAGGATGACACCTACCGTACCACAATCAATGTGATACAGGGACATGACGGCAGTTTAACTCCGGTGTTTGGTGACTATCGTGATGACTTTTTACTAGAACTTGAAACTAGAATCTACAACAACATCAAGGCCAACCATGATATTGCTGCTGTAGATGTTAGATCGTATGTGCCCGGACGATTTAGAACCACCGACTATTCATTGGCTGAATTCAGTGACATTATTGGATCTGCATTTTTAAAATGGGCCGGCGTAAACTCAGTTGACTACACTTCAAATTCCTATTTCTCTAGTAGCGATCCGTTTACCTATAACTATCAGTCGGCCACTGACAAAATTTATAATCAAACTCTGCCTGGATACTGGAGAGGCATTTATAGATATTTCTACGACACTGATAGACCGCACACTCATCCCTGGGAAATGTTGGGCTTTAGTCAAATGCCCACGTGGTGGACTGATCAATATGGTCCTGCACCGTACACATCGGGCAACTTGCCGCTATGGTCCGACCTAGAACTTGGTATCATACAAGCAGGCGAACGTGCTGGCATTGACCCAGTGTATGCTAGACCCGGCTTGTCTAAAGTATTACCAGTTGATGACCAAGGCAACTTGTTGCCACCTTTGGGTACACTGACACTACAATTTAGTACCGGCAAAGCCAGTCAAGCGTTTGCTATTGGCGATGGTGGTCCTGCAGAATCTGCATGGCGCAGATCCAGTGAGTATCCTTATGCATTGCAACAGGCTGTAGCCCTAATGAAACCGGCAAGATACTTTGCCACAATGTACAATACCAACGAGTATTATAGACATCCCACTATCAATCAGTTTGTGACCACAGACACAAATCGTAGAGTGACACCAGCTGATATAACACTCAATGGCGAACCAGTCAACGGCACAGTCACTCGTGCCAATGGATATGTTAACTACGTGCTAGATTATTTGACCAGTTTAGGCATATCGGCCACGACAAAAGTACGTGCCATGTTGGACAACTTGTCGGTGCAGCTCACTTACAAAGTTGCTGGCTATACTGACACTGGGTATTTGACTGTGCTGGCCGAACAATACAGTCCCACCAGCACCAATGCATCAGTGGTAATACCAGATCAAAATTACAACATCTACTTGAACAAAGGTGTACCGACACGCCGTGTTGCCTACAGCGCAATCATTGTTGAAAAGACCACTACTGGTTATAGTGTGCGTGGTTACAACACTGATAATCCTTATTTTATCATGATACCCAGCGAGACCGCTGGGCCCAGTTACACCATTACATCCGGTACTGTTTCTGCAGTCATATACCAAAATTTTGTGCCCATCACAGTAAGAGTGCCGTATGGTCAACAGTTTGCCACCAAGCAACAATTGGTTGACTTCTTGATCAGCTATCAACGCTATTTGATATATCAAGGATTTGTATTTGAAGATTATAGTTCAGATCTTGGCCAAACACAAGATTGGGCCTTGAGCGCTCTAGAATTCCTGGGTTGGACTCTACAGGGCTGGCGTCCTGGCAGCATACTAGTGTTGAGTCCATGTGAGACTAAACTTACAATCAACACCAGCTTTGCATCAATTGACGAGATCACCAACAGTGCCAATAACAGTCGAGTACTGGACACCAATTTCAATGTGATCCGCACCACTGAATTAACAGTCATGCGTGACTTTGATATCAATCAAACTGTAATACAGTCAGTGACTGGACGTACCATTGCATTTGCTGAATTGAATTTGGTACAATTTGAACATGTGTTGGTGTTTGACAACATTGATATCTTTGGTGATGTTATATACCAACCACAGTCGGGCAGCAGACAATTTAGATTGAAGCTGATTGGTGACAAAACTGCAAACTGGGCCGGGGCATTGAACCCACCAGGATTCATCTATAACAGTAACCGTGTTGACAGTTGGCAGCAAGGGTTGGACTATCTCAAAGGAGATGTAGTAACTTACAAGAATTACTACTATGTGGCCACACAAGATATACCAGCCGAAACCAGTTTTACAATTGCGTATTGGAAACTGATCAACAAGACCGATATCAAGACAGGCCTGTTGCCCAACTTTGCCAACAATGCTGGTCGCTTCATTGATTTTTATGATGTTGATGCTACAACACTAAACAAACAGTTTAACCAATACAGTTCGGGCCTAATAGGATTTAGACCCAGAGCTTATCTAGATGATTTGAGTGTTGACCATAATAGCCAAATCAAGTTCTATCAAGGCTATATCAAAGACAAAGGTACCAAGAACGCAGTCAATGCGCTACTAAATGCCGAGTTCAACAACTTGTCGAGCGATGTTTCATACTATGAAGAATGGGCTGTGCGTGTGGGCGAGTACGGTGCACAGAATACCAATCAGCTGGTGTCCATGATCATCGACGAGTCCATGGTCAAATCCAATCCTGTTGGCTTGGCCATACTCGCCCCGGGCCAAACCGACTCTCATTATGGTTTGATCAACATCGCAGATCGCGCCCTATATGATAGACCCCTTGGATCAGCGCCAGTTAGATTCCTAACACGCAACCCCGGGACCAATATCGAGAACGATATCGAAACTGCAGGCTATGTCAACATCAATGATGTAGATGCCACATTGTTTGATGCATCAGTATCGTTTGCTGGTTTAAGCGCCAGCTTGGCCGACATTGTCAGCGGCTACAACATTTGGGTCGCTAAAGACATAAACACCGACTGGCAAGTGTATCGAGCCAACGAGACCGACAACGTGGTACTGTCAATTGCCTACAATCTAGACTCGACTGCCAAAATAACCACAAGAAATCCACATGGGTTTGTGGCCAACGACACCATTGTCATTAAACAATTCAACAGCCTATACGACGGATTTTACTCAGTCTCATCAGTGTTGGATTCTTGGTCGTTCTCGGTCTCGGTGTCTAGTACGATTTCGGCAGCACTAAAACCAAAACCAGTTACTGGCACCGGCATCTTGTTCCAACTATCATCGGTACGCTTCAACAACCCTGGCAATATTGCTAGAGCAGTTCCCAAACATGGCTGGAAAGATGGCGACCGCGCCTGGGTTGATCGTGACGAGCAGGATCACTGGGCCGTATACCAAAAATCCAATCCTTGGAGTTATACCAATGCAGTATCAATCAGCCATGGTGCTAGAACCACTGGTGGCTTGTTTGGCGCATCATTGCGTATAGATCCTGCACAGCGTTATTTGATAGTGGGACAACCATACGGTAATGATTATGGGCGTGTTCGTGTGTTTGATACCACACAGAATTATCGTGAAGTATCAGTCTTGGATCCTTTAATCACACGCATTGGCGGCCTAGGCACCAGCGTTGACATAGCCAACAATCAGCTGGTTGCTGGCGCACCAGGCACCAACTACTCGGTTGGTATGGCTGTGTTGTATCAGCTCAATGATAAATTTAGTTTTACTGCTGCACAAGCAATTGTGAACCCCGACGGTGGCGGTGGTGCAAACTTTGGCTATTGTGTGACCATGAGCTTGGATGCTCAGTGGTTGTACATTGGTTGCCCAGGACTAAATGCTGTTTACACTTATAAATTTACCAATGTTGCTGACAACAACACTCCAGATCAATTCAGTATTGATGCAGCCCTGGCTGGATACAATCTAGTTTACAACATCACTGATGATCCTGATGCATTGGCAGTTTACAACAACAATATCCTGTTGGTGCGTGATCGTGATTATGCCACTGACGGACATACCATAACACTATTTGGTGGTGCGCTTTCTAGTGAGTCTGGCAATTTCAATTTGCTGAGCGAAGACAACGATGAAATCGTAACCGAAGCTACTACAGGAGCACCAGGATTCCTAACAGTATATGCTAGACCCTACTTTAAATATATCAGCAAAATACAAGGCCCAGCTGGTACACAATTTGGTACCAGTATAAAAACCACCACCAATGGTGGAACAGTGGTAATTGGTCAACCAGCTGCCACAGTTAATGGATTAGTTGGCGCTGGTCGTGTGTCGGTGTACACCAACAACAATGGTACTTTTACACTTAGACATGTGCTTGCAGAAGAACAGCCCACTTATGCAGCCCACTTTGGAACCAGTGTGGACATCACTCATGACAATGCCAGCATCATTGTTGGCGCACCTGGATACTCAGACCTAACTACTTCAGGTGGCGCAGTATATCGATTTGCCGTGTCAAGCCAATTTGAGCTAATACAAAAACTAACCAAACCCCTGCAGACACAGGGTGAAAATTTTGGTTATCGAGTTCGTGTGAGCCCCAGCAACAATACCTTGCTGGTGTCAAGCACCACTGGCACTGTTGAAACCTACGGCACATTTGATGCTGGTAAAACCACATTTGACCGTGCTGTAACTAGAACGCTGGATCTTGTGTACGGAAGCGGTGCAGTTTACATTCACGACTATTTGCCTAATCCAGCCGACAGCACCAATCCCCATGGTGACTTTGTGTTCTCCAATGAATTCAATGCACCAAACATGCACCTTGGTGATCGATTCGGTAGCGATGTAGATATTTCTCAAAATACATTGGTGATCAGTTCAGCCTACAACAGCGAATACGGTGCCAATTCTGGTCAAGTGTATCACTATTCAAACCCCGCTGGTACAGCTGGTTGGAACAAAATTAGAAGTCAAAACCCCACTGTGGATGTGACCAGTATCAATCGTGTGTTCTTGTACAGCAATCAGGACAAGAGTACACTGGCCATGTTGGATTACATAGATCCTGCCAAGGGCAAATTGTTGGGCATTGTGGATCAGGACATTGATTTTAAATCCAGTCGCGACCCTGCCAATTACAATAATGGTACCGGTACTGACAAAACCATTACAGCTGACTATTTCTGGGGGCCGTTGCATGTGGGTCTGGTCTGGTGGAATCTAGACACTGTACGCTATATCAATTACGAGCAGGCTGACCTAAGTTATAGATTAAACAACTGGGGACGTTTGTTCCCGGGCAGCACAGTATCGGTCTACGAGTGGGTTGAGAGTTCAGTGCCGCCCAATCAGTATGCCAAATCGGGTGCCATGGGAACACCGCTGTACAGCAACAACGAATACTTTGTAGAAACCACCACGGTTGATCCAGCGACCGGCATCATTGTTACAAAATACTATTACTGGGTACAAGGAATCACCACAGTGCCTGCAGGATCTAAGCGAGTCATGAGTGCCAGCAGCTTGGAGGCAACCATACGTGACCCAGCAGCACAGGGTGTGCCGTTTGCAGCAATACTGTCCGACAACTCAATTGGCCTTTTCAACTGTCAAAGCTATCTAAGCGGTACTAATACTGTATTACAGATCGATTATGATACTGTGTTGAACAGCAATCTCTTGCACTCAGAATTTGAATTGGTGCAACAAGGCAACGGCGACAGTGTGATGCCCGAACGCATCATCAACAAGTTGGTAGACAGTATCTCGGGAGCAGATGCTCAAAGCAATCTGGTGCCAGATGTGCATCTACGCCCATCACAGAAAACTGGCTTGGCCATACGTCCTAGACAGACTGTGATACATGATCAATTTGCAGCGTTAAAAAATGTTGTTCAATATGTAAATGCGGTATTTGCAACCACAACTGCAGCCAGCAAGATACAAAATGTGCAACAATACAGCAATGCCAGTTTCTATTTTAAAGATCCCTTACCCAGTGCTGCTGCATACGATTATGTTGCAGCCAATATAACCGAACTTGGGTATGTGCCGCTGGTGGCTGGTACTCGTGTGCTGGTTGAGTCGGACAGCAATCATGATGATATTTGGACTGTGTATGAAATACAGGATGATTTGTCTTATAAATTGATTTACAATCAATCATATGATACCACTAAACTTTGGAATTTTGCCACATGGTATGCCACTGACTATGATCCAGCAACCAAAATCACATATGTGGTCAGCACATATGCCGATCTTGAAAAAATAAATATTGTTGCCGGTGACATTGTCAAGATTGTAAATGCCGGCAGCAGCGGTTTTGAAATATTAAAATTCATTGATTCATCTACGACCCAGCTGGTTGCAATAGAAAATGGTACCCTACAACTGAATCGAAATTTATGGGACCTGTCAACCAACAATGTGGGATTAGACAACAGCCCATATGACTCTGTGACGTTTGACTACAACTTCTCGATTGAAGTTAGAAACATCATGCATGGTCTTGCCAACGATGTCTTGATCGATGATCTAAAAACCAATTACAATCAATTGTTGTTTGTGATAATCAACTACATCTTGTCCGAGCAAGTCAATGTGGATTGGATCTTTAAGACCAGTTTTATAAATGTTTTACACAAGATACGTCAATTGATCCAATACCCAAGTTATGTCAAAGACAACACCGAGTACTATCTTGATTACATCAACGAAGTTAAACCATATAGAACTCAGGTGCGCGAGTATGTGATCAACTATGACGGCATTGACAATGCCTACAGCGGCTTGTCGGACTTTGATTTGCCGGGATACTATGATACTGCATTGGCAGTATATCGCAGCCCAGATGGCACACAACCAGCAACCGACAGTGCGCTGTTCTTGCAACCACCATGGTCGGCTTGGGCAAACAATTTCTTGTTCTCTATATCAAGCATTGATCTAATCGCAGGCGGTAGTGGCTACACCATTACTCCACAAGTTATTATTCTCAGTACCGACAATTCAGGCAGCGGTGCCACTGCCACCTGCACCATAAACAATGCTGGCGCAGTGACCAGTATTACAGTGACCAATGGTGGGCAAGGCTATCGTGATGCTCCGTTAATGATAATCAACGGTAACGGTACTGGTGCTCGAGCAGTGGCTCGTATGACCAATGGAAAAATACGCGGAATCACAACAACATTGAAGTTTGACCGTGTCAGTTATGATACTGCGGTGACCGAATGGTTGCCCGGGCACAATTATGCAGCCGGCAGCAAAGTCAGCTACTTGCACGAAGGTTATGTTGCTACCGAAGACTTACCAGGCACCGTGACCAGCTATATAACAGCCACAAATGATCAAACTGTGTTTAGAGTGCCCAACGGCTATTACACCAGCGGTGTTGCAATCAACGGTGTTGCAGTTGGTGGTATACAATCAGTCACAGTTAATGGCACACTGGTCACAGCCAACAACTATACAGCCACTGACGGAGTATCTGTGGTGTTAACAACACCAACCTATTATGGTGACAATGTGACCATTGTTGCTTACAAAAATGTCAATTCTGCGTTTAATTTTCATGTGTTTAGCAAGATCAACAACAGCGATTACACCAGTGCAAACGATCGAATTGCTGCTTTGTACAATCCATTGCCGTCACAGATACCCAAAGAAGTTGATGCCGATGGTCGCATTGATCTAACTAGATTGATTGACGGTGTGAAATTCACCGGACATAACATAGACAGTGATCTTGTGGTCAATAACGATACCAACTTGGTGACTTATACATTGTATGACAACAACAGCAACGGCGCTGGCAATATAAATCTAGATGGCGGCTCACTAAATTCAACTGTGCATGCTCCTGAAGAACTAGTTCCAGGGACCACATACGACAATTTAAACATGCGTGTGTACACCAATTTGAGTAATGGTACTACCGTGGCCTACAGAATAAGTTATGACTCACGTCAGCAAACTAGATACAATGTCATTGCAAGAACAAAAACTACATATTTGTTAACAGACTTGAATTGGGACGACACCAGTTTTGAAGTTTCTACCGGATCGGCATTGTCCATGCCGCAGCCACAAAAATCAATTCCTGGCTTGATATACATCAATGGCGAAGCGATATCATTTTGGAAAATAGTCGGTGGTGTTATCAGTAGAATCACTCGCGGCGTGGGCGGCACAGGAACTCCTGCAGTACATCTTGCAGGATCTGTGGTAGAAGATGCTGGTAGCACAACAGTGGTACCTGGTACACCGCAAACACTTACAACCAAATATACATTTGATCCTGCAGTTGGGGTAGCTACCACCAGCTACACAGTAGCAACCAATTTAAACGAAGTCAAGCATCTTTTGTCGGTCATGATCAATATCAACAAATTGCCCATTAATGAATATTATACTGTCAGTATCCATAATGGTCATGCCATGATCACTTTCAGTGATCTTGCCAAACAGGTGATTCCAGCAGGTACGGTGCTGATGCTAAATTATTACCAGGACCATGTGTGGATCAATTTGGGATCTCATGGCGGCTTGGCCACCAGCACTACCGATCAAGCAGTATTTTTGAAGAACAACCCATACAATTAATCATGATAAATAATAACATGAATGAAAATCCCAAATTTGAACAACCGGTTGAAACCAAACCCGCACCTGTGCCCGATGAAAAAACAGGCACTTACATTCGCGGGCATATCAAAATCACCGACCCCGACACCGGGGAAGTTCTAATAGACAAGCCCAATGCAATTCATTATGAAAATATAAGTCAGGCTATGGCCTATAGTTTGGCCAACAAGGGACAGAATTTTATATTCGAAATGCACTTTGGTAACGGTGGTACCACAGTTGATCCCACAGGAGTCATTAACTATTTGCCACCCAATGTTAATACTCAAAACAGCGACTTATACAATCCCACCTACTACAAAACAGTAGATGACACCAGTACTACCAATCCTGACCCTATCAATAACAAGATGCAAGTCATGCATGTACCAGGAACCACTTACACTGATATCTTGGTAACTTGTTTGCTGGATTACAATGAACCCAGTGGTCAAGCCACATTTGACAACAGCTCAAATCTAGCAGGAACTTATGTTTTTGACGAGTTGGGCCTTAAAGGATATACCAGCGCTGGCCCAGGACTAGGGCAGTTACTGACTCATGTTATTTTTAGCCCTGTTCAAAAAAGTTTAAATCGTAAAATTCAAGTTGATTATACTGTGCGTATACAGTCATTGACAAACCTAACAGGATAATACAATGCCTTACGTAATTCGAAAGACCAATGGCACAAATTTACTCACAATACAAGACGGCTTGGTAGATAATTCTACCGCACTCAGTCTAATTGGTCGCAGCTATACCAACTACGGCGATCTCATTGCCGACAACTTTGTGCGCCTGATGGAACATTTTGCCAATACCACAGCACCTCAAAACCCCATCGAAGGCCAACTTTGGTACAATACCTCCATGGGTTATTTTCAGTACTGGCACATAGACCCATCAACACAAAACGGGTCTTGGCAAACGATTTCGCGTATCGGATATACTGGCAGCGCGGGTGCCACTGGGCTTACAGGCTATGCTGGCAGCACGGGTGCCACTGGTGCAATTGGCTATACAGGATCAATTGGCATTGGCTATACTGGATCTGCAAGTACAGCAGCAGGTTACACTGGTTCAACCGGTGCTACTGGCCCTATAGGTTACACTGGATCAGCTGGTCAAGCACAATTTGGTAATCTAAGCGCCCGCGGTCCCAAAGGACAAACAATAACAGGTCAACTCAACGGCGATATTGCAATCTCGCCCATAGGTGGCGGCAGAGTCGTTGTCACCAGTGATTTATTCCCAAGCCTTGATCGACAAATAAACATAGGAAATGCTGGATTACAATTCAGTACTGTTTTCCTTAGCCGTGTTAGATTCACTGATGGATCTGAAATGACCACAGCCAAGTCTATACCAGGCACTACACCACCCACCAGCTGTTATGGTAAAGACTTTGACCTACAGGGATGGATAGCAATTGATGCTAACTATCTGTATTATTGTGTAGCTGATTACACTGACGGCACTGAAAAAATTTGGGTAAGAATACCTTGGAATCACGACACCTGGTAAGAATTTACACTGACCCACAGTCAGTAATACTAGCATAAATAAGTTTAAATGCGGAGCAAAAAGAATGGCATATAATATACAACTATCTAATGGGACAGCACTAGTCACCATAGCCGATGGTACAGTTGATGTAAACAACACAAGTTTATCCCTAATAGGTAAAAATTTCGCTGGCTACGGCGCACTGATGAACGAAAACTTTGTTTACTTGCTGGAAAACTTTTCAGGAGCAGCACAACCAGCCAATCCTTTAACTGGGCAACTTTGGTACGATGCACAAAATCGTGTGATGAATCTGCGTACTGCCAATGGTAACTGGAAATCTCTTTGCTCGTCTACTGCATCCGCAAGCAGCCCGCCAGTTCCAGCCATTGGCGATCAGTGGTGGGATACCACAAATCAACAATTGTTTACTTGGACCAGTACACAATGGAAGCTGGTTGGACCCCTAAATAGTTCAAAGACTGGATTAACCGGCGCCATTCCCGATGTTATCACCAGCACCTCAAACATCGACAATCCTGTTATTAAATTTTATGTCAACGGCGTTATTGTTGCGATCTGGAGCAACATCGCAGCATATACTGCCAGCACCACATTGCCTGGATTCGATGCCACAATTGCTCCTGGTTTGACCATGGCCAGTTTGTCGCCTTTGACCAACAACTTGAACGGTACTGCTGCCAATGCACTGGCCTTGGGCGGTGCTCTAGCTCATTATTTTGTACGCAACGATGATATTGACGTGCAAAACATTTTGGGAACACTATCGTTCCAAAATACCACTGCAGCCATTGAGCTTGCAGGTCCTGTGGCCATTGTTGATGACAACACATACGACATTGGCGGCCCCAGCAACCGTGTACGCACAGTATATGCAACCAACTTCCATGGTCTTGCCAGTAGTGCATCGTATGCTGACTTGGCTGAACGTTTCCATGCTGATGCTGAATATCCAGCTGGTACAGTGGTGGCTCTAGGCGGCGATAAAGAAATTACTCGTGTGGTTGATGAATTGAGCGATGATGTGTTTGGTGTTATCAGTACCAATGCAGCGTATTTGATGAACGCCGATGCTGGCAACAATGCCACTCACCCACCTATTGCTGTGAGCGGACGTGTTCCAGTTCAAGTGATTGGACCAGTTAAAAAAGGCGATCGTCTAGTCAGTGCTGGCGACGGTATGGCTCGTGCTGCTAATAAAAACGAAATTACACCTTGGAATGTGATTGGTCGTGCACTAGCGCATAAAAAAGATGCCGGCGTTGGCACTGTTGAAGCAATTGTAAAATTAAGTTCTTAAAGAGATAACAGCATGACGTATGCAACTGGACAGGTAATCCGCGCAGCCGATTACAATCAATTGGTAATTGGCGCAGACACAGCCCCGCTCAACACCGCAGCACCCAGCATAGGCTTGGTATGGGGCAACGGATTTGGCGCCCATGGGGTTGGCCAAGACGCCAGTTTTATACATCCAGTTTCGACAGGTGATGTAATTAGAGCCACTGAGTGGGACAACTTGACCGGTGTTCTACAGGCCATACGTGAACATCAAAGTGGGCCTGGTGCCTATACTGGCCCCGGCGCAGTTTCGGTAGGCAACGTAATTTCACCGCTACCTGGTCTAGGCCCAATCATACAATCAGCATACAACACTACAGGTACAGCATATGCCAACTCAGATGGCACAGCAAATACCACCAGCTACAGCGGCATATGGGGCTCAACTGGCTCTAGATCGTTGCACTTTACACAGACTGTTACATTTGCCAGTCCGGACCATGCAAGATATTTTTTCAATGCTGGTGGACGAGTTAAGTTGTCATTCTCGCATGGATCTGGCGCTGCAACAGCAAGAAATTCTTTTTGGAACAACTTGGCTGCAGCGGCTGGTACTGTTATTGTAGGTTACAACACCACCAGCAAAACTGGTGGCAATGGCACATTAGTGGGCATCCCAGGGCACCCCAGCGTGAACAGTTACGGCGGCTATGGCGGCTATTACTCTGGCGGTAACGGTAACTACTCGTTACCAGGTGCAGGATTTTGGTCCAACACCGCTGGTGTTTCCAGTATGCATTTTAAACAATACGGAACAACTGGTGGATACAGCGACACAGCCGATTACATTGCAGTATATCTAACAGTTTCGGGTCCAACTGAATCATCGGGCGGCCTAGGTACCGCATTGAATTTTACCACAGTGTTCACTAACGGATTGGTAGAAACACCATCATCGCAGGATGAAATCTCAGGTACTTCATCGGTGTCTTTGGTATTGAGTAACCCAGTGGCTACCCACTTACCAACCGCTCCTTGGACATCAAATACTTTTAGTGGATCAGTGGCACCAGTCTGATTAAATACTGCTATAGCAGTAATCGACTACCATGAATCCTCAAGAACTCAAATCTCTCGCAGATTTTCAATTTGAACGTGCAACATATCTTAAGAATCTCAAAGATTCAATTGATGCTAGACTGACTCTAGTACATCAAGGTGGCATGTTTCAGGTCACACCCGAATTCATTGCATTTTTATCTGCGTTTGCAGATGAAACCATGATTGTGGCCGACATCTACAACAACCCAGTAGAAGTCACACGCGAAACATTACTGGCAACTGCGCTAGATGTTTATCGCACAGTCACCGCCGAGTGGTACGCAGAATTTAACAAAGCATCACGTATACGACGAGCCAGTAATGTCTAAAGGCGTACTTATTTTTGCCTACAATTCTAAGTTAGACTACACCAGTATTGCATGCCTTGCAGCCCAGCTGGTGCGTAAGCATTTAGATTTGCCAGTCACCTTGGTAACTGATTCAGATCTTGACCGTGACTACTCGATGTTTGAGCAGGTGATTGTACAGCCCAAAACAGGCACCAGTTATGAACGAGTATTTGAGTTTCCGGGTGGTAGCCAAGTGGTGCCGTGGCACAACCAAAATCGCAGTAATGCATACGATCTAAGCCCCTATGATCAAACATTATTAATTGATGCAGACTATTTGATTTTTAACAGCAGTCTGAAATCGTTGTTTGATACCAATTTGGAATTTGCTTGTCATGATAAAGTCAGTGAATTAACTCAGCAAGGCACGGGTTTAACCAATGCCAGGGTTGGTATTCCGGGCATTCCCATGCAGTGGGCCACAGTGGTTTATTTTACTCGAAATAAACTGGCTGAAAGTATTTTTGGCTTTATGCAAACAATCAAACAAAACTATTTGTACTATGCTGGTGCATACAATTTCAGTACCGCACTATTCAGAAACGATTACACCTTGAGCATTGCCCTGCAGGCACTAACTGGTTATAACAACAGGAATTGGACTCCAATACCCGGCCAGCTATTGACCGCAAACACTCTAGTGGAAATACACCAAGCTAGGCCCAACGGCGAAATAGTGTTCACCTGGTGGCACCATGATCGACAGCAAGTGACTAAAATACGCAACACCAATGTACATGTCATGAACAAAGAGACCATAACCAATCCTGATGTTATATCGCAACTATTGGAGTTGGCTGTATGACACGTGGCTATCTTACCTTTGCACAAAACAGTGGCGATTGCGATTATCTTACTATGGCCTATGCTCAAGCCTTGAGTATCAAAACCACATGCAAGATCAATCAATATGCAGTGGTAGTAGATGCCTATACCGAATCCTTGATCACTGATCGTCATCGTGCAGTATTTGATCATGTAATACCAATTCCGGGCACGGACGAAGCAGCCGGAGATACGTGGAAACTACGCAACGAGTGGAAAGCTCTTGCAGCAACACCGTTTGATGAAACTGTCAAACTGGAAGCCGACATGCTGATCACCACCAATATTGACTCGTGGTGGGACATAATGGCACAGCGCGATGTTTGTTTTACCACCACAGTATTGGACTATACCGGGCAGGTGTCCCATGACAGATCCTATAGAAAAGTATTTGATGACAACAATCTCGTGAATGTCTACACCGGATTCTTTTATTTTAATCGCAGCGACACTGCCCGCGAGCTGTTTGAGCATGCACGCCTGGTGTATGCCAATTGGCCCTTGTTTAGGGATCAAGTGTTGACCAACTGTAGAGAAAGTGAACCCAATACTGATTTGGTTTTCGCGATCGCAGCTCAGCTGATTGGGCCAGAACGTTGCTACGATCCTGCTGTGGCAGTACCGCGGTTCGCACACATGAAAGGTGCCATCAACGGGTGGGACATGAATGCCAATTGGATGGATTACGTATTGTACCAATTTGACAACACTGATCTTACAGTGGGATTTACACGACAACAAGCGCCGTTTCATTACTACCAAAAAAACTTTATCACACCTGAGATATTAAAAAATTATGAATCGTCCCTCGTTTAAACGACAGTCGGTGGTCCACGAATATCGTGTGTACTATGATCCCGTCAGCAAGGTGTGCACTGAGAAATCAGTGACCGAATTGCCCGATAACTCCAACTATGTCATAATTGATAAAACACTATATGACAGCATTGAATTTTGCAGCAAGTATCGAGTAATTGACGGCCGAGTAGAAAAAGCCGTTACCTATCCATCCAACATACGTTTAACCAAACAAGACACAGGACAGTTCCGTACAATAAAAAACAACATGATATTTGTGGTCGGTGACGCATACACCGATCCTGTAGACCGTTGGGAGTATACTACAAATGACTAAGTTAGCTATAGAAGAATTAGATTGCGTTTACCTAAGTTACGACGAACCACAAAAAGAAGAATTTTGGGTTAGAATCAAAAACATGGTGCCATGGGCTGTGCGTGTTGATGGAGTCAAAGGTAGCGATGCGGCTCATAAAGCCGCAGCAGCAGCCAGCCAAACTGAACGATTTGTGCTAATAGATGGTGACAATATCCCCGATCCGGAATTTTTCAATCAATCGTTAACACTCACAGACAGCAATGAAGATCATGTGTTCCGCTGGCGTGCTAGAAACCATATCAACGGGCTAGTATACGGCAACGGTGGTATCAGCTGCTGGACTCGCGAGTTTGTTAACAGCATGCGTACTCATGAAGCCACTGATGGTAGAAGCCAAACACAAATAGAGTTTTGTTTTGATCCTAAGTATACAGCATTGCACAATTGTTACAGCACAACCTATCCCAACGGCACAGCGTTTCAAGCATGGAGAGCCGGGTTCCGCGAAGGTGTAAAAATGTGTACCGACCAAGGTGCCCGTGTTTCTCTAACCGAGTTTGAAAATCGTTTGTGGCACGGTAATCTTAAAAACTTGTATGTATGGCACAATGTGGGAGCCGATGTTGACCATGGTCCGGATGCCATTGCTGGTGCTAGATTGGGTACATATTTGACCATGTGCACTGACTGGGATTATAGGCAAGTGCAATCGTTTGATACCTTGCAGGCATTATACGACCAAGTCAACCAATATGACATGAACGAGGTATCCACCATACTCAAGAAAAAGCTATCCTTACCGATAGCCAATATGGATGCTGATACCAGCAAATTCTTTAAATCATATACACTTACACAGCACAAGAACGCAGACATAATGACACCGGCATTTTACGACGTCTAAGGTGTAAAAATCAGCAATTACTTGGTGCCGATTAGCATGAATCTTGTGAAAGACCAGTCGGGATATACAAAGTCCTTGGCGCCAACAAAATCCACTGTAGATAAATTGTAATCAGCTGCAAACTCTGCGGCTGTGTTGTAACTGACACAGTGATCCTCGTGCGGCATGTTGTTTGATTGCAGGACCACTCGAGTGCCTGAGGGAATACTGTCAAACCAAGCACGTGAATCAAAGTGTTCGGTACTGGTATTGATCACTATATCCACACCGTCGGGAAATATCATGGTGTTACAATCTCCAGTGAACGCTTTGAATTTCCACTGTTGCCAAACCCATAAATTGTTAATGTCGTCAGCTATGGCCTGGCATTCGGGATCTTGATCGATACTGCGTATGCTGTTTACTTTGAAATTCCCGCGACTCAACAACAAGAATGCAGTTAATCCATACCAGCCGCCGCAGATGTAGGTTTGATTGGACGCCCATCCCAGGCGTTCTAGCTCTTCGCACAACCAAATCTTACTACCAATTTGGCCACTGCTAAACGCATCACTGTTTAAATTGCTGATCATAAATTTCCTTTAACCACGCACGATCGTTGATTAATTTTAATTTTTCGGGATCATCGCGATGAGTGCGACCATACTCTTCGCCCAGTTTGGCTCCAGCAATGGCATCAGCGCCGTAAGGTTGTTCTTGCCCAAAAGTCTGCCAGGATCTCAATCTAAATGCATTGTCGCTGCCGATTGAATTTTCAATTATGGCTGCTGCCAACTTGGCACACTCCCTAAAGGCACTGCGCCAAGTGCTGAACGAATCAGTATTGAATGCTGTGATGTTACTGACTTGATCAATAGGTATCAATCCCGATGCCACCGACGAAGTGATATCTACATTGTTGGTATCGCTGTACATGACTTGTTGCTTGGGTAATACCTTAACACCGCCATATCCGTATGACAATCGATTAATGGGATTGATTGACCGGTAAACATACGCCGAGTTCCTGTTGAATATGTCTGGTGAAAAAGTGAAATCAAATTCATCCACTAGGTATGCATCGCCATCGACTACAAAAAACATGTCGGTCTCGGCCAACTCGGCTGCAGCTCGATGTGCATTTAAAATACCAGCAACACCATCAACTCGTTTGGCATTGGGTGCTTTTTGTAAAACTCTTTGCCAATTTTCCTCGGCATTGGATTCGTGATAACTGATAAACACCACATCCAACACTCGAGCACATCGTGGGGCGACCGAGCCCATGTCTTTGGTTCCTGCACATGGGCCCTGAGACGGCACATGCCATACCCAAATTCGATCGGGCGAGCTGGTAAATGCCGGATCTAGGTACCAAACATGATCATACTTGGCATCCCATTCAGGCACAACATAATTGGGAATGTCAAATAATCTTGGCAAACTGTCATTGAGTTCAAATGTTATTATCATTGATGCGACTCGACCAAAATGGGCTGGTTTTAAACCAGTTGTGGTATCTGCGGAAACCTTCTGCAACATCAACCTGGGGATTGAAATCAAAGTCCCTACGGGCAGCATCAATGTTTAATGCACCACGGCTAGGGAAATCTAGATCGCGATTGCCGACTTCAATTGATCCTGAACCGGCAATGGACACAGCCAGTTCGGCAGCCTGTAATAGGGTAGTACTGTTGCTCTTGGTAATGTTATAAATTTTGTTTCGTGCTTGATCATTCGTGGAAGCAGCAGCAATACCGTGAGCTGCATCTTCAACATAGGTAAAGTCTAATTTTTCGTACGCACCATTGACCTTGAGCACTTGTCCGCGCATGGCTGCTAGCATGAATTTACTGATCACACGATCTTCAACATCAAGCTCGCCATATACTGCACTGGGGCGAACAATCACATGATCAAAACATCTACGACGAGTGTAGTCTTGTACCAGGCGTTCGCCCATGAGTTTCATGATACCGTACTGTCCTTGTGGGCGGCATTCAAAATCTTCACCAACATCGCTAACAAAATCTCCATACACCATACTGCTACTGACGTAGATGAATTTTTGTATTGCGTATTTTTTGCTGACTTCCAGCAGGTTAATCAAGCCAGTGCACATGACTTCACTAGCTTCAGCTGGATTAACATTGACCACTTTTTGTCTAGGAAAGCTGGCCAAATGTATCACTATGTTGGGCTTGAATTTGGCAAAAGTATCGTCTAAACGCCCGGCATCTCTGATGTCGTAAGTGACCAAGGTGCCAGTAAAGGTTTTAAGACGTTCGTCAACCAAGTAGCGCAACTCGTCAGAATTGACAAAACCGTAATCGGTCAAGCTGTCTACTACACAGCAATCGTGTCCTTGTTCGGTTAGAATACGTGTGACATGGTGCCCGATAAAACCTGCACCACCAGTTAAAAGAATTTTCATACAGCCATCCTTGCATCAATTTTAGACCAGCTGGTGTAGCCGTCTAGGCGTATATCCGCCATGGTAAATTTAGTAATATCTCGAATTTCGGGGTTAAGCCAAAGTCGTGGGGCAGGTAAGGGTTCACGCCTTAATTGCTCTTTTACCTGCTCTATGTGATTCAAATATATATGGGCGTCGCCGAGTACGTGAACGAACTCGCCTACATCAAGATCGCACACTTGAGCGATCATGGCCGTTAGCAAACTGTAGCTGGCTATGTTAAAGGGTACACCCAAAAACATATCGCAGGACCTTTGATACATTTGACACGACAACCGATTACCGGCCACATAAAACTGAGCAAGAACATGACACGGTGGGAGAGCCATCTGATCTAACTCTCCAGGATTCCATGCTGATAAGATATGTCTTCGTCCGTATGGGTCCTGCTTAATGCCCTCAATCAGGGCCAACAACTGATCAACTTCTTTGTAAAAAGGATCAAACCAAGTCTTGCCGTAATCGTCGTCGATGTCAGCAGGTGCATTGGGCACATGTGTACGCCAGTGGCGCCATTGCACTCCATAAATCCTGCCTAAATCGCCTGAGTATTTAGCCTTACTGGCCCAATATGGCGCTGTGGCATTGTCGGACCAAATGGTTGTCTTGCTAGACTCGGCGCTACCATGTAAGATCTCTCGCAGCCGCTTTTCGTCCCCGGACCCTTCAATGAACCACAGCAATTCTGAAACAACACTACGCCAGGCCAGTTGCTTGGTGGTAACTGCTGGGAAGCCTTGTTGCAAATCATATCTCTGTTGCCGACCAAACACACTGATGGTACCAGTCCCGGTCCGATCGTCGCGTTGTTGGCCGTTGTCTAATACATCTTGCAACAATTCTAAATATTGTTTCATAAGTCTTTTAAAAAGTTATCAGTTATCGGCTGTAACACTTTGGCCACATCATCAACACTGACATAAAAGTCAACATCTTGAATATACTGATCCAGTTGTTCAAGTTTGTCATTAAGGAACTCTTGCACTTCAATCTCGGTATTGCCCGAGGACAACAATTCCTTGATGTCAATACTCACCTGAGTGCCGTCAATTAAATTGACTGTGAGTGATTCCAATACACCGATTGGAACCTCAACTTTTTTGACACTCCTGATTATCTTTTCCCACTTGTCGCGGGAATTGACATTAAGCCGCCGGCGCTTTGGCTTTTTTGGTTTTGGCAGCTCTTGGTTTGACATTTGATGTAGGATCTAAAGTTGCTGCCTCTTTAATCAATCTTTCAGCCTCAAGAAGCAACTGTGCGGCATTGGCTTTCATTGCTTCAGCTTGTGATAAACGGCTACGAGCCAAGTCGGCATCTGTTAATACATCACCGACGCTATCAACTTCAGCTGGAAGCGATCTACTTGCTGGGCTTACACCCAATTCCTTGGGTTCAGCTTTTCTTTTCTTGTTGGTAAATCCGCTGTTCTTGTCAAGTTCAGCTAGACGTCGAATTGCTTCTTCGCCTTGAGCCATTTCGTTAAGGATACTGTTTAATTCATCCAAACGAATTTTGCTTGCTGGAGTTGGAGTCACAATGACTTGATTGGTTGGGATCTTCTTCATGAGACGATCTTTATGCAATGCTTCTAGGCAATTGCGACCATCCGGCATCATGTTTCTGAACAAGGCATCGCTAAAGTTTTCGGCCTGTTGACCCACTGGGCTTTCTAGTACTTTCATGACTGCATCGTGATACAGTCTTGGCAGTAGATCACTATATACCACCAGGCACATATGATCCTCGCCGGGAACTTCTCTAAATAAAATTACAATTTTTTTATCGCCGTGTCGGCCTATGTGCTTTAACATACGATGTCCTTATTCGGTTGTTGGTGTGCTGTCGGGTTTCTTTAGTGCACCGGTCGAATCCAAGAAAGCATACAAGCGATCGTACAAACCGCCGACGCCGCTTAATTCCTCGGCTCTAAATGCACCGCGCTGACTGCAAGTGCTGATGATTTGAATCACGTTGACTAAATCTTGTAGATTTAGCGAAGGCTTCTGAGCTTCTTCGGGTGTTTCGGATTGAAGGTTAACATTATCGGTCATTGATATCTCCATATTAGACTCTAACTATATTTACATATAGTTAAGCATGGAGATAATTTTTCTTACCAGACCGGACCGGTATCGCGGTTGATTTGATCCAACATGAGTGCAAAGTAGCTGGCCTCGCTGTGCCGCTCAAACGCCACACAGAACTGCATGTCAATGCCAGACCGATTATTAGATGACACATATACTGTGCCAAGATAAAATCTACCTTCTAGATTGGTGTACACCCAATCAGAAATTTCCTTGGAATCAACACGTAGATCAAAATACACCCGCTCAAAATGAGGAGGACAATGTGCAACTGTCCTCAATCCAAAAACATTTAACGGGTTGACTTCACCGTGTGCCAGCATCACTCAAAAATTCTAACTTTGAGATCTTGGTTCTCACCTGGCACTGGTATCACCAAACGATCCACCAACTGCTCGTTTGCGGCAATACGGAAATTCTCTACCAGCTGATACTGTCCGCTAAATTGTGCAATTTCTATTGCACGTGCCAAGTCGTCAAGTGCCTGTTCTCGATTGAGCAACCGCTCTTGTAGCTCGGCAATGATTTTACGTGCCTCGGTAACTTTTCTTAGAGTGGATGGGTCAATTAGGTCCATGATGTTTCCTGTTTAGTTTGTTTTCTTGTTGTCGTAGTGAGCCCAAATACCAAACTCGGGTTCGGCACTGGGATTGTCTTTGATGATCCAAACTGTATCGCAGTAGTCCTGAACTTCTTCAGGACTCCAACCATAAAAGCAGTAGTCAGTGAACATGATCAACTTGTTGGGTTGCATGTCGTTTTCTTGTAGCCAACGCCATACACAATGTGGGTCAGTGCCACCACCGCCTCCGGGCACATACTCGGTGATGTCTTCGCCGGTGTCGCTGGTAAACAATTTGGGATTATACACTTCGGTATCCCAAGTCATAATGTGTACACGATAGTCTTGGTAAGTGTCCATGATACCTTTGACTTCGCTAAGGAACAAGCGCAAGTCATCGTCAGAGATACTGCCTGATGTGTCAATAGCCACACATACGTCAATGGTGTTCTCGGGCTTCATGCCGGGCATGACAGCGTCCATGTGCCAACCGCGACGGCTGGGGCGAGCCCAAGTGTAATCACTTTTGATGGTGCTTTGAATTTGTTGTTGCAACAGTTCACGCCAGTTCACTACAGGAGCAGTCAAGTCCTTGATCATGCGCTGAACATTGCCGGGCACATTGCCGGCACCTGCGGCATTGGCTGCTGCCAGTACAGCTTCTTTGACTTCATCACGAATGGCCTTGCGTTCTTCTTTGGTGAGTTTGGGCCGACCATTGCCTTTGTCGTTGCCGTCACCATCGCCGTCGCCTTCGTCATCATCACCAAGGTGATCGTCCAACACCTGTTGTGCCAATTTCTTGATGTCAATCTTGTCGGCATTCTTGTAAAGATCGTCGTAGACTTCTTCGGCACTCCAGCCATTGTATTTGGTGTTATGCAAAATACCAACCTTGGTGATCTTGTCACCAATGCGTTGAGAGATTAGGTCACTGTTGACACAATAGTCATCGGCAATGTTCCACAATTGTGGATCGCGATCACCCCGGCGTCCCATGTGATCATATACCACATGCAACACTTCGTGACCAAACAAGAATTCAGTTTCTTTAACACTTAGGCTGGCAATGAACTCGCTGTTGTAATAGAAGTGACGCCCTTCAGTGGCTGCGGTGGGACACCATGCATCAGCATTGGTAATGATAAGACGAGTAGCCAAGTTACCAAAAAACGGAGCACGTAACAGCAATCCAATACGTGCCGTAATCAGTTTTTCACGACTGGCAGCATCAGTTTTGGGATTGGTTACAGTGACTACTTTTGTCTTTTCGGATAAGGTGGTATCGCTCATGTGTGTTCCTTGTTAGCCTTTATTATAGCACAAAACAATAACCCGGTCAAGTGCCGGGTTATTGCTGTTTACTTGGCGCTAGCAGCCAAAATATACTTGCCAAATCGTTTGTGGAACTCGGCAAAACTAGAAATCTTGCCAGGCACAAACGGTAAGCCGTATGTGGTAAGTGCAACACGAGCACCCATAACCACAAGCTCGGTAGTAAAGTTATCCATCATGAAACGGAAGAAGTTGTCGGCTTGTGGGTGCCAGTCAGCCAGCTTGCCTTCAGCATTGAGTTTGGTGTACGAATCTTGCAATTCGTAGCACAGGCTAATGGTCAAACTGTAGCAGGCACTGACTTCTTTGGTCTTGAGTTCTTTGACCTTGCCGCTCAAGACATCACGGGGCTCGGGCATCTGATCAGACACTTTGCGGTGTGCCATGAACTTGACAGCAAGACCTTCGCCAATTGTGCCAGCAATAAGGTCCATGTTGGTGCTGTCGTTGTTGCCATCTTCCAACAACTCGCTCACAAAGGTCCATGAGCGTGGTGTAGCAAAACTACGACCTGAACTACGTGGGTCAAAGTCGTACAAGTCTTGCTTGGCAAAACTCAAGTAACCCACCACGTCTTTGTGGATCTTGTTGTTGACAGCCCACACTTGCCAAGAATCAAAGTCGGGACGCATTTCTAAGTGAACAAAACGATTTGCCAACGGAGTAGGCATACGGTAGCTGATGCCCTTGTCACTCTCGCGATTGCCTGCGGCCACGATGACAACATTGTCAGGCAACTTGTACTTACCGACTCGGCGATTCAAAATCAATTGAAACGCGGCACCTTGTACAGCTGGTGCGGCTTGGTTCATTTCGTCCAAGAACAAGATCACAATGGGATGCTGAGCAGCCATCTCTTCGTCAGGCAGTTCCACAGGAGGAGCCCAATCCATCTTGCCGCTGTCGCGATTGAAAAACGGAATACCACGGATGTCAGTGGGCTCCATTTGACCCAGGCGCAAGTCGATAGTGATACCGCCCAGTTCTTCGCCAATGCCGGCCACCAACTCACTCTTGCCAATGCCGGGAGGGCCCCACAAGAACAAGGGACGCTGTTTCTTAAAACAGCGCAAGATGCCGTTGCGGGCATCAACTGCGGTGACTGTACGGGTTTCACTGATTGCTGTAGACATTAAATACTCCTGGGTTTAAAACAATAACGTATTATACGACAAATACAAAACCCTGTCAATCGTAGGGTTATTGGTGTTGTATTTTTGCAACACTTATGAATTCACAGTACGGAATGGATCAAAGTCATCGGGGAAGGCATTGTTCCATTCCAAGTTGATGCTTTCAACCCATTCATACACGGTGCCAACACTACAGCCCAGCTCGCCGGCAATTTGCTCGGGGCGATAGCCTTCGATGTAGAGTTGTTCAATATCGTAGCTGAAGTTTTGGGTTTTCATGCTGCCTCCAATTTGGCGTCTTGAGTCACAGCATCGGCCAACAAGGTCAAAGTCTTGTTGTCGTGATACATGCTACCATAATACCAAACACCGTCACGCATGATGTAGTAGTACTCGGCGCCGGAATTTTCACACTGATCAACAAACTCTTTGAATGTGTTTGCCACCTTCCACTCGGTATCAATCTCGTCTCGATCGCGACCATAAAAGGTGCACATGTCGCCGTAGAGCTTGTCATATTCTTCGCTGGTCAAGTCAGTGCCAAATTGACTAAAGGCGTGCTTTTTGCCAATGTTGGGACGCAGGCTGCTCAAGTCACCCAACGACACCAGTTCGTTGGCCTTGGCACTGTCATAGTGCTCCAACAAGATAGCACCGTTGTGTTCCACATAACCGTCCCAATGACAGTAAACTGATTTAACCTTGTCACCGTGCATGACGCCAATACGTGAACGAGTTGCCATTTTTAGAGCTCCGTTTAGTTAAACAATACGTAAATTATAACTGATTTTGGGCAAGTTGTCAACCAAAATTTCAACGTTTTTGGGGTCGAGTGCCTTCTTTTTGTGCAATTTTACCTGAGTATGCACCGTTTTTTGCAGTATGGCGCAACACGCCCGGGGCTGGGAAAGTGATAATGCCGCCAGTGCTAGAAGGAATCGAAACGTTTTTCATAGTGTGCTCCAGTGTGTGTAAGTGTTTATTATAACAGCTTTCGGGCTAGCTGTCAAGAGAAACCCTACATGATGTAGGGTTTTCTTTATTACACTATGTTGAAATAGTTGTAGTGATCTTGCAAAGTCCAGGTGCCTAAATCAATTGCATCTCCCTGATGTGTTTCGATTTTGACACCTAAGTCTGCATACCGTTTAAAAAAGTAAGCAATGTCGGGGGTAGTGGATCCCAGACGAGTCGAGTTCAACTTTTTGTGTTTGGCCTTGCTCAATCTGCAGGTTGGAATATTCAGTGCTTCATCAACAGTGATGCGTCCAGCCAACAACAGGGCACGAGCCACTGCCGCAGGAGTCACATGCTCAAACTCAGTTTTGTCACTGGCTTTTAGGCCAGTTTCAAAATAATGTGCACCAATATTTTCTTTGATACAGTAACCGTGATATCTGCGTAACCAAACATCAATACCGTCACGTATCAACCTGGCTGTTTGATCTTCAACACCCAATTGGCGATACATTTCTACCAATCGTTCAATTTCTGCTCGGCAAAAATTGTATGTGGCATCATAGCTGGGACCACCACGTTTGACTGTGGGTGGCTTCTTTTGCACAAAGCCGTCTACACGCTCGTTAATGGTTTTCATTTTAGAACAAGTCCTTCGCATCAGGTGTGTACACGCTAAACGGTTGTTTAGGGAAGCGGAAGCCAGCGCCTTTTGTAGGCACCCAAGTGTTGGCCAGCTGGTGCCAGAAAAATGCAATACCTTGTGGGGTGTTCTTGCTGTTGCGTGGAGCATCGGGCCACCTGTGCTTGGGGATGCCTTGGTTGGCTTTGTTGTAAGCATTAAGGTTGGCTTGGTGCGCGGTACTCCAAAACACACCCTTGGCATCAAAGTTTGCGCCAAACATGTCAATACAATGTTGTGCCAAATCTTCGATATCGGCATCACTGTACACAATGTCCTGCTGTTCACACAAGTTTAAAAACTCAATAATGATGGGAATTTCCTTTGTGTTGATTGGACGTTGTTGGTATCCAACAACATACTTTCCGTATACTGCAAACTGTCGTACCACCTCAACACTGGCATCATCCAGTTCGTTAAGACGACTAATAGCACCAATTTGGTCGGTGTCGCCGAACTTCTCAGCTGTTAGAAACATGCCAGCGTTGGCAATGTGCTTCCATTTGCTGTGTGCATTAACCCACTCGGGTTCGTTAACGCCATCAACCTCAACACCGTAGATCTTTTGCATAAAGATATCAATGATATCCAGGGGCTTTTTGCCTGCATTCTTGCCCACTGTGGTGTTGTTGTTAATGAAGTTGCTACGAAGTTCGCCACGACTTGCAATGTCGTAGATGTTGATGGGAACCTCAACATCGTCAAAGTTCTCGCCCAGTCCCAATGTAGCAATTAGGTACAGAGCAATCGAGGTGTGTTGACCATCCCATCCACCCCACTGGTCACCGGCAGCGTACACTTGAATGGGCTGTGCCTGATATGCACGGAAGTTGGTAATGATGGTAATGATCCAATCCAGGTTGGGCTCTCGTTGCATTGTGGTATCAATCACAATGTCTTTGAGCTTGCCAACCAAGCTCTTGCAAAGACGAAAACGTGAACGATCGTTGATGCTCTTTAAGCCAGGATGGTTCTTTTTAAATGTTGCCAGGGCCTTGGCAAGTTTACTTTGCCAATTGCGTCGAGCCTGCAGGGGCAAGGCAGCAACGGTGTCGTTGTAGCGTTGAACTAGGTCAACAAGATTGGAGGCTGTATTTGTGTAGCGGGCGTTTTTTGTGGCCGCGTAAGAAGTGTTAAGTGTTGCCATGATTGTTTCCTTTACGCCACGTGGCGTTGATTATTGAAGTCACCGTTGAGTTGGCCTTTGAGCTTGTGGCAAATAGGGCATAGCTCGTCAAGGTTGGTTTTGCGATTATCGCTGTAATTGCCATTTTTATGATCAATTTCAGTCATGCCCTTGGCCCATGCAGGAACCTTGGTCCATTTGATCATGCAGTCAAAACCTAGATGTCCATCGGTGTTACTACATTTACCAGTTTTAAAAGGAGTTACGCCTTCTGCATGTGGGTGGCGCCCGTAACTGGCTTTTTGACAGTGTCCACAATGTATTCGCCAGCGACGATTGCCATATTCGTCTTTGTGGCTGTATGCCACAGGTTTGCTGCAACCGTGATTGATACACGTTGGTCGCGCAAATTCGTAAATTTTGCTCAATTTGATTTCCTTGGTTCGTAACTTTTACAACTCGGTGACCCCGTGTCACGTTGTTGTGTATTAAGTTAGCCGGTAATAATCTTCTACCGTAAGCCAATTATAACAAAGAATAGTACCACAGTCAAGTGTTTTTTTTGAATTATTTTGTTGTATTTTTACAACACTTAAATAATTGAATGAATGAAACCAGCAAAGCAGCCGCAAGAAGATTGAAAAATACCAAATTTGCCACCACATATTTTGTGGGCAACGGCATCGACATCGGGTGCGGTCCTGATCCAGTTAGTAAATTTGCCGAGGAATTTCCGGCCATGGGCACAGTAAAACCATGGGACTTGGATGATGGTGATGCACAAGTTATGGCTGGAGTTCCGGATGAAGCTTATGATTTTGTTCACAGCAGTCATTGCCTAGAGCACATGCGAGACCCCACTGAGGCTTTTGCCAATTGGTTGCGTATCTGTAGGCCCGGTGGTTATGTAATTATCACCATTCCCGACGAAGACCTATACGAGCAAGGTCGTTTCCCCAGCACGTTTAACCGAGATCATAAGACCACATGGACCATTTCAAAGAGTCAGAGTTGGAGTCCGGTCAGCATCAACTTGTTTAACTTCCTGGGACAATTCGGCAATCAAATTGAAATACTAAAGGTAGAGTTGATCAACGATGCTTTTGTGTATGATCAACGCCGGCACGATCAAACTTTGTTGGCAGCAGAATGTGCCATTGAATTTGTGGTAAGAAAACGCCCTGCAGACGAACTGGCTCGTTGCGGGCGGTTACCGTTATAACACTCGAACAGCGACTTTTTGATGTCGGCTCACACGGCCAATGTATTCGTATTTGACACCATACGAACTCACATACTCTTGCCAAGCACGGAACTCATCCAGTTGCCATCCTGGGTAATTCATGTACTCGTCAAATATGATGACAGTCCCGGGCACGATGTTGGTTTTTAGTGCATTCAACACAGTTTTTGCGCTCGAGTACAAATCGCAATCGATGTGCAGTAGGGCAATATCAGTGTATCTGTGTTTGTTGGGAGTCAGGAACTTGTCTAGGGTTTCATCAAACCAGCCCACCACAAGCTCGCAATTTTTTCTCACACGCGGCAGAGCCTTGCGAGCAAAGAACCCACGACGCATACGGCTGGTCCAGTCTTCGGGAAGACCTTGGAAACCATCAAATCCATATATGGTGTGCTCAGGCAGCAGTCTAGCAAAGTGATTCAGTGTACGGCCAGTGGCAACACCAAATTCAAGTACCATACCGCATTTCAGTAGATCGGGATCCAGCTGTGTACGCACCACCCACTCGTGCAAATCATAGTCGGTGTCAAAGTTGGGCACAGTACGCATGTTGTCTAACACATACTGTGCTGACTCTTCGCTGGCCAGCCGTATGGCAGTGAATTCAGTGTCAATCACATCGGTATAGAGACCCAACAACCTTTTCTCTGTACGACTGGGTTGCGGATAACGCCACCACTCTTCAATGCGATCTTTGACGCGATACCAGCTGTCAAGCATGACTCAACTCCTCACTAGGAAACTCGTTTTCTAAATAGTAACGCAATAGCTCTTTTTGTGTATAAGACGGAATGCTCAGTCCGTTGGGAGCATAGAACAACACCGGCGAGTGCGACCACGAAAAGGTTCGCAAATACTCGGCCACATATTGTCTGTGATCGGCATTCTCAACGTTGAATGGTACAACTGGTTTGCGATGCATGTCAAGTACAGTATTGTTCACTTCAGCTCCTTTGTAAAAATATCAATTATACGACATTTGATCATAGTGGTCAATCTCGTATCTGCCCGCACGTTCGAGACCGTCAATGAGTTGGTTTACCGGCACCGCATGTTGACGATAGCCTTCAAACAACATTTCTCGATAGTGCTGGCTGGGCATACACAGCGGGTTACCCGGAGTCATGACATAGACCCAGGCACGGTACAGGTCACCCTGACACTCAATGGTGACTTTTTTACGATCGTAATAGCGTGGATAACCTTCTAGCACATCCAAGGCTACTAGCCCAGCCCGGTCCACAGTCCATAATACACCGTCAACCACATTGCCAATATCGGGTACCACATCAGCATGATAAGCAAATCTAAATTGATAATTACGCAATTGTGCACGGCCCAAACTGGTGCTGGCTGGACTGCGGTGGCGCATGCTGTCATTGTTGGTATTCATGCCGTAAGCAAAGTAATACTGTGTCATGTGTGGCTTTCTAAATCGTCTAGGTATTTCTGTAAATTATTGGCATTAAGCGCCAACATTAGTGCAGTTTCTTCATCAAAAACTGCAATTGTGGTAAGGTTTTTTATGTAGTAGGGATATTCTATGTAACGCTCTAGCTGTAATAAAGTTTTAGGCAGTATCCTAGACTTTAATTCAAATTGATAACTTTTTAATTTTGTAGACAGGAAGCGATAGCCTGGCATGGACAATCGCATGCTTTTACGATTGGTGGGATTATAAAACAGCGTGGGTCTTGATCGTCCCATTGAGTTCGACATGAACTCGCCTGCCAGTAAGGTCAACCAATCGTGTTGATCACGGGAATATTTGTTCACCTTGAGTCAAGACCACAACACTGAATTTGTCAGTCTTGTATAATGTGTTTAATTTTTTAGCTAGGTTAATGGCGTGGCCGGGATTGCTAAACGATACTTTTCTATATTTTGGTCCCGGATACGAGACCAAAATATTGCTAGTCTTCAAGTTAATTGGCTTGGTATCGTAAAACACAGCCCAAATGCCTTCGCTGTTCAACACTTGGTCGCACTTGTAGTTATTCTTATTAAGATGCTCGAGTATAACAGTTGGCTTGGGTCTTGACATAATAATCTCACTTGATATGTTTATTTATCTCAGTTTTGTGTGTAGTTAATGATTTCCTGCTCAGCTTGTTCGTGTGTGGCATATGGTCCACGAAATTCGTAACGATTCAATGTGATGGCCTTGGGACAAAAGTGTGTGCCCCACTGACCATTGATGCATACTGCATAGTGTCCAGCACAGAAAAAGCTCTTGCTCTTGGCGGTCTTTGTGTAAAACGGCAAGCGTTTACGCACATCATAGACTTCGTTAAAGCTCTTGGAATCAATGGGAAAACCATAGATGCTTTTGGTTTTTGCCGCTGGTGTGGGACTGTATCGATCGATCTTGATGTTGTAGTTTGCACTCAGCATCTTGAGTGATGGAAACTTTTCGCGGTATTGTTTTTTGACCAAAACAACTCCGTCAGGGCTGGACTGGATAGTGGCCACAGGCTCACCATCTTCTTCAACAATCCAAAATTTATTCTTTACAACAGGTTTGGCTTTTAATGTCATGTCATGTTCCTTCGGGGTAGGCTGCTGATAAAAACTCAGCATAACCACCAGCTTGTTCGCTGATTTTCACTAGATCGTACTTGCCGCAAAACTTTAAGAATTGTGCACCGATCATGGTACGATTCAATACAGTTTGTCCAGCCGCAATGGTTTCAGCCATGAGAGCCTTGACATTGTCGGGCTGTGCCTTGAGATCCACCAGCACACGATTGCGATTGTAATCATCTAGTACTCGATGCTCAACTCCGTTGTGATCGGACCAGCGTTGAAGCATGAGATTGTTCCAAGCAAATCCTTGTGTACTGCGATCCGCATAGGCTTCTTGTAAGCCAACTTTGTTCTTGGTACCTTTGGTACGCACACCAGGATAGGCACTAAAGATGTTGTCAGTGGGATCGCCACGCATACATTTCTCAAACAGAATCCATTCGGGGTCGGGAATACGCTTGGGTTCTTTGGTTTTCTTGTCAATGACCAATTTGCCTTTCTTGTCCAAGATGCCGTCTAGAGTGTGTAACTCGTCAGCAATGCCATTGTACTGTTTTACATTACTGGCCAATAACTGATAGAAATCGGTGTCGCTACTGACAATCACATGCTCGTCTTGGGGATGGCTCTGTATCCAGCCTGCTACCAAGTCGTCGGCTTCTAATTGACCGTGCTGTAAAACAGTACAGTTTGTTTTTTCTTTAAGGAATGTTTTCAGCGTATCGAATGTTTCCCAGAACAAACGATCTTCTTCAGCTTCGGATTCAGTAAGAGCAGCTCGTGCTACACTTCTATTCTTTTTGTAGGGTTCGTAGAAATCTTTGCGCCAGCTACGACCTTCAAGACAGAATACCACGTGGTCGGCTCGTTGTTCACGCCAGGCCTTGTTGACGCTGGCCAGTGTAACATGTATGGCAAAGCCCAGCCGATCCCACGTGTCACTTTGACGGTGGGCAGCGTGGCGGGCACGGAAAAATGTGTTAGCAGTGTCAACAATTAGATATTTCATACAGTAATAATAGCATATTACTGTATGGTTGTCAACCTATTTCTGAACGTCCGTTGCCCAAATCTCTACGTTCGATCCCACGTGGATTGTTGGCTTCAAACTGTTCGAAATTTTCTAGTAGAACATTTCTGCAGATGTCCTGGAACCACTGGTCAACAATTTGTTGGTCCGTTTTGCCTTTGTATCCAGCACGAACCAACTTGGCCAAAAAGATATCGTTCCAGTCTAGTTCAAAAGCACCATTGCCCAAGTTATCAGGATCCAGTTCAACTGTGAGCACAGCCACGTAGGGCTCGCCACGTGCTGTATATGAATCCTTGATAAAAGTAGGTGATACTTCGGGCGCTGGCGGTTTCTTTTTAGCTCTAGGGCGTTTGGGCTTTGCGGGCTCAACAGCCGGTGCAGCCACCGGCTCAGGCTTATTAAGAAATCGGTCAAAAAGTCCCATATCAATACCTATAAGTGTCTGACTTGAATGGCCCTGTGGTGTTGACACCAATGTATGCTGCCTGTTCATCGGTCAGTGCAGTTAGTGTAGCATTAATCTTGGCCAAATGCAAGCTAGCAACTTTTTCATCTAGATGTTTAGGCAACAGATACAGTTGGCCTCGAACATATTTGTCAGCATTGTTGAACATTTCAATCTGAGCAATGGCCTGATTGGTAAATGAATTTGACATAACAAAACTGGGGTGTCCGGTAGCACAGCCAAGATTCACCAAACGTCCTTTGGCCAAAACAATGATGCGTTTGCCATCTGGGAATACAACATGATCCACTTGTGGTTTGATTTCTTCCCAGGTCAAGTCTGACAAGCTGGCAATATCAATCTCGCTGTCAAAGTGTCCAATGTTGCACACAATGCTTTGATTACGCATTTGTTCCATGTGTGCACGAGTGATCACATTGATGTTGCCGGTGGCAGTGACAAAGATGTCGGCCTTGTCGGCAGCATAATCCATTGTGACCACACGATAGCCTTCCATGGCAGCTTGTAGTGCACAGATGGGATCAACTTCGGTTACCCATACTTGAGCGCTCAGTGCTCGCAAGGCTGCAGCCGAACCCTTGCCCACATCGCCAAATCCGCACACTACAGCCACTTTGCCAGCAATCATGACATCAGTGGCACGTTTGATAGCATCCACTAGACTTTCTCTGCAACCATACAAGTTGTCAAATTTGGTCTTGGTCACTGAGTCATTGACATTGATAGCAGGAATACGCAAGGTACCGGCAGCAATACGTTCAACCAATTTGTGAATACCAGTGGTGGTTTCTTCGGTGACACCAATGATGCCATCTAGCAATTCGGGATAGAGATCGTGTACACGGCCAGTCAAGTCATGTCCGTCGTCTAACAACATGTTGGGAGTCCAACCATCGGGTCCACGAACTGTTTGGTCAATACACCACCAGTATTCTTCTTCGGTTTCGCCCTTCCAGGCAAACACAGGAATACCCAGATCAGCAATGGCGGCTGCAGCATGATCCTGTGTAGAGAAGATGTTGCAACTGCTCCAACGCACACTGGCACCCAAGGCCACCAAGACCTTGATCAAGACTGCAGTTTGAATGGTCATGTGCAATGAACCAGTGATACGTGCACCTGCTAACGGCTGTTGTGCTTGATATTCTTGCAAGATAGACATCAAGCCGGGCATTTCGCTTTCGGCAATGGCGATCTCTCGATGTCCCCATGCTGCCAGGGAGATGTCTGCTACTTTGTAATCCATGTTATTCCTTTTAATTTTTATGATGTTGCCACACAGTGTCGGATCCACCTAGGTGTCCCCAATCACTGTCTACTGTCAATTTACTTGAAATGCCACCACGTGGGCGGAACTCAATTTCTAATCTAATACGATCGGGCTCGTAAGCTGCCATCAAGTGCTTGTACATGACATCTAGCGCCCGCTCATAACTAATTATGGTACTTCGGTACTGGAACAAATAATTCTTTAGACTCTTGAGTTCTATAGTTTTATCTTTGCCGTAGAACCATATGGTAATAAAGCCAAAGTCGGGTTGGTCACGAACACCCAGGAAAGTGAATTCTGGGATTGTGATTTTCTGTTCGTAACCACGTGCAGCATTGGGTAGAGATTTTAGGATCGAACCATCGATCGTGTTCCACAGTTTCTTTTCAGTCATGATTAAAACAAGTTAATTTTTTCCCAAGGCAATTCAACCTTGCCAAAATGTCCGTAATTGGTGGTTGCGCTGTAGATTGGACGGAACAGATCAAAACGATCAATAATGCCCTTGGGAGTAAGATCCACGTTGTCTTGAATCCACTGAGTCAGTGCACGACTGTTATGATCACTTTCAACATAAAAGCTCATGGGATCTTTCATGCCAATGGCATAACTGATCTGCACAGTGGCCCATTTGGCTCGACCAGTGGCCACAATGTTCTTGGCCAAGTAGCGCATCATGTATGCTGCCGAGCGATCCACCTTGGTGGGGTCTTTGCCCGAGAAAGCACCGCCGCCGTGTGGAGCATAACCGCCATAAGTGTCCACAATGATCTTGCGTCCAGTTAATCCGGTATCACCATCAGGTCCACCAATCACAAAACGGCCAGTGGGATTGATAAAGAACTCGGTGTGACTATCAATGTACTTGGCTGGAATTGCAGATCTAATGATTTGATCTACTCGTGTACGCACAGTTTCAATATCAACATCGGGTGCATGCTGTGTTGAGCAAACAATCTTGGCAATACGCACTGGATTGTTGTTGTCATCGTATTCAAAAGTGACTTGACTCTTGGCATCGGGCCGCAACCAAGTTTCGCCACTTTTTCTAGCAAGTGCAAGTGCCTGTACCACTTGGTGGCTCCAGTAGATGGCACTGGGCATCAAGTTACCAGTTTCAGTAGATGCATATCCAAACATGAGACCTTGGTCGCCAGCACCAAAAGTGTCGGTGCCTAGTGTAATGTCAGCACTCTGTCCGTGTAAGAGATTGGTAATCTGCACATCGCGCCAGTCAAAACCTTCTTGTTCATAACCGATATCTTTGATTACATTACGAATAGTGGTTTCGACTTGAGCGTTGTCTAGTGTGCCCTTATACTCACCGGCCACTATCACTTTGTTAGTGGTAACCAATGTTTCACATGCACACCGCATGGTGGGGTCTTGGTGGGCCATGACCAAATCAAGAATACCATCACTGATGGCATCTGCCACCTTATCTGGATGTCCTTCGCTAACACTTTCGCTTGTAAATAAGTAACTCATATTTTCCTTTATATATTTTTTTAAACTGTAACCAATGCCCATATCAGGTGTTCGTCTCTGCTGTGCCACCGTGTTTCATAAACTGGTTCACCAGGACCAGTCCATGTTGCGGTGCCTTGATAGCCACGCCGGAACCAAATAAGTTTATCGGTAAGTGCACACCGTTTGGGCAACAGCGCAAACTTTTCTTTCCATACCGCTCTATGATAAAATGCATCCTGATGGAATTTGTACCAGTGTCCATCACTCATCAGCTCAGGACTTTTTGCAAGTTGGCCTTCATAGCTGAATCCAAACATGTCAAGTGCCCCATTCGTTCTTGAATAGCGGTACTTGCAATCGATCACTATAACGCCAACCACGTGTCAGTGCCATTAAGGCCACTGCTTTGTTGTTTAATGCATATACACTTTCAACACCGCCCACTGGCATCAAATAAACATGTCCAGTAAATCCAGCTCTACGATATTCGTCAACTGCTTGCTCGGCATCACGCAAATCTTGCTCGGTGGATACAACAAACTTCAAATAGGTGGTTCCCACTTCTTCGTATGCACACACAATCTCGGGCTTGATAGCATCTTCCCACTTCTCGCCGCTTGCTGGAAGTTTAGCACTCACTGAGAATGTGATTTCGTTATCAAAACCAGTACCTATCCATTCAATTAAATAGTCTTTAAATTCTGGAGTTAAGTTTTGAGTACCATTTGTTTCAAAGGTGATTTCTTTTAGATCTGCCATCTTGGGATGACTTAACAAGTCAGGATAAGCACGTTGCCAACCCAACAAGGGCTCGCCGCCCGTGATCACCAAATGTTCATCTTTCCACGTACCATGCGGAATAATATCCATAATACGCTCGGCAATTGCGTCAGTATCAAGTAAGGGAGATAGATGCTTAAAATCAGGATGCCAACTGGCATAGCTATCACAACCGGTAGTGACAAGAGGAAGTTCTTCATATTTGTTATACAAGTGCATCACTTGGGCAAGGTCTTCAGCTTCGGTACTCAGCTGGCCTCGTGGCATGCCAAATCCTGCACAGCGGAAATTACAGCCGAAAGTACGTAAAAAGACACTAGGTACACCCATGTACCTTCCTTCTCCCTGTACGCTGTAAAACAGTTCTGCAATTTTAATCTTGCTCATAGACAGTGGACCATTTCTTTAGTTTTGCAATTTTGTTGTCGGCAGCTACACTGATCTGTTCACTGCCCACTATGTTGAATTTGATACACAAATCAATCATGGCTTGTAAATCACCCAGCTCTTCGGCCAAGTGTTCACGGTTGGTTTTAGGCTTACCGGGCTTGACGTTGTCTAAACCAAAACGATTACATTTACTGATGGCTTGTATAACTTCGGCACATTCTTCGGACAGAATGTTCATGACTTCAACAACTTGTTTATTCATCATCATGCCGATTGTTTTGTTCAATGCCGTACTGTTCATACAACCACTTGATAAAACGCTCAATGTCAAGGCTGGGATATGCATACATTTTGTATGCCACGGTGACTTTCTCTAACCATTCTTTATCTTTTAACATGTATACCTCACTACTATATTTTGCTATGATAACACAAATTGCTTAAAAAAGCAACAACGAGTTTTACCAAACTAGATTTGGTTCCAGTGGCATATGACGCCGGCTATGATAAAACAATTGGTCATGACATACGACAGCACAATCACAGTGCGTATACCAGCAACACGATCGGCTTCTTGATCGGTGTTGCTGGTCTTTTCGCCCAGGGCCTTGGCCCATAGACGCCAAAGCGTTTTAACCTTCGTAGATAGCCGAATTAGCACCATGTTCGAATACTTCAACTGATTTGATTCTTACACTGGGGTTAATGGGGTAACGTTGGTCACCTTGAGTCAGTAGCTCGGCCATTTTGTCGTAGCACATCTTGGCAAACATTTCGCAACCGACACCAGGCACAATGCGTAAATCGCATACACCGCTGTCTTCGAATCCACCACCAATGGCGTTCAGTTGCTTGAAAGTTTCCAAGTGTGGATCATCTTCGGCAATGACCAAGGTGTGATCAAACATGGTGTCGGCCCAGGCCTTGAATCCTTTGAGACCACCAAAGTCCATGCACCAGTTTTTGTCATCCAGTGTGTCGCACTCAAATACGAGCTTGATGCCAATTGAGTAACCATGCAATGTCGAGCAGTGGCTATGTGAAGCACGCCACTGTCTAAAACAGCAGGACAGCCCTCTGTCGTTACCGTATGTTTTTGTTGAGTAAAATTTTGCCATGTTATTCTCCTATGTTAATTATAGCATAGGCGGCGGAGTTTGTAAAGCGGGACGATGCCGATAGACCGCTAGAGATATTTATTGCAGGTTGTAGTGGCTGAGAATAGATTGCTCAGCTTCAACATTTTGCTTTCGTGCAAGATTGGCACATTCGCGCACCAGCAGTTCAGCAAAGTGTTCAAGCATGGCACCACCCACTTCGGGATAGTGACTACCGCCTACTTCCAAGGCAAGTTCGATAAATTTGGGATTGGTCATTGTGGGTTTGGTGTTCATGATGGTTGTTTAAGTAAATGCATGGAAATAATTTTGCCCAATTCGCGATCGAAGTTTTTCTTATCGTCGGGGATGATATAAAGTTCAGCCTGTGAATTGCTGGCAGCACAGCGTACCACATAGCCGCCATTGGCTTTCACAATCGAAAATGTAAGTTCAGAGTTTTCAAGCATAGTGTTAATCAAGTTTCTTCTAGAAAGGGTGTTTAAGGTATCGGAAAGGTTGAAGTTACCATATTGGTTAGTGCCCCAAACACCGGTTTGGTTAGTGGTATAGGTGTATCCGCCACTACCTACGGCACCAATAGTCAATGGTGCAAGTGTTGCACCGGGAATGACAGTACAGCCGGCAGTATTGCCTGACAGCGTGATGTTGTTTGAAGTTGCCATGTTTGACATATCAAGCCTCGGGGTCAACAGCCAAGCCTTGCCAGGCCTTGATTTTGATTTCATCAACATCGGCTACATCTTCGCTCCACGAACTGATCCATCTGGCACCGGTCCATTTGGCTTGATGTGTCCAGCTGTTGCGTCCAGCAGTTTTAATTGTGTAGATGCCCTCACGTGCTGGTTTGATTTTTTTAGGGAACCACTCGGTCATGGGGTACTCAATGTCATCCATGTTGGTATACTTGATGTACTGACCATTGTTGTATTTTTGCGAGCCAGCAATGTAGAAACCAAAGTCGCTGCTCTTACCGTCGGTGCCACCACCGTCGTTGTCGATATCAACATCATTGTAGCTGACACCCACAACAAACTCTTCACAATCAAAATCAGTCAACAACAATGTCAATTTAGTGATGTCAAACGGTGCTGTGAGTTCAATAGCACCCTCGAAGAAAGTGCCCTTTTCGTTACTAGTGCCTACGAATACCACTACATCGTCACCACGTTCGTCGATCCAAATTTCTTCTGTAGTTGACAGTTCAGGGCCGTCGTCTAAACCATTACAGTCGCCTAGTTCGATTTCCAGTACAGAATTCCCGTTTTCGTCAAATATTTCCATAGAGCCAGCATCTTTACTGACACCGTTGATGTGTCCCATGTCATCGCACTCGTACCATGAGCCAGGCGAAAATGGCCACATTTCTTCGGGAATGTTGTTTTCTTCTGCGTATTCGCTGTTCCATGCAAAGTCGCTAAGGTCCAGTCTACGACTGCAAAAGTAATCGTAGATTTCTCGCGATACGGTGCCCATGACACGTTCGCCACCATAACCCCACATACTGACACGATATGTGCGTGGAGTAAACTTTAAAACTTCTAATAGATATTCTTGATCTTCAATTGTGGCCATGATGTTACCTTGGTGCAAATTCTTGCTGTAGTTTGATGTTGTCAAAAAATTCTTTTTTGGTATTACCGTCGTCTTTAAAAGAACCTTTTAGTACAGTGGTCTGTGTTAGACTAGAGTGTGCCATGATGCCACGATTCTCACAGCATCCATGTGTCATCTGCATGTATACACCGATGTCATCTGCGCCTGTGGCCTTGCCTATTTCTTTAGCAATGTCGTTACAAAGTTCCTCCTGGAGAGTACCCCGTCGGGCACACCATTGTGCAATACGTGTATACTTTGATAAGCCAATAAGTTTCTGAGCCGCAATAATGCCAATATAAGCAACACCAGTAACGGGTTGGTGATGATGGCTACACATGCTACGAAGCTCACTACGAACCACTAGCATGCCCTCATAACGATCCGCTGAGTCATTTGGAAATGCTGTAGCGTCGGGTGCTGGGTCATATCTACCTGCCATTACTTCGTTAAAATACATCTTGGCCAGTCTACGTGCTGTACCTTTACTGTTAGGATCGGTTTCGCGATCAATGAGTAATCGATCTAGTACTGTTTCAAAAGCCTCTGCGGCTTCGTCAATAAGTTTTTCTTTGAATTCTTCACTAACGTATTCGCTAATGTTATCACCTGCCCAAAAACGCTTGCCCTCGCGTTTCATTTTAAAGCGAAGGTGATCGCCTAAGTAGGCTTCTTCATATCCGCCATCGCCTGCCATTGCGTCCAGGCCTGTTTCATTTTTAGTTGTCAATTTATGGTTCTCCGAGTTAAAGACGAGGATGTCTTTGTGTTTATTGTATAGTATTTAGATCTTGAGGTCAAGCAATTATGGCAGTACATTATACCGTTTTTGCCAATTCCATGCAGTTGATATGATATTTTCTATATCACTATTGACCGGACGCCAAGGTGTCGCTGATTGAAATGCTGTGCTGTCAGCCACCAGTTCATCGGGGTCGCCAGCTCGAGGATCGCCCATTTGATAAGTGATCGGTGCACCAACTACGCGACTACAGCCAGCAACTATTTCCTGATTAGTGTGCCCACGACCAGTTCCCAAATTATAGATTCTTGACTCACCGGGTGTCATGGTGTGTGCCAGTCGTACTGCTTCTAGGTGTGCTTGAGCAATATCGGTCACATGCAGGTAATCACGTATGCAGGTGCCGTCACGAGTGTTGTAGTTGTCGCCGTACAGCGTAAAAGGTTCTTGGCGCTGATGGGCACTCAGCACTCGCGGAATCATATGCGTATCATCTGCTACATGGCCCAGGTCAACATCGGCATCGGCACCGGCAGCATTAAAATAACGCAGTATCACACCGCGATGTTGATGTGCTTGGCAGTGATCTTGTATCACTTGCTCGCACATGAGTTTGCTCCACCCATAGGGATTTATGGGCTGTGTTGGTGCAGTCTCAGGGATTGGACTGGTGCATTTGTTGCCATATGTGGCTGCACTACTACTGAACACAATAATGCCACGCCAATCGCTTAATTCCACCAACATTTGATTGGTTTTGGCCACATTATTGCTATAATATTCGCCAGGATTGCCAATACTGGGACCTACTAGGCTAGTACCGGCACAATGCACAACAACACCAACCTTTTCAAGGTCAGCAGTGGTGGCAACGAAGTCGGCAAAGTCGCCCATGATCCAGTGGTCCAGGTATTTTGCTGCCTCGGGAATGGTACAATGTCGATCAATCCCAATCACACGGCAACCGGCCTCTTTGAACACCTTGGCAGTATGAGCACCAATGAATCCTAGAGCGCCGGTAATGATTACAGATCTTGACATCAGTATTTGGTTTCGCGTGTGTGACGACGATAGTCAGTGCCCATACGCAACATGCTGTCACCTTGGCCCTGCAGGATATCAATGATACGATCTACAGTACCATTGTTGCGATCACTGATCCGACCCATGTCAGGATGAGGCCATGCCAACAGTTGTTCCAGCTTGTTGAGCGCATCTTCTATGCTCCAAGGCACATAAAGTCTAGTATGGTCGTTGGCAAAAGTTTCAGGAAAACTACGATAAGCGGGATATAATACATTACATCCAAGAGCATCAGCTTCCGATACAGTATTCGATACCCAGTCTTGTAACGCACAATTAAACACCACACGGCTATCGTTGACAATGTTATAGTAATCATTCTTCTCAAGATTCTCGTAGATCTTGAGTTGACCCTGTGCAACCAAGTCGCGTGTGCGTTGCATGTAGCTTTCGCTGTTGGACTTGAGCCAACCACCGCTACATACACAAAACTCTAGAATTGACCCTGGATGCCGAGCAAAGTATGCTTCAATCAAGTCCATGTAAAAGTCTGGTTGTTTCTCTTGATCCCAACGTGCGCTGAACACCACACGATGTTTACGATCTTCAAATGGTTTGATATTGGCCACACGACCTTGCACTTCTGCTTTGCCAAATGCCAGGCCTGAAATGTTGTAGATGGGAGCGGTCCAGCCAGCAACCTTCATGTGCATGACCATTTCTTCGTTGGTGGCTAGTACACCATCTACGAACGAGTCAACCATCTTTTCATATGCCGACATCCATTTTGACATGCCCCATACATGAACAAAATCATCTGGATCAATGGATTGAGCAAGACAACGGACAAAAATCCTAGGACGGTGAAGAGAATCGATTTGATCCAAAATATAAGGCAAGCTCTCGATACCGGGCTGAAACATGTCTTCAAAGTAGACAACATCTTCATTGTTCAATTCTCCTGCTTTCATCATGCGAATCAAGTTCATGAGCTGGCTCATACCAAAGTAGGTACGACCATGTGCATCCAACACCTGTCCGGTAACAATGGCTTGATCGTTACTGAGTGTGTCTCCGGGAACCACAACATAGTCGATACCACGGCGATCAAACACCGCAGTATTCCACTCTTGTAACTGCAGAGTGTATCTTGCCTTATAGGGCTCTAGGCCCATATAATACAATTTACGCATAGCGACCCTGCTTGATTGCCCAGCCCCAGTTGTCACGGGGCCACTTGCCACGCTTGGTACGCATGTAGTCACCATATGGGCTACGCTCATTGCCCAAGTCGCTCTCATCAAAGAAGTAACCTTGACGTACACAAAAATCGCGATACTCATCGAGGGTGTTGAAAATGTTTTCAACCTCGGGTTTCATACGCAAATACTTCTTAATCCATGCTGGCTGTGCCATATTATTTCCTTAAACGCTAATAAGTTGAGGGAGGTGAGTTTCATATTCAATGAAGGCTCCGTTTTCACCATCTTCGGAAACTTCAATCCAGACCGAACGGCCAGGATATCGTGCAGCAATCTGTACATACAGATCGTCTGAAATCATTTCACAAGATTTATAATCAAGTTTTAGTACTGCATCTTGGCTATTGTACAACGAAATCAACCAACGTTTGAATTGGATAAATTCAATGTCACGATCGTTGTGCAACACGTCGATGGCCACTCTAAAGTGGAACATGTGACGATGTGGGCTGGCCAAAAAAGATACATCATATTCGTCGCCAGTGGCCAAATAGGGATCTGTGCCGGCTGCCGGGTAGCAGTGAATTCCTTCTTTTTCAAAGGTGACCCAAATTTTACGTCGGGCACGTTGTTTGATACGTTCGATTTGATCGCGTTCTTGATATGTGGTCATGCTCGTAGTCTTTCCATGCTGATAATGTGTGTGAGTTGTTCGTCAAAGGTTTCACCATCGTGTAACACATGCAGGTGCCGCACAATTTCGTCTTGCTTTCGATTGTAGTGATGCACATGTATCACACATCCGCCCTGTGCTGGAATCACTTCAAAGTTGATACCGTTGGGCAAACGTGCCGATTCTCGTTCGCTAGTGCTTGTAAGTTTAGCCGTGACATATTCTATCTTGTCTTTAGTTAGAGACTCTTCGTAATCCCAAGCCCAATGTAGCAATCTATGCAGGGTTCGTCTAATCATGTTAAACCTCATCTTTTGAGTATTCACGCCAAGCGGTGAAATTGTCTCGGTTGGTCAAAGAGTGTAGGCTATGACACCATACACCAAAATTGGTAGCGGCAAAGTCTTTGTCGTCTAACTTAATTGTAGCATTAAAACCCAGCTGTTGTAAATAGGGCAATTTCACCGAAATCATGGGAATAAAATTCATATGTTCGGTTAGGCCACCCTCTAACAAGCCCTCAACTGAAGCAACATCCAGATCCAAAGTGCAGGTATAGCCCAGATCGAGACAGCTTCTAATCATGGTTTCCCATGGTCGCCACCCGTCAATGTCATTGATTGACAGTTGAGGGAAACTCATGTTGGCACCAAAATAGATGTGTTCAACTGGTTGACTGCCATTGGTCAGGGCAGCAGCAATGTCATCTAGTGATTGTACACCAACCACAAACAGGGTATACTGTCCGTATGCAGGTGTACGTTCAATTTCAGTGCCGTAGAAGAACTGTACATTTTCATGTCCTTGTCGGTTCATTTTAACTCTCCAAATCAGTTAATCGAGTTTCGTCTAGTGTGGGTTCAACATAGGGTTCTTCTGAGAACAGCATGCCAAACATGGTGTTGGAATTCTTGGCCTTTTTGCCTTTGAATCCACGAGTGCCCACAATCTCCATCCAGTAAGTGTCGTACTTTTCAATGATGCTTTCGGCTGTGGCTCGATCGGGTGCAGCAAAAATGCTGTCGACAATGTCTTCAAAATAGGCATAGTCTCCAGTACTGCGTCGCATCATGGCCGGATGTTCGCCGGCATCAAAGCGTCGATTGGCCTCCTGAACCGCAGTCAAGTGCATCCATACATTATGACCCATCAACAGCATGTAGCTGAAACTGTCCCAGCTGGTTTTGCCCCATTTGCCGTTTTTGTTGAAATCAGGCAGTACTGCATAAAGATCAGGATCTTTAAAGTTTTCTTCTGTGATGGTGACTCCGGGCTTGGGTGTACCTGCTTTGTAGATACAGATATCACGCATGGTCAACATGTCACTGACTGGACTTTCTTGCCAGTTGTTGTAGATACCGTCAGCCACAACACCAGTTGACCACTTGCGTGTGTCAGTGGCATATTTTTTATCATCAGCACTGGGAGCCATACGATAGCTCCATTTGCCATCCTGCGGGAAAACATTTTCGTAATAGACCTGTCCGTTGGCAGTGGCCAAGAATGGACTGGCACAGTCAAAACTGATTGTGAAATTGGGATTCACATACCGACGAACTGCACGTTGTATCACAGTCAGCAACACAGCCCATTCCAGCTTGCTGGTGCCCAAGAAGTGCATCCAGTCGTGCACACCAGTTTGCAGTAGATTATCGTAGCGTAGGGCCACTAGGCGTTTCAACACAAGATGTACATCACACATGTTTTGACCACCCATGCCCCAGCCGTTGAAATGACGTCCTGGGTACTTTGCAGGATCACAGTAGTCCTTCATGGTCTGATACCAGTCTTCGGCTTCGTTGTGATTGGCACCCTGTAACACATTCAAGAATCGAGCACCACCATTTTCAATGCCGCGGCGATTGGCAATAAAGTATTCGTTGTTGAATTTGGTCGCAGCCACAGCTTGACTGTGTGTGGTGATTTGGCATTTACTACTGGCAAAAGGATCCTTGACCACCCATGTGGGAATATCCAGTGTCATTCCGTAATCGGCAATGCCATCTAACCATTTGAGCACAGCCTCACGTTTGGCCTGTGCACGTGGGCAACCGGAGTTGGCTTTCCAGTCACCTTCCCACAAGCCTTTGGCAATTTGGAATCCGCCCGAGTCACCCAGCACAGTGGTACCAGGTTCACGATTGCGAACCATGTCTTCGCTCCAGTCCTGTCGAGTAAGATCAAGATTGGCATGTCCACCTGAGTATAGACTCCAACGATACGGGAACAGGGCTTTCTGACTATTGAGCCAGTTCATTTGCTCCATGTCAACAAATCCCTGTGGGAATCGTGCAGGATCCACATACGGTTCATTGCGTTGACGACCCACAAACGTGGCATAAAAACCGCTAATGGCCGGTAAGAATACAGCGTAGTCGTTTTGTTTAGCGGTTAAGTTATCCTGTTGTTGTTCCATGGTCTTTGGCTAATGTTATAAGTGTTTGTAAGGCCTGCTTGGCATGTTCGACTTCGTTTACGGCAGCCATCAAGTGCGGATGTTTTTCAATGATGCTGGCTAGTTCTTTTTCTTCCTGCATTTTTTGCTCGGCCCACTTGAGTATACTGATGGCGCGACCATCTAACTTGATGTTAGCTGTGCCACCACCAATGTTTGTCCAATTGTTACCATCAAACAATTTCAAGGATTGAGTAGTACAATCAAATGCCACCATACCAGTAATTGGCTGGTATGTGTTGACAGTGGGGTAATAACCCTTGTTACTGGTAACGTCTAGAAACTCGCCGCCGGATACGTAGTCAATCATTTGGTCTGTGCTGGGATAGTGTAATTCCAAACTGCGATGCCTGAGTCTACTGTGATCTGTGCAGCACCTTCGTCACTGATACGCAACATTTTGTCACCAGGCAAGTTTAAAATACTGATTACAACATTGATAGGCCAAGACCAAGAACGATTCAATGTGCCGCTAACTCCAGTAGCAAACACAAAGTTACCGGCATGGCTACTATGATCACCAAAGTAAAACACCAAGTCGCCTTTATCGGTCTTGGCTGTAAATGTTTCTTGATCGCTGTTGGCGCTGGCTTGAAACTTCAAGCGTTGGATACTGAGTACGCTGGGCTCAATTTCCACGCCCCATTTGACGCCTTTGAATCTAGTGCTCTTGACCTTTTCATTAATGATGGCCTCGCTCATGAAGCGATAATCATTTTTAAAGTCACCGGTCTTGTTTTCAAAGTGAATGCCGTTGGGCACAGTGGTGTCGGGCTCTTTACCTGGCTGTGTGGTAATGGTCAACTGAGCATCTTCGCGGTACTCGTTGATGTTCAAAATGGTATTCAGCTTGGCCAGGTTTGGCATACCAAACGTGCCAATAAATTCAGGCACTACACCTGCAAACTTTGCATCAACAACAACCGATTTGTTTTCGGCAATGGCTGCAATTTCTGTGCTGTTTTCAGTGCCAATAACCTTGGCCAAATCAATCACACCCAATCCGTGTGTGTGCTGTACGATGTCTAAAAGTTGGTCTTTCATAAGTTCTCCTGTGTTGATGTATTGTACATGATTGTATTTAGAGAATACAACCGTTATGGTAAAATTAATCCCATGTAAACAAGCTGTCAAAAGTGGTCTTGATTTCGGTATGGTTGGGAATGTCCCAGTCCAGCACACCCAGCAAGTTTTCTACCTTTTGATCCACAATGCCAGCTTCCATTTTGTTGTCGTCAAACGGCAATTCTTTGAACCATTGCGGGATGTGACTTTCGTCAGTGGGATAACCCACACTGGTATAACCCATGGGGTTGTCTCGCAACTTGCACACAATGGTCTTCATGCCATCCACAATGGCCATGCTGTAGTTGTCACCGTGCATGCGACGCAGATTGTTCCAGTTCAGTGCAGCTCGCACATGTCCGGGCATGTTGGCTTTGCCTGATTTGGCTTCCAGTGCACCGTATTTGGTCAAGTTGTTGACACGTTTGGGTGTGCCCTTCTCCCATGCTGGGCGATCCTGGAACAGCAATTTAAAGTCGCGAACCTTGTCGTAGATGTGCTCTTTTTCAGCGCCGGTCAAGACATCTAGCAAGATCTCACTTAAAAAGTCTTGTACCACCTTGGGTGTGTCTGATCGCTTCAAGTCCAAGCCCATGGCCTTGAGTTTGCCTGGCTTGCCGTCTACATCTAGTCGTTTGCCTTCAAGGTCATAAATCAAGGCTGCGTAGCGTTTTTTCTTAATAAAAAGACCTTTTGATGCCACCAGTTCTCGACCACCCTTGATCAGGGCACCCATGTCTCTGGGAGCATGAAATGCACGTTCCATGAATGCCGGGAAGCTGTTGTTGACCTGTTCGGCAATGTTGTCGTAAAGTTCAACACAGATTTCTCGATTCCATTCCATCTGTCCGCTTTCAACTTCGTCGCGAATGGCCGGCCATGCACTAAAATACACCGAGTCTGTGTCACCGTAAATGATGGCATCACCCACGTGATTGTACTCGCCAGTGACACATTCGTTTACAAATGCATCCATGTGTCTAGCAATCACACGACCAGTCAGTGTGGTACTCTGTCCAATGCGCTTGTCAAAGAATCTGCAATGCGGATTAAGAATAGCACCATACAAACTGTTCAAGTTAATCTTTTTAACCAGTTGTCGTTTGTCCCAAAATGCAATTTCTTCGGGTGTGGTTGCTGCTTTCTTTTTGGCCTGCATTTCCTTACGTTCAGCATACCAGCGTTCCAGCAAGCCGGGCACAATGCCCTTTTGATCGTATTTGAAAATGGTACCGTTGGCACTCAGGATCCAGGGTTGATTGCTGTTAAACACCATGTTCCAAACATCAGCGGCACTGACCACATTACTGCTGCCATCCTCCCAGTCTATGGTAATCTCGGTACCGATTTCGCCATTCATGACTGCGGTATACTCCAAGCTGCCAAATGTATCTTCCCATGCATCAGTAAACGAACTGCCTTTCACAGTCTTGCCGTTTACCACTTGATCAGCCATGCGAGCGGCCAGGTAGTGATCAGTCAGTGTGGGTCGCAATTGGCCAACGATGGTTTCACAGGCCATGTTAAGGGCGCGAATAGCCGAGGGATAGAGCGAGTTGATGTCAATGGCTCCGATGTATTCGTGGATGCCTTTTTTGGGATAAGCAACATAGGCACCTGCTGCTTGCGAGTCTTCACGGTCATCTTTTCTACTCCTGTTTTGAACAATTAAACCTTGTTGATGTGCTTCGTTAATGATGGCCTGTTCGGTAACAGCCACAGCGCCCATTGTGGTGGGCAATAGCACAGTATTGTCGTGCGCCAATTCGTTGGCTAGATCCAAGAAGCGTAACTTCTTGTCAAATTTGGCCAACAGCATGGTGTCTTGTCGGTTATAGTCAATAAATGTAGGAAAGTCCTTGTTGTACAGTTGATCTAGAGTACCTTCATATTGAGTCTTGCGCTCGCCTAATTCGTATTCGGCAATGGCATCCAAACTGTAACTATGACGTTCTTCATAGGTGTATTTGCGATACAGTTGCATGTAGTCTAGGTGCACACGACCCAACAAGTCGAACGTGATGTTTTCAGCACCAAAGCGTTCAAATGTGCGTTGTTTGGGCAGTTGGTTCCACAAACACAATCTACGTGTATCATCACGGCTCAATACTTTGGTGATACGCATGACTGTGTAAGGAATATCGAAGCCTTCACTGTTCCAACCACTAAGGATATCGGCGTCATCGATCAGGTTCAAAAACGTGTCCAGTAGATCTTCTTCGCGATCAAACAGGAAACAGTTGTCGTATCTATCGGCAATTTCCTGTGCAGTCTCCCAAGAATAACTGCGTGGCGGAACCACTAGTGTGACCAACTTGTCCAACCAGTCTAGATATACTGTAATGGCAGTGATGGCATTGAAGGGATCTTCGGGCTTGCTGTATCCACGCACCGGATCAAAGTCAACTTCAATGTCGAAAAATGCCGTTTGCAGTCGCGGTGAATTGGCGCCTAGATAATTTTCTTCCAGGCAACGGAATACCGGATTGATGTCGCTTTCCCAGAGTCTGCGATCGCCATGGTTTCTAAGTTCTTTTTGAAACTCTTTGCCGTTGCGTGTGCTGAATCTGCCTACAGTGGTTCCGTAGATGGTACGGAACTTGCCACGTGGATCATCGTAATAGAACACATAGTTAGCTGGGTATTCTCGATATACCCTTTGACCATCAACTCGCTCCACAATGTGAATACGATCTTTGGCCTTGTCAAAAAGAGCGTCTACATAACTCATTAGAGAGTCTTGCCCACAGTTTCCAAAATAGTGTTGAGATCTTCGTGATCACGATTGGTTTCGCCCAAGCTGGCTTTGTGTGCAATTCTAATGGCTTTCTTGAGAATAGCGGGCTTGATTTCTAGTTCTTCTGCCACAGCCTTGATGGTGTCATTCAAGCCAGCATTAAGATCTTCAATTTCTAGCATGGTACGCATGCCTTCATTGACAATTTGAGTTAATTTTGCACGTTGCTCGCCGCTAAACATTTTTGCAGTCATAGAAAAGTCTCCAGTAAAAATACTAGTATACGCGAATAAGATTGTGATAGCAAGTGTAATTTTTGCCGTTTTGTGATAAAATGCTCACTTTGGGATTCCCGGTAGCGAATCGGGCCGTCCCGGGCAGCAGCCGCCCCACACCACGGTAACGAGTACCGGTCCTAAGGCGTGTTCATTGAAACAGGTACATGTGACTGGGATGTACTGCTATATAATTGGGGCCCACAAAAGTTTCGTGTGTGAGCATGTAATCTCTAAATTCAACACCGTTGGGGCCCAACAAGCCCAATTGATATCCGTATGGTGTCAGTTTGCGATAAGCATCCACCAGTAAAAATCTACTGAGCACATTGGCAAAGCCGTATTCAAATTGGATAATGCCCACACGGTTGGATGCTATGGTTTCTGCAAACCCGTCAATCACTAGGCCTTCGGCTCCCTCAACATCCAGTTTAAGAAAGTCAATGCGATCCAGTCTACGACTGTGTGCATATTGGTCACCGGTCATGGTCAGTCCGGTACGCCACTCAAAATTTTCAACTGCCAGTTCAGTTAGGTATGTGCTAACTGCATCGAACGTGGTGCAATACTTGATATCTATGGTGCCCTGCTGATCCGATAAACCAAAACCATTGGGTACAATTTTGTTGTCAATGGGAATATTGGCCAACAGTTTTCTATAGGTGTCGGGCACAATTTCGAATGTGTGTATTTCAGCGTCGGGATTGAATTCACGTGTCATACGTGTCCATTCGCCAATGTTGCTGCCAACATCTAGGACCGTGCCCAACTGTCCTGCCAGCTTACGCATGAGCCAGTCTTCACCGCTTTCTATGAATTCTCGTCTGGCAAATTCTTGAGTATATGGTTGATTGTAAATGGCCATTGCTGCCCTTGATTGATAATAATATTTATTGACCCTGAGACGGGCTGGAAATTAAACGCTGAAACTGGATCCGCAACCGCATGTGGTTTGAGCATTGGGATTGTTGATGACAAATCTAGAACCCATGATTTCCTCCACATAGTCCACTGTGGCGCCTTGTAGGTATTGCATACTCATGGCATCTACTAATATGGTGCAACCGTGTTGCTCAATCACGTAATCGTCTTCGTTGACATCGCTATCAAAAGTAAATCCATAACTGAAACCACTGCAACCACCACCTTGCACAAAAGTACGCAATTTCAATGCTGGATCATTTTCTTCAGCTAGCAAATCATTAATTTTTTCACCAGCTGCTTCAGTTAGTATTAGGTTCATAATATTACTTACTCTCTAGTGCGGCAGTCCTAATTTTTTAGCTCGAGCTGGACTGGTGTTGACATGTAATGTTGCATGTGGTACTTGGCCGTTCTTGCCAACCGCAACCAGTTTACCAGGGTCAGCACCAATGCCATAGTTGATGTCGGGCACAGTTTCATCTAGCGATTTTTCGGCGGCTGGTACATAAGCTGGTATTGCAGTCATACCGCGCATGCTGGCTGCCAGTGCTCGATGATTACCATCAATGATATATCCATCGGCATCTACCACAATGGGTTTATTTTTAATATCATGTGTGGGAATTGCATTAACATGCGATCTGTCAATGTCTAGTACACGATCGTACGGATCTTCTGGTTCGTCTTCACTTGCGGGATCAGGTATATGCAACTGAGTTAGCGGAACTGTGCGAAGTTCCCAGTGAGGGTGAGCCACCACTAGGCTTTTTAAGAAACCACCGCCTTGCTGGTCACTGGGGTGTATACGTTTAACATATTTCCAAACTTCGGCAGCAGTGAACAATTGTTGCGGTTGTTGGTCTTCGCCAATCTTGTCGTATGCTCTACGGTCAGTGAGATGAAACACCATGCCATCAACTGGATCTTTTTTGCTGTACAACTCCCAATTGGGCAACAAACGCTTAATCATCTTGGCATATAATTCAATACGACTATCTTCTTTGGCATTGAATGTGATTTCTTCTACTTTGTCGATGCCGTATTCTTTTAAGAATGCACGGATAATATCTACTGCGGTTGATAACACTTGTGCAGAATTACCTGTACCAGTCTTTCCAAACAAATCCAAGTCAGCAGGATCGTTTTCATGATCTCTTAATAAGCGAAATTGTATTTCCCACTTTTTGGGATCGCTACCTGTAAAGGCTTGCCAAAGATATTCTCTGTTGCCTACCTTAAAAAACGCAGAGGCTTCATCATCGCTGCGACGTGCCCACTCCCAGTTTGTTTTACCAGGTTGAAATACTTCGGCAATAAATTCACGTGCTCTCATTTTTTATTGGCCTTTGCTCGTCCTGCCTTCATGTTGGCCAACCAGTGCGCCATACGTGCTTTTTCACCTGTGCTGTGTTTAGCAGTATTTCTTAAACTACTGACTGACGCTTTGGTATTTACACCCATGCGTTTGGCTAGACCCTTGCGTCCAGGATTTTTGCCATCAGCAAAGTTTTCCGCTACACTCTGTTCCCATACATTTTTACCAGGCTTGTGTTTGTCCCAAAAGCCGGCACCAGCATCAGTCTGTTGACCACTACGACGTATCTTATAACCTTTGCTCTTTACGTAGTCATACATTGTTTTAGCAATGCCTTGACCTTGATAGCGTTCTTCAACTTCTAGGTCTTGTGGTAGTAGATATTCACCATCAAATGCAAATAACACATGACCCAACTCACGACCATCGTTACTGGCAACGACATATAGTACTTGGTTATCGTAGTCGTCATCGTCCACATACTCATCATCTTTTTGTATTTCCATAGAGATATCTATGCCATTGAAGTTTTCTGAATCTTCTTTTACTTTTTGTTCATTGCGTGTTAGCTTATATCCTGTTTGTTCAGGATAATCTATTTTTTTTAAGTTGTAGCCTAACTGTGTAGCATATCTTTGAACTAATCTATCATATAGTTTTGTTCTGCTGCCAGTGGGATCTTCTTCTTTTACTGCGGAGAAAAATAGAGTATTGGGTTTTTTCTTTTTAATAAATTTACTAATAGCATTTAATACTGTGGCAAATACTCGTTGAGCATCACCTTCTCCGGTGACCGATTGACTGTTGCTTCTATAAAATTCAACACCCCAATCATTCTCTGACATGTCAGCAAGATTAAACATGATGCTTAGAGGAGTACCGTCTGGTAATTTAGCCAATGCATCAACATCGCCGTAATCACTCTTTTCCCATTTAATCGGATAAGGTTTATCAAATGCTTCTTGCAATGAGTCCTCGTCCAAGTTAAATGCTTTCAAGTTCTTTTCAATTTGTCCAGGACGAACATCTTTTGTAAGACTCATCGAGTAGCGTGGATCGCGAGCCTGTGCCTTGGTGGCAATGACTCCAGATGCTTCTTGTACGCCATTGATGATCTTGTCCCATTTGGCCTGTAGGGCATTCTTCAAATCCACTGTGGACTTGATACGATTGGCCTGCATGTATTTTATAATTTCTACTACACTAGCACGGTCGCTGGAATTGGGTTTACGCCCATTGCTTAGATCTACAGCCAAGTTGTTGTCCTCGTTGGGGCGGCTGTAGTATCTTATATTTTTCAACAAGCGTTGTGCACGATCACTAAGGTGTTGCACATTGTTCTTGGTCAGCAATTCAATCCAGGGTTTGACATAGTCAGTGGGCTTGCGCGAGTATCCGGCTGGTGTTGCACCCTTGAGTACATCTTGTGCTTGGCTGAGACTCTTGGCATGACGTGTGTCCAACAAGCGCCAAGCTGCTTCGTCGGTGTATAAAAAGATTGGAAAGCCTTGCTGTTTGGCTGACAAGATCAGTTGGCGAGTTTCGGGGCTGCGATATTCATGCTGTTCTTTTAACAACACATGTATGGATTCAATTGCTTTGTTGGGTATAGTGGGTTCGGTGCTAAACACACGATCTTCGCTCTCTCTAGAACGTGTGCCATCGCTGTGTAACCAAGCACGTTCCCAGTAGTCAATGGGTTTAACCACATAGTTGTGATTGAACCAATCACCATTCAACTTGAACATGACACCGCTGGATCCCACAAAGCGATGATAGTCACCAGTGACCGATCTAGTCAAACTCAAAAAGAATGGACGACCTTTGGGTGCATACTGCTCTTCGCTGCGGTTGCCCACAACACTGGCCAATTCAAAGTTACCCGATTTAAGTATTTTTAATGCAGCTGGGATGGTGGTATAATGAAATAGTACGCTACTGGCACGTTCAAATAAATCGTGTACAAACATGGCCAACCTTTATTTTAGGCTGGCCTTGAGCATCCATCCATGTTTGCGATGTGCATCCATGCGTTCAGCCAGGAAGTTGCTGAAACCGTGCTCGCCGGCAGCTTCGGCCAAATCATAAATCATTTTAAGCACACGCAACATTTTTTCATTGTCGGCCAGTAATTCTGCAATCATGCCCACTTGATCAGGAACTGCAGTTTCGTCTTCGATTGTGGTCAGCATGCTGAATCTAGTGTAGCTGGCAGGAACAAATGCTCCCAGTGCACGAATTTTTTCAGCAAAATCGTCGATGCTGTTGTAGACTTCGTCATATATGACTTCTAGTAGTTTGTGGTACTCGTAGAAGTCGGGTCCTGTGATGTTCCAGTGGAAATTGTGTGCCTTTAGATAAAAACTAAAAGTACTGGCAAATCCAATTTTGGCAGCTTTTTGTAATTCTTCCATATCGATATTTATTCCGGCTTACCAAGCACGGCAACTCCAGTAGTTGGCTTTCCATCTTGGTCCGGGATTCTCACAGTGATGTCTAGCTCTAAAACTTTTTCTATGCTTGGGCAAATGTTTCTTGATGGTCATGTTTTTGTCGCCAAAGTTGACTTTGACAATTTTGCCGTTGGGCTTTTTGACATATACCTTGCTCTTTTTAACATCGCCCTTCATGGGCTTGCCCAGTGGCACTTTGCGTCCATGGTATTCGGCTTCGGTCAGTTCAACACCGTTGTCGGTCAGCATGTAGGTTGCGGTGTGATCAAATTCTAGCAAGACGCCGTCTTCGTAAGTTTCTAGTACCACGGTTTCAATTTCTTGATCGCCACATTCGATAATGAAGCCATCGCCCACTTGAATGCTTTCATTGGGCACACAGTTACGGACTTGTCCACCGTTCTTGCCTTTCTTGGTACCGGCAGCATGATGTCCGGGCCAGCATCGAGTATAACCATTGCTGTCTTTTTCGCCCTTGCGTATCTCGTTGATATTGCCGTGTGTTTGGCACATGCCGCAGTCGGGGCAGGTCATTTCCATTTCAACACTTTCGTTGTGTTTTTTCTTGCCGGCACAGTGAGCTCGTTGACTAAAGCCTTTTGGATGACTGCAATTGATACTGCGTTTGTATTTTTCACTCCAGGCTTCGCTCATGGGGTGATTCTCATCGCCCAAGAAAGTATCAGCCAGCATCTTGCACACCTTGACAATGTCTTGGTTGCTGGTTTCTTCCACTGTGAAACCAAAATCATCGTTGGCTTGTGTGGGATCCATGTAGCCACAGTAGACTTTCTTTACTGGACTGGCATCTATTAAATCAGTGCAACTGCCTTGATAGCGATCAGCCATGGCGCTATCGCAAGGGCTCAATGTTGTGATTATAATACTGCCTTCGGGAATCTCGCCATAACGGTCTTGGTATGCATTGATGGCATTGCGTTCAGCATGACTCCACTTGCCGTCAACATTGGTGCTGGTGCGTGCTACCATACGGTGCTCGGGATCCAACACACAGGCAGCGACCATGCCAAATCGTTCTGAGTCACGCTGTTGACCCTTTATGACAAGATCACCCAGTTTGACCAAATAACCATCTAGGTGTTTGCGATCGTGGATTTTAGAATCTTCTGAGCCTTCCGCCACACCTTGCTCAGGAGCATCCATCCAACTTTTTGTTAATTTAATTTGTGACAACGGTATGCGTTTCTTATCAGCAAGTTTCATTGCGTGACTTCTTGCCTCGTCCTCAGA